TTATTTGTGGATTTTCTATCCACTCACTAAGAGATCTACGAATTTCAATTTCAACATCCCTGGCCTCTCTTTCAGTTTCATATTCAACTAGTGAAATAAATCTAACTGGCCTAAAGCACTCAGTTGAGTTGTACTTAGATAGTCTAGAAAAAGGATCTATTGTAAATCCAAATTTAAATAAATCCGAAAGACCATCAGTTACGATATAAACCCATCCTCCGCTCATCTTAAAATATTTACAAATCCAGTTTTTCTAACTATCTCATACTTTTCATAAGAGTATTCTAGATAATAAACATAAGATGTAAGTGGAGAGAAGTGTTCCTTTCCACCTATCCAAGGTTGGCTTATTTGATTAGTTTTAAAAATGAGATCTCCCCACATATTATAAATTCTTAGTTCATAGTGAACGAGTGAATCACCACCACTTGTATAAACTTGAAATACATCATTTGTACCATCACCATCTGGGGTGAAAGCATTAGGAACGAATATATCTTGGCCGAATAAGTTTGATGAAATTAGTAATAGTAGTGCTACTAGAGTTTTCATTTTTCTTCTTCCAATTTGGTGATCTTATCTCTAAGCTCAGCGGCTACCTCATACTCTTCGTTTTTAATAGCCTCTTCCATCATACGTTTTAAGTCCTCAAGTGAAACAACTGGTGCCTTTTTAGACTTCTTTTTAGAACTAGACTTTTTATCAAGAACTGCGCCAGTGTCATCAGTTTGAATTCCACACTTTGCCAAAACTTCTTCATCTACATACAAGGTAGAATCAAAAGTTAGGGCTAGTGCAAGTGCATCTCCAACAGTAGTTTCTATTTCTAAATCATCTACGCCATTATTGGTTACAAGTTTAGAATAGAATATACCTTCAACTACGTTGTAGATACACACTTCAGGTACGTCTACACGATATCCCTCACAGAAAACTTTAAATATATCATGTGTGATAGGTCGTGGCATTTTTAATTTTTCAATTCGTAAGGCTATTGTTTGAGCGTCTTGAGCCTTGATCACAATTGGTAACTTTCTATGGCCGTTTGTCTCACTAAGAACAACAACATATGCGTTTGGTTGACTCTGTGAATAGGATAAACCTATAATTTGTACTTCTCTTTTCATTTTATTATTGAGTTAATTTGGAAAAATCTTTGGTAACTTAAATTACAAGCTAAATTTTCTCTAAGTAAATTCATAAGTTCTATATTCGAATCAAAATCGAAAGTAAAAAACTTTGGTTTTTTCTTTGAGTAATCCACTTTTATAAATTTATATTCATTATGTTTTTGAAGTTTATTTTCAGATTTAAATTCCTTAATTACATAACATAACTTTCTATCTTGAAGTAGGATAAAGTATTTAACTTTGTAATCCTCTTCATAAAAATTTATATCAACTCCGATACCACGGTGTATTGAGTAATCTCTCCACCCCATTCTTCTAAGTAAACCCGAATTAATTTCAAACATATTAATCTTGTAGCAACAAGTCTGCCGCACTTGATGATGCTGGTGATTGTGGTTTTGCCCAAACTCTAAAGTTTAGACCTCTGAGCCACGGAACATAAGCATTATAAGCAAGATACGATCTATTTTTTTGTACACCTCTTTCACTAATTGAACCCTCACGAGGATTAAAGTCAACGTGAATATCCACAAGTCCTGGCATATTAGTCTTTTCATAGTCTGACAGAGAGATATTTTTAATAAAAGTCTCTTCTTGATGTGGCGGAACATAATCATATTTTCCTTCACATCTTAAAAGGTGAAATTTATACCTCTTTCTCTCCCAGTCACTAAGATCCCTTCTTTGATAAAAGGGAGAAAGTTCTTGATCTAAAAACTGCGCAATGTCGTGGCAAAATTGAGCTTCTTTGTGAAGACGCTCGAAATTATCTCTAATTTTTTCGATATTCTCTCTAAAGAAAACAACGTGAGCTCCGTTTCTAATGTCAGTATTATATAACATTATTGTGCAGGCATAAATTGTTCTTTTACGTTTCTGAATCGAGTCACAACCAACACTAATTGTAGTTGTAGGATCTTTTTCTAAGTACTCTTTCAAGTACTCTACGATATCAGTTACATACCCTCCACCAAACTTCTTAAATCTATTTCTAAACATTTTCTTCTAGTATCTTAACTTTTAAAATTGATTTTTTTACTATTTCTGGGGGAATAATCAAAAATCCACCATCTTCATCCGACATCTCAAATCCTGTTTCATAGAAGTTCTTTGACATTTCTATGATATTAGAGTATTGTTCAACTGTTACTTTTAGGTGTTCTCCATAGAACTCACCATACTCATTTATTAAAACTATTTGTATCGTCATGAATCTATTTATTTAATAAAAAAGAGGACCTTTTCAAAATTAGTCCTCTTTTTTTGTGAAATAACCTTATTTACCAGGTTTGTTGATTTTTTTGATAGTTCTCAACACATCTTCAAAACCAAGAAGGAAGTTCTTAATCTTTGGCTTTGAAATATCAAGGTTATTATCTAAGATAAACAACAAGTAAGCCGTAAGTTCATCTTCACCAACTCCTTTCAAGAATTTTGTGGCATTTACCAGTTGTTTCTCAGTGAGTTTAGAGAGATCCATTTCTTTCAAAGATTGGATAAGTTCAGAGTTCTTGTCACGATTATACTTTTTCAAGTCCGGTGCAACTCGGTCGTAATCATTCAAAATATCGTTGATGTTAATATTCAACATATCTTCACAGTACTGAAGGAATTTCATTGCTGAGTTTCCAACATATCCTGACGCAATCTCACGAAGAGAAGGTAAAAAGTCTTTTGGGTGAGCATCTTCACCAAAGTTTGATACGATGAAGTCACTAAGGAAAGTCCAAGAACGTGGTGTGGCGTATGCTTGAGCCCCATCTGAAGTCTTATAAAGATTTTCTGGGTGAGCCTGTAGATAAGATACAATCATCTTATGAACATTATCTTTGGCAAATCCGTCAGCCCACTCTGGGAAAGAAAGAGTGTGTTTGATGTGAATAAGACGGTTATTCAAGGCTGAATCGAATTCTTCAACATCGGTTCCATCTTCATCACCGAGATTTCCTGACGACATCATAAGTACAGTGTCATTAAATTTAAAATTGACACCAATTTGACGCTCAAGAAGAATCTGAAGTGCCGCGTTTCTAACTTGTTGAGAAGCTCGGTTCAACTCTTCAAAGTGAATGATAGTTGGTTGTTTGTTTGCTTCAAGTGCCCATCGTGGAACAACGAAGTCAAGACACTTTACTCCTTCAACGTCTGATACGTGTGGATAGAGACCTACATCGGTTTCATCAACCATTGAAAGTCGAATATCCATGTATCGGAAATTCATTTTCTTCGCAATAGAACGAGCGATTGCAGATTTAGCGACACCTGGTCGTGCAGTGATGTATAGTACACCAGATTTACCCCACATCATTCGAAAGTAGGATTGCTCACGATTAGTGAGTAGGCTTAGTTTTTCTTGAAACTCTGTTGGCAACATTTTACTTGTCATATTTTATAATTTAAGTTGTTTATCTATCTTTTACAAATATATGAAATAAATATCATACTTGTCAAGTTTTAAATTAAAAAATCCAAACTTTTTTTGAAAGTTTGGATTTTTATTGTACCGGGAGAGGGAATCGAACCCTCACGGACGCAATGTCCACGGGATTTTACTTACTACTACGATTTTCATCGCCAATTTCTTGTTTGTAGTCTGGACTATGCCTTTACCTTATCATTTCTGACTTAGGTAGGTGATTATAGTCTCTGCACGTCTTCCTTATCGGAATTTCGCTCAACGTTGGGATTTTACACCGTTCATTGAATTTACACCTTACTATTTTACCATTTCTAGTAAAACGACCCTAATGAGTCCCGCGTGTCTACCTGTTTCACCATCCCGGCTTATGTTTTAGCCTTTAACCACTTCAGCTCCTTTGAGTGCGATTACTGGCTTAACTTGTTCCATAACTTCTGAAACTTCGCCATATTTTTTCATCACATCAATAGTACCTTTTGATACTGAGAATACTGTGGTTGCTTTGATGATTTTTCCTTTGTCTGCGTCTGAGATATCACTACAATTCTCGATCAACATAGAAAGTACTTCACCATACTTCTCAATCATATCATTATCGAATGAGAAAGTTGTTTTTTCTTCAACAATATCGTCACCAAACTCCTCACGAAGAGTCTCAGCTTTATCAGCAGTGAGTGAAATATATTTATCTGATGGAACAAACATCACTTGTGCGGTATCTTCACCCAACTTAGACTCCAACATCACAGAGCCAGGATTCTTTCCAGTTTTCTGATACATTTCAGACCACTTTTCTTTACCAAGATCTTTGATTTCATCAGCGATCATATCTGCCTTGGCCTTATCAGACTTCATTCGATCATTAAGTTCTTCAAACTTCTGAATTTTTTCAAAGAATTCTACATCATTAATATCAATACGAACTTTAGAGTCTTTCTTATCAGTTGTCTTAGTTGTTGCTGTTGACTTTGCCTTAGCGAATAAGTTACTCATATTTTTTATTTGTTTTAGTTGTTATTTCTTTTACAAATATAAGGAACTATTTCAAATTACCAACTATTTTATAAAAAATATTTTAGATTAATAATCATCATAATCGTCATCATCTTTGCGTCTTTTCGTAGACCCGTAATCATCTTCTTCATCATCATATTGATCAAAATCATCATAATCTTCGTCATCATCTTGATGACCATAGTATTCAAATACGTCTAGACTATCAAACAGATCAAGAAGTTCTCCAACTTCATCGGATGTGAGATCGAGGTCTTCGATTTTTAAAATGTACTTGTCTTGAGCGACATAAGTGATTTTGCCTTCTTCAACAAGTGCATCTAGACGATCGAACAATTCGTCTTCATTTTTGCACTCATCAAAAGAATAATGAGAGTAAATTGTGTTCATAAAAACTTAATATTAATTATTTTTTAAATTTGATTTAGTATTCTAGATACCTCTGTTAGAGGTAGTCTTAAAACCTCTGAGGTTTTTTTATATTTAGTAAAAATAAAAAGTTTGCTATCTTTTTCCAAAAGTCCAATATCCATAATCCAATCACCACAACAGACTTTCAAGTGATTATCTGTGATTGAAATCGGTATAACATCTAGTTCTGAACTGAGATCATAATTGGAAATCTTTTTAACAAAATTAAAATTTTCTTTCTTATAAAATTCCTCTTTTAAAGTTTTTATAAACTGAGAATTAATTTTAAAAAGTTCATTTTTTCTAACTCCATGAACGTCTTTCCATTTAAATCCTAAGGTTATATGAAAGTCTTGTTTTGAAAGTCCGTAACTGTCACGAATAGTGTCTAATTTATCTGACTGGCAAACTACATAAAATGCAGTATTTTCATTTCGTTGTGATCTACCAATTCCAAGTAATTTTAAATCGTCTATTTCAAAATCAAAAACTGGTTCTAATGAATTTACAAACTTATCTATTCCCATTTCTTTAGATAGTCTGTTATAGTCTATAACGTTAATTATAGTGATGTGGTAACCACCACTATCTCTTTTTTTCTGATTATCAGTATAGACTTTGAAATCTTCTTCTGACAAGACTGACTTTAGATCCTCTAAATATTTTTGAACTAGAGATTGGTCTATTTTAATTCCAAGATAGTTATTTCCTAATGTATCTTTAATATATTGAATATGATGTTGCATAATAATTGCAGTATATATTAGAAAATAAAATCGATTTCTACTGTTGAATCTTCATCTCTGCCTCTTTTATATCGTCGTTATAGAGTACATTGATATTTACATTTTTTAACCCGTCAATTACCTGTTCTATATCTGATATTTCAAGAGTAGGTATTTTTTTTTCTAATCTATCAAAAAGTGCCTCTGAATTAGTCATATAGTCACCGGTATCTTCATCTTTATATCCAGTATAAACCTTTATTTGATTTGATAGAACTGACCTTAATATAGTTCTAAAGTTGTTTGCAGACTTTCTGTCGCTAAACATAGTGCCCATTTCATTATAAGTGAAAAATCCAACTTGAAAAACTTTATCGATGTTTCCAGATTCATTTAATGAAAAACCAGAAGTCAGTTCCATTGGAAATATTTTATATCCACCAATTCCAGTGTGGTCATGAGCTTCTTCCTTAAAATATTCTAGATATTCTGGTTTAATTTTTTCTAACTCAGACTCTCCTATAGAGAAACTAATAGTCAAAAATATTGGATAACTATTCTCTGTCTTATGATATTCAAAATCATCACCTAAGTTATCGATATTTACGTGGATCATACTAACTTTAGCCTTAATTGGAACATCACTAATTATGCCTTTTGTTACTTTTTCTTTGGTTTTTGTTGAAGTATAACTATTCATCCACTTAATCCAAAGATTTAAATCTGGTGTTTTATCTAACTCACCTCGTTTGGCCCAGTCAATCATCTTTTGACCTCTTTTAAGATGACCATGTTTTTTAAGAGCATCACCAGCTTTTATATAAGTTGTGATATTTAACTCTTCAAATTTCTTTAGATGTTTCATTGTTTATAAAAATTTATAACAGGTAGTTTCTGTATATCCTCTCTTATTCTATCCATGTCTATTCCATAGTTTATTGACATATCAAGAGCCTGAATCACAGAGTGTTCAATTTTATCATATATATTAGTGATATCTCTATATCCACTTGGATAGTCAAATTTAGAGTCAAAACAATTCACTAAAAGCCTTTTAAGAGAATTTGCAGTTCTTCTATCTGCAACTTGTACGGGTACCTCGTAATCTCTGACATTAATTCCTATAAAAGTCAACTCACTATTTACGACTTTATAATTAATATTAATCCAATTACCAAAAAAGAATCCATTAAAAAAATCATTTGTATATAATTGTTTAATTTCTTCAATATCTTCTAAGTTTTTTGGAATTAATCCAGTAAAAAAACTGAAACAAATATTTCTATTATTATCTTCTTCTTCTTCCCAGAAATCAATCATAGATTCATACTCACACTCTAGATGTAGATAAAAACTGTAAACTTTTGGTTTGATAGAAGGAGAACCTGGTCTTGAAAGTTCAAAATTAAACTCACCAAACTTTTGATACTCTTCTACATTCTTTTTCCATCTATTTAGTATATCTCTTGATTCGATATTTTTACTCCAATCAGCAAGGTTTTTAGCTCTTTCTTCAGCACCAACAGCTTTTGCAAGTTGTGGTTTATCTTTCATGAGTTGCTTTAATTTTCTCTCTGCTGATCTATAGGTAGATAAATTTAACTCTTCATCGAATCTCTTCAAGTATCTCATTTTTAAAATAAACTAGTTTTAATATATATTAAAATGAAAAACCTAAAGTCATTCGAAAAGTTTAAATATAAAAACTTCTCACTAGAAGATATTAGAAATTGTATTAAATCAAAAGGTTTTATCTGGGCAACTATTGTAAAGGATTTGCCACAGAACGATCCAGAATCTCCAATTAATCCCGTTAGTGTAGACGATGATGGATTAATTACAGTTGAAATAGATGGAAAAGAATATGAGGTTGATTTAGAAAATGTAGATAAAATCGAACTCTAAGAAAGAAGTCTCGATATTTTCAACTCTCTAATAACCGAGTTTAATTTTGATTGATCTTCAGATTTTTTAATATTCACATCATCTAAGTAGACGATATCAGACTTTACACCAGAAAAAAGATGTTCTGTATCATTGTTATATTGAATTATAACAACTTTATTTAGTGACTCACATCTGTTTATAAAACTAGAAATCACATCATAACTACTTTTCCCTGTACTACCCGGCAAAAATAGTGGGTCAAAGAGATCATTGTGATAGATTAAAATACACTGTTGTGTGATAAGGTTCAAGTCTATGTCTAGAATCGACTTGAATTTTCTTCTTTGATTAGTAAGCCTTACAACTTTTTCTTCAATATTTTTCTTATAGCAAATTAGAGTTGAAAAACCAGAATCTTCTAGTTTTTTTCTAAAGTGCAAAAGGTCATAGTTATAAGTTGTAGTTGTGATATTAAAACTTAATAAATGACTGTTATATTTTACTAGTATTAACATAGTGATAAAAGAAAAGGATAGTCAATTAGACTATCCTTTTTATTAATGTGTATTTTCTAATACAATTTGTTTTACTTTATTATTAGTTCTTGCAATAGGTACTTTGACACCTACTGTAATCATTAGAACCCGTCCTTTAATTTTAGAAAGATCAAGATTATCGCAGTAACCGTCCGTAAGTAACACAGTATTGTAGTCATTATAGTGATCAACTACATAATCAACAGATGGCTGAAGAACCGTACCACCAAGTCCTTGGATCTTCATAGTCTCAAGCTGTTTAGCCTTTTTGAAGTTCTCAACCCACTTCACTTCGGTATCACCCTGAATAAAATTCATCTCGATATCTGATCGATAAACATAAGAAAGAACTCGTTCAAACGTGCCTTGTCCACCCATACTACCACTTGTATCAAGGATTACGTTAATCTTACTTTTAATTTTACGAGTACCTTTGAGACCAGCAATCTGCCTGCGATTTGGTTTTACAATCGTTTTTTGTTTGATATTACCAAAGATCTCATTAGCAATCGAACGCTTGATTTCTTTCAAATAGTCTTTACGTTGTTTACGAAGTTTGTTAAGAGTTGTCTCAACATTACCCGCTGAAAGTCCACGAGAAGCAAGTCGATCCATCACATCACGAACCATTGCTTCACGCATTTCTTCTGGAACATCATCACCAATATGTTTGTCTAGGTATTCACCAGTTCCATTTTCCATGTCGTCAAAGATTTGATCTGTTGACCAAGTGTCAATTGTCTCGTCTTTCTTACCATTTGGATTTTTACCATATGGTCCATATGAAGGCTTACCACTTGAATCTTTGCCATTGTCTTTTCCTGAACCGCCGCAATCTGGACAAGATTCTGATTGACCATCTCCTTCACCTTCTTTTGGACTTCCACCACTTTCTTGACCTTCTTCTTTTCCACTATCCTGAGATTTAGACTTATCTTTTTCACCGCTACCTTGGCAAGTCTGACATTCGTTTTTAGAAGATTTCTGTTCTTTCTTCATCTTCTGATGCTCTTCTTTCTTTTCTTTAAGCCACTCATACAGTTCTTCAAAGATTAGTTTTCCAGTATACTCTTTTGGTACAAATAAAGCCATGTTTTTACCAGTCTTGTCTTTTGGAATCTCAACAAAGTTATGTGAAATATCTTCCCAAATAACGTGATTAATAATCATGTCTTGAGCGATATTAGAAAGTTTATGATCGTATTGACCTGTGATTGTACGGCGAGGGTGGTTAAAAAGAAGGTGAAAATCTTCGTGTAGTGTAATGAAGTTAACTTCTTTTTGAGACATATCTTCCAAAAATTTCGGAGAGTAGAAGAAATTCATACCCTTTGAAGTTACATTTACAGCACAAGTACCAATCGAATCTTGCTCGTGAAAATTGACGTGTAGATTGAATTCACCGTAATATGGTAAATTAACACGGGTGTCAATCAACATTGTCTGTATTGAGTTTAACAGTTTTTCGTGAATATTTTTAACTATCATAGATAAATTATTTTTTATAAATATAAGGATAAGTTTAGAACTTACCTAACTAAGGAAAATTTATTTTTATTTCATTTCAATCTCTTTGAGTATAGATTGTAAGTGATTTGCAACTTTATGTGTTTTTAACACTTGACGATTCTTCATTCGACGTTGCACTTCTTTCTCAAATCGACTAATCACAATTTTAACATATTCAGACGGAATTGGCATATCTACAAAAGCCGGTACAGAACCTTCAGATCGTTTATACTCAATCAAACTAACTGAACAGTCTGACTCGGTTGAAGCACCTGGACGAATTATCAAAAGGTAATTGTCATTTTCAATGTGATAGGTATAGTCAATAGAATTAGAACGTAGTTCGGTATTTGAATCGCCGATTAGTTTCAGACAAATTGAGAAGAGAGGTTTTTGAATCTCGCTCAATTCTGGTCGTTGTTTAGCGTCTAGTGTCTTGATTATGTTCCTACGGCGACGTTTAAGGTAAACAACTGTCTTTTTGAATTTGTAAAATAACCACTGCTTAAATGTTCTTTTCATATTTATTTTAAGTTTAAAAATTATTGTTCGTTTTCGTCTTTTGATTCGTATGAATTAGAACCACACTTTTTATCAAAGTCTGAATCTTGTTCAAATCCTTTACAAATTAGTGAGTCTACAATTTGATGCCAAGTCAACTTTCCTCGATAGTTAAATTGATTCTCTGATACTGATTCAAATGTTGCATCAATATCTATCGAAGTGAGTGTATTTAAAGCATCTTTGTCAATTTTAGTTGTTCCATCTTTCTTTTCAAGAGTGATAGTGTAAAAACCACCTGTTAACATATCTAAAACGGCATCTTCTTTTAAGTTCAGCACAGGTGATATTTGACTAACGACTTTTTTAAGTGATTCGTCTAATTCGATTCCTGTTTTATTTAATTGAGATACAAAGAAGTTATATCCATTTGATTCTTCTTTGGGCATTAAACTTTTAAGTCTTGAGTTAAGAACTTTAAGTTCATCTTTAAGTTTTACATCTTTTGACTCAGATCTATCAAGTTCTATACGGTTTTTAAAGATCTCGGATTCTTTTACTTCAATTCGTTCTTTAAGTTCTTTAATCTTTTCTTGATTCATTTTCTCAAAAGCTTCTTCTAAGAATTTCTTAGATTCTTTCTTTTGTGACTTTTTTTCTTTCTTTGGTTTTGATACTTCTTCTTGCTTAGTATCTTCAGTATCTTGAAATAGAGCATCTAGAATAGAAAGACCTGATGTAGATATTTCAGATTTTTCTTCGAAAATCGAAAACATCTTATCGATTGGTTTTTTATGTTCCACTTCTAGATAGCAGTTTTTGCCTTCTTCATCAAAGAATTCTAAATTAGAAACAACAAATTTTTGAACGTAACCTGTGACCTCAGTCGAATCAATATCATCAATAAATCGTTGAATCATATCTGGATTGGATAGATTTGTATCGACTTCTTCAAAATCTATTGTACCTTCATCTAGGATTGTTACTTTGAATTTCGCGCCTTCTAGCATCATAGAAAACTTCTCACCTTTAATAAAGGCTTCAGTGGAAAGAAGACGAATCTTACCTTTTAGTCCGGTGACAAAGTTCAAGAATTGACGTTTAGGTTTATACTTTCCTAATTTAGTGGATTTTTCTGTTTCTTTTTCTTTTTCTTTTTCCATTATTTACTTATATCTTACAAATATAAGATATAAATATAGTAAAGTCAAGAAAAATCTACACTATTTCAATTCATGGAACATCATGATAGTACTTTAGACATTATTTGGAAATCCTAAAGCAGCATATCCGTCAGCATGATAACTTAAAATTTTACTACCGTTTGTAGATCCGTTTGTAAAGTATCCTCTTATTTTCCCGCCTAGTTCTGGTGTGAAATCTAGTAGGTTGTAAGTTATGTATTGTGTATCTAATATGTATGTAGATCCGGATACGTGTACTGTTCTGTTCACTGTACAAACTAGTGTGAAATCTGTCTGTTGATTTAAGAATATGTTTACGTTGTGTATTGAACCTGGTAAGTTGTATTGTGAACTTGTTCCGATGATTGTTTTCTCATCTGTCATTCCGTCTTTTTCGATCGATAGTTTGAATTCATCTCTTACGTTTGCTGCGGCTGCTCCACCATTTATGAATTTTAATGTCAGGTCGATTTTGACTCCTGTAATGTCTGAAAATGCATGACTAAAGTACCTTGCAATGTTGTATAAAGGGTGAATTGGATCGTATGATGGATTGTAATATTGTCCTATTCCGTTATATGCGTTGAATATCGTAACCATTTGCCATTGTGTCGCATCGTAACTGTGTCCTAGATGATTAGTAGTAAATCCTGCAAAATAAAGTGATGATCTGACATCTTCCATTCTAATTTTTCTTGGTTCGAATCCTCCTTGGTAATTTGAAGAATTTAAAAGAAGTAGATCCTCGTTTGTAAAGAAATTACTCTGTGATAGACCCGATACAGTTCTGAAAACCTCTTTAAAAGTCGCTTTTGATAAAGTCGCACCAGTTGTTTCGAATATCGTGTTATTTAGAACTTGTGGTGTGTTTGTTGGAAGTGAAGAGAAAACTAGACCTGGTCCGGTACCACCAGTGTTCCCTCTACTTCCCTGATATCCTTGTGGGCCACTAGCTGGACCTGTGGGACCTATTGGGCCTGTAGGTCCTTGGAATCCAGCACCTGCTGGACCTGTTGGTCCGGTAAATCCTTGACTTCCAGTTGATCCTTGTGAACCCGAACCTGTTGGTCCTGTAGTACCTTGTCTACCTTGTGGTCCAGTTACACCCTGTCGCCCTTGCGAACCAGTAGGACCTGTAAATCCTTGTCTGCCTTGTGGACCAGTAGGACCTGTAAATCCTTGTCTACCTTGTGGTCCAGTTACACCCTGTCGCCCTTGCGAACCAGTAGGACCTGTAAATCCTTGTCTGCCTTGTGGTCCGGTCATCCCTGTTGGTCCTCCCGCTGGTCCTGCCGGACCTACCGGTCCTGTTGATCCTGTTGTTCCGGGTATACCTTGTGGACCGGTTGGACCTCCGGCTGGTCCCGCAGGTCCTATCGGTCCGGTCACCCCTTGTCTACCTGTAGGACCTTGAAATCCAGCACCCGCTGGTCCAGTTGGTCCTGTAAACCCTTGTCTACCTGTAGGACCTTGAAACCCAGCTCCTGCAGGTCCGGTTGGACCTGTTCTACCTTGTGGTCCTGAAGGTCCACCAGCCGGACCAGCTGGACCTGTCGAGCCTTGTCTCCCAGTAAATCCTTGAGTTCCTAGGAATCCTTGACGACCGGTGGGACCTTGTATTCCTTGGTTCCCGGTAGGACCTTGAATTCCTGTGTTTCCTTGAAGACCGGTAGAACCCGTTGCTCCGTCTCCTGTGCCTGTCATGGTATTGAATGACAGTTCAGACCCAACCGGGCCAAACTGATTTGTTTGATTTTCTCTGCGCTGAAATCTGTTCTGTCTATTCATGTGATTAAGTTAATTTAATTTTGTAGCCTTTTGGGTGTTATTGTAGATTGTGTAAATGTAGATGGTTGTGTAACATCATAAACAATGTATGGCACTATGGCTATTAAACCGGTTCCAGATTGGAAAGTTCCGTTAGTTATCTTTATAATCAATTCAGCAGGTTCTGCGAGTCTGACTATACCTCCTCCGGCCCTTGCGTATGCGACACTGCCTGTTCCCCATGTGAAAATACTCTGTGGTAAAGAAAGTAGTTCTGTACTATCTGTATATCCAAATTCAGAAAGGGGTGGACTAAAAGGTAGAGGTACTACAGTAGATCCAGTTGTTGTCGACGATCTTTTTAATCCGAATGATACTGAACAACCCACAGATTGAGAAAAAGACTGACACATGATTACAACTTCCTCCAAAAATATAATTGAATTTTTCGGGAACTCAGTAGAACCACCTCGGGTCTGTCCACTATTTAATGTGATTCCACCAGCCCCGGGAATACCACCGAAACCGTGAACCATTTGTCTTTTTGTATTTGTGAAATCTCTTGCTAAAGAGTTTGAGGTAGAAGTACTTGTGTCCAATAAATTTTCAACGAAAGTTCTTGTAACTGTATATTCACCAGTCTGATTGTTATTAGTAGAAGACCATCTGAAATTTAATATCTGTGGTTCAACTCTACCAGCAGCATATTCAACGAGTCTAGTACCATTATAGGCAACAGACCAGGTTTTTCCAACATCAATGCGTTGTAATGGAGAGATTATAAATGTCCAGTTCCTGTCAATCCCTAAACTCGATGTTGCTGGATTCAAGTTAACCACGACATCAGGATTAGTTAGTCCTGGTGACTCAAATGCGTCACCAGCGTTATAAAATCTAATTACAGATGGTGTAGTTCCAGAAGTAAGAGTATAAGAAGCTGTTTGGTCTTCTTTCCATCTCCTTCTCTGAGTTAATGGTTCTAGTGTAGGGCCTGTAGGACCTTGAAATCCACTAGATCCTTGAGGACCAGTAACACCCTGTCTTCCTGTTGTTCCAGTGAATCCTTGAGGTCCAGTTGAACCTTGTCTTCCAGTTGGTCCAGTGAATCCTTGAGGTCCAGTTGAACCTTGTCTTCCAGTTGGTCCAGTAGCATAGTTGTTGTTAATTATGAATCCTGTTGGTCCAGTTGGTCCAGTAAAACCTTGTGGACCACCAGCTGGTCCTGTAGCACCTTGAGTTCCCGGTACCCCTGCTGGTCCAGTAGGTCCTGTGGAACCTTGAAATCCTGTTCCACCTGGTCCACCAACTCCACCAATTCCCACTGGTAACCACGAGATTGTATACATTCTACCAGTAGAATGAGAACCGTTTGAAGACATTAAAGTCAAACCAAATGTACCACCAGAAGTGGTATTACCAGTACCTGTAAGTGAAACACTTGTTACAGTATAAATAGCATAGATGGATGACGATCCAACTTCATAAATTTGAAGTATACTACCAACACCGATACTAGAGACCCAGTTAAAAGCAGTAGGTGTACTTAAAATACCACCATTATAGGTCCCAGGATTATAAGATATACTTATAGTATTAACAGAAGCAAAATTTTGAGTGTTGGTTCTAAAAGCACCGTAAGCTAAGGTTAAAACTCCTCTACTTTTATAAATTAGAGAGTTTGCACCAGGATTTCCTTGAATACCTGTATTACCTCGGAGACCTGTAGGACCTTGTATACCGGTTGGACCAAAGTTTCCTTGACTACCAGTTGGACCCTCGATTCCTTGATAACCCTGAACACCGGTGTTTCCGGTTAGTAAATAAGAAATCGTATAGATTCTTCCAAGTATTACTGATCCGTTTCCTGATATGAGTTGAACAGAAAGCGTTCGAACACCACCTGAAACCGATACTACACTTGATACTCTATAAATGCCATAATTAGAAGAACTACCATGTGCATAAATTTGCAATACAGTTCCCTCTACCACATTAGATAACCAGTTAGCCGCATTGCCTGCCGGTAGAACAGTTGCCGAATAATTAGAAGATGTATCGAATATTTGAATAACTGTTACACCATTGAAATTAAGAGTACTTAGACGGAATCGACCAGCTGTTGCGGCATTTGTTCCACTACTAATATAAATTAATGAATTAGATCCCGGATTTCCTTCAGTACCTTTTGTTCCAGGAGAACCTTTTGCTCCCTGAGGTCCGTTTGGTGGACCTGGTTCGCCCATAGGACCAGTTGGACCTGGAACACCTTGTGGACCCAAATCACCTTGTGGACCGGGAGATCCCTCAGGTCCAATATCACCTGCAGGACCTTGTGGACCTGGATCACCCGTTAATCCTAATGGACCAGTAGAACCCTGAGCACCAGTTGCATAATTATTTAATATTAAAAATCCAGTAGGACCTTGTGGTCCAGTAAATCCTTGAGGACCACCAGCAGGTCCAGTAGGTCCTTGAGGACCAGGAGTACCATCAACGCCCATTTTTGTGAAAGAGACAGAGAATATGTAAGGACCGTCACCAACAAAAGTAGCCTCAAAATTAGTCATAAGGGTTTCTACACCAAATTTCTTGGTTGCTACTTCTGGTGGTGATGGGTCAACATCCCATCCATAAATTTCAGTGACTCTGAATATGTTATAAACCATAGGTACTCCAAATTCGATACCACCATATGATAGATCAGTAAGAAATAGACCGTCTCTTTGTACATAACAAGATATAATATCACCAACTTCTATTTGATCGACCCAAGTTGTTGCATTTCCCGGAATAAGAGTCACCGGATCGTATCCTTGTAAGGAGGTATTAGAAATCCATAAGTACTGGTTGTTTGGATTAAAGTGATAGTCAGTATAGAAGTAACCAGAACCTAGAAAGTCAGAGGGTGGAGATGCAATTACATCACCAGCCGCATAAGAAAAATACAGTGAGTTAGAGCCAGGTAGTCCAGGTGCACCGGTCGCCCCTATCCCAGAAGATATTGCACTGGCCTTTGTTACCGAGACTCCCATAATTGGACCGCTACCAGAATTAACCGATATGAAGGTCTCAAAACCAGGAGTCAAGTTTGTGACGTTAAAATACCTAGTCGATCTATTTCCCGGAGTCGGATTACTCGTCCAGTCACCTACACTATTTACTTTGTAAGTTACAGTAACAGTTGTACTAATACCTTCCTGATTCCAAGTTACATCTCCCTCGGGTGGGAATATATCAATTGGTTCATAAACATGAACATGAATAAAGTCACCAGGTTCTATATTATTAACAAAGTAATAAGCATTTCCCAGATCGGACACATATCCAACTACTTCGGGGAAGTTTTGAAAATAAGGACTTTCCCAAATTATAGATGCGCTGAATCCATAAAGAGATGTATTTGATAGCCATAAGTGTTCATTACCTTCTTTTATACCATTATCTATCGCAATCATTCCAGGTGAAACAGTACCAGAATCTAAGTTATTCATTAGTTGAGAAGAAAACGGATTACTACCATCATCAAAGAAGTATCTGAACAGTAAAACATTTGAATCAAAGGCAGACTGTTGGTTAACAAAAGGATTAAGATTAAAATCCCCAACATGTAGAGGATTAAACGACACCTCTCCATTAGGACCTGACTGTTGATTATTTTGAGAATCTTGATTTTCCCTGGACCACCATTTTCTATTCATACTTTTTAATTATTTTTCATATACGAAGAGCACTTCTTATACTATTTATTAAAAAGTGGAAACGAAAAATTAATTAATTACGAAAAATAGAAAAAACTATATATGTTTTTTTAAAACTTCCAAGTATTTTTCAGAAAAGTATTTTGATTCATTTGAACCAAAAGTTAATTTTTCTTTAAATATTAATAAATTAAACTTTTTCTTTTGAGAAAGTTCTTTATTTTTATCTGAAAATTGTATTTTAACTAAATCAGCAATTCTTTTCTGAGCAAAGTAGATATAATACATCTTATACTTTGTTCTGATATCTTTAATATTTTCTAAATCAAAAATTGAATACTTATCATAATCAATACTTGATCTGAATTTTCTAGCAGTCACGTATAAATTTGTACGTATTGTATCAAAATCTTGATTAACTAACATCTTTTGAATGTTGTTATCGATCATCTGCTTAATTCTCTCTGGTCTCATAACTATCGATTATTAAAAAACTTCTGAATGAAAAAAATACACAAACCACAAATAAATCCACCAATGTGAGCAAGGTGTGAGATATTATCTTTAGAATAGATTTGAAGTAAAACTTCTGAAATAATTAAAAGTGAAGTTAAATATTTAGCTCGTATTGCAATAGGTAAGAATATAATTCCAAGATATTGATTTGGATTTAAAAGTGTCCAAATTGAAAGTAATCCGAATATAGCACCAGATGCACCAACCATTGGGTTTGTAGAATCTGATATACTAAGATGAAAAAATGCAGCATATACACCACAAAATAAATAATAGACTAAAAAGTTAGATCCTAACCACTTCTCAACATCTTTTCCAATGGTATAAAGACCTATCATATTAAATAATAAATGAAAAAAACCACCATGTAAAAATTGATGTGTGATTAATTGATAGTAATGAAAGTTTGATGGTTGAAGAGCAAAAAGACGAATTAATTCACTTTCTTGAGAAAGGATACCACAGAAAAATGAAATTACAAACATAATAATATTCGCAATTACTATTTTCCCAGTGACGGTTTCTCTAAGTTTTTGGTAAAATATCATAATAACAAATATAAATTATAAATATCAATCTAACAAATTTTTTAAAATAAACTCTCTTTTAAGTTCTTTTAATTTTACTAAATTGTCTCTGTGAAGATCTTCTATTTCGATGCTCATAGATTGACTTCGAGTGTCAAAGTTTAAAGTTCTCTCGATATCTTTAATAAATTTATTAATTTGTTCAAATTTTAAAGGTTTAGAATTATACTTAATAAAATCATTTTTAATATAGTGTGGCATTTTACTAACATCATCCAATTTTTCTTCACTATCTACTAAAATCCAGTAGACATCATCAGATTTATAAATTATATGAGACATTCTAGTTAAACTATCTAAATGATACTTAACTATGGTTAATAAAGCTCCCTCTATCATTTAATTTTCTGTTTTAATTCATTAAGGTCCGTAAGGTATAAGTCTTTAGGTTCAATAGATTTTAACTTCTCAATTTCCTCTTTTTTAGACGTGAATTCTGATTTAAGTTTTTCAAACATTTCTTTGGTTAGAGAGTAGATTGGCATTCTTAGTAGATAATCATAGGAATCATCTATTTTTTCAATTGAGTTTTCTTCTATTTGAACGATAATATCGTCTTTTGGCTTATTGTTAATTTCAATTTTACCATCTAGTACACATTTTATAAACTTACCTCTGTTTCCAAGTAATTTTAACTCACTTTGAAGTTTTGATAATTGATAGTCTTTTCTTTTTTGATAATAAGTTAGTCTGAAATCAACAAAGTATTTTATAATTTCTTCAACACTTTCAAATATTTTTAACTTGCCATTTTCATCGAGAGTATTGAAGTTTTCCGTTTCATTCTCTTCAAGTTTAAGCAGTTTATATAATTTTTCAGTGTCATGTGACTCTAAATCAACTCTGGTGAACTTTATTGTGTAATCTATATTGTCTTTACAATTATCATCATAAGAAACAATATCTTTATTATCAATTAACTTATCAAGTACCTCTTCATACTTCTCATAAGTCATTGATGGCGGAAGCTCAGTAATCTTTACGGTTGTAGTATTTACTTTTTCAAATTTTCCTCTAATATGCCATTTTTTTGGGTTATCTACGTCTTGAATATACTCACCTGTAAATCCTTGTAAGAATGGTGAAATTTTTGCTATTTTACCGTCTTTTAAATATTTCACACAAACACTAATTAGTTCTTTCAAGTCTCGATTTAAGATGTTAGATGCAAAACCTACAGCAATTCCAGAACCACCATTCACAAGAACAGTTGGAACTATAGGTAAGAAATAAGTCGGTTCAATTTTTTCACCTTCTTCTTCTTTGTATTCTAGAAGTTCAAAATCTTTATAGATTAATCTAAAATTAGGACTTAATTTAGTACCAATATATCTCGGTGCTCCTGCTTGAGGGGACCTTAGAGAACCGAATTGACCATCTTCTTCTAAAAGTGGTACATTGTTTTTAAACTTTTGAGCTAAATTAATGACAGCAGAATTTAAAGATGAGTTGTGAGTTACTAACATTGCATTCTTGTTTATCAAAAAATTATGATATTTATTTACTGTTATATCATAGAATTTTTTCTCCTCATCTAGTACGATTTTTTTAACTGATTTTATTTTCATTTATAAACTCTTTACAATTTTTGATATTTGTTTCTATAGGTACATCTGACCAAATTTCCAATATTTTGAACCCTCTTTTTGTCGCAACTTTGTTTTTAATACGAGTTTTTTTTACGTTAGTTTTCCAATTTTCATTTGTAAATGGATTTCTCCATTTTTTTCTATCTGGATCATCTTCTCTTACGTGAAAAGTAGTGCCATGGAATTCTATAATCAACTTTTCACTTCTAATTGTGAAATCATAGAAATAAACTCTCTTACCAGTTTGAATGAAAAATTCACTTTTATTTTCATTACCGATATAAATGTCATCCTCACTTAAACCAATTTCTATGCACCAATTGTATAATTCTCCAAACACTAACATTGATTCTTTAGAGGCCTTTCCGAAAGTGTGTTGTCTAGGATCGAATCCTAACTCTAAGATAAATCTATCGTGTGATCTTAGCCAGTTTTCTTTAAATAAATTCGGATTCTGTTCAATTGTCTTTTTAAGAGTATCTTTTTTTCTTTTCTTAATCGATTCATGTTCAGATACATTATTCACACCGTATTTTTCCAACAAAGTCATTTTCATTTTTTCTTTGACTGATTTTCTCTGAAAAATATTTGATATTCCTTCATTATTCATCATGTCTTCTTGCCATTTTAGTCTAGATTTCGAGTTTTTATAAAAATTATGTGGTGTACCACAAGACTTTAGAAAACTTCTCTCCTTCAGATCTCGTGAACATTTTAAGGAGCAGGTTTGATTCTGTTTATGATGAAACTCAACTTCACAAATTGGACAAATTCTGAATTTCCTACAATCTGGACACAATTTAAATTTATCTGGATTCTTTTCCATCCATTTCGGCGAAATTGATTTATTGTGGAACTCACTATTACATCTATTACATATCATAATCTATATATAAAAATTCTAATATTGTAATTTTTACCACCATGGAGATCAAATGAAACTCTTTATCTCGTCTTGATCGGTAAGAAACTCTGCTTGAACCCAACCTCTTTGCGTTAGAAACGGATGATTCGGTGTACACTTAATAATCTCTCCATTTTCTAACTCAATTTGTATTTCTTCTTTTGTGATGTTACCTATTCTAGGAGAATGACCTATCGATTCACAAAATTTACCAGAAGTCTCATCATATGAAACGAGACTTAGTTCCTTGTCAGGAAAGTTATTAAACCAATCGATTAATCTGATGACGCTACCGTCGCTCATTATTATTTCTGTCTCGGGATCCAGACAGTCACCGTGATGATAAAATTGGGTAGAAGCAACTATACCGGAAAGTTGAAACACCTTTAAGTGTTTCTCAGTACCTGTTTTCCACACATTACACGACGCATTTATAATTTTACGTTGACTTATTTTAAATCCATCTATAAGCGAAGGAAGAGCCCTATTCTCAATAGTATAAAAGGCAAATTCCTTGTACTCGTTTGATAGAAAGTCAGTAATCGTTTTTAGTTGCATATAGACCTTATATATTGAAGAAATTTTGTTTGTTTGAAAACCTGTAAAACAAAATAGGAGATAAATAATAATAAAGAATCGTATATATAATCAACAGTTATGAAGAAAATTGAAGATAAATACAAAGTACTCAATCACATTGACCACATTTTATTGAGGCCACAAACTTATTTGGGATCAAATAAACCACATACTGCCAATAAGTGGATTTTTAGTGGAGATAAAATGATAAAGGAAGAAATCACTTATGTACCTTCTTTTTTAAAAATATTCGATGAGATAATAATAAACTCAGTAGATGAGAGTAAAAGAAATCCTCAGTTAAATAAAATTGAAGTTACTATTGACAAAGAGTCTGGTATGATTTCGGTAAAAGATTCTGGTGGAATTCCAGTAGTTGTGCACAAAGATCACGGAAAATACGTACCAGAAGTAATTTTTGGTAATTTGATGTCTGGTTCTAATTATGATGATACTGAAGACAGAATAGGAGCAGGAACTAATGGATATGGTTCTAAACTTACAAATGTATTTTCAAAAGTCTTTACAGTCACTACTTGCGATGGCACTAATGTTTTTACTCAGACTTTTACAGACAACATGAGAAATCGTGAAGAGCCACAAGTAAAAAAATCAACTAAAAACTTCACACAAATATCATTTTTACCGGACTATGAAAAGTTTGGACTTGTCTGTCTTGATGACGAGCACTTTAAACTAATTCAAAAAAGAGTGGTGGATATAGCTGGTTGCAATCCAAACATTAAAATATATTTTAACGGAGTAGAAATAAAAATCAAGACATTTGAGGACTATGTGAAATATTACAAGTCAGACTATTTCTTTGAAACAAATAAAGACAAGTCTTGGTCGATTGCAATTGCTCCTTCAGAAGAAGGTTTCTCACAAGTTAGTTTCGTAAACTCAACTGAAACTTATGACGGGGGAACACACTTAGAATATATCTCAAATCAAGTTATTTCTGAAATGAGAGATTTCTTTCAGAAGAAATATAAAGTTGATGTAAAACCATCAGAGTTAAAAAACCACATTTCAATTTTCATAAACTCAACGATAGTAAATCCTAGTTTTTCATCACAAACAAAGGAAAAACTAATTACAGAAGTTAAAGATTTTGGATATACTTATGAAGTATCAGATAAAACAATTAAGTCTATACTGAAATCTGATATTGTTAACTCAATATTAGATTGGGTTAAACAAAAAAAGTCAGCAGAGGATAGTAAGCTTGCAAGAGAATTAAATAAGAATCTTTCAAAACTGAAAGTCGAGAAATTGATTGATGCAAAGGCTAAAGATAGATGGAAATGCTCAATCAACATATTTGAGGGAGATTCTGCAGCAGCAGCTTTCAGAAAATATAGAGATGCACAAACTATGGGTAGTTTCTCGTTAAAAGGTAAATTTATAAATGTCTCAGAAATAACTACACAAAAGTTGACGCAAAACGACGAGGCGGTGAATCTTATGGCGGCTATTGGTTTGAAATTAGGACAAGAACCAGATTTAAAAAATCTGAGATATGGTAGAATACTTATCTTATCTGACGCTGATGTTGATGGAAATAGTATTTCAGCTCTTCTAATCAACTTTTTTAACAAATATTGGCCAAGTCTTTTCGAAAGAGAAATGGTTTATAAAGTAGAAACACCTATCGTTGTATCTATAAATAAAAAAACAAAAAATAAAATACTTTTTTATTCTCAGAGTGAATATAATGATTGGTCAAAAGATAAAGATTTAAAACTTTGGGATATAAAATATAAAAAAGGATTAGCAGCACTTGTTGATGATGAATATTTTGAAATTATAAATAATCCAAAATTAACAAAAATCAAAAAAGATGAGTTATCTGATGAGTACTTGGAAATATGGTTTGGTAAAAATTCAGAGTTAAGGAAAAATCAAATTTTAAAGTGAAAAGAGATAGAGCTTGGAGAAGAAATAAACAAGAGTTGATTCTTAAAAAGAGAATCAAAATACATTCTGCCAAGACTACTTATTATTACTGGGGATTTTTTAACTCAAATGAAGATCAAATCACACAACCTATTTGGGTTGATCACATAGGCTCTAAATTTACTAATTTCTATAAAAGAGATAAGACAAAGGTTTGGACTTCGAAAATAAAATGTAAATACTCACCTAATAAGAATAAAGGATACTATAGAGATATAAGAGGCAAAAAATCTGGTTGTAGAGAGAAAGATAAATATAGTTTTCAATTAATTTTAAAAGAAAATGGATTGGTTTAAATTTCTTCCAAAGAATATTGAATGGAAGATTCAACACAATAGAATTTACTACAGAAAAATGGCTTGGATTCCATTCGCCTATATCAATTCATCGAAAATGGTATGCCTTTATCTTGAGCCGAAAAGTTCAAAGTTAATTTTAAAGGTAACCAAAGAACTAATGAAAACAAAATGTAAATTCTTTTTCATTTCACCTATGCTTGATGATCCACATATTCAAAGAAATACAGATAATATACCTAGATTAAATATCGAAAACTATTTAAAAAACTACGCAATACCTGTTTTCTTTGATGGATTCGATAAAATAGGATTTGATATCATTGAAAATCTAATATTATATTGTAAATCCACAAATTCATTTGAACTTATAAAAGAAGTTCTACAGTCAGTAAACAATGAAGTACAGTCAAAATATTTTGACTACTACTCAAAAAAAGATATTTATAACACAAAACGTGAAGATATCAGAGAAAGGTTTAATAATCTTTGGAGAGATATTCAAATACAAAATCTATTGAAATGAAAAGCAGTGAGATAAAAATGTTAGAAGAAGAAGACTTTTTCTATTATGACTATTGGGATGATTATTACTATCAAGATGATGACCATTTTCACTCTGAATTTTCAAAAGTCGACTATTCAATAGATGAAAACGGACTAGTGGACTGGACGATTGAGATACCAGTTTCGATCAAAAGATTAAGAAGAATTGAAAGTTTATTAAATTCACAAGCAACAGACACATCAAACAAGATGTGTCACTACTGGCCTAAATAACCCTTAAATATCTAGGGGTTTCAAACTTATCAGTTTGAATAGAAAGAGCATATCTCATTATTTTTGTGATAATGTCATTCGCTACTTTAGGTTCTTTATTATAAATTTGAGCTATTGCGATTACTATTTGCAAAGATTGTATTCTTGATATTAGTTTGTTTTCACTTGTAGAAATATCCGATCCTCTACTTATTGAGGTAACCGATATCAATTCAGATTTTATTGTCGATTTTCCTTTTTGAATTAATTGATTTACTAAATTTTTTAATTCTTCAATATTCAAAGATCTCAACTCTTCTGAAGATTGTATCTTCTGAATATTCTCAAACTGTACTGTCTCAATTATTCTCTTTAGGGCTTTAAAAGATATCTTACCATGCCTTGAAGAGGACCCCTCAACTTCACCATCAATATCTACTTTTTTACTTGTATCTGATGAATCTAGATTAAGAGTTCTTTTTTTGGTATCAACATTTTTATTATTTCTATACTTCCACTCTGAAAAAGTGTCTATTTTAGAACCAATTCCTTTCAACTCATCTCCAATTCTAAATGTTGATATTTTAAAGTCTGGTAGGTCTTTATCGACTTCCCTGTTAATAATGACTTTAAAATCAGTTCCTTCTGATAGCTTTTTAAGTGATATCGGTATTAGAATTTTTTGATCAAATAACTCATCCACCAATTTAGTCATCTCTGAGATAGTTTTGCAACTCCTTATCTTTTCATTCACCTCATGAATATTATTAATAGCAACTAGGTAAACATCCGCCGGGCACCATTTTGTAAAGTTTATATCTTTGAATCCTTCCTGTTTTGAAAATAAATTAAACTGCTTATTTAAGTTCACATATGGTGAATCTAACTCTTTATTACCAACGTGATAAATATAATAGAGTTGATTTTTATCGACATAATCTTTTCTCCATATTCTGTTTGGAATTTTATAAAAAGTATATAACCAACTTAAATCAGAATAAAACTCATCCAGTAGTTCTAAATTAAGATCAATTTTATCACTAGTCTTAATTAGAGACTGACCAGTCTGTCTAACCAATCTCATGTATTTCTTATAAAAAGAAACCATGTTTCTATCATTTAAGTTGATGTTTGGATATGCCTGTTTTATACCAAGAAAAATACATTGAACTGTTTCAAATTCCCTTATTTTAACACCGGCACCCTTACTACCAAAATCACCGGTCTTTTTTATTTGATTAAGACCAAATGTTTGACCATCCTCAGTTTTAAATACCTTTCTAAATCTATTTTTTGATTTGAAATAAGTCAATGCCTTGTCAATATCGTAATTACCATCTAAATCAGTGAAAATAGATATTGCGGTTTCAACATCAACCCAATTATCTTCGGAGTCTAACATTTGAAAAACAACAATATTTTTATCCTCTACGTCAAAAAAATCTGAGTTTTTTAATTTGTCAATTAAGACATTACCTCTAACACGACCGTCTCTTATTGCGGCCAATTGATTAAGATTAAGAAGAGCCTCATTGAATGTTTTAAAATATTTGATATCAAACATGTGGTATATATTAACTACTACTTTTAACATTTAAAAACTAAGTCTAAATGGTGAACTATAACTATAAAATATTACATATTTAAATGTTATTAAACTGTATAATAGATGGTAATTATATTCTTTCACGATTGACTTTCACGCTTCATAAAAACAATCTCCTTTATGGTGCTCTTCTTCAATCACTAGAAAACACTATCTCAAATTATAAAAAAATGTATCCTTTTGCCAACTTCTACTTGGTATCGGATTCAAAAGAAAAATCTTGGAGAAAAAAATTAAACTCTAATTACAAGGCTAATAGAAAGAAAGATTCAGATATTGACTGGAATTTTGTCTATACTACTTATGAGGAATTTAAACAAAAAATTAAAAGCACCGGAGTTAAAATACTTGAATCACCAACAATAGAAGGTGATGATTGGATTTCATTTGTTATTCACAACACGAATGATGACGGTCAATCCAACTTTATTGTCTCAAATGATCATGATATTAAACAACTTTTAGGATTTGATCTTGAAAGAGAGTGGATTAATTTTATGAGTAATGAGATGTATAATCAAGAAAAGATATTTTTACCTAAAAATTATCAAGTGTTTATTAATAGGATATCATCAAAGCAAAATGACGATATTTTTAATTTAAACGATAATGGCGAATTCTTGAGACTAATGAATAGGTTCATAACCAAGTATCAATTAGTTGAGATTAATAATTTACAATCACTTTTTGTTAAGATAATATCAGGAGATATTAGTGATAATATTCAGTCAGTATATCAAACAACTAAATCTGGGAAAATCAGAGGAATTGGCGTCAAAGGCGCTAGTTCGATTTATGAGACCTATATAATTGAGTTTGGAGAACCTTCTCTGGAAGATCCTGATCTTTTCGAAAATATAGCAGATGTTATATGTGAAAAAAAGAAGATCTCTAGGTCGAATATTCAAAATATAGTTGATAAGATAAAAGATAATATGAAATTGATTGACCTAAGAATAGACAACTTTCCTGATGAAATAAGAAATAACATGTCTACATTATTTAATAATCGATAAGATATGGCCGAACTTATAGATGTTGCAAATGCTCTTTTTAAAGACAAGAAGAACTGGGTTAACATTTCTGAAGAAGATAAAAACAAATATTTCTTTATATTCAATCGATACTTCAGCAAAAAGTATACAACAAAATCTCAACTTTTGAATATGAAGTCTGTGGAAAAGTCCACAGCTTTAGATTTGTGGTTCTATTTCTTTAAAGACAAATCTTACCCTCAGTGGTTTTGGTCAAAAAGTCCTAAATCGGAAACAGGAGAAATCGACCAAAAAGATTTCTTACTATTAATGGACAAATTAAACTTAAATAAATCAGAAGATTTAGTATACCTAATAGAGAACTACCCAGATTTAATTAAAGAAGAATTAAAATTTTATAAAAACAAAAAATAAAAATGGCAGAAACAATGAACTGGTACGCAATTCGTACTCAAAACAACAGAGAAAGAAGTGTTTTAGAAAAATTGAAACTTGAAATATCACGAGAAAAGCTTAGTGATATAATTGGTAGAAACATCATACCTACTGAAAAGGTTTTCTCAGTTAAAAATGGTAAAAGAGTCGCAAAAGAAAGAATTCTTTATCCAGGATATCTATTTATCGAAACGTCACACGTAGGAGAAATAAACAATTTCTTGAAAGTTATAAAAGGAGCTGCTGGGTTTGTACGTTCTAAAAACGGTGATATTAATCCACTTCACGACTGGGAAGTAAAGAAAATGATTTCAGACCAAGATACTAACGATAACGTAGAGGTAAATACATCTATGTTCTCTGTTGGAGAGGAAGTTAAAGTGATTGACGGGCCATTTAGTACATTTAGAGGTACTATTTCACACGTTGATGATCAAAAAAATAAATTGAAGGTCGAAGTTTTGATCTTCTCAAGAGCGACTATGGTAGAGCTTGACTTTATTCAAGTTGAAAGAGTTTCATAATATTTTGGACAAACAAGCAAGATACGATCTAACATACCTTGAAATGGCCAAAACTTGGTCCAAACTGTCCCAGTGTTCAAGACTAAAAGTCGGTGCACTAATAGTTAAAAATGGAATGATTATCTCAGATGGTTTCAATGGCACTCCAAATGGATATGATAATTGTTGCGAAGATGAAAACTACCAAACACATTGGTATACACTACATGGTGAGGCAAATGCCATACTGAAGTGTGCAAGGTGGGGTCACTCTTGTGAAGGTTCCACTTTATATTTAACTCATTCACCTTGTAAAAATTGTTCTAAATTAATTTTACAATCTGGTATCTCAAGGGTAGTATATGAGGAAGATTATCGTGATGATTTAGGAGTACAATTTTTAAAGTCTTCGGGAATAAAAGTAGATAAAATCTAAAATAAATATGTCATTTATAGAGTCTCTGAGTAAATTAGAATCAGAAGTGGAAGTTCTTATTTTCTCTGATAAAGATATAACCGCCCTAAAAATGTTATTTGATAACTCAATTAGACTCGGTAATAATGACATGAGTAATGTGACTGTTGCTAGTCTCCACCCAAGTCTTTGGTTTGAAAGCCTTTATTCTCATTTTAACAACTGTTTAGCTGTTGTTCCAAAGAGACCTCAGTATTTCTTACACACAATTGAGAATGGTGAAATTTTCAGAAGAGTATTTAGTGCGGAAACTAAAGAATTTAATTCAGATGAGGAAATAATAAAATTTTTCAAAGAAGAATGTGAATTCAAATCTCTTTCAATTTTTGGAATTTGTAAATATCTTGATGTTACAACACTTAAAACACGGTGGTATCTTAGATACAACGACATTACGGATATCACAACTTTAAGAGATAATAAACTCGAATCTTTAATTAATATATAGACTTAATAAGTCTTAATCGATATAGAAGTTGATTTGTGTGATTTGGAATTAAGACTCAAAATATAAAAAATTTAATGGACTTTGATAGTTTAACGATTAAAGAGGAAAAAAATGAAGAGGATAGTAAGGCCAAGACTGGCGACCATGTTTCTTATTTGCGGGATGTTCCTAAATCCGCTAGGTTTCGACGCAATTCAATTGATACTTATTCAAGTAAGTGGCAATTTATTGAGAGCGAATTTAATTTTGTACTTACTTGCGGCATTTTGTTTTGGTCTATATTTCTTATTTTCTGGTATTAATCCTATAATATCAATCAAATATTCTGTAAAATCACTCTATCAAAAACTAAATAAAAAAAATCAATCACCATGCAAGTAAAAAAGTTCTCAGATTTTTTAAACGAAAATGTACATGATACTCCTGAAGAGTACGTTAAAACAGCTCTTACTAAGTTAAAAAGAAAAATTGAGAATTACTTTGAAATACCTGAGAAAACAGAAAAAGATGTCATTACAATGAGTGACGCTTTAAAAAAGGGAAAAGAAAAAGAGTCTGAAAAATCTAAAATATCATTTGCTGAACTTGGACTTAGTCTAGAGTCTTCTGAGTTTAGTAAATACTCATCAGTGTTTGATAGTATCAAATTTATCTTTAAAGATGAGACTAGCAGATATGATCTTTTTATTACTATACCACTTGAAGAAGCAGTTCCAAAAGACAAAACAAAAGACTTCTCAGATGGTGATATCAAAAGTTGTTTCTTAAAATTCAAAAAATATGATCTCACTAGAGGTGATGAGTTAGTTGGTCAAATTAATAAAAATGTTGAAGTGGCACTAGTCGACGATAATCTAATTGTAGATCTTAAAATCGAATTAGAAGATAAATTTGGAGAAGAAGGAGAAAAACTTGAAATTGAAGTTTAAGGGAAACTCGGTCTTGTAATAAATATTTTATGTATAATATTGTAACAAGAGACTCACTTATTAATGAGATAAAAAAATCTAAGTACTACACGCAAAACTTAGGTCTTGTATCTACTTTAGATCACAACGGTGAGAGGAAGTATAATGAAAAAGACAAGTTTGCATACTTCTATAACACAACCTACAAAACAAATATTGCCATGAAAGGTAATATTGGAAATATACTAATCTATTTAGATTACTATGTTAACGAAGATGTTATCGCACTATATTATAACACTGAAGAATTTATATTTAATTGGGATGTTAAAGTAGTAAAAGAAAAGGGAGTAGATTTTTACTTAGGAAGTCTATTAAAAAAGGTAGAAACTGAGTATGAGGATAGAATTAAATCAGCTGAAGAAAAGAAGATTGAAATTAAGAAAGAAGGCAATGCAGAAAAACTGGTTGTCAATCCTGGAAATGTCACCTACGACGACTTAAAAGCGTATCTAGAACAAAAGAGCAAGAACAGGTATACTAATTCAGAAAAGTCCTCATAAAATAATTATAAATCTCACTTTTAGTTTCTTCATCAAAATCATCAAAATCAAATTGATAATCTAAATTATCAACAATTTTGTGTAAGTAAACTTTATTAGATTTTTTTCTCCACTCGATTGTATGAAACATAAGACCATTGGATAAAGGAATATCAACAACCACCTCGAATAGGTCAATTGCAAGCCACTTGATTATGGGGATTATTTCTTTCTTAAAGTCGGTCATAAATTATATATTAAGTGAAAAAAACGAATCCAAAACAATATTTATTTATTTAAAATAAAAAACGATTTTTTGAATTTTTATTTTTTATTAATAGATTTTATTCTAAAATTGATAAGAATATATAATAAAAAAACATTTGAGATGAGAAGAAGACTTATCACTTTACTAGTTTTATTATTTTTTAGTAATATAATACAATCTCAATGTTTCAATACCGACTTTGAGCTTGGTAATTTCACTGGATGGTCTGGAAGAAGAGGCTTTTGTTGTCCTATCACACTTCCGAATAACGGAATAACTAATGGTAGACAAACTATTATGACATCAGGAGTTGATCCCAACACCTGTGGAGGACTTTCAACTGTCTATGATGGAAACTTCTCTGCTAGACTTGGCAATGATAATGTCGGAGCTGAAGCAGAAGGATTATACTACAATTTAAATGTAACTCCACAAAATACACTAATAAGATATGCTTACGCTGTTGTTTTTGAAGATCCCGGTCATTTAGACGAAGAGCAACCTAGATTCTCATCAAGAGTCAGACTATCAAATGGCCAAGTTATACAGTGCACAGATTATACAGTAACCGCTGCTTCAAATTTACCAAATTTCCAGTACTGTCCAAGTGTAGGATCCGATGGAACTCCACTGAATATTGCTTGGAGAGATTGGGCACTTGTAACAGTCGATCTAACCGCGTATATTGGACAAACAGTCACGATTGAGTTTGAGACAGGAGATTGTGATTTAGGAGGACACTTCGGGTATGCTTATATAGATTTTCTTGACTGTCAAACAACCCAAATTGATATAGATTATTGTATTAATGATACTAGTGCCACTTTAAATGCACCTTCTGGATTTTCTAATTATCTTTGGTCAACTGGCGAAACAACTGAATCAATAACTGTAAATCCTAATTTATATACTACAATTTCTTGTCTAATTACCACTCCTACTGGGTGTCAAGTAAATCTCTCTACAAATCTTCAACCTTCAATTCCTACTCCGATTTTTACCTATAATGATGATTGTTCAAATTCAATTCAATTTACGAATACCTCTAACATATCAGGTGGTGATACTATTCAGAGTTTTTTCTGGACTTTTGGAGATGGGTCAACATCTAATCTTTTTAGCCCAAGCCATATTTATACAAATCCAGGAAACTATGTAGTTACACTTTCTGTTGTTTCTTCAGATGGATGTACTGGACAATTTAGTAAGCAAATTACTATTTGGCCGACTCCGGTTTCTAATTTTAATTCTTTTAATGTGTGTCAAGATGATACTTCTTATTTTGTTAATACAAGTTCTCAATTTTCTGGATATACTAATAACTACACTTGGTTTTTTGGCGATGGCCAGACTTCTAACAATTTTTCACCTACTCACCTTTATCAAAATACAGGTGTGTACAATGTTCTATTAATAACTGAGATTAACGGTTCTAATTGTAGAGATACTATAGAAAAGACAATTACCGTTCAACCTAGACCAATTGTTAATTTTTTAGCAGATGATATTTGTCTTGGAGAAATTTCTAACTTTTACAATTTTTCTCAAGTTCCAAGTTGGTCACAGACAAATTCTTACCTATGGAACTTTGGATCACAAGGATGGCAGTCCACCAGTCAAAACTCTACTTTTATTTACACAAGTCCCGGTCAATATAATGTCTCACTGAGTGTAACTTCTACTGATGGCATACTTACTTGCTCGTCAGAACAATTTGAAGTTGTGAATGTTTTTCCAGTTCCTCAAGTTTCTTTTGACAATAATGATACTTTTTGTGACTCAGAACTAGTACAATTTTTTAACGATAGTTACATAACAAGTGGACTAATTATAAACTATATCTGGAACTTCGGAGATAATACATTTAGTAATCAAGTAAACCCTACACATACATATGCCGGACCGGGTACATACCAAGTTAATTTACTCGCAATCAGTAATAATGGTTGCCAAAGTGAGTCATCTTCTATTATTCAAGTTTTTCAAAATCCAATTTCAAATATTGAAAATCCTAACTTGAGTGGATGTGAAGACTTTACAGCTTATTTCACTGACAACTCAGTTGGTAATATTTCTTTTTGGAATTGGAACTTCGGAGATGGTTATACATCGAATTCTGAAAATCCAATTCATATTTATACAAATCCAGGTCAGTACACTGTGACATTAAATGTCGCAACTAATAATGGATGTAGTTCAGAAAATAGAGACTCGATTCTTGTGACAGTATATCCAAGTCCGATATCATTTTTTTCAATTGAAAATACACAATTAGATGAATATAATAACACAATTAATTGTATCAATTTATCACAAGGTTCGAACTTCTATCTTTGGAGTTTTGGAGACGGACAGACTAGTAACTTGTTCGATCCAGAACACACTTATCAAGATTTTGGCCAATATACAATTAATCTTGTATGTAGAAATCAATTTGGATGTCTAGACACATCTTTTAGATCAATAGAGATCAAGCCAGTTTTTACATTCTATATACCAAATGCATTTACACCCTCAGATGATAACGAAAATGAAGTATTTTTTGGAAAAGGAACAAACTATAAAAGTGTTACTATGCAAATATTTAATAGATGGGGCGTGAAGATATTTGAAGAAACTTCACAGAATCCCGTTTGGGATGGAACACTAAATGGTGTAGATTGTCAAATAGATGTATATGTATATCAATTTTTTGTGACCGATATCTTCAATAAAATTCATGTTTATAGAGGAAGAATTTCTCTTGTCAGATAAGATGTCAAAACTGACATTTTGTCAATAATTTTCTTTAAAGTCAAATCAGTGAATAAACTTTTTATGCCATCTTACATATAATTGAATAATTTGTGAGAAAATTTAACATAAATAAATTTTGGCACAAGAATTGAAAAGTATAAATCAAAAATAAAAATAATATGGCAAAAAAAGATGTAATTTTAGGAATTGATCTTGGAACCACAAACTCAGCGGTAGCTGTTGTTGAAAATGGTGAACCAATTATCATCAGTAATTCAGAGGGAAAACGTACAACTCCATCAGTTGTCGGATTCACAGACAAAGACAGAAAAATTGGAGATCCTGCAAAAAGACAAGCAGTGACCAATCCAACAAAAACAGTTTACTCAATTAAGAGATTTATTGGAAAAGATTTCAATAACTGTAAAGATGAAGTTAAGCGAGTACCTTATAAAGTAGTATCTACCGACTCAAATGTTCCGGCAGTTGAAGTAGATGATAGAAAATATACCCCTCAAGAAATTTCAGCTATGATTCTTCAGAAAATGAAGAAAACCGCCGAAGACTATCTTGGATTTGAGGTAAAAAGAGCGGTTATTACTGTACCAGCTTACTTCGGAGACGCCGAAAGAACCGCTACCATCGAAGCCGGCAAAATCGCTGGACTTGAAGTAGAACGTATCATCAACGAACCAACAGCTGCGGCTTTGGCATATGGTCTAGACAAGAAAAATAAAGACGCTAAAATCCTAGTATTTGACTGCGGCGGTGGTACACATGATGTATCAGTTCTTGAAATCGGAGATGGTGTATTTGAAGTTAAATCTACTGATGGTGATGTTCATCTTGGTGGTGACGACTTTGATAACGCGATTATTAACTGGATGGTTGATGAATTCAAATCAGAAAACTCTATGGATCTTTCTAAAGATCCTATGGCTCTTCAAAGATTGAAAGAGGCCGCAGAAAAGGCTAAAATTGAACTAAGTTCTACAACAGAGAGCGAAATCAATCTTCCGTATATTACCGCTAAGGATGGTATGCCACTTCACTTTGTAAAGAAACTTACACGTTCAAAGTTTGATCAATTGACTTCATCACTTGTTGATAGAGCAATTGAATGTGCAAAAACAGCCTTGAAAAAAGCAAACATTAAATCTGCAGACATTGATGAAATTATCTTAGTTGGCGGATCTACACGTATTCTATCAATTCAAGAAGCTATTGAAAAGAACTTCGGTAAAAAACCAAACAAATCGGTTAATCCTGACGAAGTTGTAGCAATTGGAGCAGCAATTCAAGGAGCAGTTTTGACTGGTAATATTACTGATGTACTCCTTCTCGACGTAACTCCACTTTCACTTGGAATTGAAACTATGGGTGGTGTTTTTACAAAATTGATTGAGGCCAACACAACAATCCCAACTCGTAAATCAGAGGTTTTCTCAACTGCATCTGATAACCAACCATCTGTAGAAATTCACGTACTTCAAGGCGAAAGACCAATGTCTCGTGATAACCGATCACTTGGTCGATTCCACCTAGATGGTATCATGTCAGCTCCTCGTGGTGTTCCAAAGATTGAGTGTACAATTGATATCGACGCTAACGGTATTCTTTCAGTAACTGCAAAAGATCAGGCAACTGGTAAAGAGAATAAAATCAGAATTGAAGGTGGGTCACAGCTTTCTAAAGAAGAAATCGAAAGAATGAAAGCAGATGCTGAAGCAAATGCTGAATCCGATAGAATCGAAAAGGAAAAAATTGATAAGCTTAATCAGGCAGATAATATTATTTTTCAAACTGAAAAACAAATGTCAGAGTTTGGAGAAAAGTTGACTGATGAAGATAAGTCAGAATTAAATTCTGTTTTGGATGAACTAAAAACTGCACATAAAGAACAGAATTTAGAGTTAATTGACCAACAAATGACTAAATTGAATGAAGTTTGGAGTAAAATTTCTACTAAACTTTACTCACAAACTCAGACTGAAGAACCAGTGAGTCAAAATCCACAGGAACAGGCAGCAGAAGACGTAGCTTTTGAAGAAGTAAAATAAAAACAAAAATGCTTAGATTTTTATCTTTGTTATTTTTTCTATTTGTGTCAGTGACTGGTGAAAGCCAGTCACTGATTTCAGATAGACTTGTCTATGATTTTGGTGAAGTAAAATATGGAGAAGATATTTCATCAACTTTCACTTTAAAAAACACATCAGATACTACTATTGTAATATTTCAGTGTAAACCTAGTGGTAGTATTGTAAGTGTGAATTGTCCAATTTTAGAAATTGAACCAGATAAAACTACTAGTCTAGTTGTTAAATACGACACTAAAAAAGAAGGACCAATTAACAAATCTATTACTATTGATTATTTCTGTAGAACTGAAGAATTCTTAATATTGAGAATCAGAGGAGTGGTTTTAATGAAAGATAATTAGTCTTCGTCCTCAATCCATAATTCATTATAATCTCCGCTTGTCGAAAGAAGTTCCCATTTTGCATTTATAGTTCTCGCTTGATTACTTAATTCACCAGTGACTGGATTAAAGAAAGAAAGTGAGTCTAAATATGGAAACTCTTCATCCCATTTTTGTAAATCAACTATAAATTTAGCGGGTTTTAATTCACCACCTCTTTCAACTTTAAATTCGTTACTTGAGTCTTGTCTTTGTTTAGTCCACCAATTGTTTTCTTGAGCAAACTTTTTAAATAAATCCACATCACTATCATTATTTGTATAGATTCTATCTAAGAATTTATCTCCACTTCTAGTGGTCCAAAGAATTGCTCTTCCAACAATTTTATTTGATTTGTATTTCCCATCTTTTACTTCACCACCATCTGCATATAGTACAAGAAGTTTACAAGATTCTGGATTATTCACATATATGTAGAAAGTACTTTCAGGTCTCTCAGCCATACAAGAGTTGGCAAGTGTGCCTTTATTTTGATCAGCATAGTTTTCGATTTTATAAAATCTAGCAATATCATCACCTTCAACAACATCAAATTTCTTAAATGCGTCTTTCATAATCTCCATAAGAGATTTGTATTCATTTACAAACTTTTCAATTTCTGAATCTGAAACATCAATATCTAAACTCTTTACAAGAGCCTTGATTATTCTACCTACTTTAATGTTATTTCTTGAAGTCTGCCAAATTTTAACAAACTCCTCATTTATTGGTTTGATAGCCACAAAGTTCAAAACTGTCTTTTTATCAGAATTTTCACCTATACCCTGAAATAGTACATAAATTTTACCACTGCTGCCATAAGTAGTTGATACTATTTTTCCTAAAGTGCCCATTCTTGGCTGCCATACATTTTCTACTCTTTCATGCCCAAGTCTATCGAATACGGACTGATTACTTTGAGAGTTTGTTAAATACTTATTATCCATTACAACCTCATAAAGTTCTTCTTTGTCTTTTATAAAATCTTGAGCTCTTCTATCTGGTGTGAAACTAACCATATCATTTTGATCAGTTATATCTATGTAGTTATAAGTAGTATCTATATCTTCACCCTGTAGTTTAAGAATTTTTTTAGCAAGAGGATTTTTTATACTAGAAAGTAATCTAAAAAAGTCTTTAGAAAATGAAATTCTAGATTCTAGAATCAAACTCTCTAAAGACTTTTCAATTAAAAACTCCTTAAATTTATACATTTTCAAGTTCGTGATTTAAAGTATATATTATGTTTAAGTTTTGATTTGTCAGTCAGCCATAAGTTGTTTTGTAAACTCTTTTTGCTCTTAACTTCTTTAACTTCATTGTTTCCTCATCTTTAACACTGAGTCCGGTATTTTGGAGTAATTCCTCTAAATTTGTCAATCGTTTATTTATTCTGATTCCTTTTTTCTTATAATAAACTCTCGCCATTACGTGACCTAGTTCTGTTATGTAAATTTGTTCAAGTAGAGCGACACCGTCAGGTGTGTCAATCTCAGTTTGGATGAGGTCTTTCAATTCATTAAATAGTTATTTTTTTGTTATTTTTTATAATAACGTATATATACCATTTCTATATTTAAAAAACGTTATTTTTTAAAAAAAGTTAGTTTTTGTTTTTGACAGTATAATATAAACTTTGACACTATTTTTACTTATAAAAATAAAATATATTTCAAGAATGAAAATTACAATTTTTCCTGAGGATTTAGTGCGAAGATGTGTATGGGATCATTTCGTCTACTATGTAGTTGGAAGTGACAAAGAAGGTGAAAAGATCCTAAAGGAAAACAAAGAAGTAGAAATCTCTGAAAGAGATGCGCTTGTAATTGGAATACTGAAAGTTATTGAAACAGATAACTTAATTCATAAGTTCAATACACATATAGTAGATTTTTTATCAAATCGTTCAATAAACAACAATCAACAAGTACTAATAAGAAAAAAGACTTTAGAGATTTTTGTTGATAAATTCATAGATAAGTTTCCAGACTATTGGGTACCAGATGCTATCTATAAAAAGTCTTTAACAGAATTAATCGACTATATTGAAGAATTTAAAGTTAAAATTGAAGATTTAGAGATATTTAAAGTCTCAGATCAATTCGGAACTTATGAATTCGTTGTATCAAATAACGTAAAAAAATTACTATCATTTAATTATTAATATGGACACAAAAGAATTTTTAAAAGAAAAAAAGTTACTACAAGATGAAGAAATGGTCTACAAAATTTCACTTGGAGAAGATAGTGAAATAGTTTTAAATGACCTACTTGATGAATTTGCAGAGAAAAAAGGACATGATTCCTATGTAAGACTTTATGCTGAATTTGAAAATTTTAAAAAAAGAGTTCAAAAAGAAAAAAGTGAACTTATTTTAAATACTAAAATTAAAACACTTAACTCAATTTTAGATTTAGATTCCGACCTATCTATTGCTAGAAAATCTATCTCTGACTCAGAAGGATTAAATATTATCTTAAATAAAGTTAGTACGTTTCTTAAAAATGAAGGAATTGAGGAAATTCAAACCGAGACTTATGATTCCGATTTACACGAAGTAATATCAGTTCTAGAAACCGGTGAGGAAAAAATAATTGATGTTATATCTAAAGGGTATACAATAGATGGGAAACCTTTTAGATATCCAAAAATTATACTATCTAAATGATTTTTTCAAATCCAAAATCACTTAAAGATTTAGATAATGTTGTTTTATTAGATACACTATTAAGAGGATTAAAAAACGAGCAAGATTCGATCTCTCTGAGAAAGTTCTTTAAAGAAACAATTAATACTCATTACAGACTTTTTGAACATAAGTTATTTACTAAAACAATAAATAAAACTGAGATAAATCCAGAAGGAAATAATAGACTCGAATATGTCTTACCCACTGTAAGAAAAGTTTATTCTAAATTTTTTATAGATTTACCCGGATTATTCAATCCTACAAACCAGTATTTAAAAACTGTAAAAGACTTACGACTCGAACTCTATCAGTTACAATTTAACTTAGAAGAATTCCTAACAGAACTATCTGATAAGTTTAAAAAGAATTCAAAGGCACTAAATGACTTTGAAAATTTAGACTCAACTACTGAAATAATGACACTAATAGTTGAAAATTATGTTGCAGGGAAATTAAAATATGCCTTAGAGAAGACCAATAGTGATATTCAAAGTGAAATAAGAGATACTAAACTCAATAATCATTTAGGTCTATAATGGTATAGTTTTTGAATAAAATTTAATAAAAAGTTTATAATATGAGTAAAGATTACTATCAAATATTAGAAGTTGACAGATCAGCATCTGCTGATGATATTAAAAAGGCTTATAGAAAACAAGCTATGAAATATCATCCAGATAAAAATCCTGGAGACGCTCAATCTGAAGAAAAGTTCAAAGAGTGTGCTGAGGCATTTGACGTTTTGTCAAATCCTCAGAAAAAACAACAATATGATACTTATGGAACAGTTGGTGATAATCACGGAGGAGGCAATCCGTTCTCTGGATTTGGTATGGATGATATATTCTCTAGATTTGGAGACTTTTTTGGATTTGGCGGAGGAGGCCGTCAAAGACCACAGACTAGAAAAGGTCAAGATCTAAGAGTGAAAGTTACCGTTACTTTACAAGATGTAATAAACGGTCTTTCAAAAAAAGTTAAATACAACAGACACACCAGTTGCACAATGTGTGATGGTGTCGGAGGAAAAGATTTAACCACTTGTGGAGTATGCCATGGTTCTGGTCAAAGAAAAATTGTTCAAAATACACCATTTGGTGTAATTCAACAAATAGTTGTTTGTAATTCTTGCAACGGAGCTGGACAAATTGTAAGAACAAACTGCAATAACTGTAGAGGAGAAGGTGTTATACCAAAAGAAGAAACCGTAGATATTCAAATACCAAAAGGATCATTTAATGGGGCAACATTTAATTTAAATCAGTTTGGAAATGCTGTGAAAGGTGGTATACCGGGTGATCTTCTAGTCACCGTAGAAGAAATTCCAGATCAAAATTTCAAGAGAGAGAATAATAATCTTGTCTATGAACAAGATATCAATATTGTCGATGCTATTCTAGGAAAAGAAGTTTTCTTGAAAACACCTCAAGGTGATATCAAATTCTCTGTTCAACCAGGAACAACTCACGGAAAAGTGCTCAGAGTTACTGGAAAAGGAGTACCCGACTTAAATTTCAATAGTCAAACAGGAGATTTATTCATTAAAATGAATTTGAAAGTTCCTCAACAAATTAATGATAATGAGAGGGAAATTCTAATGTCTCTAAAAGAATCAGAGAATTTTAACTAAGCCTGTCAATGGCAAATTGTAGGTTTGATTTAACCCTGTCCATGTAATGTGCCGGGATTTTACCTTCGTTTAAGAGTCTCTCACAGGCAGTTTTAGACTCTTCAAAATGACCTGCCCAAAAAGCAACAATCGAAAATTCATCAAGTAGTCCATAATCATAAACCCATGACTCAACAAAAAGAGATGTATCAGTAAGGGGAATTGTTATACCATGTTTTCCGATCATATATCCTTGCTGATTCATACCGTGAATTCTACAATATTGTACGGCCGCGTGAAGAACTTCAACTCTATGAGGACAAACCTCATACGCTCTTAAATAAGTCTGAAGAATTTGATCCTTCGGATAGTTTAGACCTTTCATGATATTTCCAGCGTTATATAGACTCACATAAATTTCTTCATTCCAAAAACCTTGGTCTGCTCTTTCTAAATATTTTTCTAATGACAACTCAGGTCTACCAGAATCTCTATAAGACTGTGCTAAGTAAAAGGTATATCTTGATCTGAACCAATCTGAAATATCACCCTTCAGAGCTTCTTCAAGAAGTTTAGCATCATTTTCAAATTTATTTCCACTTCTGTTTCTTGCACTATCTTGAATTGGACTATTGTGAAATCCATTTGCATGGTCTCTTGACCCACCATCCTCAAGTGATAAAAACTCATGAACTACACCATCATATTTCGACATTCTACGATTTGAAGTAAGCTGAGGCCTTTTATAAATGAAACCACCCATATTAGTGGTAATGTCATAGATATCCGCCCAAAGTGACTCTTTAAAAGATTCAGGATTAAAGTCTTCATTGAAAACCAATATCTCATCAGCATCAATCATTAATGCGTAATCAATATGCTCGACTTCTCTTAATTTTGCAAGTGCGAAAGAACGATTATAGGCGAAATTTTGCCAAGGTTCAATTACCACCTGTCCAGGAAAATTATTTTCTACCAACCAATTCTGAATTGTCTCAGGAGTTCCATCGTCTGAACCAGTATCGACAATTAAAACATAGTCTATGATTCTTTTTACTGACTCAATACATCTTGTGATAACGTGAGCCTCATTTTTTACAATCATACATAGACCAATAGTTTTCATATTTTGGGTATATTTTTATTATTTATAGACACAATTCATATGGTTTGTTTAAATTATTTTTTTTGACCATTTTTTACTAGCACAATCAAATATTCTATAATATCCCATCTCTGTCATAATTTGAACTTCTGACTTATTTTTATCAAAGTTATTTTTGACTAACTTGTCTTTTCGGAAGTTAAATCTATGTTTTCTAAAGCCATCCACTACCCAATAATAGTTTGGTTCAGTTTCACCTACTAGTTCAAATCCAAGTTTTTCATAAAGACCACCTAGACCTTTTGAGTTATCTGAGTAACTTAGTAGTTCTACTGGATTATATTTTTTTATAAAATAACTCAGTAATTTAGAAGCACCTCCGATAACGCTCACTCCTAATTTGTTACAAAACCTAATTAATTCATAATGATCAGTCTTAGATTTATGGCCTAATGATCTTCTTAGATTACCAAATGTCATCAACGAGACCAATTCATCATTATAAAATAGACCAATTTTATATTTGGACCCGACACTTCCTTGGATATGATTTTTATTTAAGAATTCAGTAATTAATTTGTTATCTTCAATTTCTTTGACTTCACAACTTCTCGCCCATATCTTTTTCGATGATCCTAATTTATTTAGTATCATCGATTTAATTATTTCACTTTTGAAGTCCCACTCATCTTCCCAGATGTGTACTAGTTCTATACCATTATTAATACATTCTTTAGACTTTTCTTGATGATAATTTTTATCTCGATAAAGCTCTGAGTGCCAATAAAGTCCATTAAATTCAAATGATAACTTCAAATCAGGTATGTATATATCGAGCTCTTTAGAAATTATACCTTTATGATTTCTTAGAACTATACCACTATAGACCTGACTAATAAATTCGAAAATTTCTCCTTCTTTCTTTGATTTTCCAACCAATATTGGGTTACAGTTAATACAAATTTCTTCTTTAGATAGTTTTCTGAATTGAAACAATTGTCTATTCATTTCAAATTCATTTGAACAGTTATTACACATAAATCTTAAAACTGAATCAGTCTTATTTAGATTTTCCCGCTTGTCAATAAAGATGATATTTTCTGGTAAGTTCTCTTTAATTTTCGAAACAATATTGAATTTATAAGACTCAATACGTTTATCAATGATCTCTTTACTTTTCAAGTGATGATCAACTCCCCAATTTTTCAAAGATTTTTGTCTTATTTTATCATTTCTAAAATTTACAAAATTATCGTAACTTCCAAATTTATCTTCTATTGTCTTCTTTTTCTTCTGCTCTATTTGTTTCTTTTCTGATTTCGATTTATTAATTAGTGAACTGGTTCTATTTTCAATTATTTGTTCTCTATTATCATTATTCTCAAAAGTCTCTCTACTTTTATTTGATATCTCTTCAGATTGTTGAGCCCATTCGACACCCCATCTTTCAACCATTGTACTATTGAACTTTTTTCTCACTTGTTCATTTTTCATGTAATGATCACCATTCCATTTATCTAAAATATTCTGTTTTTCACGATCAATAACCTCTTTAGATTTTTTCGGATTATCCACACCCCATTTTTGAATACATGTTTCTCTCCTTTTATTAACTGTGCACTTCATATCACCACAAGTTTGTCGATATCCATTTTTGAATCCAATGAAAGACTTGTGTTTCCCGCAACTACAGAGATGTATACTCTTTAAATCATTAACAAAGTAATATATTTTTTCTGATGTTTGTAAATCTTGTACCTCAATAGGTATATTTTTATTTATATACTCTATGTAAAGATGATTTTTAGGATTTTTTAAAAATAAAACTAAAGATCCTATATTTCTATTCGCCATTTCAATAATTAGGTCTCTCATAGATTTTTAACATTTATTGTTATATATAAAATGTCGGTGATTTGTTTCTTGATTTATAAATCTAATATATAAATAAAATTAATAACTAAATGTCTGATTACGTACCTTATCAAAGTGGTTACACAATAGAAGAGTTTATAGACTTTGTTCAAAATGAACTAACAGTAGGATGCGCACTTCCAAAAGTTTTACCAGATTCTGAAATCAGAAGAATTATTGAGACTAGAGCTCTACCATACTTCTACCGTAATTACCAGTATTCAGTACAAAAAATGTATTTTCTAGTTCACAAAGAAGCCTTTCAAACTGAAGAATTTACAAAATATAGATACGTTACTGTACCTTGTGAAATACAAAGTGTTGTTTATCTCTACGAAGCAAGAGGTGAAAGTTTATTTCAACTCGGTATTAATACACCTAACTTATCAGTAAATTTAGGGGTTACAAATCAGCCTTATTTATCATCATATGTAACAACAATCGGTGAACTCGGAGTATATAAAACTATACTTGATTCAATGAGTGATATGATGAATCAGTTGAATAAGTACACTCTCAAATATCATTTTAATCAATTACATCACAGACTTCACATACTTACTAATGTAAAATACGATGTGATCCTTGAGGCTTATGCGAATATTCCAGCTGAATATTTGTTTAAAGACGATCTTTTTGTAAAATATGTTACTGGATGGGCAAAAGTTCAATATGCTAATTTGACTGGTCGTTATGATTACGTTTTGCCAGGTGGCGTAAAAATCAATTCAGCTGACATTATGTCTCAAGGAAAAGACGAAATTAAGGAAGCAGAGGAGGAAATTAAAGGACAATCGAATTCAAGTTTCTTTTATCTTGTGAAAAAGTGAACTGGATGGATACTTAATACAATGAAACATCTATATAAATTCAAAAAGTTCAATGAGGTAAGATTAAGTGATGTACTTAATATCAAGTCCTCAAAAGATGATAATGTTTCTTCTGAAATACAGAAATTAAAAGATGTTACTTTTGATTTTGACAAAAATCTAGTAAAGTTTATTACTCTGAAAAAAAGAGTTAATAATAAAAAAGTTCAATTTAAAATAAATTGGAATGATACATCTAAACATGATTTAAAGAAAAGAATATCTGATAGAACCACTTTTAGGACAGTTGAGGAGTTTAATAATTTCTTTAGAGAAACGGTAAACATAATCTTTCCAGACTATTTAGGAAAAGATGTTCTTAATACTGGTAGATATTCAATTTATTCAATAGAATATAATATTTCTATAATTTTCGAATTTAACTTAGAAAAATGGTTAAAGAATGAATATGAAATTAATATTATAACAGTATTACCGGGTAGAAAGGGACTAGATGTTATAAAAATTATTGATATTTAGGTTGACAATCTCTAAAATTTTAGTATATTAGAAGAATGAATGAAGAAAAGTTAAAAGAATCTTTTGTAGAAATTTGCTCACAAATTTTTGTCACTCCTGATGGATTTCAATTTCCTTTTGACTCAATTAGACATAATGATGATCTCTCTGAGATCTATACTTCTAAAGAGTGGTCAATTTTAGAAACTAAAATGAGCAACTTACTCGAATTGATCAACTCTGATAATTCTTTAATTGACAAAGATATCGAAACTGAGTTGTGGAACATGATTTAAATCCACTTTACCGTATTAAAAACTGACAGGTCTTTACCACCAGCATAAGATATTGAACTTTGAAGACACTCTTCGATGTATTTCATTTCATCTAAGATAGATCGATCTTTGTAGTCAATTAGTACTTTCTTTCCCTCAATTCTATTTGTCTTACCGCTTTGAAACTTTGAGGCTGATCCCCAGAATTCTTTCTTTATAGTCCCATTTACATCAACTAGATGGCCAGGAGAGTCTTTGAATCCTGACATCATTCCTCCTATCATTACCATAGTTGCTCCTAGTACTAGAGATTTTGAAATATCACCTGGAACTCTAACTCCACCATCTGCAACTATTGGTTTTGTAGCAACAAGTGAACATTCATATACAGTTGAGGCTTGACAATTTCTAGAACCAAATCCAGTTGTAGGCCAAGTTGTACATGCACTACCAGGACCCACTCCAACCTTTGTTGCATCTGCTCCCCACTCTTCTAAATCTTTAATTGCTTCTTGACTGGCGACATTTCCAGCAATAATAAATGTGTTCGGTAATTTTTCTTTGATATATTTAATCATTTTTTCCATTTTTATGGAATGGCCGTGTGCTATATCGATTGTAATGAAATCTGGACTATAGTCTGAGCCAGTTACTTGATTTGCCAGGTGAATTTCATCGATTGTATCATAAGAGTCGATATTGACACCAAGTGAGATTGAACTAACTAATCCTAACTCTTTCATTTTTTCGGTAAATGAAACTGGATTAGTTCCAAATCTGTGCATGATATAAAAGTATCCGGATTTTGCGAGTTTTATTGCGATTTCTTCATTGATCACACATTCCATATTTGCAGGAACAATCGGAAGCTTGAAGGTAAATTTTCCAAAATTTACTCCACAGTCACACTCGCTTCTTGACTCAACAACACATTTTTTAGGCACGAGGTTAACCTCTTCGAAATCAAATTTTTTCATATTTTAATAAAAGATATATTTTTTATTATCATCAATAATACAATACATCGATATGGGATAGATTTTAGGATTTTCTCCTGTATCATCTACGATAAATCTACAGTTACCGTCGATTATATCTAAATTTGAGACTTTAATTGTTGCGTTATTGAGACCTTTAATTACTGAGTAAAGAACATCGTCTACCTCTGGAGTAATTTCAATAAAATTTTCACTTGTAAGAAGTTTACCTTTATATCCATTCTCGAAGTAAGCTTTATCGATAAGTTTTTTCAGTTCTTTTTTATTTGAAAATTCTATTTTAATTTCACTTTTCATTTTGATAAAATATTTAGACCTATTTTATAGTTTAAGATGTGAGAAAGTTTGAAGAGACCATTTAATATATAAACTAATTAAAATTATATTTTTAAAATGAAAATTATCAGAGCAAGACTTAAAGCTTACAAAGGAGCTAAAGTTGACGAGTTTATATCAATAAAAAGCAGAATAAAAGCACTTATTGAAAAAAATCCAGGTCAAGATTTTGACTTCGTTATAGACGATAACGGTAGAAAATTTATTAAATCTTTTGGCCCAGAAAGTATTGAATCAGAATTAGTCGGTAAAGTATTACCAATAGTTGATAGATTTCACTTCGCTAAATTTAAAGAAGATGGTACAATTGAAGTTGTTATGTCAGAAAATGAAGGCGCACTTCCGAGAGAATCAACTGTAAAGCAGTTAGAAAAAATAAGAAAAGCAACAAAATCAACTACTATTGATGACCGTGTTCCAAAATTAAAAGGAGCAAACTTAGGATACGAGAGAAACTGTGTAGATAGTGGAATTGAATCTTATGAAGATTTTGAAAAAAAGAATAAAGATTTTATTCCTGGATGGAATCTTAAACACCTGAAGAGTCCTTTCAAAACTAAATTAAAATAGTATGAAGTTTTTATTAAAATATGAAAAATTTCTAGAGTCACAAGGATATGATCACGGATGTGTGATGGTTCATGTACCAGTCGAAAATTGGAAAGACTTGACATCACAAATAAATCCAGATGATTTATATCAAGAAACTGAAGGTGACAACTATGGCATTCAAGAACACCCACATTTGACTCTACTTTACCCAGTGACAAGTGTCGTTGATGTTAGTGAAGTAGAATCGATTTTAAGAGAAGTTCTAAAAGATAAGTTAGAAGTGAATATTAACGGTATAGACCTTTTTGAAAATCCTAAATATGATGTTGTAAAATTCAATGTTGATCGAAATGATAATCTACTTAACTTACATAATAAGTTAAAGTCTAGTATTCCAAATAGTGATAAGTATCCAGAATATAATCCACATATAACACTTGCTTATACTAAACCAGGATGTGGAAAGAAATATTGTGATCCAAATTATAAGTATAATTTTAATAATGTAAATAAAGTTATTTATACTAGACCGAACAATACAGATCTAACCATAGAAATATGAAAATAAAAAAATATAATTCATTCTTAGAGTCAGATATGTGGCAAGATAGAACTGATACAGAGTTTGGTTCTATATATGAGTGGTTTAATACACTCAAAAAATATATGTTAAATTCGACTATTAATGAGTCAGACCTAAAAAACCAAGTAAATCATTTTTTAGGAGAAGGTGAGTGGAGTAAAATAGACAGTCATTTTACAAAATTGGTTCAAAGTTTAGGAAATGTCGATTTAGATTTTATAAAGGATAAATTATTAGATATATTTGATGAATATCTATTTGTGGAATCAAAATTTGTGACACTTTGTACACTATATGCTGACGTTGACATTCATGTGTCGAATATATTACGAAGATATAACGGATTAATAACCTGTAAAAATATTGATAACTCAGAGAAACTGTCTTTAATTTCACATTTTTTGGTAGGCTTACTCTCATCAACTCTTTTTATTGCACAAGGACCAAGTGCAGGTGCCAGATCAGGAACTTTTCTATCAAGAACAACATATGATGAAGTATATGTAACTTCACCAAAGTGGTCTATGAAAAATATATCTAAGATTAAATTTAAAATTGAAGAGATTGATAAAATCTCACAATCAGCTCTTAGTAGATTTCTAGATGATAAACAGAAATATAACTTAGAAAATTCACTTGAACTTTATAGACCAGGAATTTATATCGGAATAAGTGCTTATTATGATAATCAGATTGATGGAAAAGAATTAACTACTCGATTTGAAGAAGTTATGCCTTCACTTCTATCTGAACTTGACTATGAAGACGTAATTTGGCCATGGAAGGCAGATTTGCCAAATATTAACGATTATGATTTAAAAATTTTACTTAAAATGTGATGATTATAAAAAAATTTAACCTTTTTGAATCTGAAAACTTTAGTGACAAATTTCCTGACTTAGAGGAAATTAAAAGTTACTTTTATGATTTTACTGATGAAGTAGACACATTTATCGATGATTATGACTATGGATATCTTTATTTTAAAGATACGCACTGGTCAAGTGCTACCAACAAATTGATAAATATTTTAGATACTGAAACAAGTAACCATCGATTAGAGTATTGTTCGGATTTCTTGTCGACACGTCCGAAACTTATAAGAATTAATCTAGACTCTGAAAGCAAAATAAAATTAATTGAATCTGGTAAAGAATCCGGTTATGAATTCTTATTCATACACTTTGAAGAATATCTATTTAAAAAAGAAAAATTACCAATTCTAATAGATTGTTTAAAAACTCTGTACTCACAAACTGAATTTAGACCAGTAAAATCTCTGTGGACAGAAGATTGGATCGATGAAAAATCCGGCGAAGCAGTGACACGATGTGGATTTGAAGGAACCTTTGTGAGAGTTTCCGATGATGAGTATAGAAAACTTTGTCAAATTTTTGAACAAGGAAGTTTGACTCCAACTTTGACTAAACTTTTTCAATAGGGTAAGATATAAATCTTAATTGAAATAATAAAGTTTCAATATTTAAAAATTAACGGCAATTTATGGCAGAAATGAATGATGATTTATTCGGCAATTTAGATTCAAAAATGGATTTTTTGAATGAACAGACAAAAACAAATACTGATGGTATCTATCGTATTGATTTGTCAAAAGTAAAAGACAAGAAAAAGGGATATCGATCGGTAGTTCGATTCCTACCAAATTTGACAAAAGAAGGTAAAGTTGGTCAACTTGCTCTTGAAAAAATTAGTCACTATGTAGACATTAAAAACCAAAAAGAACTTTGTGGATATTTTGATAGTCCAAAGAACTTTGGTGAAAAGTGTGCTCTTAGTGATCTTTACTACCAATTGACTAATTCTAAAAATGCTATTCTTCAAGAAAGAGCAAAAATGTTGAAATACTCTAAAAAGTATTACTCTTATGTACTTGTACTTGAAGACGAGCAACAACCTGAATTAGTTGGTAAAATTATGATTTTCCAATACGGAAAGACTATTAAAGATAAAATTTCAGCAGAAAAGAATGGAGAAATTTCAGGAGTTTCTTGTAATGTATTTGATCTTTCAGCTGGTAAGGATTTTGTTCTTTTGGTAAAAGAAATTCAAACTGGTGATGAAACATATCCAGACTATAAAATGTCTATGTTTAAACCAGAGGCTTCTTCTCTTCCAATTTACTTCAAAGAAAAGGGTATTTTCAAAAATGCACCTCTCGTAGATGGTAAAATTGATGCTAAGGCTCAAACTATGGTTAAAGATTTCTTGGTTGATCGTGATCACGATTTAGAAGATTTCGGTCCTAAGAGACTTGACGAAACTCAACAGGGAAAAATCAATGAGATTATCGGTTTTATGACAGGTAAGTCTTCACAAGGATTCGTATCTTCTAAGACTGAATCAAAACCAACTTCAGATGATTTTGACTTTGAAGAATCAATTGTTTCTTCTTCGTCATCTTCTTCGAGTAAGGCAGAAGATGAGGATGATTTCTTCGCAGATATGTGATAAACAAATCATCTAAAATATAAAACCCACTTCGGTGGGTTTTTTTATTGAAATAAAACTATAAACTTTCAGCACTAATCAAATTATAAATAGTGTATAAAAATATATTTTTTAAAAATGGAATATTTGAATAAAACATTTAAGAATAGAGTTACTGGTGATATCTTTCAAATAATAGATGTGTATCAAAATATTGCAATAACATCAAATAAAGAGAAAATTAATACAAATTTACTAGCAGATGAAAAGTTTTTTATACCTGTTGGTACTCCTCCAAAATCAATAAACGAATCTATGAGAAATATAAAAGACGATTCAGTTGACCCTAACAAGTTCTTTAGCAGTCAAACTACTTATAACGCATTTGCCGATCAAATTAAAAAACTACCACTTGATAAAGTTCCGTTTGAAGACACTAATAGTTCAATTAAAATGCCTGATTCATACGGTAATTTACCGATAGCAACTAACGAAAGTGCAATTATAATGTCTGATCCTGAAGATGAAATTGAAGAATTAAAAAGAAAATATGGAGCTACCTCGGTAGACTCAAGTATACAAAAACAAAATGAGAGTTTTGCTAGATTTTTCCAAGATGAGACTGCAACTGAACAAGTTGAAAGAGTTGAGGTACAGAGAGATACACCAGTTCAAAATAACTTTCAAGTAGAAAATATCCAATCAACTATGCCACAAAATGAAACTATTCAAAGAATCGAAGCTTTAGATCCTGTAACACAAATGTTCAAAAACGTTAAAAGAAATACAAATTTTAACCTTAGCTTCAAGGTCAATGGAAAAATCCCACGACTTGATTTTATTGAAATGATGGAAGATTCTTATGAGATATCGATTATCGAATATCTAGCTGACGAATTTACTAGAAATATTTTAAATGATCCTTCTGAGATAAGAAACAAGATTATACAAGAGATAAAGTCTATGATTGAAAAGAACTCTCAACCAAAAGACACTTCGAATTCAGTTGAAGTTGAAAAGACTACTGCGCAAAAGTCAACAAAAAGAACTTCAACGAGAAAAAAAAATGTATCTGAGTAAATGATTCAAGAGATTTTTTTAAAAAGAGCTGCAAATATCCGAAAGGAGTTTTTGTCTATTCAAAAAGAAGCTAATAATTACGAAAGAGCCTTGAATGGGTTTGTAAAAATGATCGACAACACATCTAATAATGTTGAGGATTTTTTAGAAAGATTAAACAGCAATGCTCTATCAGACCCAGAAAAAGCTAAGCAAGACTTGCTAGAAATATTTGTTAACCTAGAAAACGAATATAATAAAACAAGTAGTTCTATAGGTAATGTTGAAGACAAAATAGAACATCTTAAAAAAGATGAGCTTACCTTGTTCAGAGATATTAAACAAAGATATCCCGAACTATCCGACTCTCAAATAAAAAGTGAAATTCAAGACTATATACACAAATTAAAACTCTCTTAAAAAGGGAGTTTTTTAATATATATTCAAAACGTGTACTTTTTTCTAGATGAGAGCTTCGAAATTCGTTACTATTAATGAGAATATTTTATTAGAATATATCTATGACGACGCAAATTTAATAGGAGAACCCTATAACATCCTCACAAATACGGTGAATGGGTTTAAGTGTTTTATTTCCGCTGATGAGCAGAATCCACCTAGAAGAGGGTTTAAACAAACTAATAATACACTTTATAATCAATTATATAGAATTGATGCAGTGAATGCAAGATATGGAAAGGTTCCGGCATCTTCATCCCAGGATAATACTATTGACACAGAGAAGACCTCGTTTTTACAGATTCAAAATTACCCAACTTCTGTACCTATAAGGTATGATAAAATAAAGGTTCATATTCCGGTTGACTATACATTTGGTGAACTTAAAGGATTCGCTCTAAGAGTATATACCTATGATTTTAATGACAAGTTTCAGTATGAAATATCTAATTACTATTTTGATATGACTGATGTTGAGCAAAATTATAAACTTGAATTCTCATCTCCTTTGTTGTATCAGAATGAAAAATCCTGGGGAAAATATTTAGAAATTCAGGTACCCTCCGTTACAAAAATTTCAGACCAGAGGGTGCAAAACGTAACAAAAGAAAATACAATAAACTGGAATTTAACAGGAGGGATTGGACTCTCTAAAAATGCTCCGGTCTTTATAGATTTTCAATTTATAGAAAGCATAGACACTGTAAATGGTGGTAAATTTTTTAATTTATTCGACAAGAAAACTGTAGTTGTTCCACAAACACCAGACTTTGAAAACTTAGGAGTAGTAATTGATGAATCTTCTCAGGGAGACTTCTTCTTAATTTATGGTACATATAATGGAACACTCGCAGAATTTGAAAATTGGATTGACGAGTCTTATTATTACGGTAATAAATATTACGTTGAATTTGTGATTGATGTTTATGAGAAAAACGTCAAGACAAAGACTACTAATTTTGTATTACTTGATGACTTTGGTGAAGAAATTGAATTTAGACCAATATTGAAATTCACCACAACAACTGCGGTGATCGACGTTACTATGAAGGTAATAGATTTTACTGATGGTACAACAATAACAAGAAAGGCATCTTACGGATTATTACAAGGAGGTGGTCAAAAAATGGGTTCAGAACCTAACGATAGACTTGGTACTGGTAATTTCTCTGGTGGAGCTGGTGATATTTCGAAATATGCTAGAAGTCTATCTAAAATAAACTTAAAAGGAGCAAAAAAACCACAAATAATAGGTTTGAAAACTATAATGTTGTCAACTACTGGTGATGATCCATTTGGCACAAGACCTATTCTAGAACTTGTTAAGTCACCTTATAGTGTTTTTGGTGATAGTTTTTTTGTGAATGATGGCCCAGGTCCTTTAAATTTCGGTCGGTTAGCTTATCAGCCAAATAATGGTGCAATAACATATATTTACCCATTTGATAATTTAATTACTTTTAAAATACTTACGTCTGATGAGTTTAAAGAAGTACCATACAATCTCAGTCTACTGACAGACTTAAAAATTACAATTAAAAGTGACAACAAAGACCTATCTTTTGGTATCTATAGAGAGTCATCATATAATGACTTAGAAAATGGAAAAGTAATTTTCAAAATTCCACAGGGTTCGTATTTAGATATAAAAAAATTGAGTAATCAAGGATTTGATCTTTTTTATATTAACGGACTAGACGAAGATGGAAATAAAGTTATAGTTTATAGTGCATTTTTCTTACCATTTGATTCTGTCACTAATATTAATAAGTTAGAAGCTGACTATAGAGCAGCCGAGGATAGCGCAAGAAACCAAACAAAGACAGTTCAAGAACCTGTTGACATAACAACTGACGTAAGAGACGCAATTCTACAAGGTCAAAGTAAACCTAAAGGTGTAAATACATCTACTACAAATCAAACTAGTAAATCTTCTGGGTTCTCTGGAGCAAGCTTTAATTTCGCGCCTAGATGGAAGGCTTATGCCCAATCAATTTTACTTGGTAATTCTTCAAGAGACTACGAAAAAGTTCTCCCGACAAAGGCATTAACCCAGATGATGCTTGATTTAGGTTTAACTAAGAAAGAAAACTTATCTAGCCTAGTCAATAAATTTAAAAATAAATCTAAAGGATTTGCAACAGCAGTTGCTGTTGATAAGTCAGATCAAACAGATAAAACATTCCAACTAATACTCGGATATTTCAAAGGTTTAAATCTAAAATTGACTCCAGATAGACTAAGAGATCTTTATCTTGGTGACCTGAGAGGCACTTCGAGACAATATGATCCGGGAGTTATGACTGAAAAAATAGGTAAGTTTTCCGTATTGGTCGATAATCTCTCTATTGTTCGTGGAAAGGAAACATTCAAACAAGATTTAGATGAATACATTTTATCTGGTAAGACTAATAAAAAAACAGCAAGTGGGAAAGGAATTGGATTAGTAGAAAGTGAAGTTAGAGTTGGAGAATTTTTACCACTCGATAAACGAGAAATTGAAAAGATCAAGAATAATCAAATATATGAGGCAGTTCCAAAACCAAGGGATGCTACTAAGGCTATCTTACAATCCCCACCAATTATGACATCACCCAATACGTCAACATCAGGAATGAGTGGTAACTCATTTAGAGGTAGATAATGGTTAGTAATTAAAATAATAAATAAAGAATGAAAACCGAAATAAAAAAACTACATAGAGATGTACTACTTGAATGGGGATATGACAAGTCAAATCTAATTCTTGAGCCGTATAGAGTTATCAAAAACTCAAAGGGCTTAATTAATTCATATGAAGCTTTTGAATCTACAATAACAAATAATTCTCAAGAGAATCAATTATTTGTCCTGGATGCAACATTAGGTAAATATGCTAAAGTAGATACAAGTTCAACTACTAAAGGTAAAAAGTATAACTTTTTAAGTTATTTTGATTATGTACCAAGCGCTGCAGTTAGACACGACAGAGCAAGAATATATTTTCCAGCTAATTATAATTTCGGTGAATATCAAGGTATCTATCTAAGAATTTACACCTACGACTATCAAAATAAAAAGTTTTTTGATCTTTCTAATTTCTTTTTCGATGCAACGGATACTTCTACATCTAACTTACTTAGTTCAGCTGTATCACCACTTTTATATCAAAATATTTTATGGAATAAATATATTGAATTAAATATTCCATCTGTTTATGCTCTTTCTAGACAGAGACAAGGTGGTGCTCCTAGTTTAGGATCTATAAATAACAACTTAACAGATTTTAGAGGCTTATCACAGACAGCTCCTATTTTTGTAGATTTTAGATTTATTACTAAAATAGTTCAAGTATCAGGAACTAAGAACTACATTACTTCAAGAAAGTCAACATTTCAAATTCCACAGATACCACAGTTAGAAGACTTACAATTGTTTGTTGGTGAGTCGCAAAGTGGTGACTACTTTGAAATATACCCAACTTATCAAGGAAGATTTGAGAATTTTGTAATATTCAACGATAATTCTGTAAAATTGGGAAAAGATTACTATCTAGAATTTGACGTAACAGTTTTTGAAGAAAATATAAAGGCCAAGACGTATACTTATAAAATTGAATACGATTTCACTGAAATTATAGAATTTAGACCAATAATTAAATACTCTACCACCAAGGCTATAATTGATGTAGAAATGAGACTAATCAATAAAGATGGTGGCAATACTGTTACTAGAAAGTCATCTTATGGTATGAAGCCAGATCAGTTATCTAAATATCTTCTAAATACTAAGAAAATCAATGTCAGAGACACATTTAAACCTAAAATTTATGTCAAAAATCAGTACAACAGATGGCCAATTGACACGCTTGGTAAATCTCCGGACTCTATAACGACTGGTAGAGAAGGTAGCAGATCAGAATTATCTACAAATGGTTCAACATCAGGCTCACTAGCACCAGGATCACCAGGATCACCAGGCTCACTAGTACCATACTCATTATCATCAGGATCACTCACTCAACCCGGAAGAGTCGCATCAGTCACAGAAGATAATAGAGGAAATCCAGTATCAAAAATCGATGTATCAGTTCCAGAATTCACTGCGATAACCGGTGGTGAATCACAGATTTCAGCATTTTCACAACAGGCACTAAATGTAGTCAGACCAGCCAAAATAGACAATTATCATTTAATTGGTAAATTAAAAATAGCAATCAAACCGTTTGATAATATTTTTAAGTTTTTACTCGCTAATAAATCAAAAGATGAGACTCAACTAGAACCCTTTGATCTTACAAATTGTAATGATGTTAAACTAGTAATTAAAACCGATGACAAAGTGTACGAATTTCCTCAAATTATAACTTCTGAAACTGTTGCAAGATTGGGAGCTTGTCAGTTCAAGATTCCAGAGACTAGATTTTTAGATATCAAACAGACTTTTAATCAGGGATTTCCAATTTTTTACATAACCAATACCGCGCAAGGTATGACAAATGTAATTTATGCTGGTTTATATACTGTTCTTGATACCGCACAGAGTCTCGGTGCTGGAAACATACAAGACTTACTAAACAGTCTAAGTACTCCTACCGATACTGGATTACCAATCAGTGCCGAACCAAGTATTATATCACCACCAAGTGAACAAGAGATCGCAATAGTAACCAGAAGAAAAGTACCGGCTTCTGGAAAATCTGAAACAGTTAGTACTGCAAAGGGCGCTCTAAACAATACTAATAGACAGACTAAGACAGGTGGTAGATAGAATATATAATAATAATAAAAATAAAAATAAGAAGTGCGTTTAAGTTCACAATCGAGTCAATTTGTATTTAACCTACCGGCAAATTTCGTACCACCTGAGGTACTTAATTCATACACACCTATTTTAGATAAAAACTGGATTCAGTATGAAAATGTAATTGACTATCTTAACTCAACAATTAAGGCCGTTAGTTTTCCTGGTATATCTTTTGAACTACCTATGCAATATCTTATTCGTGGTAAAGAAAGACAATATAAGCCGGCTAAAAACATTCAAGATATTGTTGGTCATGATATTACTATTACTTTTGCGTCCGTAGACGCTGATATCAACTACTGGATTGTTTTTGATATAGTATCTAAGCACTATTTAGATGTCGATAATTTGTATTTGAATCCATTTACAATTACAGCTGTCGATATTCACCGCGATGGGATTTACAGAATCATATTCAAAGAGATAATTTTAAAGAATTTGAGTGATAATAAGTTTGATTATGCACAACAGAAAATCTCATCAAAAGAATTTACAATGACTTTTCACTTCAATTTTTATGAAGTAGAATTCCTACTAGATAGAAGTAAAGTTCTTGAGCTCGGTACAGTACCTCAAATTATTCAGAAGATTTGATTATTTTTGAAAACCACCGTATAAATTATCAATATAATAAAAAAGTAAAGATAATTTATGATACATTTACTATGGTGCACTATCAGAACAGGAAATTTTCCAAATATATTCAATCATTGGCTTACTAGGTCAAAATATAAAAAATTTCATACACACGTTTTAGTATCAACTGAAAATGAAAAAGTATTCTTAGAAAATTATTTTCAAAGTCTAAATCTTTCTAATAGAATAGTTGTATTTGATCCTCCTTATAGAGGTGTTTGCCTACCAAGTTATAAACTTTCATCTAGTTTAGAAGCTCAAAAATCAGATGTTGTGATATTCGGATCTGACGATTTTACACCACCCCAAAATTGGGATGAATACTTAATTAATAAATTACAAAACAAAACAGGAGCTCTTCTCGTAAATGATGGTTATCAAGCTTTAGATTTTTCAAATATGGCAGAGCCTATTTTTAGTATACCTGTCATGACATTTGATTGTTTAGTCAAATTAAATAAAATTATTTATAACCCAGTATATACACATCTTTGTTCAGATGCTGAGCTCTTTTTGAATTTAAAAGAAATGAATCTAATAATTGACGAAAGAGCAAATGACATAAATTACATTTTTGAACACCATCACTGGTCATCAGGAAAAAGACAAGCTGATCAAAATGATCAGTCATATTATAATAATTTCGAAAAAGATAAAAAGACTTGGGAATTGAGAAAAAAACTAAGTTTAGAAGAAAGATTAAAAGTTAGTATATGAAAAATAAAATTAGAATAGATTTCTCAGACTTCTGGGGAGGATTTGACAAAACAAATAACTATTTCTATAATCTTCTAATAGAGGAATTTGAGGTTGAAATATCCAATAACCCAGATTATTTATTCTTTTCAGTATTTGGAAATAATCATCAGAATTATAAATGTACTAAGATATTTTATACTGGTGAAAATGTCGCACCTCCATTAGGATATTGTCAGTGGTCATTCTCTTTTGATTATTTAGATGATTCAAGAAACTATAGATTACCACATTATCTTCTTTATGACGGTTATTATGAGTTAAGCAGGCCTAAAATAATTGATGAATCACTGGTAAATAGAAAATTTTGTAATTTCGTTGCATCTAACGGAAACTGTAAGGAACGAAATGATTTTGTTCATCAGTTATCTAAATATAAAAAAGTAGATTGTGGTGGAAGATGGATGAATAATATTGGATATGCAGTCACAGACAAGAGAAAATTTCAGTCTGAGTATAAGTTTTCAATTGCATTCGAAAATAACGCTTACAGACCTCAACATCCCGGGTATACAACTGAGAAAATTATGGAACCAATGACCGTGAATTCAATTCCAATATATTGGGGTAATCCATTAATATACAGAGAATTCAATACTAAATCATTTATTAATTTTTATGATTTTAATAATTTAGATGACTTGATCCAAAGTATAATTGATTTAGACCAAAACAACTCTCTATATTTAGAAATGTTGAAAATACATTGGATAATCGATAATAAAATCATAGAAGAAAATAGAATAGAAAATATAAAACACTTTTTATATAAAATTTTTACTTCAAATAATTAATGATAAAAGTCTGTTCACAACTAAACAAAACAAAATAAAATTATAAAAATATTAATGGAAAATAGTAAGTCACAAATACATCAAGATTTGATTCTCGATGAACAAGTTTTCAAAAATAAAACAAATGGATTCTTTGTTGAAGTTGGTGCATTAGATGGTTTTGGAGCATCCAATACTTGGTTTTTTGAAATGGAAAGAAATTGGTCTGGTCTTTTGATAGAACCTAATCCAATAGAGTTTGAAAAACGACATCAACATCCGCGTCCAAAATCGGTTTTTGAAAATTGTGCGATTTCAGATATTGAAAAAGATATAAATTTTTTATCTATTGAAGGACCTTGTAATGTTCTAAGTGGAATTATAGAATTCTATAATCCTCAACATCTAGATAGAATAAACAAGGAATTAGAAATGTACAAAAATTATCCTCAAGGTCATGACCTTTACTCACGTAAAGAAGAAATACCAATGAAGGCTGTCCGACTAGAGACACTATTTGACAAACATGGGATAAAAAAAATTGATCTCTTGTCAATCGATGTTGAAGGGGCTGAATCACAAGTTTTAAACTCTATAAACTTCGATAAAGTCGATATTGATGTTTTTCTAATAGAAAATAATTACGGACTAAATAAAGAAATTGAGTTTCTTTCAAACAAAGGTTATAAACTACTCGGAAACATTCAATGGGATTCAATTTTTGTAAAAAATAATTTATAATTAGAAATGGATAATATTGGAGTAGGAGTTGTAACCTCTACAAGACTAAAGGAAAGATACATGGCTTGTAAAAACACCTGGTCTAAAGATTTTCAAAATGTTTTTTTCTTTGGTGGATATTTACAAGATGACAATCTCATCTCAATAAGTCAAGCAGGCGAAGACTACAACAGTCATTTTTTAAAACAACAATTAGGGTTCAAGTACATGTTTGAAAAGAATCCTAATTTTGATTGGTACTGTATGACAAGTTGTGACGCGATATTATTCAAGAATTCAACTTTGAATGAAATCTATAAATACGATCATAACCAAGATTTTTTATTAGCTCTTGCATGTGGAACTTGGACCGATACACCCTACTTCCATGCGATAGATAATCCATCAGATAATTCATTTACAGCTATAGCCGGAGGAGGCGGATTTTTTATTAGTAACTCACTTATGAAAAAATGCTACCAAATAATTGACAGTTTTAATGAAAATTGGATTAGAATTTCCGGACCAAATTATCCCTATTCAGATGTAGCGTTTGCCTATATGGTATTCAAATATTTAAACATAAGATTAACTAATATGCCTTATCTCCTTGGTCAGCCACCATCACATTATTTGGGTGCTATTTCGGGGGATGAAAACACAAAGTGGTATGTTAATTTTCCAATTCCACTTACAGAGGCTCTTAAAAGACCTATGAGCTTTCATTACATAAAACCACATGAAATGATGGATGTCTATAATAAATATAAATCTTAAATGAAAGTAGTAGTGACTGGCAAACATGGTCTTTTAACATCTGAGTTACAAAAAATAGACGATACAATTCTAGGACTTTCTAAGGAATACTATGATATTACAAAGTTAAGTATAATATCAAAATTAAACACTATTAATCCTGATATTATAATTCACTCATCTGCTATAACTGATTCTAAAGTTATAATTAAAGAGCCAATTCTTTCAATTAAAACCAACATAATTGGTAGTGCTAACATATCAGAATATTGTTTATTGAATAATAAACGATTGATATATATTTCTACTGACTATGTATATCCAGGACTTGATGGTAATTACAAAGAGTCAGATCCTGTTTTACCAGTAAATGAATACGCTTGGACAAAATTGGGCGGTGAGTGTTCAGTTCGAATGGTAAAAAATCACTTAATAATTAGAACTAGTTTTGGACCTAATGTATTTCCATATGACCAAGCATGGGGAAATCAAATTGTGAGCAAAGATTATATTGATATTATTGCTCCTAAGATACTAAAGGCTGCTAAATCCAATATTAATGGAGTTTTAAATATTGGTACCGAACCAAAAACAATATTTGATTATGCGTATAAAAGAAATAATCTTGTTAAAAAAGTATTCTTGAAAGAGAAAAAAAACTTTAGTCTAAATTTAGAAAAGTATGAAAAACTATAAAGTGATAGATAAATGCCCAATTACTCAAGATACTAATAGAATAAAATATTTTGATCTTGGAAGAGTTCCCTTAGTAAATAATTTACTTAATAGTAGGGAAGAATCTCTTAATGCAGAGAGATTTCCGTTGGAAATTATTTACTATCCAATTTCCGGTGAGTCTTCTCTCAGTATAGCTATTAATGGTGATTTATTATTTTCACATTATTTATTTAAATCAGAAGTAAATAAGCCATACTATAAACACTGTCAAGAAATGTTTAATTTTTCTAAAAATTATATCAATAGTATTAGCGATTTGAAAGTGATAGATATCGGAGGTAACGATGGTACATTACTCGATGCCTTTAGAAGTGCAAGTGATATTGAAATGTCACTACTAAATATAGATCCATCAAAAAACCTATGTGAAATTTGTGAGAATAAAGACATAAGATGCATAAATGATTTCTTCACATATGATCTTTCACTTAATATATCAGAAAAGGCTGATATAGTAACATCGACAAATGTTTTTCAACATCTTCAAGATTTGGATTCATTTGTACAAGGGATTAATAATATATTAAAAGACGATGGAATTTGGATTTTAGAGTTTCCATATTGGATTCATGACATGAAGACCAATCAATTTGATCAAATATATCACGAACATATGTATTATCACTCGGTAAGACCTATGAAAATGATGATGGAAAAACATAATATGAGAATTATTAACGTTACAAATCAGGCCATTCACGGTGGTACTTTAAGACTTGTTATTGTAAAAAATATTTCTAATTTGGAATCTGACATGACTATTGAAGACTTTATAAAGTATGAAAAAAATTACGATTCTGATTTTCACATAAATTGGGGTGTGAGTGTTAGAAATCATATTGATAGATCATCAAATTTCATAAAAAATATTATTAGTGATAATAAGGTGATATATGGATTCGGTGCGGCAGCAAAAGGATGCATTTACCTAAACTCAATGGAAATTAATTACAATCACATAGAATTTGTTATAGACGATACAGATTTAAAGCAAAATAAATTCATTCCAGGAACAGGTATAGAAGTTAAAAGTAGAGAAATATTAAAAGAGAGAAAACCTGACTATATCTTAATATTAGCTCATAATTTTACAGAACATATAATAGAATCTTTAAAGGGTTATTACGATGGTAAATATATCGTTTTAATACCAGAAATTAAAATAATTTAAAAAAATGATATCAATAGAACAAGGTAATTTAAAAATAGGAGAACTTATATCTTCGTCTACACCATTTATAGCCGGAAAAATGGGAGCAGTAGAACAACAGATTGTAAAATACTTTCTTTATAAGAGGAATTGGGATGATTCGCTAAGATGGCATGCATCAAATCACGCAGGAATAACTCCACCATCAGATTATATATTGAATTACTTTATAAAAGAGTACATAGATGCACTATCCAATATTGATCTTCTAACAATTTGGTTTCCAGAAAATATCAATTCCGAAGAATTTACTATCTCTAGATACTTTTGTAGGAATGCTGAGTTCATTTCTGGATTACAATCCTTGGAGCCATTTTATCATGAAAATCCCTGGAGTAAATACTTAAAAGATAAAAAAGTTTTAGTTGTTCATCCATTTGAGGCATCTATACGTGAACAATACTCAAGAAAAGAATTATTATTTGAAGACAAAACAATTTTGCCTGATTTTGATCTAATAACTCTAAAAACATATCAAACACACGGGGGAGGAGACACTGATATACCTTGGAATGTTTGCTATGAAGATATGGTAGAGAGAATCTCGAATGTGGAATTCGATGTTGCCCTTGTTGGATGCGGTGCTTACGGTTTACCAATATGTAATCAAATAAAAAAAATGAGTAAGCCCGTAATCCATGTTGGTGGTGGATTGCAAATTATGTTTGGTATAAAGGGAAATAGATGGGATAATATGCCAGCTGTCAACAAATATTATAATCAATATTGGAAAAGACCCTATGACACTGAAAAAACACGAAACCATTCTGTAGTAGAAGGTTCAACTTATTGGTAAAAAAAAATAAATAAAAAAAATGGAAGCTTGGGAGAAATATAGAATACAAATAAACGATTGGGACACCTTGTTGTCTATCAAATTCGAAGAAAATACGTCAACTGGTGGAGTTTTTTGTGATGTTGGTGCCTGTAATGGTGTCATCACAAGACTTTTCAAAAGATTAGCTGGTAGGAACGGCCAGGTTTTTTCTTTTGAATTAAATCCATATAATTTTGAAACAATTAAATATCTACAATCTGAAAACTGCATAATAGAAAATGTTGCAGTATCTGAAAGTTCAGGTCAAGTTGATATTTATGGTGATAGTCTAAACTCTGGAAATCATACATCTAATATTGTTGGACACGACACTGCTTATCGTAAAATGAATCTGATCGGTAATATTAAATCGGTTTCACTGGATGAATATTTTGAAGGAAAAAAAGTAGATTATATCAAAATAGATGTAGAAGGAGCTGAATTAAAAGTCATAAAAGGAGGATTAAAAACCTTAAAAAATTGTAAATTTGCAGTAATTGAATGTCATTTCGCAAAAGACTGGTTAGAAATATACAACATTCTAAAAGATAATGATTTAAATTTCAAAAATATTGTTGACGACGTACCTATATTTTATGGTCAAACTACTTCAAGACCGGGAATAGGTGAAAATGGAATGCCATATCAAATCTACATAAAAAATATTTAGAAATATTATGCAAGGACAAATAAATTTAGATTCAAAACTTGGAAAGTATATATATGATCTAGTTTCTAGAAAAGATATAAATAACATAGTTGAAATAGGAACCTGGAATGGTTACGGTTCAACTGAATGTATCAGAAAATCTATAGTTGATAATAACAAAGAAAACTACACAGTATATTCCTTAGAGACGAATGAAAAGATGTATTATCAGGCTATTCAAAGAGAATTTCCTAAAAATTTCAACATAATTCTCGGTAGAATAATAGACGAAGATGATCTAAACTGGATGAATTGGGATGAATATTTTAACAGCCCTGAAGGATACTATCACGCTGGTAGTAAGAGAGAATGGCTAAATGAGGATTTATATAATCTCAGATTGGTTGAGAATAAAATTGACTTGATACCTAAACGAATTGATTTACTTATTTTAGATGGTGGTGAGTTTACAACATATCCTGAGTATTTAAAGATAGGACACAGAGCTAGATTTATAATTTTAGATGACACCAATCAGTTAAAGTGTCAAAAAATACGTGAAGAGTTAATTAATAGAGAAGGATATACAATATTATTAGATGAATTAAATGATAGATGTGGATATCTAATAGTTGAGAATGAAACTTTCAAAAATACAACTTATTTATGAGAAATATAATATCTTTCAGTCTCTGGGGAGATCACCCTATGTATTGGGTTGGGGCTATTAGAAATATAGAACTTGCAAAAAAGTATTTCCCAGGATGGATCTGTAAGTTTTTTATAGACAAAAAGTGTGATAAAAAACTTATAGAGACTATCAAGGGAGATAATGTAGAAATAGAACTAGTAAGTCCAAAAGACGATTTTCATGGAATGTTCTGGAGATTCTGGACAGCTGAAGATTCAGATGTTAATATTTTCTTATCAAGAGATTGTGACTCAAGATTCTCGGATAGGGAAATCTATGCTATTAAAGAATGGATAGAATCTGATAAAGATTTTCATATTATGAGAGATCATCCATATCACACAGTGCCTATACTAGGAGGAATGTGGGGTTGTAGAAACGGACTTATGAGAAAAATTGGTCTAATAAAATTGATTGAAAAATGGGGAAAGTTCCAAAAAAAGGGAATAGATCAAGATTTTTTGGGAAGTTGTATCTATCCTTTAGTCATAGATAATTGTATGGAACATTCTGAATTTAATTTGAAATTTGGAGGAGAAATAAGAAATTTTCCAACTATAAGAAATAATTATGAATATGTCGGTGATATTTTCGATGAAAATGATCAAAGGCATCCAGAATACTGGAAAATAATTTTGCAATACGAAAAAATAAATCTCATTTAATGAACTTTTTTAATATCGATTTACATATATCTATAATTGCGGATATGAAAAAAATATTTACTGAACTTGGACATCAAGTTCAGGACTTATCTTTATCAGAACACACATGGGTCTTCAACCGAAAAAAAGACAGTGTTCCGATGCTTGATAATGGCAGATGGATGCATTTGTCACCTAAACAATTTTCAGAGGAGTTTCACTTTTATTATAAAGATCAACTAAATTCAGTTGACGCCTTCATTGTGACTTACCCTCCAACTTTTTCACTTTTATATGAAAAATTTGAAAAGCCCATAATTATCAACAATCCAATAAGATATGAGTGGCCTTTTTCATTCAGAAAAGAAGATTGGAATTTATTTAACGAATTCCTAAGGAAAGGAGTCGACTCCGGTAAAATAATATTAGTCGCTAATAACCTCTACGACAAATACTATATGGAACATTTCATAGAGAGAGAAGTTGAACACATACCAAGTATTTGTGATTATTATAATTCATATTATGAGCCAAATGATAATTACTTCATTTATTATTCTAGAGATAAAATATCAGAAATAAAAGGTGATAAAATAAAACACAAAGACGAAATATTTAAATCACACACACATAACGACTTAATAAAGTTTAAAGGCATCATACATATTCCATATCAAATTTCTTATATGTCGATATTTGAACAATATACTTCAAACATACCATTATTTTTTCCAACAAAAGAATTTTTGATGGACATTTACAAAGAAAAAAAATATAGTGTTTTAAAAGAAGTATCTTGGAACAACTACTTTGGTCTAGCTAATAAATCTTTTATAGATTACAAAGAAAAATTTGACCCAAATGACTACAACAATTTAGATGCTGTTGAACATTGGCTACAATTCTCAGATTTTTATGATCAAAATTGGATGCCTTACATCACTTATTTTTCATCATTCGAAGAATTAAATAAATTAGTAGAAACAGTCGATGTGCATAAAATTTCAAATCAAATGAAGGAATTCAACATGAAAAGAAAATCAAAAATTTATGAGATGTGGAGCCAATTAATAAAAAATAAAATTGAAAATAGATGAAAATATTAATAACAGGTGGTTTAGGATTCATAGGAACAAATACCGCAATTGAACTATTTGAAAAAGGTAATGAAATCTTCATATTAGATAATCTTAGCAGAAAAGGTAATATAGAGAATTTTAATACTCTGGAAAAACTAATTAAATTCACTTTCTGGAACAAAGATATTAGAAATTTCTTTGATATAGAGAACATCTTTAAAAATAATAGTTTTGATGCGGTAATACATTTGGCCGCACAAGTAGCCGTTACTTATTCCGTCAGGAATCCAAGAGAAGACTTCGAGATTAATGCTTTGGGGACATTTAACATACTAGAATGCCTAAGATTGTATTTACCAGATTGCGCTATAATTTATTCATCAACTAATAAAGTTTATGGGGAATTTAAGTCTCAGATAGATGAGAATGATAAAAGATACTTCTACACCGATTTGATTTCAGGTATTAATGAGAATCAAAATCTTGATTTTCATTCACCATATGGTTGTTCCAAAGGAACTGCTGACCAATATGTTAAAGATTACAGTAGAATATTTAATTTGAAATCTGTTGTACTAAGACAGTCATGTATTTACGGTCCAAACCAATTCGGTATAGAAGATCAAGGATGGGTCTCTTGGTTCAGCATTTCTTCAATATTTGACTCTAAATTTACCATTTATGGTAATGGTAAACAAGTTAGAGACGTTCTACACGTTAAAGATCTAATAAATTGCTATGAACAAATTTTGCACAAAATTGACAAATGTTCAGGTAATGTTTATAACATCGGAGGTGGTATAAATAATACTTTATCACTTTTAGAACTTATAGATTTAATTGAACACAGGTTAGAAAAAAGAGTAAATTTTGATTTCTCCGACTGGAGACCAGGCGATCAGAAAATATACATTAGTGATATAGGTAAAATTAAGCAGGACATAGGATGGGAACCAAAGATAAATACAAGTGAAGGAGTAAGTTTGATGTTCGACTGGATTGAAAATAATAAACCAGTTTTCAAAAAATTGAATATCATTTAACTTCTTCAGAAGAAGTTGATTTTTCTTAAAATGAAATTATTTTAAATTGAAACTTAAAGATTTTACATATACAAAAAGTGATATAATTACTACTGATGGTTATTTAGAATTTTGTAATCGAAATAATATTTGCTATATAAAAACAGACTTTTTTTATACTGGTAAATTTATCTGGAGAGGAAATATTCATCCAGAAAAAATTGACAGAAAAATTGTAGTCGGACATTCAGATTACCCCATAACTGGTCAAATATCAAAATATTTTGATAAAATATTCTGTATAAACCGATTCACAGAGGAAGAAAATGTTTATGGCATTCCACTTGGAATTACAAATGATTGTAATGATTCAGAACTACATCCTATTTATGGTAATCTAGATATCATGATTGACACTTTTGAGAAAGTAGTTAATAAAAGTCATCTTGCCTATTTGAATTTTAATATATCGAATTATCCATCGGAAAGAAATATAGTAAGTCATCTTTTTTTAAAAGAGAAGTGGGTAAAATCCGGTGATATAGAATCTACTATGAACGGTAGAAAAAAATATTTAGAAGAAATTAGATCATCAAAGTTTGTTTTTTGTCCAAGAGGTAATGGAATCGACACACATAGGTTGTGGGAAACTTTATATATGGGATCAATTCCAATCGTGAAGTATGAAAATACACATCACTTATTTACTGATTTACCAATACTTTTTGTAAAAGACTGGACTGAAGTTAATCAGAAGTTATTAGATGAGAAATATGACGAAATAATAAATAAAGAATGGAATTTGAATAAATTAAAACTTTCTTTCTGGGAAGATTTTATAAAAAAAATAATAAATTATGTTTAAACTTTTGAGTGAAGAGCTTTATAAAAGCGAGAAGATTTACTATGAGAAATCTCTAAATTTTGCAAAAAATATGAAATCAAGTGAAAATTCAAAATTAGTTTTTCACTGTTTTTGGAGAGTTCCAAGAAATTTCGGAAGAAAGCAGTCAGCTGTTATTAAATCTATTATAGCGGCACATCAAAATAGACTAAAAGATCTCGAAATATTTTTGTGGTCCAATGTGGATTTAACATCAAACGAATATTTTCAAGAAGTGAGAGAATTTGTGAACTTTAAAATATGGGATTTAAAAAACGAAATAAAAGGAACCATCTTGGAGGATTGTTTCTATCTAAAATCTGAAGAATCAGTTAAAGATGATTTTTGTTGGTTGGAAGGAGATCTTTTCAGATTATTAATACTGAATAAGTATGGTGGTTTTTATATAGACATGGATGCTTTAGTATTGCAAGACATGTCACCCCTTAATGATTTCGAATTTTTATATCAATGGGGTACAAGTGGACATAATCAGGCCGAACCTACTATGACTTTTAATGGTGCTATAATGAGGTTAGATAAAAATTCACCAGCTTCTAAAGAATATTTAGAAATTCTAAAGACCATCGCTCCTCAGAAAAATTCTACTTCCTGGGGACATTCTATGTATTCGAGGTTAAAAAATGATATCTGGATTTTTCCTTGTGTCTGGTTTGACTCTGAGTGGGGATTTGAAGGTGCCGTAAATGATCCTTTCAATAAAAATGAAAAAAACTCTCTATTTGAAGGAGCTTTTACTTGGCATTGGCATGGGAAGTATGAACAAGAAATACAACTAGGTTCAAAATTTGAAATCTTAGAGACGAGAATAAACTCAATTTTTAAAGATTTGAAAAAAATATCAAAAAAACAAGAATCTCAATCAATCTACTAATTAATATATGTAAGAGTGTTTTATTAATCAGAACGAATAGAATGACTATATAAAAATAAAATATTTAATGATACTTTCAATAATAACTTGCGGAAAGAATGACGAATATGCGGGTAACTTCTTACAAAGAATTCAATTTAATTTGTCAAAATTAGAAGATAACATAAGAGAATTGAAGACTAATCAGATAGAAATAATAGTCGTGGATTGGGGAAGTGATAAAAAATTATACGATGTTCTTGATACGTCTAAATTTCAATTTACGCGTTTTTACCACGTACCGAAAGAAATATGTTCTAAATATAGTCCAGATTCGATATTTTCATACTCGAAAGCTATGAATGCCGGTTATAGAAGAAGTTTTGGAGATTTTGTTTTTTTTATCGATGGTGACAGTTATATTCCAACACAATCCTTCATTAATTTATATAATTTAATTAAAAATTCCGATAAACTTAAAACATTTTATTGGGCTTCAAGATATCATATACCTCTTGAAATTTATCAATTCACACAAGATAGTTTGGTCTTAGATGATGCTATATCAAACTGGTCGCTTAAAAAAAATAGTTGGAGACATGAAAAAATTAGTCTAAACAATTTTTCCGGGGCGGCTATGGGACTACTTTTGAGTAGAAATATATGCGAAGAAAGCACTTGTTGGTTTGAAGAACTAAACAAATGGGGATGGTTAGATATAGAACTTAATGCGAGATTATCGAGGAGGTACACTTGTCTTGGTGATTTGGAAGATATCAATGATTCTTGTTTTTTTCACATAGATCATCATAGTATAAAGTGGGGTGGTCAATCTGGTGGAAATCAAAATATACATGCTAATCATTTTAAAGCCAATCCTGATAATTGGGGATTAATTGAAGAAAATTTAAATTTAAACTAATTATGAATATTGAAATTGTTAAAGATTATTGGAACAGAAGACCCTGTAACATAAAACACTCTGATAAAAAAATAGGAACTATTGAGTACTTTGAAGAAGTCGACAAGAGAAGATATTTTGTAGAGCCTCATATTCTTGAATTTGCAGAATTTCATAAATGGAGTGGTAAAAAAGTTCTAGAATTGGGATGTGGAATAGGAACAGACTCTATAAGATTCGCGAAAGCAGGAGCTGAACTGACTTGTGTAGAACTCTCAGAAGAATCTCTGGAAATTTGTAAAAAAAGATTTGAAGTTTATGGTTTGAATGCGAGATTCATACTTTGTAACGCTGAAGAAATTTATGAGTATATTGAAAATGAAAAATTTGATTTGATATATTCATTTGGTGTGATACATCACTCACCAAAACCATATAAAATCATGAAATCTTTGGTACAATATTGCCACGATGATACAGAAGTTAGAATAATGGTCTACTCATTCATTTCATATAAAATGTTAGAATCATTATTTACAAATGGCTGGAGATTCCTCTTTAATCCAAGAAAATCAATTCAATATTATGCGGAAGCTCAATTAGGATGTCCAATAGCTCATACTTATAATAAGAAAGAGATAAAAAATTTATTTAGAGATTTTAATATAATTAAAATAAACAAATTTCATATTTTTCCTTATATTATAAGTAAGTATATAAAAAAAGAATATAAAAAAAGATGGTTCTTCAGAATAATGCCGAATAATATTTTCAAATGGTTAAGCTCTAAATTAGGTTGGCATTGGTTAGTTATCTCAAAAAAAAATAACAGTTTATGAATATAGGATTTATAGGTTTAGGAAAACTTGGTCTTCCTTGTGCGCTAGCTACTGAAAATGCTGGTCATGAAATATTTGGATATGATATAAATTTAGAAGTTAAAAAAATTTTAGACACAAAAATTCTTCCATACAAAGAAGAAGGTGCACAAGAACTCTTAAATAAGAGTAAAATAAACTGGTCTTCTGTTGAAAAAGTTGTTGAAAAGTCTGATATCATATTTGTGCCAATCCAGACTCCACACTCTGAGAAATATGAGGGTATAACAAGACTTCCTGAAGATAGAGTTGATTTTGACTATACATATCTAAAGTCTGGAGTAAAAACACTTTCCGATGAGATTCTGAAACAAGGAAAAGAAAAAATTGTGATAATTATATCAACAGTTCTACCTGGTACAATAAGAAACGAGATAAAACCTCTTTTAAATGAGTTTGTAAAACTTTGTTATAATCCATTTTTTATTGCCATGGGTACAACAATAAGAGATTTTATAAACCCAGAGTTTATACTTTTTGGTGTAGATGATAACGAAGCATACATAAAAACTAAGAAGTTTTATTCTACATTACATAATAAGTCGGTTTTTAAATGCACAATAGAAGAAGCAGAAATGATAAAAGTGACATACAATACTTATATCACGATGAAAATATGTTTGGCCAATACTGTCATGGAGCTATCACATAAGTTAGATAATATAAATTGTGATAATGTTATGAAGGCTCTCACATTATCTAATGAGAGACTAATGAGTCCAAAATATTTATCAGGTGGCATGGGAGATGGTGGTGGATGTCACCCAAGAGATAATATAGCTCTCTCTTGGCTCGCTAAAAAAGTAAATCTTAGTTATGACTGGTATGAGAGTTTGATGTATTGTAGAGAATATCAGACTGAGTGGCTCGCAAATATAATTATCGAGGAAAAAAATAAAACTAATTTACCAATAGTTATTTTGGGTAAAACATTTAAAAAAGAAACAAATCTTACAGTTGGTAGTCCATCAATATTACTTAGAAACATTCTAGAGGAAAAAGGCATTGAAGTATTAATGTATGATCCTTGGATAGATGATACTAATCCCCCAATTATAGATAGTTCGATATTTTTTATTGGAACAAATCACGATTTGTTCCTGAATTATAAATTTCCAAAGGGTTCAGTAGTAATTGATCCATGGAGATATCTTAATAAAGAAGATGGTATTAAATTAATAAAAATTGGAGATTCTTTATATGAGTAAAAATGTTCTCATCACCGGAGGTGCTGGATTTTTTGGTTCTAAGTTAAGTGAAAAGCTCTTAGAAAATGGATATAATGTCACAGTATATGATATTCTTTATTTTGGAGATGATGGTATTAAACCATTTTTAAATAATAGTAATTATCAGTTTATAAAAGGATGTGTAATGGACTATGTAAAATTAGAATCAATAGTTGCCAAAAATGATATTATAATAAATTTAGCTGCTTATGTAGGTGAGCCCATTTGTAAAATTAACAAAGAAGAGTCATATAGAGTAAACTCAGATGCTGCTATCTTTTTAGCAAAGATTTGTGATGATCAAAATAAACAATTTTTATTTTTGAGTACTTGTTCTAATTATGGGAAAAATGATTTAATTGTTGATGAGACTTCGGAATTAAACCCCTTAGGTATTTACTCATCTTCTAAAATAAAAGCTGAAAATTTTATAATAGAGAATGTTAAATCCTATTTAATTTTAAGATGTTCTACATTATTTGGTGTTTCTCATAGAATGAGGGTAGATTTAACAATTAATCAATTTATTTATGAAATTTATAAAGACGGTGAGATCAGTCTCTATGGTGAGCAAGCTTGGAGACCATATGTTCACATTGAAGATGCTTGTAATATGATTATACTTTCTTTAGAAAAAAATTTGACAGGTGTTTACAATTTAGGGGATGAAAGTTTAAATTATACTAAAAGGGAAATAATTGATGAGCTTTTATCTTTTAAAAATTTTAAAGTTAATAAAGTTGACTGGGATGATCCTAGAGATTATAAAGTTAATTTTTCTAAAATTAAATCAAAACTTGACTATAAAATTAAATTTGATTTAAAATCTGGTATAAATGAACTATCAGACTATTTTAATAGTGAAAATTTTAAAGATAAAAAAAGTATAACAAATGACAATAGGAACTGATGTTATAATACATTCAGATGTGGAGTTTAAAAATCCAAATCTTTGTAAAATAGGAAACAGGGTCGCAATTGATAAAGGGTTCTATTGTACTACACAAATAGAGATAGGTGACTATATACATATATCTCCCTATGTCACATGCATTGGTGGTGAAAATTCAAAATTGATTTGTAAAGGATTTAATAATATAATGACAGGCGCTAGAATTATTTGTTCATCTGACAGATTTGATGATAGTGGTTTATTCGGTGCTTTAATTCCAAAAGAATTGAAAGGTAGGCAAATTACAAACCCGGTAATTATGGAAGAATTCTCAAATATTGGCACGAATTCAATAGTACTACCAGGGTCTATACTTAGAAAAGGAGTTTTATTATCAGCAGGTAGTCTATTAATGGGTGATACGGAAGAGTGGGGAGTCTACAAAGGTAATCCTGCAAAATTAGTAAAAAAAATAGATAGTAAAAAAATTTTAAAAAATGCAAAAAAATTAGGTTATGAGTTTTGAAATAATAAAAGAATTTGAAATTGAGGTAGCTAATTTTTTTGGAGCTTCCTATGCAATAGCAACTGACAGTTGCACACATGGAGTTGAATTGTGTCTTCGTATGACAAATGCTAAAGAAATAAGTGTTCCTAAAAGAACATATCTTTCTATACCGTTTCTATCTAATAAATTGAATATTAATCTAAAGTGGAAAGATGAAAATTGGATAGATTATTATTATCTAACAGATAATGTCATAGATGCTGCTGTTTTGTGGAAGAAAAAGTCATACATACAAGGTACTTTCATGTGTCTCAGTTTTCAATATCAAAAACATCTCTCCTTAGGAAGAGGAGGTATAATATTAACTGATAATTATGAAAAATCAATTTTACTTAAAAAGATGTCATATGATGGAAGAACACCTGACAAACCTTGGAGAGATCAGAATATTGATACAATTGGATATCATTATTATATGACACCTGAAACAGCGAAGCTTGGTCTAGAAAAACTTCCTATCGCCATAACAACTAGTCCAAGGCAGTGGCACATAAATGACTGGCCGGATTTAACACAACTAGAAATTTTCAAAACAATCAATTAAGAAGTTTACTTTTCTGGATAAGTGGAGGTGGTGAAACTAAAGTAAATTTAGACTAGATTAAAATACAAATCTTAGACGATTGTATTTAGTTAATCATTTGAATAGGAACAATTATCTTTTGAAGATTGGTAAGGGTGTCATTTTATGTCTATTGGCGCTGTTTAGCTTTGTATAAATAGAAAGTACTTCTTTTTGTCTATCAGATAGTATTTTTTTATCATCATCAGAAGTTAATTTTACATTCATGGCCCATTCTAATTCCTCATAGGTCGCTCCTATCTGTTGCTCATCTGTTCTACAATCATCCCAAAGACCATCCGTTGGACTGGCTAATATTATTTCATTTAAAATTCCTAAATTTTTAGACATAGTTCTAACTTCAGTTTTAGTGAAATCGGCTATAGGTGATATATCAACCCCACCGTCTCCATATTTTGTAAAAAATCCGATGCCAAAATCTTCGATCTTGTTACCGGTTCCAACAACTAATCCGTTTCTCATACCGGAAATTTGATACAGAGTGACCATTCTAAGTCTTGAACGAGAGTTAGCTAGTGCCAAGTCATTTGAATCATTGAATAATTTTTTGAATACTTCAAAAGTTTCACTAAGATCAAATTCAAAATCTTCTACATTCTGATATCTATCTTTGAGCCATTTTATGTGATTATGTGCTCTCTGTAGTTGATCCTTGAATTGATGAATTGGTAAACTGACAACAATTGTCTTTATTCCACTCATGGCACATAGTGTTGAAGTAAGTGATGAATCTATTCCACCACTTATACCAACAACAAAGCAATCTAAATTATTTTTCTCTAAATATTCTTTTAGCCAATTAGATATTTTTTCTTCCATTTCAAAATTATTTTTTAATTTTATTCTTTTTTCTTCCTTTTTGAAGTTTTAGTTTCTAATTTAGAGAATTCATTAGTCACGATAGTCTTATCGCTTTCAGAATCATAATTGATTTTTAGTATCGAACCTTGTTTAGGATTATTCTCAATAATGAATTCTGTGACGTAATCATCAATCCATTTTTGTAAAGCTCTTTTTAATGGCCTTGCTCCATATTGAGGATCATATCCAACTTCAACAAGTTGCGTCTTTAATTCATCAGTAATTTCAAGTTCAAATCCAAGTTCTTTTGCTCTCGCGATCGTTTTTGTAAGTTCTAGTTCGACTATTTTTAGTATTTCCTCCTTACCTAAATCTCTGAAGTAAATGATCTCGTCAAGACGATTGATAAACTCAGGGGCAAATTTCTTTTTAAGTTCTTTCTCTAAAATATCTTTAACATCAGAGTCTTTAGAGTCTTGCTTTGATTTTGTTGAGAAACCAACACCAGAACCAAATTCTTTAACTACCTTAGTACCAACATTAGAAGTCATCAAGATAACACAGTTTTTAAAATTAACTTTTCTACCGTGTGAATCTGTTACATGACCTTCATCAAGCATTTGAAGAAATAAATTAAAAATATCAGGATGAGCTTTTTCAATCTCATCAAAAAGTACAACAGAATATGGCTTTCTTCTGATTTTATCAAGAACGTTGGCATCTTCATATCCAACATAACCAGGAGCTGAACCTTGAATTCTAGTCAAAGAAATCTTTTCCATATACTCAGACATATCAAGTCGAATAAGTGCGTCTTCTGAGTCAAAAAGATATTTAGCTAGTTGTTTTGCGAGTTCAGTTTTACCAACGCCAGAGTTTCCAATAAGAATACCAGAAAATACCGGTTTATTAGGATCCTTCATTCCAACTCTACCTCGCTGGATTGCCTTAACAACTTTTTTCACAGCATCATCTTGTCCAATAACCTTACCGGACATTGAGTCATACATTTTGGCAAGTTTTTGATTTTCATTCTGTGATACCTTAGTTAGAGGAATTCCAGTCATCATAGAAACAACTTCCGCAACATTCTCTTCATTAACGGTTTGACGATTTTCTTTTGAATCTTCATCCCACTTCTTACGAGCTTCTTCAAGTGATTTTTGAAGTTGTTTTTCAACATCACGTAGTTTAGCGGCTTCCTCATATCGCTGACTTTTTACAACTTCTTGTTTTTTGTCTTTGATATCTACTAGTTTTTGTTCAATATCTGTAACACTTTTAGGAACAACAATGTTTGAAATATGCACTCTTGATCCGGCCTCATCTAAAGCGTCGATAGCCTTATCTGGTAGAAATCTATCTGACATATATCTTGATGTTAATTCAACACATGCTTTAATAGCCTCTTCAGTATAGTTTACATTGTGATGTGATTCATATTTATCTTTAATGTTATTAAGAATTTGATAAGTCTCTTCAACTGTTGCCGGTTCTACCATAACTTTTTGAAAACGACGCTCAAGAGCGCCATCTTTTTCGATGTGTTTTCTGTACTCATCAATCGTAGTTGCGCCGATGATTTGTATCTCTCCTCGTGCTAGAGCTGGTTTGAACATATTTGAAGCATCAAGTGATCCCGAAGCGCCACCTGCTCCAATCATCGTATGAATTTCATCGATGAATAGTATAATATCAGGATTTTTTTCAAGTTCAGCCATAAGAGCTTTAATTCTCTCTTCAAACTGACCACGATATTTAGTACCAGCCACCATCGATGCTAGATCGAGAGTAACAATTCTCTTGTTAAAAAGAACTCGAGAACATTTTCTTTGAACTATTTTCAGAGCAAGACCCTCTGCTATAGCAGACTTACCAACTCCAGGCTCACCAATTAAAATTGGATTATTTTTCTTTCTTCTAGAAAGAATTTGAGAAACTCGTTCTATTTCTTTTAGTCGACCAACAATTGGGTCAAGTTTTCCTTCTTCAGCGAACTTGGTTAGATCTCTACTATAAGAGTCGAGTATAGGAGTCTTACTAGATCCTTGATTTTTCTTAGCTTTAAAACTATCATCGATATCGTCGTCATCATCACTCAAGGCGTTTTTGATATCGTAATTTTCTTTGATGTAATTTTCATCAGAAATGATTTTATCCATAATAATAGTATTTTTGTTTAATTTATATCGTCTTTATTAATAAAAGTTTTAGTAAGTATATCGTTCAAAAAATCTTCTCGTCTTATTTGCAAGTCGATAGGATTGAGTAAATCACAATGTATTGAAATATTCATCCTATTTTGATTGTAGTCAATATCAAAAGCTTTGATGTGACAACCCTTTCCTAAAAAGGTTTTAGACTCAATTTCAAATTTAGCGTTTGATTCATAAATTTTAATAAAATGGTCATAACATTGACATTGATTTATATCAAAATTCAAATCTATAGTAGCATGTGATCCAAATGAAAGTTGAACCGAACCATCTATACAATCAAAAATTTTATTTAAGACTTTAATTTGCATTTTTATCAATCTTAATAGATAGACTTCTGTTATTAAATTGTTTTAATCCAGTGACTTCTAAAAGACTAACATCTTTTATAAAATCAGGTACTGTTAATTTGTAAGTTTTTTTTGGGATTTCAATTTCTGCGATAATTAATTTATAATCACCGTGAAATAGATCAACTTCCCATTTTAACTCTCCATCTGGATATATATATCTGGTTTTTTTAATAAATTTTGAATCAACTACAGACTTGCGACAAGTTGATACAAATTTACCATAGTCAGACTCCGACATCTCATATTCATCTTCAATGTTTACCCCTTTAGATACACTTTTTTTAATAGTATGAATATATTTTATTTCACCATCATCAGTTTCCCAGGTACGAGCACGTTCCCATATACCAGATGAATTTTTAAAATAATATTGATCTATATTAATTGACTGAGTGGGTTGAATTTTAGGAAGACTTTTTAGTAAAAACTTTCTTTCTATTTCTAGTTTCATCTTAAAGTATTTGTATTTGTAATTAGTACAGTTTAGAAAAGATAAAAGACCCCTCAAAAAGAAGGGTCTTTCCCAGAATGTAGCAAATTTTTGAGAAGAAGATAATGGATAACGATATACAACTTACTACATTCAAAAACAACACATACATTTTATTATTAATTTTTTAAAAGTTTATTTTATAGTCAGACAAATTGAATTTTAAATTCCTCAAGTGTCAATCCAATTTTATCTTTCTCACTAATTACTAATTTTGAACTATCATTATTTAAATATTTATTTATCGACTCTTTAACTGATGAAACAGAATCCCATCGAATTGAAATTTCACTATCTTTATGATAGACATTATCAACTAGATAATTTATAATCGTCGATGGGTCAAGTGTTAGAAATCCATGTGCAAAATTGTTTGGAACTAATAGAGTCTGACCAGATTCTAGTAAAAATTCATATGTATTTCCAAAAGTTTCTGGTCTCAAGTCAACGACAAAATCAATTATTGATCCTCTAATTACAGATACTTTTTTTGTCTGACTATACTTACCAATTTGTAAGTGCATTCCCCTAAATGTATAGGGATTATCGTTTATACTGATATTAGATTGAATCCAATTTTTTGATAATTCAATTGGTGCAAAGCATCCCCTATTATCTTCAAAAACAGGGGTAATAATTTTTTCAAGTTTTATATTCATGATGTCAATTTTCAATTTGTGTAAATCTTTTCTCACCATCTTCTGTCAATTGATTCCAAGACTCCAAAGGCCTTGAGTAGTAAGAACCAAAAAGTAAAGATTGGTAGTTTACCAAAATTTCAGAATTTTCAGTATGTTTTGATAAAAACAAGACTTTATAAAGTCCACCCTTATAATGTCGATAAGTTTTATCAGGTTCTGGATAATTTATCATTTTAGATGATTATATAAGTATGTTAATTTTTCCTCTGGACAATCAATATTATTATCTATAAAATTCATAAAATCTTCAAGTTCAATTGTGGCCTCTTCAACTATCTCTTGAAGATAACTATTTTTCTTTAAGGACTTTGATTTTAGAATCCTTTTAGAATACCCACTAATAATAGAAATTTTAACAAATTTTTTTATCTCATTTTCACTAAGACCTTTAATTTTAGTTTTGAATCCCATATATTATAAATTATTATTGACTACTTTAAGAAATATTTTTTTAAGATCATCACTTAATTCAACATCATCCTCATTTATCGAAACAGAAGAAATAGTTACATCTACATCATCAACATCTACATCACAACTTGGAGGTGTCCAGTAGTCACCAGAATCTTCAAAAATTGAACCACTTACACTAATTTCATAATTAACATCAATTGTTAATTCACCACACTTAAAGCTCATCCACTGAGCATTGTCACAAAATGAACCAGATTCTTCGTAAATCTTATCTGCAAAGGAATCTTCAGAAATAAAATCACCGGCGATAAGTTTAAAGTTTTTTGGGTTTAATGTGATAGTATCCATTTTGCTTATTTTTACAAATATAAGGAAATTTATGAAAAATTAAAAATATATACTTAAAATTTAAGAAGAAGAAATGGCAAAAACAACAACGTCTAATTTAAAGACTTTTTTAAAAAAGACTAAAAAGAAACTCGGTAAACACTCAAAGAAAAAAGAGTCTAAAAATAAGACTTCTAAGAATTATAAAAAACCATACAAAGGACAAGGTCGTTAGAAAAACAGACCGAATAAAATTGTAATTAGACCGATTGCTGCACCAATCACTAGAGTCCACTTACCTAATTGATTAAGTCGGTAGACAATCTCTGAATTGTCACAAACTCTATCATAGGACTGACCGGTCAGCACACCCCATATCCAAGTTAAAGGAACGATTAATGCTGCTAAAATTGCAACAGAAACGAATAATCCACTAAAAAGAAGCGCAAGTATAATTACAAAAATTACCAAAAGAGAAAGAGCTTTTGAAAAACTTGGAAGATTGTTATTAAGGTTGTTCATCATGTTGTAATTTTTTATAAATATAAGGATATTTTCGAAAATATCAACATTAAAATTTATAATTTTCAACATAGTTTAAGAAATCATCTAAAGTCTTAGATCTATCAACTATTAAATTCCACTGATCACATATTGTTTCAAATGCTAAGAAATTGACAAGTAAAGTTTCATAGTTCTGTCTTAATTCCTCCTTCTGTTCTTGAGATAAATTCCATTTTACTGGACAAAGATTTTTCATAGTTTTGACCTTGTCTTTATCAACATAATGTGGGTAAGTTTTACAGATTAAAGGTCTTTTTTCATAAACTGAGCACTTATTATCTACTAAAAATTGACAAGTTTTATCTGGGTTATTTAAACACAATACCCATTTCTTTTTTTGATCACCTTCAAATAGAGTAAAGCTTGGTACATAACCAAAAGATTTAGAATACTCTATCTTTTTGATAAAGTCTCGACCACTTTTAATTTTTAGATCTTCGTGATCTATAAACACATCGTAATTTTTACAACATCTAGCCGTACAAGAAGTACACGGTTCACTCATCATTCTGAGTGTATATATACTTTTTGAATTTTATTTTTTTACCCGGAAGACTAGAAAAGGAATTTTACTATCACTAGCAATAATTCTATGATATCCGTCTACTATTTTATAGTTGTCAGTGTCACCACGTACAATACCTCTTGGTAGAATGTAATTAGTATAAGAATAGTGATTCAAATCCTTCATCTTAACATTTTTAATATGATTTTGATTAAGTTTTTTAAAATCAATATGGTTTTTATAAATTGCTATAAGTTCATAATCAACATCCTTTAGATCTTCTAATAGGTGACCATATTCTAAAAGTAGGACATAGTCTATTTTATCTTTTAAAGTTGTAAATTCTTTTAATTTTTGACATTGATCATCAATCTTTTTGTACATTTCAAAATCCATAGTGACATCTTCAATTTCATCACCGTAGTAGCCACTTGAGATATTTACTCTCCAATTTTCTGTGTCATATGCCTTATTTTGTACAAGAATTCTATAGATACAGTACTTATCTACTTTCTCACCTCCATAGAATATTTCAGACAGTTTATTTTCTCTTTTGCTAGATTTATTATCTCTTGGGTATAACTGGTCGTAAATTTCATCTGTTACTAAGGAAAGGTCGACAGATACAACATGTTCATCTACGATTTTACCACACCTACAAATACCTTCTTCGTTACAGCCATTGGTCTCACAGGAGTAAGTCATGAGGTAATCATATTCTAGACTATATGTGTAATTTAATTTTATCAAGTTTTTTTCGGTCTTGTTTTGTAGAATTTACCGTTTATGTTTCTATAAAAATAGAAATTTCGATTTGATAATTCTCGATATACTTTATAAAGTTCTTTACCCTTTAGTTTTCTCCAGTCGAGAGGTGGAATCTCTTCATGATTATATAAAAAACCATTACCGATTCTATCTATTTTTGAAATATTTGATTCAAAATAAAAGAACCCTTGATGTGCGTAAGTTTCTCTCATACTACGATATTTTGATAATATCTTAAAAATTAAAATATTCTTAAAAGAATCCATAGTAGTAAATATAATAAAAAAAATATATAAGATGTGAAAAAATTTCATTATTTTATATTATTTATAGTTTTATTTGGTTGTCAAAAACAACAACTACCAGTTATTACTGAAGATCATAAGGAGGTTTTAGTTGATTCTACACTCATAAAAGATGATAACCTATTTGAAGGTGAGAATGAAAATAAGACTGGTGTTGGTTCTAGTGGAACAACAGAAGAGGAAGAAGTTTTAACAACAAGTCCACCACCCACTGAGTCTAAACAAGAAGACAGTGTTTACGTTAAGCCAAAATTGCAAAATGAATCTAATACCTCATATATCATAGATAATGGAAGAATACTTTATGTTGTTCCAGATACAATGCTGGTAATGAAAAATTATGAAATTGTAATTAGAATATCGAAATCGAATTCACAAACTACAATATCCCAAAATATACAAAGAAAGTATAAGGTAAAAACTGAACAAATAAAGACTACATCAAAAATGCAAGTTGAACTAATAGATCCACAGAAAGATTGCTTTAATATTACAAGTGTAAATTCAAGTAAGCAGTTAGTTGATTCAACTTATACAGAGTGGAAATTCAACGTACAACCTATTAAATCCGGAACAAATAGATTAGACCTTGTAGTTTCAATATTTTTAAACGAAGATTTGAAACAAGTAAGTTACTCAGATGAAATCTTTGTAAAGGCTAATCCAAAAGCTCAAATAAAAGATTTTTGGTCTACTAATTGGAAGTGGATTTTTGAAAAGCTAGTTTTACCACTTGTTACTTGGTTTATTGGATATTGGATGGGTAAAAAGAAAAAATAAAAACCCAGAATAAATCTGGGTCTCTAAAGTGGACAAGGAGGGATTCGAACCCCCGACTTCAACATTATGAGTGTCGCATTCTAACCAACTGAATTACTCGTCCAAAAATTGTGTCTCTATAGTATCGCTAATATATAAAAAAGTTTTTATTTTAGGAATAATTTTTTAAATTATTTTAATACCAATATTCAAGATCAGACCAATCTCTGTCAGAAAGTCTCAGATTGTTCTGATACTCTTTTTCATCACAACTATCAATTAATTTAGTGACATCAAGTTCACTGATATACTCTTCCAATTCAAGTCTACTTGCATCAGTTACTCTTCCGTCTTTATAATAAACTGAGAGCTTAAGACCATTCCAAATAAAACTAGTATACTCAAGTTCTAGATCTTCCAAGAAATTAGAAATGAGTCTTCTTTCTTCTTGAACTCTTTCCGGTGCAAGATTTACATCTTTGATATCACCAGTTGATGTATTAATTGTAATATCACTTACATATCTATATTCTTCATCATAGAAAGTAACTTTTTGATCATCTTTTTTAGTTGACGTATATGTCTTTTCTTCATATCGATATCCAGAAGAATAGTCTTCCCAAGATCCCCATCCGTATCCATAACCAGAATAACTACTTGAAGAGTATTCAACTTTTCCGGGATCTCTTTCTACAGGTAGACTAGACCAATCAACTTTTAAACATGCTTTTGCAAGTTTCTCTAAGTGAGCAATATCTTGACGCTCACTGTGTGTGTGCTCTGAGTAGTAACCCACTGAAATATTGGTACATTCAGGATATATTGATACAAATTGTGCAGAATCTGTGTAGATACCAGTTGGATCATTCTTGTATTTAAAACCATCATTGACCAAGTTAAGCTGAGTAGAGAGTTCTGTTGCGAATTTTTCAGAACAACATCTTGAACTTGATTGAAATGTTATTACTGAATCTGTACCCCTACGATCAAAAGAAATAACCTTTTTGATATAGTCAAGTTTTTCTTGACGATGTTTTTCAGCAACTTTCTTAGAACCAAGACATCCAACTTCTTCACCTAAGAAGAAATAGTAAAGACCGGGTATCTTGTTTTCGATCATATAGAGCATAATTGTAACACCTGCTTTATCATCTGCGCCGAGTATAGATTTACCATCAGTTTTGATTATGTCTCCTTCAAAGACGTGATTAACTGTAGTAAGCGCTGAAGTCGCGGTATCAAGGTGTGAAGTGAACATTACATCACTGTCACCAATTTTTATAAAAAGGTTTCCAAATTCATCCATTTCAAGGTTTTGTGGGAGCTTATCAAAAAGCTGGTGTTCATATCCATGTGGATAAGTTCGTGTGGTTAGTTGTAAAAATGTTTCTTTAATATTCATAATAGAATAACTATATTAGGTAATAATACAATACAAATATAAGGAATTTTAACTTTTTAACAAATTTTTATTAACAAATTTTCAAAAATTTATTTATATCTTATAAATATATCAGTTTTAATATATACATCATGTCACAAGTTACAAATGATTTTACTACTGGAAGTATTATTATTTCTCAGTCCTATAATACTTTAGCAGGTTCAACGGCTAGTGATGCAACTCCATACTTTTATGAAGTAGGTGATGAGTATGTTATTTCTTTTATACAATTAGAAAAGGTTGAAGAGTTTACTAACTTCTCTTATGTAGCAACTGGTGTTTTAGAGTCAAGATATCTTGAAACACAGTATAGAATTTCTAGAAATGGGAATACCTGGACTAGTTGGTTAGAACTTAAAGAGCAAATAACAAATTTCCCACCTTTTGATCCACTTGATAAAATGTGGATCGATATAAAGTTTATAAGAAGTGGTACAAAAACAGACGGAGAGATAAGACTTACTTCATTCGAACTAAATGGTAAACTTCTACAAGACACATCAAATGAGAATGTAATTATTGGAAGTGGTAAGCAAGGAATAATAAAACCACCATTTATATACAAAGTATTTTCAATAACTGATATAGAAATAATATCACCAAACAATTTATCTGGAGTTGACTTTTTATACAGATTTTCACAAGATAATTCAAGAAATTGGACCGAATGGGAACCATTCACAAAAGAAAACATTTCGACTAAAAGAATTAATCCAATTAGATTTTTTCAAATTGAATATCTAATAGTAAATAATTCTGCTTCAAGTGTTAAAATTCAAGATATTAACTTAATAGGAGACTTTCAAAATGTTACACAAGATTATTCAAAGACTAATCTTTATGGTATAAGAGATTGCTGCCAATCTTATTTACTTGGAACATCAAATGGAGTTTTAGACGAAAATGGTAACTTGATTGCAAACACTACCGGTGTGTTAGATGCTCAATCTTGTACAACTGGTAATATTTTAAAACCAATGACTGCAGATGAAAAGTCTAAGCTATATAATCCTTACCAACAAACACAAGCTATGAATCTACTTAATAGACTAAGTAATGATTCGATTGAAATATTTGGGTGGAGAGTTAAATACTTTGTAACAGATCCAGATGGTAAAGGTATAGATTATACTCTTCATGAATTTCAACTATTTAATATTGTCTGTGAAGAGGAAATCAAGGTTGCAGTTGAAAATAACCAGTTTCCGGATAATCAAATTGTAATGAACCAGTTTGACCTAACTCTTTTTGACTCTTTTGAAATACATATTACCAAAGAATCATTTAAGGCAGCTTTTGGTGTTCAAAGAAGACCATCAAAAGAAGACCTAATTTACTTCTGTGACATCAATAGAATGTTTATTGTTGATCATGCTCAACAGTTCAGAAATTTCAATAATGCCGCAATTTATTATAAAGTTGTATTGAAGAAATACAACAAATCTGCAAATGTTATCGCAGCAACTAATGAAATTAATGATAGGATAAAGGAACTCACGAAGAATACGACTATTGATGAGTTATTCGGAGTTGAAAACAGACAAGATAAAGACTCGATTGCAAACAAACCACAACTTCAACCACTTACTAGAGATCCAATTAGACTTCAGTATAAGGCTGAAATTGTGAAAGAATTAATTGAAAACTCGACTACAATTGTGTCTAAGCAACATTATGATTTTTCTAATCTACTCTATAATGGATTCCAATTGGCAACACAGTCTATAACTGCGATCACTTATAAATCAGTTGATTCAAGAATAAAGGTATCGGACAATATTGGATTTTATATGTGGTTCAATTTGAATAATTATGTGACAGATGAAAGTTATAATTTCCTTACAAATTATGATACAGTGAATAATTTGGGTTGGCAAGTTAACTTGAAAAATGATAATATTTCTTTAAACATTAATTCGGATACTTATACGTTTAGTTTTACTGGGTCAACTTATTCAACATCTGACTTATATGAAAATGTTTGGTATTGCTATGTATTGAATGTGGATCAAAGAAATAGAAAGTTAAATCAGTGGATTTATAAGCGTAATGTAGAGATTGATGCAGAAGAAGAGGCTAAATTCCTTTCTTCAACCGTGTTAGAAAAGGTTTATTATGATAGTCAAACTTTTGTACCAGTTGATTTTGAGTTGGTAGGAATCGATACTCAAATATTTGCTTCAGATATGAAGATGACTAATATCAGATTGTTCTCTGAAGTAATACCTGTATCAGAACATAATAAGATCCTTAATCAATATATTATTGCTGATGATTCTAAGTATTTGGTGTTTGCTGATAACGCAAATACTAAAATTACACTTCCGTTTTTTCCATATCAGTAATGAACTAATATATCAATAAGATATATAAATTAAAATATAATTGAAAATTATGGCTTCAATGAAAGAAAATGCAATTAGAGAATATATTCTAAATATAGATTTCACAAGAGAGGATTGGAAAACTTCGATAATTAAAGAAGATATGAGAAAGTTTCTTGGTGAAGAACCGGGCATTGAAATTCAATACAAGAAAGATGTTATTTTGAATGAAGTCAAAGGTGAGGCTGAAGAAATTAGAAAACCAGAGAAAATATCTATAGTTTTCACTGATTTGGATGATAAATTTAAGAAGTTAGAATTTTATTTAGATTAAAAAGAATGGATTTAACACAATACTACTTAGATTTAGAAAAGATAAACTCTTTAGATAAAGAAACTGCGAATAAAATACATGATTATTATCGAGATATGATTTACACACATGAAGAGGGCAGAAAAGGTATATCTACATCTTTATTCAACACATTAAACAATAATGGATATTTAAAAAATATCCGAGATGAAAAATTAGGTCTTATTTTAGATGGAAATAACCGGATCAATAATTGATTATATTGGAAAGTTCGAAGGTGGGATTTTAGTATCTATTGGTTTGATGTATAGAGACACATATCATGACTCGATTTTCTACTATACTGCTGATAAAATGTTATTGACCGTTGATGACAGTCTAATAAAAGCTCTTGGGTCATATATAGAAGAACACTCAGATTATCTACCACTTATGAAGTCTATAATAGAACAGTGTGAACCTTTTGAAAACATGGTTGATCAATTGCAAGATATTGAGACTTCTGAAGAATAATCATATTTTATAAAACGATAATTAGCTTGATAAGACTTATAACATTCGATGCACTTTTTGGATTTCTTTTTAAAATCTGATTCTAATTTTTCTAGATTACATTTGATACAAATCTTCATAACAAAGCATTTTAAATGTTATATAAGGTATATATTAAAAATAAGTTATTATAAATGTTAATAGAAGAAATTGGAATAAGGAACTTCAAATCTTTTGGAAACTCTAGACAATCTATAAAGCTTAATACTGAAAAAGGGGATTTAGTATTATTAGTCGGTCAAAATGGTGCTGGAAAGTCAACATTACTAAGATCAGTTGACTTCTCTTTGTATGGTAAATGTTCAGGATCAAAAAAAAAGTGGGCAACTCTTTCAACTTTACCAAACAGGATTAATGGTGGTGAGATGTTGATAGACATAAAATTTAAATCTAAAGGAACTAATATTGAAGTTAAAAGAGGAATCTCTCCAAATGTTCTAGAAATCTGGGAGAACGGTGTATTAAATGAAAGAGCTGGAAAATCTAATATTGATGAAAAGATAGAAGACTATATTGGAATGGATATTGAAACATTCAAGTCTTTCATGTCTATGAGTGTTGACTCGTTCAAGAACTTTATCTCATTGTCAAATGAAGAAAAACAACTTCTTTTAGATAAACTATTCAATTTAGAAGTAATCAATATTTTAAATTCTATATTAAAAGAGTTAAATAAGAATAATAAAATTAGAATGGCATCTCTAGATTCAGAGATATCCACACTTAATGAGTCTATTCAATCAATTCAGAATTCAATAACTAAAGCAATTGAGAAGGAAAAAGAGAATACTCAAGTAGAGATTGACAAGATCAAATCGGATATGGAGTCCAAAAAAGAAGAATATAAACTACTTAAAGAAAAAATTGAAAAAATAAAATCTAAAGATATAGAATTAAAAGAAGAAATAGATCAAGAGAAAAGTCAGTATATTATTTTACAGACTGATATTAAATCAATCCAAAAAGAAATTGATCTTTTTGATTCTGGAAAGTGCCCAATGTGTAAAACAGATTTTGACTCTGAACATTTTATCGCACTTAGGGGAACTCTTTTAGAGAAAAAACAGTCTTTAGAAAATATCAAAGTAGAACTCGAATCAAATATAAAATCTATAAAAGAAAAACAACTCAAATTACAACCAATATCAGACAATGCTCTTAAAGCATTTAATGATATGACTTATTATTTGAAAAATTGTAAGTTACAGATTGAAAAATTACAAAACAAACAATTAAGAGAAGACGGTAAGGCATCAGAGAATGTTCAAGAATTTGAAAATGCGATAAACGAACTTAGTGAAAAGAAAAAAGTATCTTCGAATAATTCATCTCTTTGTAAAGATAAAGAGCTTTATTATAAAGAACTAAACAGAATATTTGGTGAAGATGGTGTCAAAAAATCAATTATTGCAGGAATAATTAAGCCTATTAACTTCTTCATTAATGAAAATATTAAGAAAATGGGTATGCATTTTGAAGTTTCACTTGATGAGACTTTTAATGCTGAAATCAAACATCTTGGTTCTGTAATTGACTCTGAGAGTCTAAGTACAGGTGAGCAGAAACTCACCAATATTTGTATTTTAACTGCTTACTTAATGCTTATTAGAACAAAAAAACATATTAACATCTTGTTTTTAGATGAAGTATTTTCAAGTGTTGACTTAGAAAATATTCAAAAAATACTTGGTCTTTTGAAATCATTCTCAAATCAATATAACGTTAATATCTTTGTAGTACATCACGCTGTATTGAATCAAGAGATGTTCGATAGAATAATTAGAGTTAACAAAGAAGTATTTTCAACTATTGAAGAATTGCATATCGAAGAGCAATAAAATGGAGGTGCTTGTAAAATATAGTATAGATGGTAGGTTTGTAGAATACACAGACTATAATATCAGATTTGATATTGATAAAATGTTGCCAATATGGACAGTTGAACAACTACCTGAAGATACCTACCCGATTATAAAAAGTTTTGATAGTAAAATAATTAAAATGACATATCGTGGCGTATCCAAAGTTGATTCTATGAATCTATTTGTTATAAATATCAAGGAAAACTTGAGAAATTTAAAACTTGAGCAAGTTTTGAACTTTAAGTGAAAATATAATATATAAAATACTTATGTCAAATACCTATAATAATATAAATATTGCTAGTTCAATAAACACCGGGGTTATAAGTGGAACAACGCTCACGTCTGGGAGTCATTTGGTGTACTCAAGTGGAGGAGGAACTTGGGACACTAATATATCTATCGATAAGGATCTTACTAGTTTTTTTGAGATTGTACTGGCTGCACTAGGATTTGATATAAAATTTGAAGACTTTAAAAAAATGTCAGAAGCAGAAAGAAATCAACTAATTAGAGATATAAAATTAAAAACAATCTTATGATAATAATTGAAGTTACTGGTAAAGATACTATTGAAAGAGCTTTAAAAAAATTCAAAAGAAAATTTGATAGCACTAAAGTTCTTAGGGAACTTAGAAACAGACAGAGTTATACAAAAAAATCTGTACAAAGAAGAGACGAAGTTAAAAAGGCAATTTATTTAGAAAAAAAGAAAAGACAAGAAGAGGAGTTTTAAAATGGGATTTCACAAAAGATTTATTACTAAAGATTCAATTTTATTGTGTAAAAATTTTGAGGACTTAGATTCTTTATTTAATGCAGATGCTTTATTTTTAGATGATTGGTCTCAGAAATTTGTCGATAAATATGACAATAATTGGCAGTCTTATCAAACAGTAAGAAAAGAAGTTATTGAAAAATATGAACTATCTTCGAGTTTTCCAGACACAAGCGAATTTAACAAAGAAAACATATCCAACGTATTAATTAACCTTAAAAATAATCCAAGCTGGTTAGATGTTCAACTTTGTATTGAGTTTTTTAGACCCATAGATATACCTCAAACAATTTCTGGTAAATTTGATCTTATGTGTAATTTCTGCATTCATCTGATCGAAGGAGAATTTGAAAAATGAATTTACAAACTAATTATTATAAAGTTTTAGGAGTCAAACATCAAAGCACTGATGTAGAAATAAAAAAGGCCTACTACAAACTATCTTTTGAATATCATCCGGATAAAAATTCTGGTGTTGATACTGAACTTTTTAACTCTATTTCTGAAGCTTATAGTGTCTTATCAAATAGTGAACTTAGGATTGAATATGATAGAAAGAGTAAATGGGGAAAAGACTACAATGAACTAGAAGAACTTTATGTAGTTTCAGTTGATTTTGATTTTGATAAGGAGAATAAAAAATACGAAGATTTCAAAAAGAATCAAGTTTTGAACATAGTTGAGATAGTTGATAATAATTTCTCTGGAACAATAGAATATCAAAGATGGGTCATTTGTAAAACTTGTAATGGCACAGGAAAAGACTTAAAAAGCAAATTTGTTATTAAAGATGATGAAGGCAATGTTAAGGGGATCTTCGATTCTGATGATGGATGTGATTTTTGCGAAGGATCTGGAAAAGATCCATTTGGTAATAAATGTTCTTTCTGTTTCGGTCAAGGAAAATTAGGAAGCAAAGACTGTCAAACCTGTAAAGGAGATAAAAGAATTTTAGGCAAGCAAAAACTTACTAAAATTAAATTGGAAAAAGAGAAAGACGAGACTATTATAAAACACATGGGTCATTTTTCTAAAAATGAGCCGGGCAAAGTCGGAGATTTAATTCTAAAGCTTAAAAAGGATTAAGCACCTTTACTTGTTCCTTTACTACTTTGTGGTATAGTGTCTCCAGTAGATATCCCACCACTAGTATCACCACTTGATAATCCTCCTCCGCCAGCTGATGAAAATATATCCTGAGTATTACCTAAATTGAGAAGACTATTAGTTTCTTCTATATCTTGTAGAAACTCAGCATAGGTACTTGCAGGCGAAGCTTCTTCATCTGCGGAAAATTTAAATCCACTAGAACTTACAAGACTCACCACATTGTCTTCAATAGAGAAGTTAGCTTCTGAAATATTGATATTATCAATGAGTGAAAATTCTGAATTTGTATAGTCTATAAATGGAGCAACTGATGAAAGTGGTGATTGTGGATAAGATGTAATTCTAGATCCAGTTGCGTATCTAAAGAACGGAATCATATCAACTTCTGTATATCTTATGAAATCAAAATAATATCTTTTGTTATTTGGTCCGGTGTTGTCAATATCTTCATAGAAGTAAAAACTTATATCCGGTTTGTTATAGAAATATTCAACTTTAACAGATTCAAAATTATTTAAGTGATTTATGGGCCAAGTATATGGACTTGTTCCGGTAGGTAATATTTCGTAGTTTACAAAAGTTCCATCTTGTAGTGTATAACCTTCTCTACTAAATGTAGTACCCAGATATGTAAAATCATCAAGTAAGTTATAATTTCTAGGGGCACTTGATTGGGTACCTGGTGGGTATATACTAAGTGGATAATAAAATAAATCATTAGAGAATGTAGCTCCTTTGAAGTCTAGTTTGAATTCTAAAATTGTATACTTATTCCTTGGCAGTTTTGTGTAAGTATTATCAAGCCTTATTTGACCCACTTCAGACTCGATATCATCGGCGTATCCATCAAAAGCTAAAATTGGATTATTTAATTGCACTACCATTTTTGATAAGTTATAGCCTGATTCGTCCGGAACTCCGTAATACCCTCCACTTTCATTTATTGGATAGGGTTGTTCTGTATTAGAAGAAAATCTATAAAGTGTCCTAGAATCACCACCGGGTATTTCGGTACGCCACCCGAGCTGATTTAATCTAGTAGAAAAAGTCCATCCTTGATCAAAAAAGTTTTTCATACCCGGATATTCGGAGACACCCTGCTCCTGTACAGCAATACCTTCAGAGGTAACGGTTCTCGTTTCTTCATAATTGTCGAATGGATTCAAAAACTCACCATTATCTGGTATAAATTGTTCATATCTTTTAAATTTCCAACCTAGACTATAGGCCTGTATATTTAGATCGTCACCGTTTCTGAAATATGAAATACTAGATAAGATATCTTTTGTCGGATATCCGTAGTAATTATTTATAGACCAAGTATTTGATTTTGGCACTCGGATACCGTAATTTATTCTATCTACTCTAGTTGAAACATTCGAAATCAGTTCATTTTTCCCGAGATTAACGGCTTGTGTCGTGATATAATTTAGTTCTAACCAAGAGTTATAAAGAAATCCAAAAGGTCGACCTGATATATTATTATCTTTAAATATAAAATTCTGTATTAGTCCAGACGGGAATACTTCAACTTCAGGCGTATCTGATAGTATATTATCGATAATAGATGCTGTTTTTCCTCTAAAGTGACCACCATCAAATCGACCATCTATCCATTGACTATCAATCATTTTTGTTAGGTAAGGTCTACCTTTGAAAAGTCCGTTTGTCCATATACCTCTAAATGTTCCGTTTAAGTAAGCCCCATTCAGCCAAATATTTTTTGAAACATAGATTGGATGATTTACAGAATCCCTTTCTATTGTCCTTATAGGAAAGTTTATTGAAATACTAAGTATAAGTTGCCAAACTGGGTTAATTGTATCAGTTTTTGTTGTTCTTGTTATCGCGACAACTGTAAAATAATCTCTGATTAGTTTTCTTTTTCCATTTATATCTACTGAGATAATATTACCAACACTTACTTTATCACCAACATTAAAGTAATAATTTATATTTAGACCACTTTGGTCAATTAACGAGTTTTCAAATTGAATATATCCCTCAGCAGCATCAAGTGTTATTAACCAATTTTTTGTAGAATATTTCACTCTTGAGAAATTATCATCTCGAGTATTCGGAATAGTACCAACTCTAGTTCCTTTAATTTCAAACTCTGCTTGTCTTGCATCAGATTTATCACTGCCGGATAATTTACTCAAATCTGTAAACACAACAACATTTTTGTCATATCTTAAACCATCATTCCACACCCCATTCTCCCAAATAGAGGACGGAGCAGAACCAGTTCCTGATACGAACAGTCCGTTTCCAAATCTTGTTGATACAACATATCCATTGGTAGCTACACCAGTTTTAGAGTAATTTGGCAATGTTAATACGTCATCATAAGATGGATCAACAGCTAATAAAGAATATGTCGCATTATTAAACTGATTGTCATACTGCGTTGATTTTTTAGTAATTGTTATTCCATGTATTCTTACATCAACTCGACTACCAATGCCTCCAATATTCATTTTTTTAAATCTCATCCATTTTGTAGAGTCAGAAGTCTCTGTTATCACAGAGGGATTGAATATTGTAGTGTAAGTTCTTATCATACCATCTGCATAATATTGAGCAGTCGGATTAACAGTGAAAAATCCCAAAATGTTTGGACCACTGACTGATGCTACAGGTAGTGGAATAACATCTGAATCAAATTGCTCTCTTATACCACCATTATCAAAAGGAACACCACCAACTTCAATATATCCTATTTCTACTCTAAATTTCACACCATAACTTGTTTGAGTTGGTGTCTCATTGGGATCTGACCATCCAAAACTATATCTAAAAGTGATTTCATACTCACCAGATGCTGTAAAAATATCTATACTTGAATTTTCATCAACAACATATAGCCAATTGGTAGCTGGTGAAAAAGATCGCCAAATTGGACCATCTGTTTGAACACTTGATGCATTGTTGACTTGAATATATGATACACCACCACCTTTTGCACCACCCGAAGATACTGCGTAGCTTTGTCGAACTGGATAATATGTATAATTATTCAAAAACTCCCAAGTTTCTGCTACAGTGCTTGATTGTGTAAATGTAGTTGAATCAACATCAGGTGATCCAGTAATATCTGGATAGCTAGCATCTATACTAAAAGTAAATGCATTATTTATAAATATTTCTTGATAAGATGTATCACCAATTGATTGTCTGTATTTCGCAATATTTGTGATAATATCTGAAGTATATCCCTCGTTTATTTCAGCAGCAGTTGTACAAATTACTCTTTCTACAACAATACTATCAATTGTAAGTTGTGATACTCCATATAGATTGAAGTGTAAGTAGAGAGTCGCATTATCTCTTGCTATAAGAGTTTCAGTCATTTGCCCACCACTACCAATCCAGCCATCAATTCCTGGTATAACAGCACTATCAACTAGTGCACCAGTGTGACCTTCTAAATCTATAATTCTTCTGTGTGGACTCACAAAATCCTCTGCAGAAACTATATCTTTAAAAAGAGGGTATAGTGAACCTTCATAAGTACCTGATGTTTCACCATACGCACCAGCAGAACCCGGTCTTCCAAGACTTATCTGAATTCCAACATTTTCTCTGTCTATTGCCTGAGCAACAGTAAGTGACCCAATATTTACAGTGACTCTATATGTATCACCAAGATTTAAGTGAGTTATTGGATTTGCACGCACAAAAGGAAATCCATATGTGTTAACCCAAGAATTGGCAGTGTCTGGATCAAGAGCTGGGTCTCTATAATCACTTGGAAAATCTGTATTAGCACTACTACCATCTGTCACGCTAACATTGAATGATCCGGATGTTAGTGGTGTATTTATCACTATGCCTATTAATGCCTCTCCTGAAGCGTTAGCTGGAGGTTGAGAATCATTGAAAAGGTTTAGTCCGTTCCAATCACCACCAGGGACTATTTCTTCAAGCCAATTTAAAGGAGAACCCTCAGATTGAGACTCGGTGAAGGTCAAAAGACATCCGTTTTCAGTGATATTTTCATATCCAAATGGCGATCCATTCCAATTTCCATTTCTCCAAACCCCACCTTCCCACATTACATTAAAGGCGTTCATGTAGTTAGCAACTCCATTTTTCCAAATCATACCAATTGCATTACCAGACTCCCATTTTCCTTTATACCACTCAGATATATAAAATTCGGAATTTCTCAAAGTACCATTTTCCCAGTGACAATCCTGACTTAGATTAAAGCCACTTTCACCTTTGACTAGCTCGATTCCGGCTATTGATACCGTTGCTGGATTCCATTGTGCACCATTAGCTGAAACCTCTGCTATTGGAATTAACTCTATCGCGAAATCTGGTCCCTCTGCATTGAATGTGTAACTATATGCCGTTCTTTGAGAAATATCAGATGTATATAATCCGGTATTTGAAGTGACTATAAACCCATTTAATGATAATTGAGAGTTACTACTCAAAGTTGTGAAATTAATCATTAAATCTGAATAGTCTGCAGTTATAACTGACTCGTATAAACATTCACTACCAACTACAGATGGAACACCTACTTGTGAGAATGTTATATTTATACCATCAACAAAAGCTGTTGATAAAATGTAACCATCTTCTATTGTAACCTGTGAACTATCACAAGAACCAATATATGGGTCGTCCATATTAGTCTTATTAAATGCATAGAATCTTACATAGTAATTTCTACCAGGACTAAGTATATCTGGATATATTATGTAAAGTGAGCCATCTGCTGTTGAATCTGTATAGTCAATATATCCTGGAGAACCAGTAGCAACAATTACAGTTGGCTGAGTGCCAAGAGATTGAGATGTAGCGCCTATAATCCAGTTTGTATCGTGTAAAGTAAAATTTCTATTCTGTAGAGAAAGAGTTGAATCACCAAATCTTACTTCCATATTATAACTTTCTCTTACGATCATTCTAAAGGTATAAGACTCACCTATTATCAATCCAGTTGTTTGATAAACTGTTGCGATACTACTTGTACCTAAGTAGGTAAATACTCTCTTTATATCTCCGGAGTATTCGTTAGTGTTTTGTATCGTATAAAGGCCACCTATAACATTACCATCAGAGTCCTGATCAGAATAATCTACCTGCCATTTCACAAGCTGAGTTGGCTGAGATATACCATTGTCGTCTATAGTTTCTTGGAAATTCCCATTAACTAAATAATTTATGTATGGATTGAACGATGAATTAGCAAAAACACCCTTTTCAAAAATACCATCTGTCCAAACAGAGTTGTTAAAAAGGCCATTGTTATGTGAAAAAACACCACCTCTCCAGAGTGCATTTCTAATTTCAGCTTGATAAACAATTTTCTTTTTAGTAAATTCTCTTTCAGGTATCTGCGTAAACTTTTTGTTTGCTATTTGTTTATCTTTAATTTCAGAAACAATCCCAGAATTCCAAAGACCATAAAAGTCGTTTGAGAATTGGGATACATAATTTGGTATGTTATAAAGCAAAGTAGATGTGTTTCCAGATCCTATAAATTTACCTCTAGTGAAAATTCCGTTATTCCAATACCTACCGGTAAAGATACCACCGTTAAACTCACCGTTGTACCAGGTTGAGTTAGATCCAGTAGAACCAAGGCCAAATTCACCATCATTGAATTCACCATCCTCCCATGCGAAAAGATCAGCAGTTGCTGAAGAGTAGGATGCTGCTGTAACAAATGGGTAACCAAAGTAAGAGGTAAATTTACCACCATTAAATTTACCATTTCTCCATCTTGCCGTATCTGTGAAAACTCCGTTTTGCCAAATACCATCATGCCAGGTGGATCTAAATGAGTAATTTATTCCGGATTCAGAGTAAGATGCTGAATCTACATAGACACCAAATAATCCGTTATTGAATACACCCGAGTTCCAATCGATTTCGAAGTTTCCTACAACTGAGCCGTTTGGATTAGCTGCTCTAAATTCAGCAGATATCACATTTACATTACTAAATGAACCAGATGCGACTCTAGTTTCTGGATATTTCAAACTTCTTTTTCCGAAATTTCCACCTTCAGCATCGCCAGTTAAGAATGTTGATTTAAAAAATTCTCCATTTTTGAATGTTCCTGCTTCGAAAGTACTTTGTTCAAAAATTCCATTTTCAAAAGTTCCATTAGCCCAAGAGTATCTTGTTCTATGTAATGTCAAAGGTCTTCTTACCGATGTATTATTTAGCACGATAAGATTATAAACTAAGGGAGTAAAGACTATATTAGAATTATTTTTATAAAATTGACCGCTTGCAAAAACTCCATCTATCCATCTTGATTGTTTAACAATACCATCGTTGAATTTATTAATTGCAGTTGTTCTGACATCACCAACTGCCTGGAATGAATAAGAAAACGACTGTACATTCCAAGTTGAATTGTAAAATATTCCATTTAACCATTTGTCTGATCCAGATAACCAGTAGGAGTTATAAAATAATCCAGACTTTATTGTATTACCATTATCATGAAAAAGAGTATCGCTAATTAAAAAACTTTTCCAGTTTCTATAATTTTTAGGATCTCTATCCAAATTATTAAATTCTGAATTATACAACAAGCAATTTTCAAAATACGTCATCTTGAAAATACCTTGTTTTATCTTTGAGTTCTCGAATTTGACTGGATGTAGGTAGTTAAATCCATTTTCAGCACCAGGTGTCAAGAAGAATCTTTGCGATATTATAGAAGTTGTATCAATTAATCCATAAATCGATGATGATGTTCCATTAATAAAGTCATACATTTTGTATAATTGAGTTGACGCACCATCTGTATACTCGAATACTTTGTATGTGTTTGGTAGTTTTACTAAATTCTCTCCAGATATAGGCACTGAATCGAAGTAAAATCCATTAAGAAACGCTACATCATTTGTGTCAATTAGATTTTTCCTTTTTGATGAGACTGTACTTAAGCTAATTAGATTTGAATTTGGACCACCACTCTCGATGTCACCATCATATCTAACTTCAGAATTTGTGGGAAGTGAATGTTCTCTTACGTAGTTCATATGATTACCACTTAACCATGTAGAGTCTTTAAAAAGACCACTTTTGAAATCAGAATCTAGTATATAGGCATTATCAACAGATAAATTATTTAATTCTCTAACGACGTTCTCAGACTGGTACTGAGCACCAACAGATTCAATAACTTCGCCGTCTGTACCATCTGTAAATATCATATTTCTATACGCGAAATCCCCTGACACTTCAAAGATATCACCACTGTAGGTCCAAGTACCAATACCCAGAGACTGAAGACTTGTGTATAGATTCAAACTTGATGTAGCTCCCGAAAAAGTGAAACTTGAAATAGATGTGAACACTTCAACTAAAGATGCGGTTTGGCCACCCCAAGAAGTGGCCTCGGTAAATCCTTCTATATTGAATCTGTAAGGTCCAGTTGGTATTATGACCTCTCTTAAATTAAAATTTAAATAGTCAAGCCTCCTATACGAACTAGCATTAAATTTAAAATAAACATCTATAGAAGGCCTGACAGTTTTTGTATTTGTAACAAGACTATTAGCACTGATATCAAATTTTGAAGTTGTCTTAATATTCTCATCTTTTGATGATAAATATACCAATATGTTGGAAAAAGATCTTGATGCCACTGATGAGCCCGATGAACTTTTATACTTAAAACTAGTTCGATACTCAGAAATTGTGAACTTCTCATCAAATAAATTTAATAAATCAGAATTTAAAATTTCGATACCGTCAAAATAAAAATTTTGAAACTCAGTAAGTCTTGAATAACTTGATTCATCTATATAGAATTTATATAACTTATAATCTTGAATTGTAGGACTATCATCATATAGTTTTACAAATCTTTCATCATAATCAAGAATCTTGATTACTTTATCAGAGTTATATTTTGAATTCAAGAAAACACTTCTTGAGATTTCAGAGTTTACCGATTTACTAAGATCTATTTTTGAGTTATTGATATCACAAGTTAAAACTGTTGAATTCCTGAGATTTGAAAGCTCAAACTCACAATTAAAGTACTCACCAAATTTAGTTACAACACTAAAAGTAGTTGAGATATTTTGATAATATTCAGTCATTGTGTGAATGTTATCTGAATTTATTCCAAAATTTGTATTATAAAAAAGACCACTTTCAATTATAGAACGTTGTATTGTTGAATCATAAATTAGGTTATAACCAAGTCCTCTGTTATTACCCTCATTTGCTTTTATTTCAGGTAGTAAAAATTCGTTGAATGATGTAAAATATGAAAGGGTATTTCCTTCACCGAATCCAATATTTCCATAGTACCAAAAGGCATTTAAAACTGAACCAAGAGTGAAATTTACTTGAGAACCATCATGTAGAATAGTTTTTTGATGAGTACCCATCAAGCCTTGATTGAACTCACCTTTTTTGAATACACCATCTCTGAAATTTTGTTCAGTAATAATTGGTTGTTTGTGAAGTCTATTTACTTTCCAACGGAAAGTATTTGGATCAAAATAATATGGATAACCCTTTTTAAATTTCACAGTTCCGGTGAGAAATGATTGAAATTCAAAATCAGAGTTTATAATTTTTAAATTACCATTGGTTTTATAGTTTAGACCTTGTAGACTTCCCCTACCTAAAGTTGCTGGCTCAAACTCTATTCTTCCACCTGTAATTACTTCTGATGTTATAAAAAATGATGTTAAAAAAAAACTCAATTCATTTTCACCCGTAACAGAATAAGCGGGAGAATTACTATTTAAAGTGTTGACTAGTCCAGAACCAGTTATATTTCTCAATGTGAATGTATCGGTGTATGCACCTATATCGAAACCATGTGGTTCGGTAAGTGTAATTGTTATTTTTATAAATGGTGGGACAATATACGTTTCAACTGTTCCAAACTCTATATCAAAAACCTTTTTCGAAGTATAACCTAAGTGATTTCCAAGTGATATTTCATCGGAAATGTCTTGTAAATAACCAGAGGACGTGCCACTTAAAACTAAAAAAGAGTTCGAATAAATTAGTGATATGTTACCAGAACCATCTTTGAATCCAGATATACCATAGTCTGAACCAGTTAAACTAAAAGTACCATTTATATAGAGAAAATTATTATTTGATAAATACCCAAACTGACTAAATCTATTTGATAGAGTGTCAAAATCTCTGGCGGATTTTGCTTGAACAAAATATTCAAATTCCTCTTGAGTATTTGCGACATAGACTTTTATATAATCATCTATATCATACTCTTCATAAGGTAAGTCTCCAGTGTACTCAATATCTAAAACTACTTGTGTTCTATCTACATAACAAACAAAATAACCATCTGCTCTTTTATCATATTTGTTGTTTTGAATTAAAAGATCTGAGTCATAAAATCCACCAGTAATAAAAACTCGATCCCCATATCTTAAATTATGATCAAACTCAGTGTAAAAAAGAGTATATCTTTGACCTTTGAAGATATATGGCTCAACATAGTTTAAAATATTTACAGAAAAGCTTTTTTTACTTTTTTTGTAAATAAGTTCTTTAGTATTTAATTGCACTATATTCTTGGCAGTTGGCTTAGAAGTAACTGAACTCAAGTTCTGAGTTTGCTCAGTATTTAAATTCGACAACTTTTTAGTAATAGTCTTAATTGGTGATTTACCAGGAATTTTCATTTATACTCAACTATATAGTTTAGAGTATATATTATTGAGGGTTTTTTATCTTAGATATTTGTTTTATTAAAAATTATTTTTATCTTTGTATCTTAAAGTAAACTATTAAAAATGAACATAGAAAAATTAGCAAGAAAGGCAATTGATATACTAAAAACAAAACAAGATAATTTTCCAAAAACAGGAATTGTCGCAGGTGGTTCTTTAGGGAATATCATCTGGGAAATGATTTCAGGAAATATTGCTGTAGTGAATGACATCGATGTTTTTGTCTTTGAAAATAAATTTGATAAAGACACTATTGGAGGCGAGATGACTACAACAAATGAAAGAAAGAAAATCTTCTATAGAAGTCAAGAAAAAATTTACTGGAAAGACTATACCGGATTTTGTGAGGGCTCTAAAACAAAAGACTTCTATCTTATAGAGAGAACAGAAAATATTGGACTTTACAACTTTGTTTATTATTCTGCAACTCAAGATAGTCCAGAGCTTGTAGTGGATTCATTTGATATAAATTGCACTCAAATCGCCTATCATATAGATACTGATAGTTTTTATTGGACAAAAGAGTTTGAAGAGTTTCTAAATACTGGTGAACTTAAACTTACAAATCTTGGGAGCCCACATCACTCTGCGATTAGAATTACAAAAAAACGTGATGATTTAAATGCAAAACTAGATGAAACTGAAATCAAAATTGCAGCCTTTACAATTTCAAGACACCTAAATGGTGTAACTAGAAGATATTTTTCAGATAAATATGAGAAAATATTCAATAAATATGAGACCGAATTATCTAAATATTTCAAAATAGTTAAAGAAAAAGAAATTTCTACAATTATTAAAGAATCAAAGGGCATAGATATTGGAATTTTCACTCTTGAAACTGTTGTTAATCCAAGTTCAATTTTTCAAGACGAACTTAATGATGATATAAAAAATAAGTTGTGGCACGCTAATGATTTTTTATTCTATTTTAGAAATATTCAACATGATGATCTACTGTCTAAAGTTTGGTCTAAAGTACAACCACTTTTTACATACACAAATTATGTTGATATTGAACCAAGTGATGAGGATCTCAATCTACTTAAAAGAATTATTGAAAACATTCCTAACTCAATCAAGAATTTACAAGGGTATAGATTATCACAACAAATTAAATTCGTTAAGAAATTACTTGAGGAATTCAAAGAAGATCCTAGTGTAGCATTTGCACTTCTTGATAATAAAAGAATTGAACCGGACACAGAGTTTGATATTCAGACTAAACTTCTTTTAGAGCTATCTGTAAGAGTTGAAATAGTTAGTAATAAATATGATATAAATAAGATTTTAAATATTCAGACAAAAACTGACTTTGATGATAAATGTTTACCTTTTTAATATATAAGAAAAATTCATAATTTTATGCAAGAATTATTAGATAAATGGAATATCAAACTAGACTATAAAGTTCTTCTATCTATGTGGAATGAACCACACAGACACTATCATACGCAAAATCATCTTTTAGATTTAATCGATCAGATTAATGAGGCAAAAAGTTATCTAGACTCGCATAAAAACTATGAAAAGCTTATTTTATGCGCACTTTTCCATGACTGTGTTTATGATCCGTCTAAATCAAATAATGAAGAAGAGAGTGCTAAATTCTTTCTTAGCTGTTGTCAAGAGAAAAACGAAGACACTAAACACATTTATCAAATGATTTTAGATACAAAAGAACACAAATCAGAGGAAAAGCTATCAAAGATATTCAATCATTTTGACATGAGTATAGTAGAAAGTGATTTTGATAAATTACTTGAGTGGGAAATTGGAATTAATGAGGAATACAAGGTATATGGTGCTGAATATAAAATCGGTCGTCTTCAATTTTTAGAAGGCCTTTTAGATAAATACACACATAATACTGAAAATTTATTGAAACTAATTGACTGGGTTAAAACCAATTATTAATATGTAGTTATACTAGATATAAATTCTTCGAATTTATAATTAGGAAAATCATCAACATACTTAATAACAACATTAACAGGAAATTCAATCCATTTCTGAACAACCTCAATTAGTTCAGATTCTCTGCCACCTAAATCGTCACATATAATACTTAGTTCAAGTTGATCAATCTCAGTCTGAACCATCTTAAATCTTTTTATACCAAAGGATTCGTACTCTAAAGAACCAACTAAAGGCCATTTTTTATCACCATTAGGTAATAACATCATATTTCTTACACGACCATTTATCTTTTTTATCGTTTGTAAAGTTCTACCACACGTACAAGTTCCTAATTCAATATGGTCACCGTGTTTGTATCTTCTTATGTATTTGTTGCTAGTTGTAGTTATAATTATGGCGCCTTCTGAGTCAACCTCAACTATTTGATTTTCCATAACATGATATACACTTGGATTATCTGGACAAGTTAAGGCAATTATACCACATTCTTCACTTGAATAAGCTTTGCCACCAATCTCACCAGTTCCTTTCCAATCGATAAAATTTGATATTCTACTGGTATCTAACTGTTTAAAAACAGAAGGTAGACAGTGTATATAATGTGGATTTTTTTCTTCTAACCATTTTTGTAATTCAGAAATTGGCTTTAAGCCATTTATAAACGTAAAACCTTGAACAGGTTCTATAGATTTTGGTATACCCCAACCAGATAAATCATTTATTTTATTACCAGCCTTTATAATGGCCATATTTTTAGTAACATCCCACTTTAACCATCTATACTCCCTTATAGAAAGAGCGTTATACCAAATATAATCTTTATATGATTTACCAACTGAAACAGGTTCACCGGTAGAACCAGATGTTTTAGACACATCAACATCATTCTTCATCTCGATATCTCTCAAATCACTTCTATTCATTATTTTAAATCCGTTTAGATTAAAATTAGGAATAAATGACCACTGAGACCTTTCAAGATAATCTAATAACTCAGCAATATCTTTATCCGGGTTTAAAAATTCCATATGTAAAATGAATAATCTTCTTTTACTATTGTCTTTGTAGGTATTATTTTAAAGTCAATTGATTGTGGAAAGTAATCAGCAATCTTCATAATTGGTAGTTTTCTTGTAAATGATCTATTTATAAAAACTTTACAATTTTTAGAGGCCATTTCTAACATACTATCTGATAGTTCTTTAGTAAAACAAAGACCACCATCACATATAATATTCTCAAAAAAATCTTTATTATCTAACCAATTTCCAGTTATGGTATTTGGACCAATCCACCAAGGATCTAAGTCAATTTGTACATCAGATAAGTCTAATAACTTCCTTGTACAACCAAGTAGAAGAGTTCTACCCGAAATCATATTATCTTTAAAGATACTAACATCTTCATCATTTGGACTAAGTGGTCTTGGAAGATCCTGAGACCAGTATTCTTTACTTAGCATTTAATAAATCTATTCCATTTTTTATATGATTTATAAATAATTCGTTTGAATAAGTTTCTATGTTGTGTCCAAGTGAAGTCACCCAGACGTGACCACCATCATAATTTTGATACCAAGTAGATGGATATAGTGGAAACCATTTTCCGGAATACTTTTTTATCTCTTCTATTTCTGATTTGTCTAAAAAACTCAAATCTTGGTAGGTTATAACGTCAACACCATCAAAATAATCTTCACCAAAGTAACATTCGTCTTCAATAAACCATTCAGTAGGAATGTTAGATACTGGTTTATTAAAAATATTTTTAGTTATTTGCAATTCAGGATGCCATAGAAAAGAACACCCTTTTAATTTCTTAAACCATACCCAATTTCGTTCCGTTCCCACAAAAGAGTGAATACCTAACACTTTACCACCGGATTGAAACCAAGATTTAAACCTTTGTCTTTGATCATCATTATCAAATGTATCATTATTTGTGTTTGGAAAAATGATTAAATCATAATCGGATATATCTAAATCAAATACACCTGTATTATTACTCACAGTGACATTAAATTCTATAAGTAAATTCAATAACATATTGACAGAGTGAGTTATATTATCGTGAATATAACCATCACCACACTTAGTATGTATAAGTATATTTTTCACTAATTAAACACCAAGTATCAAAAACTCTTCAGATACAGTACCTCTCTGACTTACTATTTTATAGTTTGAATACATCTCTTCTAGTTTGTCAAACTTATAGTAGCTTAGTAACCACTTACCTTTTAAGTCTTTAACTTCTTTAGAAAGTTCATTATGAGACTCACCTTTGAATTTACTATTGATGTAATAATCCTCAAATCCAACGTAGGGTGGATCTAAGTAGAAAAAAGTATCCTCACTATCGTGTTGTTTAAGAACTTCTTTATAGTCAATATTTGATACTTGAATTCTTTTAAAGTAGTCAATATATCGAGGTAATTTATATTTTAAAATTTCGAATGCTGAATTACCTTTAAATTCTTTAGTCATAAGTTCCTTACTATCACCACAACAAAGTATTATGAGCCAAGCTAGTGCTCTTTGTTCAGAATTTGATACGTTTATTACCTTTTTACCTTTTTTATTTTCTTCTTGATTGACAATACTATTATAAGCATCTAAAAAAATCTCTTTAGTTACATTCGTAGATTTAACTTTATCCAAGAATTCTTTCTTTTTAAGATTCTCAAATAGTACACAGTTCAAAGGGTTTATATCGTTATAGATAAACTGCGTATCTTGATATTCTTTAAGATCTAAAGTGAAGAATAAGCCAAAAACACCACCAAAAGGCTCAACCCAAATTTTGGGATTTTTTGGAACGTATTGTTTTAAAAAATCAGACAGTTGTGATTTATTTCCTAAGTACGGTATCATATAAAATATGTTCTATTTTTTGCTCTCTGAGCTTTTCTTTATAAATTCTATCTATTTCATCTATTTGAACTTGTTTCAATTTTCTATTCTTTGAGGTATCAAATTCAAATTGCCAAATTCCTTCGATTTCCATTCTTTTTTCAACGTATTCTCTACCAATTTGTTGAACAACGTCTTCAATTGTATTCATCTTTATTTGAATTCTTTTTTGTCATTTGAAATATAAAATTTACTAAAATCATAATACTTCTCATAGACTCTCTTAATATCTTTTAATGTAACAGTATCTAAAATATCATAAACTGACCAACCTTTTGGTTGAATCCATTGACTTACATTTTTATATCTTAGAATCTCTTCTTTTTCTCTTCTAACAAGATAATACTCTTTTATCAATTCAAATCTATCTTTGTTTAATATCTTTTTTGTATCTTTTAAAACAGTGTCAATTCCATCTATCACACCATTAAAGTTTTTATTAGAAGTCTGTGTGTCGATACTAATTATACCTTGCTTGTTATATCTAGACTGAAAACAATGTATGTAATATACCAAGCCTCTTTTCTCTCTGATTTCGTTATACAATGGTGATTTTAATCCTAAAGAGATCATAGCATTTAAGAAATGGACATAGGCAAAATCTTCTTCAATAAACGGACTTAGACAAATTATTGATGTTTTGTCTTTGAAGTCATTGTTTAATTCTAAAGTAACATCGTGTTTCCCGAATTCAAATTTCTTATCAATTATATTTTCACTAAAGTCAATATCTAAGTTTTTTAGTTTTTTAGTTTTAGAAACATTAATTATTTTAGTTGGCTTTGCATACTGAATTTCATAGAAGTTTAAGCAATCCATGAATTTTAGTTTTTCTAAGTCTTCTTTAAGACCAATTGGGTCGTAGTCTCCGAATAATTTTCTACATAAATTTAGTTGATGTGCTTGTGACTGATCGTTAAATGTATCTTCATATTCTTGAAGTACGATTTTTTTCTCATTTTCGAACTGCTCTTTTGTAATATCAAAACTTTGTAAAGCTTCAAGGTATTCCTTTTTATGCTTGTCAATTTTTTCATCAAGACCAGTCATGTAAAATACAATTTCATTTGATGAAGTATAGGCGTTCCACTCAATACCATCTCTATCAAAATCTTGAATCATATGGAAGAATGTCTTGCAAACTAAGTGTTCCATAAGATGGCTGATCCCAAAGTTTCCTTTTTTTTCTATATTAGTTGAACCTTCATAGACAACGTAAAGGCCTGATAAATTTGACTGAGATTTTAAATTTATAATCATTTTTTCGTGTAATTTTATACATTTATATATTACACAAAAGACTACCTACTTTCTATTTAAAAGTTGAGATATTAAATATTTGTTTCTATTCTCAATTTTTGATTTTACTTTAATATCACGTACTAAGAAAATAAGTACTATCAAAAACAAAATTAAAATAACAATTATCGTTATAATATAATTAATAAATCTAGATTTGAGATTATTTACTAGTATCTTTTGTGATCTTATGTTATTTGAATTATTCTGCTCTATTTTGAAATTAAGTAAGTGAGAGGCTAAATAAGATAATTTATTGTATTGAATTAGTAAAAATCTTACTTCATCAGATATTTGATGTTTGTATTTAGAAATAGTGATTTTCAAAAATTTATCAGAAAATTCTAACTTTTTCAAACTCTCTTTTTTTATTAAAGAGAGATCAACCAGTTCAAATTCTCTTTTTTCTAAATGAATAGGTTGACTATTCAGGTGATATATTCTGTTGGATATTTCAATTTTTTTATTTGTGAGAGAATCAAATTTTACAATTTCTCTATCGTTTAATAAAAAACTATCTCTATATGCTAAATAATCGACTAGATTATTTTGTATATCTTCACCTTGAGTTGATTTTTTTATTATAGTGTGATCAATAAGATTTAATTTATTGATGTTATTAGAGAGTATGATTGTACTTTCTGAATTAGATATGATTTTCTTATCTATATACTCAATATAGTCAATTGTATTAATCGTGTAAATTATTCCAAAAATTATAGAAGCTAACATGAAAATAACCATTCCAATAATTTCTATATTAATGAATGTCAGAACTCTTAATATGGCTGCTATTTTACTCATTAAAAATTAGTTCCTCTCCTGTATCCTGTATGTTTAGATGTCTTATTACAGACATATTTGCTAAAATTGATTCTTTAAACCATTCTGGACTGATATTATTTGAATATTTATCACCTGTCATCTTGTTAAAATCATCACAAAGATCAGAATATCTTATTATAAATCTATCATCATCTAAATCTATATATTGTTCTAATTTTAAATCTATATCGACAGTAATTTGAGTCATCTTTTTCAAATCTCTAAGAATCCCATCTGAAACATTTTCAATTATCCAATCTTTCAAATAAAGATAAGCTGTCTCAACAAATGATTCCTTCGATATATTCATCTGATCAAGTAGCATCTTACCATATGGTGTTTTGTGATATCCATATGAATATTTAACAACATATTCTTCTTCAGGATTATCATTAAGAGCATCTCCCCAGCCTGCACCACCTAACCAAACAGTTGTATTTAAGTCTAATTTCTCATTTAATTTATAAAGATAGATATCAACATAACCATTTTGCTCATCAAGTGAGTGTATTTCTATAAATCTGGCAAAACTTTCAGATGTAAAAACAGAAACTACCGGATTAAATAATTTTTTTAATGTTTCTAACGTAAATCCAGCTCTGTCTAACAACTTTTGCATTTCTTCAACGTCTTCATCTGGGTTAGAATTTATTTTTGACGCTAAACTACTAAAGCTACCCGCATGATATGAAACTGATTTTATAGAGTCGACAAACTCACTTCTCGCGTCAATTAAGCTTTTTCTAAGCTTATGAAATATAGACTTTTTATTTTCATCTAAAATACCATCTAACATATGGTTAGTAAAAATCTCTACCTCACCAATTTTAGGGACTATCTCATTTTGATAGATGAACATAAAATCATTGAAATCTGAGTCAAACTTTCTTGAGTTAAAATTTTCTAATATAAATTGATTATACCCTTTGATTTTCATAATTTATATATTAAAATCCTCTAACTGATAAAGATTTAATAATACCAGAAATCCTATGCTGTGCTTCGAGTAAATAAATATTTGCACAAACTCTATTTTCTGAATCTTTTTCAACATAACCATCACTAATTGACCAGATGTTTACCTCATCACCAGTTGAAGTTATTTCGATACAGTCACCGGTAGTGTATTCTATCAATTCATGTCCAAATTCTCTGTTATCGTTAAAAAAATCCTCGATGAATTTAAAATTCATTTGCCTATATTTAGAATATAGATCATCACTCATAATCAAAAACCAAACTGAATCATTTGACTGTTCAAAAAAAGATACTAATTTATATTCAAATGATTCTAGTCTTTGCCCAATCTCATCAAAATTGATTCGGTTCATTTTATCTACATTATCAAAATAAACAACTAGCAAGTCATTAGTATATTCTACAAATTGATGCTTCCAAATATTTGGTTTAGTTTCTGCAAAATCTTGTAAAATATCTAATATATCATCTGAATCAGAATTATTTATAAATTCATAAAATCTTTTTAAATGACTCATAGAATATATATTAACTAGAATTTTCGTTTTTGTAAGTATTTTAAAAAGTCAAATGAGTTATCATTTTTTTCTTCGATCATTTTTCTAGTTATTTTAATTATTTCTACATCATCTATATTTAGATTCTTTTCAAAAAAATGCTCACTCGCATCTTTACATATTTTTGAATGAACAGTTTTTGAATCAATTTTATATAGTGTGAAAAATTTAGACAAAGTAATACCAGTTTGTAATCCAACTCTGTCATTATCACAGAAAATTGTGATACTTTGAGGTTTTTTTTCTAATAATTGATAAAGCTGTATTCCAGACCACATTGCAGAAGAAGGAGAGACCGCCTTTAATCCTTGTGACTTTAAGGCAAACATATCAAACAACCCTTCACAAATCCAAATGTTTTCACACTCACCAATATCTGATAATCCCCAAACTGGTAAGTCAGGGACTGCTAAAGTATATTTTAATTTACCAACGTCAGAAATCCGCCTGATAGAACAGTTTATTAAATTTTCCCCTTTAAAAAGTGGTATAACTATACCACCTTCGCTTATACCATCTTGTAAAAATCCATTTAATACCGGATGACAAGTAGCACCAATCGTTTTTAAATCATCTATATTTTTAAAGTTTGATAGTCCTAATATATTATAGGAATTTATTATATTCTCACCAATTCCACGATTTTTTAGAAATTTAAATTCACTTTCATTAAACTTACCAATATTGAAACTAACAAAATCAGAAAGTCTGCTAAGTTGTTCAGGCATTATAATTTCATCTTCGGAATTAGATTTTAATAAACTAAGATCTACTTCGACCATTTTCCCAGTGTTTTGATAAAGTGATTTGCACCAATCAAACTTCTTTTCGATATCTATAAGTTTATTAGGATTAATCGATTCATCAATGAAGTTTTTAACAACACCATCAACTGATCGGTTGTTGTATAGAATAAATCCAAGTTGCTGAGGCGTATAATTCACTAAAATATTTGATTTTTTGAAAAAATCTTCTTATCTTTGTATTTATAAAATAAAAATATGTTGGAAATCGGATTAACAGGTTCTAGATATTCTGGTAAATCTACTGTCGCTAAAATATTCAATCAAATACAAATTCCAGTTTTTGATGCAGATACTGTTCTAAAATTTATTCTTAATTTTAGAACCTATGTAGAAGAGCCAATTAAGTCAAATGTTGGATCTTTTGTTTACAAGAATAGCTTTCTTGATCCAAATGCTTTTGTTTGTGATTCTATTTTTGATAGAACAATAGATGTAGTTGAATTTGAACTTTTTCAAGCTTGGGAATCTTTTAAAAAGAAACACAAATACTCAGCTTATGTTATATTTGAGAGCTCAATTATTTTTGAAAGAAAGTGGGAAAAGAAGTTCGATAGAATGATCTCAGTTTTTGCACCAAAAGAGGAAAGAGCAATGCGTTGTAAGTATGAAACTGGTATGAGAGTTGAATATATTTGGGATCTTTTAGGTAAAGAAATGTCAGATCTTGATAAAAATAATAAATCTCACTATATAATTCATAACTATGATAGCGCTCCAGATGTTGTTGAACAAATCAATAATATGGATGAAAAAATCGTTGATCTTTATCTCAGTAAATTAAACACCAAAAGAAATCTAGATATAGATAAAAATAAAGAACTAATAACAGATAGTTTAATTCAAAATAATTTAAGATTCTTAATGTAATATGAAAGTAATAAGTAAAAAATCAAGTAAAAAACTTTTGAAAGGAGGTGAATATATCGCCGATTCTTTCAACAACACTACTGTTGGCCAAAGATGGACCATAAATCGTATTAAAATTAAAGGTTTTGGTAACTACTTATGTCGAGACTTCACTGATGTAGATGGAAAACCTTTGCCACAAATTAACTATGTGAATCAAGAATCTGTATCAAATGTGGTTGAAAGATTTAATTGTGAAGATTTAAAAGTTGGAGACATTGTAGTCTGTAATGTTGACAGTTACAAGTATCTATTAAAGGGTGCAAAATATCGAGTATCTAAAATTATAGAATCATCTAGTTGGAACGCGATGATTAATCTAGAAGGATATGGAAGGTCAATAAGATTCACCAATTGGTCTTTCAGAAGACTAACTATCCAAGAAATTAGAGAAATTGCTCTTTCAAGTATTTTTGATACTCCTGAGAAGTTTTCAGTTGATTTTGTTAGAAAATTTGAGAAAGAAAATAATCAAGTCAAGATTCTTGTTGAGACAATTGCTAAATCTATAATTGATCCCTATCGACACCAATTAGATGTAGTTGATTGGGGCATTGCTAAAAACAAAACTCAGTCTCTCAAAAAATCAGATTTTGAAAATATCTTACAATTACCATTATCTGAAGTACTAAAAATGTACGAAAATAGCCTTAAATGATTGATAATTTAGAAATAATAAAACCACTTTTAAACTTTGAAAAAGAAGATGACTTTTATATGCTCTTTATTCTCAAAAGAAAAAAGGATCAGCCCGAAATTGAAAGACACAATCATCAATCTGTTAGAACAATAAAAACTTATTGTATTGAGAGTGCCGAGTATCTAAACCATCGATATGAAGAGATTAAATCTTTATGTGAGATATTCAAAGCAAGAGCTTACATACACGTTCAAAAACAAAATCATAAGGATGTTTCACTTGAAATGATGATCACTCTTGCTCAAAGAATTAAAAATGGTCAACATATTCAAAACCATCTTTTCGATTCAGTAGTTGGTCAACTTAAAACACATGAAAAAAGATGGGTTGTTGATATAGATTCAAAAGATATTTCTAAATTAGAAGATGTAAAGTCTTTTATCAAAAGTCTAAGACCAGTTGGTGATAAAATCGAGGAAATTATACCAACAAAAAATGGATATCATCTAATTACAAAAAGATTTGATGTTTTAGAATTTCACAAAGAGTTTTCTGATGTAGAAATACAGAAGAAAAATCCAACTTTACTTTATCTACCAAGTAGTCTGATTTAGAAATTATTTGTACTTTTATTGTTTCTTCTTTATATTTGTAAAATAAATTACAAGTATAAAATGACTGCTTCTAAAATTACAATATCAAAACAACAAATTATTAAGTCAGAAAAATCTCGTCACAGATCTGAATTGATTGCCTGTGGTAAATATAATATTTTTAAAAATCAGACTTTTAAAAGTAAAAAAACATATTCCAGAAAGAATTCAAAAATTGAATTTTAATAAAAAAACCAGTCATATGACTGGTTTTTTTATTTTTACTTAACTGTGATTAGGCGACTGTCAAGAAAATCTTTCTATTTTGACGGTCTACTGCCAGAACTTTAACTTTTAGTTCTTGTTTGTCTTGGAATTTCTTACCAAGTCTTTCAAGCTCTGATGTGTGAATAAGTCCCATAGTTTCCTGATCTAGCGATACAAGTACACCAAATTGTTTGATATCTCGTACCATGCCATCAAGTACTTGACCGTTTTTAATAGTGTCCCAAAGGGTTTCTCTTAGAATTTGAGTCAGGATAATTTTCTCTTTTACAATTTCTTTTACATAAAACTGTATTTGAGTACCTGGTTTAATTTCAGAGAGTCGGTCTTGCCATTCTTCAAGAACATTAGCCTTGTGGATCATACCAGTCAAACACTCATTGAATTCAACAAAGATTCCAAAAGGAGTTGTCCCGGTTACGTGACCTGTGTAAACTTCATCACGATTAAGTGAGTCAATAGCATCTGCGATTAAGGTTCTCAAATATTTACGACGACTTACAATATAAGTACCTTCTTCTTTTGAGAAAGATTCAACCATAACTTCAAATGTTTTACCAACGATTGAATCTGGATCATAAAGTTTATTTATACCTGCAAGTGTGTTTGGCATAAAACCAGGAAGTGTAATTCCTTCGTGTACGATTTCAATATCATATCCAGCTGGATTTATTGACTTCACATTTGCCATAATAACCACATCTTCATCAAGTGACTTGAGTGATAGGTGTGCTGCATTTTCGTAAATATTCGCAATTGAACCTTCAATCATAAAGATATCATTATTAACATGTGTAATCAAAACGTCAATCATGTCTCCTTCATTAGTATTTTTCAAATACTTACTTTCAGATGCCCTTTCTTCAACTCGAATATAGTCTTTATATCCAACAACTGAAAAACAGTGTTGATTTGATATCACGCCTTCATACTTCGCGTTGACGATTGAATTCTTTACTGGGATTTGATAAATAAATTCATCATATATTTTTTCAAGTCTCAATAACTCTGGATCAGTTGTTTTTACTTTTTTACCACGTCTTTTGGCTTCTTCATATTCTAGTCGGGTCCAAAAGTCCGTTTCATTTTCAACAATTTCTTGTGTTTCTACTTCTAATTCTAACATATTTTTATTTTTTAAAAGATTAATTAGTGTTTATAGTCCAGTTAAGTCATAAGTTTTTAACTCACTTATTATTTTTTTTTTTGATTTAATTTATTGAGAAAATCTCTAAGTCTGGCAGCTTCTTCATAATTTTCATTACTTATGGCAGTCGAAATTTTAGTATTAATTTCTGTAGTTATTTCAGAACTAGTCTTTTTTCTAGGTGTTTGTGAGTTAATTAATGAAGAATAAAATTCCTTCATATCATCAATATTATCAAAGTCTTTTTTTATTTCTTCAATATTTTTTATTTCTGACAATTTTCCGTTTTTATTAAGTCTATCAAGGAAACTCTGATTAAAAGCACCATTCTCAATAAGGAATCTAGATAAATGATGTGGTCTATCTTTAAATATTTTAAATAATATTAGTAAATTTATATTTGTGAGATCACCCATATATAAATTTATAATTTTTCCCAGAAAAGTTTGAAGTAATATTCAAATGAAAAAAGCTGACTACTTTTTTGTTGATTGAAAGTCAGTCTTATTGAAGAAAAATCATATTCAGTCTCAGTCTGAACATTCTTTAACTTGTTTGATTCAATGCTAATAGCTGATGGATTAATTGCCCAAGTGTTGTTATATCTTCTGATGTTTTGATCTCTCAAATCAACATAATTTAAATAAAGTTCTACTCTATCAAATTTATATCTATCAACAACATTTTTTATAACATATTGTTTCAATGAAAAGTTTATATCACCACTATAACACATGCTACTTTTAACACCGTCAAAAGTTCTATATTGCTTTAGAGTAGCAAATAAAAAGTTTTCTAAAATTGTTTCTAGATTTATAGTTAAGATGTATCTTGTAGTAGTATTTCTTAAAAAATCAGATTGTGAATCATCTAAAACTAACGTGTGATTTGCCTTGAAATCTTCTGAAACACTATAGACGATGGGTGGTGATAATTTTTCTATATCTAAATCTATTTGTTCACCTTTTGAATTTTGATAGTAAACAATTGATTGATCTTGAAGTTGCAATGAGTCTTCAATTTCTAACATTTTTGAACCAAAAAAACTAGACTCCTCTTTCATATTAAAAGTACCAAATACCTTTTTATAATCAAATTCTGGTGAAATGTATGTTCTTCTCATTACTTTCTAGTTATTTCTTTATTTTTGAATCTATTAAAGATCAGCTTCTTATCAATAATAGGTAAGTTAATATTCAAATTCAAACACTCTACGTGATAAAAATAATCCCAAGTTGACTTGAATATAAAGAAGTCAAGAACTGTATATCCGAATTCGTCTAACATTGGATATATTGACTTTAAACTATCATTATTTCTAAGTTTAAGTATATTTTCTTTTCTATTTACTTTTGTAATGATTCTCTGACGCATTATTCCAAAAAATGTTAAGTTCTCATCAAATTTATAGTTGCCATAATTTGTATCGAACTCACCAATTGGTTTGAAAAGTTGCAAGTCATAGAATATTGGCATATAGTTACCACTGTGTCTAAAAAAAGTTTCGGATATATTGGCATTACTTTTTGGTTTAACACTAGCATCTCTTGATACTGTAATATCTCTCCTGCCATTATAGTTTTTACCAAATCCAATTTCATCAACATTTCTTTCAATCTCACAAGCGAGTGGAATTTCATTATAATAGTTAAGTCTTTCTATACTATCGATTTTACCATTTACAAGATATCTTATTGATTTTATTTCGGTTGAAGGAATATTAATAGGTGAATAACTTAAAGTATTATTTTTCAATTCAAACTGATCAGGCTCTTCACATAGAAGTAAATAGGGTAAATTTTCTATATCATTATTGAAATTATACTTTGAAATAGTACCATCTTCTTCAATTATTACGTATGATGTATAATCTGCAAAGTCATACTTAGTATCTAAATCATTGAATTGTCTTATAAATGAAGCGGCGGTAAGTCTGGTATTTATGTCTTTATATAATAGATCTCTTATAGAATTATCAATATTTAAAGTAGTTCCGTCATTTATATTTATGTTTACTAGTATATTTTTCCATTTTTTATTTATGTAAATTGTAATACCACTATCAAGTGTGCTGCCACTACTAAAAGTATTTAAATAATAACTCTCTCCAATTCTAATCACTGAGTTATTGACTGGTGAATATTGAGCTTCCGAGTCTTGTCTAAAGCTAAAAATTCTAGTCCATAGTGTGTTGACATCAGGTGTCTGAAAGCTATCAGTTATTCCGTCACCTTCTACCTGTAGGATATTACTATTTGCTTGATAAAGTGATTCGTCATAAACAACATATTGATTCTGTGAGTATTCAGATGCTGGATCCCAAATTGGAATTGGTTCCCATCTATTAGATGGAGGTGTAAAATCTTGTAGACTATTTATAGCATACCATTCTTTTGGATTTGGAACTTCTATCCAATACTTTTCAAAATCTTCAGATATAAAATTATTTCTCTTATTTTTCTGAGGTGTCTTTTTTATAGACTCTAGTTTAGACTCATAAAATCTACCTTTCCAATTAATTATATCACCTGGTTGATAAAGACTGACTGTATTATAAAAATCTATTCCATCTCCAACACTAGTTCTTACATAAAAATCACCTTGTCTAAAACACCAATCACCCTCAGCATAAGATGCATTTGGTGACCAAAAGGGTTGTTTTGATGTTGTTGCTGTATAAAAACCAGTCAAAGTCGTGGGATCTTCATTAGGATCCTCAACTAAACTATTATTAGTGACTCTATAAAGAACGTCATCATATAATACATAATCGTTTGTGTAATATTGAGTATCTAATTCCCAATTTCTAATAACTTTCCACTCAAAATTTACACTGTAATAACCACTAGTATTTGATGCAGTTGGTGTTTGAATTACACTTGCTGAAACTCCTATGTCACCCAATACACCATCTGTGAATGCATTTGTTGAAAGAGGTAAAGCAGTAGTAGCAATAAGTTGAGTTGGACTGAATGGTGAAAAGTTTAAAGTTTGTCCAATCCAGTCAGTAGCTGGTCCACTAGATGTATTCAAGTCTATAATAGTGAAATCAGTTGGACTTGTAACACCATGGCCAGCAAAGACAGTTAGACTAATTACTATGTTCGGAAATGCACTATAGGCAGATCCAACGTCTATGCTAAAAGTAGTACCACTGCCAGTTGAACCACCTACACTAGCAGTTGTAAATAAAAACTCTTTATTAGTTTCAAATCCATAACCACCATAACTTAGTGTACCTACATGAGTGACAGTTGCTAAGTCATCATAAGTAAATTCCATTTTTGGATAGTACTGCTTAATCTTAACTCTATCACCTACTACAACATTTGATGGTGTTGCACTATCAGAAGTTCTAAACGATAAAAATCCAAAATTATCCTGAATAGCTTGAAATTCTCCCCATTCTACGGTATCGTAAAGTTCACCATTAATATCAACACCTTGTAAATTCTGACTTAATAATACAGAAAATTTATAGTCCTCAAAAGAATTTGAAGTAAAAAGGTTGACCTCATCAAGTGATAGGTCTCCTTTTATAATTTTCTCTACTTCAAAAATCTTAAATTTAAGTCCTTTGAATAATGTTGTATTTGGGTTTGCCTTGTCACCCTTATCGAATAAAGACCACTTTTCTACTTTTTTGAGAATTTGACCGTTCAAAAAACTTTGCGTACTTCCGAAAAAGTAACTAAAATAATCTGAAGAATAAGTAGTTGAAATAGTACCACCACTTGGTGTATAATTGTGTAAATTTAAATACTTATCTACTTCAAATCTAAAAGAAGTATCTTGAATGTTTTCATAATTTCTTTCAATATGTAGTGAATGATGTAAGTAAGATGGGTCGCCAGAATTTATTGAATAGAAATAATCCAAGTTTCTCACTCTTCTATTAGGAACTGATTCAAAAGTATCAGCACTTCTATTAAAATTCTCATGTATATCATTATTATTCAATAAATATGGATAATCTCCAGTGGAGATCGAACCTTGATATCCAAATCTACAATGTACCGGATTCATTCTCCAGAGTTCGCTAAGATCACCATCGACTATTCTGAATGTCTCTAAGTTTGCAGTATAGTCAGACGAACAAGGCATGTTATAAACTTGATCTTTGTAGAAGTAGTCATTAAAAGGAGCTGGATTTGAATTTACTCTCAAATCTGTAGTATACATCTTTGGTTCTTCAGTAAGTGTGACATCATCAAGCTTTTCGTATTCAAATTTTGAAAACTCGGTATCAACAATATTGGTGTCAAAATCCTTAATATCAGTAAACTTCAATCTGTAAATTTTAAAGCCAAATGGATTATTACCAGTTTTAATCTCTAAATCAATAATGTTGTTATATCCTGGTTGTGCACCATTTATGAAATATTCAAATCTATAATTTTGAGACCAGAGAAATCCATAATCTGATAAAATTTTAAGATTTCCGTCTTCATCAAGTATTAAATTGTGAAATCTATCCCCAATTTGAATCACGTTGATATCAGCAAAATCAAATTCGTCAACCACATAATTTGTACCATCTAGTCTTAAAATTAGACAATTTTGGTCAACGTAGCAAGTTTTTTGATTTAATTCAGACTCTAGACCTACTAATTCGTATTCTGAAATAATTCTATATTTAACAGTTTCTACAGTATTATAACCTTCTATTTGAAGTGTTTCCTGACCTAGAGATTTAGAAACAGAGGTCTTTTTAACGTTTCTATTAAGTGTTCTTTTCGGTGTGTTTTTACTTATAGTTTTTGATAGAACATTTTCAGTTTTTTCGGTAAATTTTTCAACTTTGTAAAAGTTACCTCTCCATTCTACCCAGTTATCTTGACCATCTTGAAACCCAAATTCAAATGGGTCACCAGATGGTGAATACAAGACATTCTCTTCTAATATTTCCACATCTGTTTTAAGTCTAGGAGATGTAAATGGTGTGATAGTATCAATTAATTCCAAATCATCTAGATAAAACCCCGAATATCTATTTAGTGACCATTTTCTTAAATTGTTTGGTGTTGCTGGTGTATCATCAAATAGGAAAGAAAAGTTTACAATTTGAGGATGTATAAGTTTGTTTACTCGATATCCATCAAAGAAAAATCTTTCAAAATCAAAAAGTGTATTCTCATTTTCAAGCGAGTTTTCTAAAAAACTAGACTTGTATGTAAATCCACCAGTTTCATAGTCAATACCTATCCATTTTGAAAATTCTAAATTTCTGAAGTCTATTTCAAGAGATGAGTTTGGAAAAGAGATATTGTTTTTGAAATTTCTCTCTATCCACTCGCCAAGTGCTGTGTTTTTAGTCAAGTCAAAAATCTTAACTGTTTTGAATTTTTTTAAAAAATCTTGTCTGAAATTAGATTGATCTAAATCTTCAAGACCAGGTCCATCTACTCTAAAAATTATAAAATATTTTGGAATTTGAGCCTTAAAAACATATAGTGGTGCAAAATATTCGTATTCTTCTGGGTAATTTTTATTATCAACTATATTTCTAGCGCCCATGTTATAAGTGTCGTCATATTGACTTGCAAAATCTTGAGACATATTATCAACATCTTCATAATAAATTACTTGATAAGCTATATCCACCGGAAAGTCCTTAAAAAAGTAAGGCACTAATTCGTCAAAAAAGTTATTTTTGTTGAATTGCATTTTCTTTAATCGACTAATCGACAATTCCGGAGCAGAATCAATACTCTCAAGATACAAATTGTAATTTGAATCACAAACCACTTTAACATTGGCAGTTAGACCAACATTCGTTCTTAAAAGTGAAAAACTCTTCATTTATTACTTAATTTTTGTTTGATAGTTCTTAGGCTTAGAAGCAAATGCAACTTTACTTCTATTTAAAGTGAATTTCACACTAAATATAAATGGCCTATTTTGGCTTTCATCTTCAACAAAGAATTTAACTTTCTTGATATGTTTAATTGTGTTTTGTTTCAAATTCAAGTCAATATATTCGTAGTTCTTACCAGTCTTAGTTGAGTTTAATGAGTTCATTTTAAAGTAGATGTGAAGTGGTATTATAACTTCTTGACCACCAGCTATACTCTTAACTTTATCTTCATTTGACTCAACAAGATTTTGCAAATCTGGAATAGCTGGATGTATACTTGATAGTAGTTTCTCAGTAGATGCAACTGTTTCAACAGTATCTACCCACTTTGAAGTATCAAGCAACGAATTGTTGCTAGATAAGAAAGATAATGAAGAGTTATCTGAATATCCTATATTGTATTCTGTAAGACTAAGCACATTAGTCAATGAATTATTATTCAATGTGGTAAATGAGTTACCAATATTCTCACTTAATTTTACCAAACTAGTTTGTGTAATAGAGTCATAATTTAAAGCCCAAATGTACTGATTTGGTAGTTGAGTTTTACTTGTTCCTGTCACGTCACTGAAAAGAAGTTCATCTTGGCTATTAACCCAGAATACCTGAGGAGCAGCAGTATTATAAATACTCGAACCTGCATAATCTCTATTCGATAAAAGTCCAAGAGCTGAATCAACAGCTACGTTTCTTAGAACGATTGCAAAGTCTTTTATGACATAAACATTGTTTTCATATATTCTACCTGTTGGTGCGCCGGCCGCTGTGTATGCTTCAAGATATTCTTCAAGTTCAACATTGAAAGCTGTCTCTGAGTTATTAGATACGACGAATTCTTGATTACTTCTAATAATAACAACTTCGAGTTCACCTTTAGCTCTCTTGATTCTTTCTTCGAGTGCTCTTACTCTATTTTCTAGTTTACTTAGATACTCAAATAGGTCTAGATTGACACCATTTTCATCTTTAAATCCAGAAACAATTTTTTCAGCAGTATGATGGAAAGTCTTATTGTTTATTACCGCTGTCTCAGATAAGTGTTCATCCAATCCTCTAGCTGTAAGTTCGGTTTGCATGCTAACTTTAAGTTCTTCTTTAGAGGCCTCTTTTAATATGAAATCATTATCATTTAAGACATTATTTAAGTCATCTGGAAACTGAACTGTAAGAATATCACTCCATTCAGATTCAACTGGAGACTCTGGCCAACCAACTTCTGAAATAGATTTTACTCTCATCTCAACCTTTTCGTTAACATTTATAGCGATGTCAATTTGATTAATATTAGGTGTGTCTGCACTTTCTAGATCCTCAATTTGCCAAGTATAAGTACCCGTTGCTTTGTCTAGTGTTCTTTTTCTAACATCAGTTTTAAACTCATTCCAGTTTGAGAAAGCTGCAGTTTTCTGTTGATTATTTTGAGTAATATTAAAAGTCTCAACTACTGGTTCTCTACCATCTTTAGAAATATATCTATATTGAACTCTAAATTGTACAATTTCCTGAGGTAGAGTGCCTCTTGTTATTACCGCCTCTGGAATATTCCAGAAACCACGTAGTCTATATTTAGGCTCAACCTTTGAGGTTGGAGTTCTCGATAGATCGATAATCTCTTGAGTTGTTGTTGCTAAAAGCTTTTGCTTAGAAGATTTTTTGTTCTCGAGCTCTTTTATTTCTAACTTAAATTGATTTTCAGATGCCTTTGATGTAAATCGATTTGTTTTGGCCTTTGTATTTCTCGCATCAATTGCATCTTGTAGTTGTCTAATTTCGTTTTTTAAAGAAATCGAATAATTGTGTTTTACTTTAATTAAGTTAGCATCAGGCGTATCAGTAAGGTGTTTATTTATTTGAACAACTTTAAAATTATCTGTATTCAGAACAGCTATGTTAGGCGTACCAGCTAACTTATTTGGTGTCTTTTTAGCAACAAAGTCCTGTAAAACTTCACCGTAATCATAAACATAGTCTATGTAAAATTGTTCCATAGTAGAACCATTTTCAGGACTGTTTGAAACTAATCTTAAATCATTCGTGTAGAAACCAGTGCCTCTAGACCAATCTTTTGCCATAAGATTATTATCGGCATTCATTGGTTTAATAAAAATCACATCTCTCTCATTGTATCCAACACTAATTTTAACTCTTTTTGAATAAACTACTGGTGAGTATATCTTCAAAGTACCTATACCAACCGGTATGGGTTGAAGACCTTCAATTCTTTCTACTCTTATTCTGTAATTAGATTCAGTAGTTGAAATTTCTACAACTTTGTAACGAGTATTAGATACTTCTTGATTTATTATGAGTTCATCATCAATTGATAATTGCCTAATTTCAAGTGTGTCATTTATAAGATAGTCAAGGGTATTAAGATGATACCAAAGTTTTCTATTCAAGGTATCCTCTTCAATTGTTAATACGTTAAACATCCCATCAAATAAAACAGAATTAGGGTCAATATCAAATACTTGTTCATCGTAATTTGGTTCAAGTGGACTAACAACACCAGGTGTTGTTCTATGCCAAGTTTCAAAATCTTGAATATCAATATCACTTTTACCACGATAGAGCTGATTAAAGCTATTTATAGCAGACTGACCTAGATTTGTAAAATTACCATCGGAGTCTTTAGAAAAATCAATGATATATCTTCTTGATAGAATTTTTCTTACATTATTTTCGATTTTACCACTTAAATCAAACTCAACAAAAAGAGCTGGATTAAGCATTGAGTCAAAGAACCAGTTTTTTTGAGATCTAAATTGAGTAATTGCACCAAGATCATTAATAGGGTTAGGTTCTCTGTTTAGGTCTACAGTAATTATTTTTTTGAACTTATTAGTTGTAGTAGTTTGAATTAGTGCACCTCCGGTATCGATACTGTAAAGTGAATTCAAAGAATTATTAAGTCTTTCAATTTCAGTTTTTAAGAAAGTAAAAGATGGTAGACTGTAGCTTCTAAGTACACCCTCAACATCGATAATTTGAATATCAACAGAAGGCTCTTTTGTAGTTGTAAGCGCATTAATTTTTGTTAATGTATCGACAATATTCTTATTATATGCAGTTATTTGGTCAGCTACAGTAGCAAAAGAGCTCCTAATTCCCATATTAAAATCTAATTTTTTTTATATATTAATTAATAGATTTTTCTCACAGAATGTTTTTTTAAATAAATATTTCCTTATATTTGTATATATGATTAACGAACTAGTAGAAAAAATTATAGTAGCCAATCAAAAATATCGTCTTGGTGAACCAATTATGTCAGATTCTCAATATGATATTTTAGTAGATGAATTGAAAGCTCTTGATCCTGAAAATGAAATACTAGCAAAAGTAGGACATGAAATTCAAGACGAATCTCGCAAAAGTCGTCTACCGATTGAAATGGCATCAATGAATAAAATAAAATCAATTGATGATATTGAAGATTGGTCACGACTCAAAGGGATTTCAAAATCTGAATTTGTTGTTATAACTCCTAAATTTGATGGACTTTCTCTTTGTGTAAATGAAAAGACTAATGATGCTTTCACTCGTGGTGATGGACAATTTGGTCAAAAATCAAATGAACACTACAAACTGATTGGCAACCATCTTAATTCAAATGGTCAAGAATTTGACTTCACATATGGCGAGGTCATGATGTCTAAAAAGACATTTACTGATAAGTATTCTCAAGAATTTGCCAATCCTAGAAACTTAGTCGCTGGTCTTTTGAACTCAAAGGATACACAACAGTCTCTTAAAGATTGCAATTTTATTAAATATGGTGCAGTTTTCAATAAAGACTGCTTCTCGACAAAACAAGATTTGATCGAGTCATTGAATACCTGTCAAGAAATTAAAGTACAGTATCATATTTGTAAGATATCCGAACTTACAGAAGAATTGCTCATAAGTTTATTTCATAAGTTTGGTTTAGAATATGAAATTGATGGTCTTATTATTGAAATTAATGATCTTAATTTACAGAATAAATTAGGCCGTGAAACATCATCTAATAACCCTGTTTGGGCTCGAGCATTCAAACATCCAAGTTTTGAACAATCTGCTGAGTCTGAGATAATCGATATTTCTTGGAATATTTCAAAACAAGGATATCTAAAACCAACTTTACATATCAAACCAGTTCGACTTGATGGTGTGACCGTTTCAAATGTGACTGGAAATAATGCTCGTTTTGTAAAAGATATGGGACTCGGTGTCGGAGCTAAAGTTTTAGTAAAGCGATCTGGAATGGTAATTCCGATTATTGCAGATGTAATTCAAAAAGTTGAATTTAGAATGCCTGATATTCCAAATATTGATTGGAATGAGAATGGAGTTGAACTTGTTACACTTAATGAAACTGACGATCAGAAATTTAAACAACTTGTTTCATTTTTTGAAATACTTGAGACAGATAATTTTGGAGAAGGTGTTATTAAACAACTTTGGGATGTTGGACATAAAACGATAGAGGATATTCTAAAACTTACAGAGTCAGACTTAGAGAAAATTGACCGTTTTGGAAAAAGAAAGGCTCAAATTGTAATTAACTCTATCAAAAAGGCAACTTCAAGTGTTAGTCTCTCTAAGCTCCAACATGCTACTGGTATCTTTAGAGCACTTGGTAGTAAAAAACTAGCATTACTTGAGCACTTTAATACTAAACCTAGCATCGATCAGGTTCTAGAAATTGAAGGATTTGCTGATATTTCTGCTCAATCTTATATCGATGGATATGACAGATTTTTTGAGTTTGTTAAAGATCTTCCTATTACTATTGAACAAAAAAAGGTTATTCAACAAGTTTCTGTAGATTTAGTTGGCACTTCATTTGTATTTACTGGAGTAAGACGACCTGATTTAGAATCAGTTATTGAATCTCGAGGTGGTAAAATTGGAAGTAGCGTTAGTAAAAACACAACACATCTTGTTATGAAAGTTACAGGATCTGGATCTTCTAAAGAAAAGAAGGCTCAAGAACTTGGTATTAAAACCATTACTGTGCAAGACTTAGAAGAAATTTTAAAATAATTTAAAGGAAATAAAAACTTTAGATATATAAAAAATATAAACATGGATGTATTATATTCGCAAATTAAATATTCTACATTTTGACGGCAATTATCGGTTATTTACTGAATTAAAAATAAATTAAACGGCATTTATGATTTCAACATTTTTCCCAGAACAAGAACAACTCTTTAGAGAACGAACAGGTAAAGACTTCTCTTTTTTCTACGAGAAGTATTACCCAAAATTAATCTACTACACATCTAGAATGTGTAATGATCAACAAAAAGCTCAAGACATTTCAACAGATTCATTTCTTATCGCATTTGAGAAGATCGATAAGTATGAAAAAGAAAAGTCACAATTTTCAACTTGGCTATTTACAATAGCAAGAAACTTGATGTTACAAGACATCAAAAATTCCAAAAAAACTATGTCTCTTGATATAGAAATTGATGAAGAAGGAACCACTATGAAAGACTTCATTCAAGAAGAAGAATCAGAGGAGTATCTACATGATTTGAACACAAAAAAGGCTGAAATCATGAAGCGTCACATCAGAAACTTGAAAGAACCTTATCGTCAAGTAATTGAAATGAGAGAAATTCAAAAAATGCAATATAAAGATATTGCAGACCAGTTAGGAAAAAATCTTAGTACCATTAAGAGTCAAATCAGAAATGGGAGAGCTATACTAATTAGTGAAACCAGTCGAGAATTTGAAATTCTTGATGAAATGTATAAATAAATTAAATCAAAATAAGTTATGACTATAATTAATGTAACAAAGTTAAACACTGAAAACTTCGATGAATTTACATCAGACGGTCTTGCACTTGTTGATGTAAAGGCCGAGTGGTGTGGTCCCTGTAAGGTTATTTCACCAATTATTGATGAGTTATCAAGTGAATATTCAAATGTTCGATTTGGAAAAATCGACTCAGATGAAAGTACTGATAAAGTTAGAGAACTTGGAGTTAGAAATATTCCAACACTTCTTCTTTACAAAGATGGTAAAATCGTTGAACGTCATGTCGGGATGGTGAGTAAGCAACAAATCAAAGATTTAATCGACAAAAATCTTGAAAATTAAAAAAAACAAAAATGAATCAAACTTTATCACAAAAATTTAAAGTAAAAGACATTTCCTTATCAGAATGGGGAAGAAAAGAAATTGCACTGGCTGAGCTAGAAATGCCTGGACTAATGTCTCTTAGAAAAGAATATGGTGACACTAAACCATTAAAAGGAAGCAGAATTGCCGGATGTTTACATATGACAATTCAAACAGCAGTTCTAATAGAAACTCTAAAACATTTGGGAGCTGAGGTAAGTTGGTCTTCTTGCAATATATTCTCAACTCAGGATCATGCTGCCGCTGCCATCGCAAAGGCTGGTATTCCCGTCTATGCTTGGAAAGGTATGTCTGAAGAAGAGTTTGATTGGTGTATTGAACAAACACTATTCGCTTTTGAAGGTGGAGAACCACTCAATATGATTTTAGATGATGGCGGAGATCTTACTAATATGGTATTTGATAGATATCCAGAACTTGTTAATGGAATCAAAGGATTATCCGAAGAAACTACGACTGGTGTTTTGAGACTACATGAGAGAGTAAAAAATGGCACTCTTTATACACCAGCAATAAATATCAATGACTCTGTAACAAAATCAAAGTTTGATAACAAGTATGGTTGTAGAGAATCACTAGTAGATTCAATAAGAAGAGCAACTGATATTATGATGGCTGGTAAAGTTGCGGTTGTTGCTGGTTATGGAGATGTCGGTAAAGGTTCAGCACAGTCACTCTCTTCACAAGGTGTTAGAGTAATTATCACTGAGATTGATCCTATTTGTGCACTTCAAGCAGCAATGGATGGATATCAGGTATTAAAAATGGATACTGCTGTCAAAATGGCGGACATTATTGTCACCGCTACTGGTAATAAAAATATCATAATCGACAGACATTTTAAGTCGATGAAGCACAATGCTATAGTTTGTAATATTGGTCACTTCGACAACGAAATAGACATGAACTGGCTTAATAAAAATTACGGATCGACAAAAGACACTATCAAACCTCAAGTTGATAAGTACACAATAGATAACAAAGATATAATTATTCTAGCTGAAGGTAGATTAGTTAATCTTGGATGTGCAACTGGTCACCCATCTTTTGTAATGAGTAACTCTTTCACTAATCAAACTCTCGCACAAATAGAATTGTGGACTAATTCGGATAAATATGAAAATAAGGTTTATACTCTACCAAAACATTTAGATGAAAAAGTAGCATTTTTACACCTTGAGAAAATCGGATGCGAACTAGATATTCTCACCGAGGAACAATCAAAATATATTGGAGTTAGTTCTCAAGGACCTTTCAAATCTGAACAATATAGATATTAAAATAATTTTTAATTTAGATATTTTTGTTTATATTAGCAATTATTATGAAGATCGTAAACAAAAAAGCATATTTTAATTTTCAAGTGATCGAAGACTTCACAGCTGGACTAGTACTTGTTGGTTCAGAAGTGAAGTCTTTAAGATCAAACAGTCTTAATTTCGGAGATTCATTCATTTATTTTAAAGATGGTGAACTCTGGGTTAAAAACCTTAGTATCGCAAAGTATAAAGAATCATCACTTCAAAATCACGATGAACTTAGAGATAAAAAATTACTTTTAAATAAAAAAGAAATTTCTAAAATCTCAAAATTGACCGAGACTAAAGGTATCACCTTAATTCCACTTGAAGTCTTTACTGTTAATGGTAGATTCAAAGTAAAAATGGGAGTTTGTCGTGGAAAAAAAGACTGGGATAAAAGACAAGATATTAAGAAAAGAGATACTGATAGAGATCTAAGAAGAAATGATTTGTAACAAAAATTACAAGATGAATTTTTACTATTTGAAGTAGTCTTGTATTATATGATGGTAAGTAATGAGTTAATAAGTTTACGCCTTTGATGAAAAATCATGAACCATCGTGGTAAATAGTAAACATATTTAACAAAATAAAAGGTGAACTACAAGCGGTTCGGTAACGTTTATAGGTAATTATAAAAAAGCCGATAAATTTAGACTCTATAACAGTGTGAGACTAAACGAAACAATTTAAAAACTACTGTTAAGGAAGAAAAATAAGCAGAATGGTAACACTGCTAAACCAAGGTTGATGAAACCATTAAAAGGCAATCCCAAGTGGTAAGACCACTAAAAGTCAAGAATTAGGTTCTCGGATTTCGACCGTACTTGACAGAAGTTCCTCTTTTCTTCTTTATTTTTCCCAATATATACATTAATATTTTTTTAAATTTTTAAACAATTTAAATTTTAGATAATATAATTGGCGTTATATCTTAAAGATGAATAGAAATCTAAATAGTTTGGTCACAGTTGATACTATCTATCAACCAAATTCTCATTTTTAAATGGCCGAAGTCAATATAAAAAGAAATATCTTAATTTTTAAGTCCAGAGATAGCTCAGGGACTTTCTGCATTTGAAGTAATAACTTATGAACAATAACAATAATCGAAAAAGACCTCCATTAAAAGAGAGAAAACACAAAATCAATGGTGAAGTAAGATTTCCACAAGTTCGTGTGACTGGAGAAATAGGCCAAGGAGCTATAATGTCTTCATATGAAGCTTCAAAACTTGCCGAGGCAAATGAAAAAGACCTTATTCTAATATCGGAAAATGCCAATCCACCAGTTGTTAAAATTGAAGATTACGGTAAATTTTTATATGAAGTTGAAAAACGCGAAAAAGAGAATAAGAAAAATCAAAAAAAATCTGAAGTTAAAGAAATTTCACTTTCTGTCAATATAGCAGACCATGATTTAGAAGTCAAATCTAAAAAGGCTTCTGAGTTTCTAGAAGAAGGAAATAAAGTAAAATTGTCACTTCTACTCAAAGGTCGTCAACATCATATGGCAGACAAAGGTCAGTTGGTTATGTTGAAGTTTGCAACACTTGTAGAGTCACTTGGAGTTCCAGAAACGATGCCAAAACTTGAGGGTTCTAGATGGCACATGGTCTTAAAACCCAAGAAGAAATGAGTAGTTTAAATTTAGAAAATCCTATATTCGTAATCTATGTTGATATTACTGATCTGACTCGCAACCAGGCTAGAGAAACACTCGAATCAATTAGACACCAGTTCTCGTTTGATAATGTTACCACTTGGATCCTTGCTGATAAAATTAATAAGGTAGACGTTATCTGGCAAGGCTCGAAATATTCGGCAAATCCTGGAGTTGTGAATTTTAATAATTTTGAAAATCTAATAAATAGATGTAATGAGGTTCTCGAAGTTATTTCAGATGGGGTAAGCGATACAGCCATAAAACAAAAACTAAGAGACCTTCAGCTAAAAAAGGTTCTCAATGATGATACAAGTTTTTAAAGGATTCTGGGGTATAGAAGATGTTGCAAAAAATCCTCAGAAAATCTATGTCTATGGTGATAATGATCAAAGATCTGGTTTGGGTGGTCAGGCCATTATAAGAAACGAGCCTAATACAATCGGTATTAGAACAAAAAAGAAACCATCTACAGATAAAGGTGCCTATTATACAGATAAGGAGTTTGAAAGTAATAAAAAGAAAATATTAGAAGATATAAACAAAATCTTAGACGAACTTCTATTTGGTGCGACTATAATATTTTCAGAAGGCGGTTATGGAACTGATAGAGCTAAATTAAAAGAAAAAGCACCAAAAACTTACGATTTTCTGTGTGATATTCTTCTTAAAAAGTTCGGATATCATAATGAACTAGGTAAAATAGTACCTAAACCAACCGAGCTAAAAAATGCTAAAGAGCTATCGATGAGCTATGAGCATAATAAGTTAGGTCATAGTCAATTAGTACCTGGTCAATTTAGACATGAATTACTAGAAAGAGGTGTCTATACAACATTTGAAGCAATAAAACTAGGGTTAAGAACTGCAACTACACGATCTGAGAAGTTTAAAATGGGTGAAAATGTAATATTTAAGTGGGCAAAGTCTGAAGAAAGATTGGTATGTAAAGTACTTTGTGACTCTTATCCTGTTGGTGACGTTACAAGGGAAGAGTGGTCAAGACTGGAAGGTTGGCTTCCAAACTACTTTGATTTAAATCCAGATACTTTAAAAAAGTTTCAATTTAGATTTGAATACTTGTATTCTATTTAATTTTAAACTATATTTGTAGAAATAAATACAAATATTATGGATGATTTTCTTTTCGACGATGTAAGGTTTGATTCTGCAGAAAAATACCTCTTATACACGGAACTTCAACGAGATTGGAATGAAAAGAATCTTCTTGAACAATTTAATAGTGAGATATGAACAATATTGAAGATATCAAAACATTAGTAAAATTACTACCTTTTGACGAGGAAGTTAAAGTTGCTATTCTTTCAAGTGCAGATGAAATAATGAAGTTTAATAAATTTATTTCTGAAAAATACACTTTGACACAAAAAGAAGCCGAGTTAAAGGTTCAATCTAGTCTTGCCGAAATGTATGCAAGTGTAAATAATGATAATGTAAGTGCTGATGATGCAGTTGAGATTTCTTCCGAAAATGCTAAAATCTATGCCGATTCTGAAGGTTATGATAGAGGTGAAGAACTTAAAAAGTCTGTAATAAGTTTATCAAATGCTTTGAAATATTTTACTTCACAATAACTTTTCCTTATATTTGTACTTATGAAGTACGAAAAATATTCTTACATCTTTCCACCACGTCCAAAAAATGCAGTGAATCCAGAAGATTTGAGCTTCTGGGATAATAATTCACTAATTGCTCAGCCAAAATTAAATGGCAGCAATACTACAATTTATACTAACGGTGTGCAAACAGTCGTTATGAATCGACATAACTCTCGATTAAGTAATTTCAACTTATCTCAATCTGAAATTAATTCAATTTATAAATGTGAGCCAGGAAAATGGCTTGTGATCAACGGAGAATATTTAAATAAAAATAAACAAGATGAAACTGGTGAAAGTTTCAATCATAAATTGATTATTTTTGATATTTTAGTTTGTGATTCTAATTATTTAGTAGGATCTACTTTTAGCGAAAGAGTCAGTATTTTAGATGACTTGTATGGTACCCATAATTCAGACAAAGAATATTTGTATTCAATCACTGAAAATATCTATAGAGTGAAAAGTTATAATAGTGGTTTTTCCAGTATTTTTAGTGAATTTACAAAAGCTCCTGTTGTAGAAGGATTAGTTCTCAAAAGAAAAAGTGGTAAGTTAGAAGTTGGAACTACTGAAAACAATAATACAAAAAGTCAGATAAAAAGCAGGGTGGCAACTAAAAATTATAAATACTAATATGAAATTAAAAAACTATACAGATTATAATACAAAAGATACTCTAGTTATATCTGCTTTCCCAGGATGTGGAAAATCACACTTTTTCAGAACAAATAGTGATAAAATTGTTTTAGATTCTGATTCAAGTAAATTTGATAAATCTGATTTCCCAAGAAATTACATTGAACATATCAAAAGTAATATCGGTAAGGTAGATGTTATTATGGTTTCATCACATAAAGAAGTTAGAGAGGCTCTTGTTAATAATAAAATAGATTTCACACTCGTTTATCCAGATATCTTAATAAAAGACGAGTATATTCAACGATACAAAGATAGAAATAGTTCAGAATCATTTATTAAACTATTAAATGATAATTGGAAAAATTGGATTGAGGAACTTGAGAATCAAATTGGCTGTAAAAAAATTAAATTAAAAGAAGGTCAGTATCTTTCTCATGTTATTTAATTTATTCCTTCAACTTTCATCTAATTCGTACTTATAATTTTTAATAAAAAATTTATATTTATGAACTTAGGAAAAGAATTTAGAAAATTTGCAAAAAGTGAGGGTGTATCTTCTACTGCACTTGATCAATATGAAAATGGATTGACTCCTTATATCTTGGAGGAGCGTGAAATGCGCGCCACGCAAATAGATATCTTTAGTCGCTTGATGAGAGACCGTATTTTGTGGGTTTCTGGTCCAGTTGATCAACACATGTCAGATATTGTTCAAGCACAGTTACTTTTTCTAGATTCTGTTGAAAAGAAAGATATTACTCTTTACATTAATTCACCTGGTGGTTCAGTTCTATGTGGACTCGGTATAGTTGACTTAATGAACTATATCTCTTGTGATGTTGCAACTGTTAATATCGGAATGTGTGCTAGTATGGGATCGGTGCTATTAAGCTCTGGGACTAAAGGAAAGCGTTCATCATTGATTTATTCAAAAGTTATGACTCATATGGTATCATCACAATATGGTGGAAATATACAAGACTCTACTATATCACATCTTGAGTCACACAAGTATAACTATATACTCTTTAAATTACTTGCTAAAAATTGTGGAAAAACTTTTGAAGATATGTTAGAGTCATCAAGAAGAGACAGGTGGTTTAATTCAAAAGAAGCTCTCGACTTTGGTTTAATAGATGAGATTATTGGTTTAGATAAAAATGATAGTGTAGAAAAACAATTGGATGGATTCGAACAATATTATAATAAAGAAGTTCTATCTAAAGGTTCAATTTCCTAACCATTCGAACCAGTTTTTCCACTCTCCTTTATAAACAGTACTTGGCGAAGATGGTATTCTAACAAATTCTTTTGGTTTGTTTTTACACCATTTTCGCCATTCTGCATTGGTTTTTATATTCAAAGTATGAACAATACTCACAGATTCATTGTAACTCAAATAGAAACTTTTATTCTTTTTCCTGCCGTTAGTAGATAGAAATTCACCCCATTTGAAATTTTCATAGACTCTCTCCGGTTTTCTCGGTAAAAAAATTGATATCTCATTATTTTTGGATTTTTCTCTATAATTTTTTGATGTTATAGGACCAAAATTTTCACTTATCCATAACTTGGCAGAATCATAGTCAAGATATTCAGCATTTATTCTTTTAAAGGGAACATAATCTAAAAATTCATGCCATCCTTTCCAACAAGTATAAACATTATAGGGCTTTTTGGGAATAAATACTGGAATTTTTTCTTTTTTAAAGTCAACTGAACTTTTTAAATCGAAGTTTTCTTTCAAGTATTTTTTCGCTTCCTCATAACTTAGATAAATATCTTTTCTCTTCATCGTATGAATACTTCCTGTTCCCAAATAATCGCCCCAAGTGGTCCAGTCAGTAAAAACACGATTCGGTGCCTTCGGTAAAAAGTCTGGAAAATCATTCATTTTTGACCATTTTTTGTATTCTTTCATTCCTACTATCCACTCGGGTTTATTAGATTCTAACCACAGTTTACACTCAGCAAAGGTTCTGTTATAAATATTATCCATGCGACCGTCACCACCATCGGTCAAATTTACAAGTTTGAATTTAGTCGACATTTCTTTTATAAATTTAATTTCTTCATCCTTCCAATTATCATGGTTGACTACTTTAAAAACTTTTAATCCAATATCACCTCCTTTATTGAAAACACTTTTGATCCAACAAGATTTGTGACTTGTTGAATTCTTATCATTTCTGTGGTCTCTAAGTCTTTTAGATGGATTGTCAGTTTTACCAACATATCGTATCTCCTCTTCAGTACCAATTTCAAATAGACCATAAATATATGTTATTTTACAGGACATCATAAACCATCAATGTTTTTTTATTTATAAGATATATATAAATAAAATTAACTTCCCTATATGAGTGTCGAGGAAAATATTAAAAAGTCAAAGCGAAATTACGGTGATAAATACAACAAAGAGAATATAAATGTTCAGCTGAATCGTGAATTGATCGATAGATTGAAGTTAGAAATTAAGAATAAAAAATCAATAAAATCATATATTGAAGAATTAATAAACGAAAAACTAAATGCTCACTGATAAAGAATTAGAACGACTAAGAGATAAAGCCGCTACTAATCCAGGACTCTTACCATATCCACATCATGTTGGATCTGCTGCTATAAAACCTGAGAATACCAGTTCATTTGTAAATAGAGGAGTATCTAAAGTCAATCATGAGTTTAAAGACCGTTTTGAAAAATTAAAACGTGAATGGGATAATCTTATTGAAGAATTTGAGTGGAATAAAATTATCTATGAATCAGATTTAAGATTTGAACCAGTTGTTGGAGAAATATATCATTTGTATCTGAATGATGGTAAGAAATTCATTTCACTAATTGGACCCAGCGAGTGGAAAATGGAATACCTAGGCACTTTTAAGTTAAATTCTGATTTAAAGTGGGAAAAAATAAACTCTGGTTTATAATATATAATTTATGCAACAATTCTCAAAACTCAAACCCAAATCTGACTACGAACAAAAAGAAAAAGTTCTTTTTGAAAATGATTATATGAAACTTTTAGACTATGAAGGATGGTCTATAATAAAAGAATCAGATTTTGTTATTTGTATACCTTATTTGGCTGAAACAAATCAAATAATTCTTAGACATGAGTATATTCCTACTTTCAAATATAGAGATGGTCAAGAATATCACGTTACAGTTTTAAGTGGTGGTATTGAAGCTGGTGAATCACCTGAAAGGGCAATACTCAGAGAAATTGAAGAAGAGGCTGGTCTTGTAATAAGTCCAGATTATAAGGTAGAATTTATGAAACCACTTTATGTTTCAAAGGGTAATTCTTCTAAATATCATCCTTGTATTATTCAATTAATGGAAAGAGATTATCACGAGATTATGCCAACTGGAGATGGTTCAGAAACAGAGAAGAAATCTCAATCAGTGAAAGTAGATGTTAAGTATTTAAATTCAATAAATGCTTCTGATCTAATTACCCAGTATATGATCGGACAAATGAAAGATTATTTGAATATAAGTTAATCTATTCTTTGCCACTCTGTAAAAGTTGCTATCTTAACATTTTCTACATCTAGTAGAAAAAACAACATTTTATTGACTCCACTTAGATTTTCATAATCTTTCCAATTTTCTATCTTTTCAAGAACAACTTTAAAAAAAGGAGAATCATACTTTGATAATTCTATTTTTAAATACTCAAAATAATCTTCTACCGGCTTCATAAATTGGTATATTTTTTTTCTTTAAAATGTTGATAGATGTTGATGAGTCAAATAGAGAGTCTTCTAGAAAATCAACATATATAATATACTTATCTATGTTGATAATATCAACATTTGAAGCCTCTTCAAATTCAAAAGGTTTAGATCTTAAAATATTAGATTTTGTATGGATCTCTTTGCCACTTTGAATGAAGTAATCATATGGATATAATTTATACCCATCTAATAACATTTTATTTTTATCAACACATAGTATCACATTTAAATCAGTTTTATAATTACCTACATTCAGTTTATTATTTCGAGTAAATGAAACAATTTTAACATTCTTACCAAAGAAAGGATTATCAAACCAACCAACTTTTAAAACATTTTCTCTTAAAATTGTAAGAAGGTAGTAATTATTTGTAAAATGATATATTGGTGCAAAATTTGATTCAAGATAAGATTCTTCTATAAAATCGTTAAAATTTAACATGATTTATATATAAAAATTTTGTATATTTGAGACATGACAATCGAAGAGAAAATCCAACTAAATAAGTTAATAAAAAAATATGAAGGTACAAACACCTTTATATCTTCTTTGAAGAAAGCGTTATCTTCTAAATACTGTAAAAAGGAAATGTTAGATGGTAAAGAGTTTAAAGTTCTTTCTGAAAAGCAATATCTTGCAGCTAAGTCAACTTTAGGACTTTAAATTGTAGTTTAATATTGATATAATCTCTTTATTTAGGGCATCAGAATCAACGTCACCCCAGTCATTAAATCTTGGTTCCAATTTGTAATCTAAATATTCATCAGAACACCATTCTTGAAATAGTGCATCAAGTGAATATCCTCTAAGTGACTTTCCATACTCTTCAATCCATTTATCTTGAAATGGTATCTCATAATGAGTCACTACTGATTTATACCAAACTTTTTCACGAGTGTCTTTCTTCATGTAGTACTTATCAACTTCTTTTTCAAGTTTAGTATATTCAGTGACATCTGATACAATTTCATCAAATTCAGATATCAATTCATCCCAATTTGCGTCACAATGTGCTTGTCTTTCCCAATCTGCAATAGTTTCTCTAACTGTTGACATTATTTCAGAATCTTGTGATAGTTTTTCTAAACTTCTTTTAAATCTTTCTTTTAAAAGAATATCAATAACCTCGTCTTCGGACTTTCCAGAAAGACTTTCATAGATCTCTTCACCTTCAAGTTCAGTGAGAGCTGATTCAAGGCCGCCTAACTCTTTAATAATTACTTTTACTAATAGAGTAGTTGCTTCTTTGTTTAGTGTATATTGAAAAACACTACTTATGTCTGGATAGTAGCCTTCTCCATAGTAGTTGTCAATATCGATTCCTTCTTCTAGCATTTTACCCCATCTTTCATAATCTCTTCTTGAAAGAACAGATCTTGCCATATCTTCTATATCAACATGACAGTAGATTTTGTCGCCTTCTATTCTATCACATTTCCAGTCATAGATTTCAGCCAACATTTTCTCGGTAAATTTAACCTCTTCTGGTTGATGAACTAAAATGACAAGTTCAGAAGAACTGATATAAACATCACCATCTGACATCTCATCTGGATCGGTAGTAAATGGTTTGTTAGGAGTTTCTGGTATCCAAGTCACAATAGAACCATCTAAAAGGTGTATATTTTCCAAATTAGTCTTACCATCTTCATCTTCAACTGTATCAACTACATACCCTTCGCCTTTTAATTGAGAAATAGCACTTCGAAATTCATCTGTTACATTGTCACCTTTAGACTGACTTATAATGATTGATATTCTATATCCAGGCATATACTCTTCACCTCTTAGTACAACATCATCTTGGTTTATATCAAACAAGACTAATTCTTTTGAATTTCTAATGTGATTGTTACCGTGCTCAGAATATCCAGAATGGCCAAAAAGCACTTTTGTGATACTGAGTGGATAACCTTCATCAGTAATGAATTTGAAAATATCTTTAATTTCATCTTCACTAATCCAGTACATTGAATCGTTTTTTACAGATTCTTTGATAAATTCTAGATACTTTTTAAGTCTCATAAGAGTATATATAAAAAAAGAGAGTCAAATGACTCTCTTTTTAGATTTATAGCTGTTCGTTTGGTTCTTTAAATTTTACTGAGTAGTTCAGACTTTTTATTAGAAAACTCTTCATCTGTTAAGATGCCAGCTGAGTGTAAATCAGAGAGCTTTTTAATTAACTCAATTGTGTCATCTGAATTTCTGTTTGTTTTTTTATCATAATTTTTTGAAAAATCTTTAACTTCTTTTGGTTTCCTTGAGCTTGGTAGAAGTTGATATACAAGATGGTGTATGTGGTTCTTTTCAAACTCCATATCAACATCAACAAATTGCTGATTAGATTTCTCACCTTTTTCAACTCTACCGGTTTCAAGAGGATCAGCTACTGGTGAATTGTAATAAGCAGTATTGCAAGAAGTAAGAGTTCCAGAATTATAACTGTTACCAACAGTAAAATTTCCACTATTTGTACTAAAAATAGCATTTGAACCGTTTGTGTTGGTTAAAGTTGTTCCAGAAGTAATTGTGTCAGTAGTTATACCACCAGTCAAAATAGTTCCGGAGTAAGGATACCATCTTGTGTATACAGGATACACTGGATAGTATTCATGAATTACAACTTTATGAAATCTATCAGCCCAGTTTTGAAGTGTGACTGCTTGTTCTTTGTAGAAAAATACTTCAAGTAGACCGTTATCAGAGGTTGCATCAATTGATTCTTGACTTCCATCGATTTGATAGGTTTGAAATATAAATTTCTTTCTATCATCAACAAAACAATCTAAGTAGACTCTTTGGCCTGGTTTGATAACTAGACCGGTTTTAGCAATTGAACTACCGTTTAAACGAATATCAGCTAGTACTGATTCTTTTAAGGGGTTGAAGATTTCGATTTCAAATTCTTGATTATCATCGAGATAGATTTTATCTCCCTTGATTGATTTTCTGCCTTTATCTTTTGGACTTACGATCCAAGCACTTGGCAAATTAGTGCCTTTTGTTTGTTTAACTTTCATAGTTATTCTTTTTATTTTTTATCCTATATCTTTGAGTCTTTTCAAACTCTTAAAAGTGTCACACTGAACACTCGACATAAGATTGACGAACAGCTAAGTTATATAGTAGGAATTCAAGGGTTAGTTTAAAAAAAAAGAGGCCTCTTTCGAAGCCTCTTTGATGCATTTATTATATGTGTATAATATTAGAAGAAAAGGTTCAAGTAGATAGAACCACCCATGTTATCAACACCAAGGTTGAAAGATGATTTATTGTCACCCACTTTAGAGAAACCAGGTCCCCAACCGTATTCTGTTCCAACTGACATTTTTGGAGCAAAGAAATATTGAGCTCCAACAAATGCACGAGCATTAACACCAAGAGTTGAAGGTGTTTCAGTTTCAGTACCACTTACTGTAACTTTACCGCTACCAAAACCAAGTCCTACTTCAGCACCATAGTAACCTTGTAGACGAGTTTTGCCACGATACTTCAAAATACCAGCTCCTACATTAACACCAGCTGATTGGGTATCAGTAGAATCTACAGTTGAAGTAGCATAGTTGATAGCTAATTTTCCACGATATGAAGTATTTGCAGTCTTCATATAAGAACCAGTGATAACACCAGCTTGTTGGAAACCAACAGCTGCTGTGTTTCCAGAGTTGTTAAAGAAATTTCCGAAATAGTTTAAAACTGGAACTGCATCTATTCCAATTGAGAATTCGCCTGCTTCTGGTAGAACGTTAGTACCATTTTTAGTACAACAGGTATTTTGAGCACTTGCAAAATTGAAGGCAAATACCATTGTCAATACCAGCATCAAACTTTTAATTGTTTTTATCATATTGATATTTATTTTTTGGTTCTTGAAATCATGTTCCAAGAATCATGTTGTTATATATCAAAAAATATTTTTGTTTAAATTCGGTATTCGGATTTTTTATGAGTAATTTTGACACTATTTTTCAGAAACCTTTACCAAAAAAGACTTCAACAAATTTGGATTTTTGATATATTTATCTTATATTAGCTCTAATGAGTAAAGAATCTTTCAATTTTATTAAAAACACATTTATTAAACTAACGTCAAAGACCTATCCATATGGGTATGAAGACGAGTTAGTAGAGGAAATGACCGAAGCAGGAGTTTTCCCAAAAAACTTAGAAAAAGATATTCACGGCAATTATTTTTTCAAAATAGGTGAAAGCAGAACAATTTTTGCAAGCCACCTTGATACCGCTTGTAAAGACCAAGTTGAAGTAAAACATCAATTTCAAGGAAATATCATCAAAACTGACGGAAAATCAATCTTAGGAGCTGATGATAAAGCAGGTGTCACAATCATGCTTTGGATGATGAAACACCAAATACCTGGACTCTACTACTTCTTCTTTGGTGAAGAAGTTGGTTGTATCGGATCATCACTTCGATCTAAAACAATAGAACAAAACTGGGACCGTATTATTTCATTCGACCGAAGAGGAAATAATTCAGTTATTACACACCAATCTTCAACTAGAAGCTGTTCAGATGAATTTGCAAAAGCTCTAGCAAAAGAACTAAATAAAGGTGGTCTTTCCTACAAAACAGATTCAACTGGTGTTTATACAGACTCAGCTGAATTCGTATCTCAAATTTCAGAATGTACTAATATCTCAGTTGGATATAACTCAGAACATACTTTCAATGAAAGTCAAGATATTTTACATCTACACAAGCTAGCAGTTGCTTGTTTGAATGTTGACTGGGAAAATCTACCAACAAAAAGAGATAAAAATAAAAAAGAATCCCTATATGACTGGGATTCTTATGACTCAAGAACCGCTACATCTTGGAATTCAAGAGGATTCTCAAGAAAGCCTAAATCTTGGTCAAATAAGAACTATCATAATTATGACTACGGACAATACTATGATGATGAAGATTATTATCATAATTCAGGAATGTCAAAGCAAAGAAAGGCAAGAACTTACTATGACTCTGGAAAAGGCCAGTTAAAAGAAATGGAAGTAACTAGTTTTAAAACTACAACTGATGTTGACTATAAATACGAAAGTGTGAAAGACAAGTTTTTGAATACTTCACTTTCAAAAGAAGAAATTGAAGTAATTAAAAATCAGTATTTAGACATGAATAATCCAGATGATAGAATCTCTTACGAGGTAATGGTTAATTCACTTGTTTATTAAAAGTGTCAATAATATCTGATGATTTAATAATTTCATCAGGTGCCAAATGTATTTTAGACTGGGGAATGTTGTGAGAGATTAAATAAGACTTTTTAGAAACTTTTTCTAAAATTTTTACAGGTGTTATCATACCGTTGTACCAATATTCGATAAGTACGATATCACCAGGATTATAATAATTTTTAAACTCAAATAAAAAGTTCATAAAACTATATATTATGATGCTACAATTCAATTTAGATGATAAGTTTAGAAACTTTACAAGAGATACTCTACAAATCTCAAAAATAAGTGCTATTCTAACTTTTGAATCAGAAAGATTCGTAAAAAAAGAAGGGGATTTTATCAAAGTTGAAAACGATGATTTTATTTCATTTATTCCATCTAGTAAATTAGTTTCAATTAATGACGCCAATGAGTCAAAGTATAGAACTAAAATGAAAATCGGCAGATTTATTAAAAAGTTCTTGAGAAAAGAAGCTATTAATCTTTTTAATGTAAAAGACTCTGATATTGAATTCTATGTCAATATCTATAAAAGCTATTTTAACTCAAATATTAATGAGTTTAAAATAGTAGAAGGTCAAGAAATTAAAAAATGGTACTTAGAAGACAACTACTCCACCCCGAATGGTTTGACACCCGGTACTCTCTGGCATTCTTGCATGAGATACCCAGAAAAAAACAAATTCATGAGTATCTACTCAAATAATCCACAGCAAGTAAAGATGCTAATTCACGTAGATGAAAATGATAGACTTATAACAAGAGCTCTTCTCTGGGAATCTGCTGTAGATAAAGACGGAAATTCTTATAAAGTCATGGATAGAATCTATTCAGTCTATGATCATGAAGTAGAAGCATTCAAAACTTGGGCAAAAGAAAACGGATATATTTATAAGTGGGAACAATCTGCTAAATCAGAACGTATTTTTGTAGTTGATGGTGAACCAAAAAAACTTGATCTTAAAATAAAATTAGAAAACAAACAGTTTAATTACTACCCATATATCGATACTTTTAAATACTTTGATACTGTGAATGGATACCTGTCTAATTCCGGATCATTTAGATGGGATTATATACTAGTTCAAAACGATGGTGGACTTGAAAGAATAGAAGAAGAGCCTGAACCAGAATACGATGAATGGTATGAAGATGAACAATAAACCTCAATTTTTTTGAGGTTTTTTATTTTTTTCGAGGTCATAGTTATTTGAATATATAAAAATAAAAATCTATGGCTCGACAACAACGTTCTAAAACAAAGCAAAGTCAACGAACTCAAGTTCAAAGAGAGATTGATGAAAGCTTAAGAGAATATGAAGTTGATAAACTTCAAAGAAAAAGAGCTTCTCTAACCAAAGAGTCTTTCCAAAATTCAACTGGTGTAAGATTATCTGACAAGCAAACTGATCTTTATAAAGGTATTAGAAACAATACCCTTACTGTGGTTCACGGCCCTGCTGGAACTAGTAAGGCACAACCTCTCGATTCACCAGTCTTAACACCGACCGGATGGACTACTATGGGTCAGCTTGAAATCGGTGATAAAGTAGTATCAATTGATGGTAAAGAGACCAATATTGTTGGAGTTTTTCCACAAGGTAAAAAAGATATTTGGGAACTCAAGTTTTCGGATAATACGACAGTAGAATGTTGTCTCGACCATCTTTGGGTTACACAGTCTGAAAATGATAGAAATAATAGAAAGTGGACAAAAACAGTAAATGGCCAAAGAACTAGATACAGAGAACAAAAGCCAGGGACTGTAAAAACAACAAGTGAAATAATAGAAACACTCTATACAAAAAGAGGTAGAATAAACCACACAATACCAATTACGAACCCAGTTGAGTTCATAGAACAGGAATTAGAAATACACCCATATATTATGGGTTGTCTAATTGGTGATGGTTGCCTAAGACACCACGTTGGGTTCACAACTGCAGATAGTGAAATTATTGATACAATTACGAGTCTTTTAGATAGTGATATTAAAGTATCAAAAAGAACAAAGTACGACTATGCACTTATCAAAAAAGAAGATTCTCGTACAAACAAAATAAAACAATATCTTAAAAAAATTGAACTATGGGGAAATTTGTCTAGTGATAAATTTATTCCAGATGTTTATAAATTTAATACTGTGGAAAATAGAATTTCTCTACTTAGAGGAATTATGGACACAGATGGCACAGTTTCTAATGATGGGACATATGTTAGTTTTTCATCAACATCAAAAAGATTAGTTAATGATGTCAAAGAACTTGTTCAATCTTTAGGTGGAATTGCAACTGAAAGAAAGTCTACTCAAGGATACTATTATAAAGATGGTGAAAAAATTATGGGAAAAAATTCATACTCAATTACTGTAACTATGAATCCAGATATTAATCCATTTCTACTTAAAAGAAAATCTGAAAAAGTAGTTTCTAAAACTAAATACAGACCTACAAGATATATCATTGGTGCTAAATTCATCGGAAAAAAAGAAGCAAAGTGTATTAAAGTCGAACACTCTAGTCATCTTTATCTTACAAATGATTACATTGTGACTCACAACACTTTTACAACGTGTTACACAGCACTCTCACTACTTGCAGATAGAAAAATTGATAAAATCATAATAACAAAACCAATTCAAGAAAGTGGTGAGCAACTTGGACTTCTGCCGGGAACAGTAGATGAAAAGATTGATCCATACAAGCAGTCATATTATACCAATTTCTGTAAAATTTTAGATAGAGGAACTATAGATTGGCTTTTTTCAATAGAAGAAATTACTTTTGAACCACTTGCGTACATGAGAGGTTCAACCTATGATAACTGTATTATGTTACTCGACGAATGTCAAAACGCATCTATCAAGCAACTTATGCTTTGGTCCACACGTCTTGGTAAAGACTCAAAAGCAGTTATGATGGGAGATACATCACAGTATGATGTAAAAAGGAGAGATTCTGGGTATGTTGATTTTATCAAAATGACAGATGGAATGGAAGATCTCTTCATGTTCGAATTCAAAAATGAAGATATTGTAAGAAATAAGTTTTTGATTGAATTGACTAACAGATATGATAAATATCGGTCAGAAAATCCAAACTTTTGATAAAAAACAACGTCTTTAATATATAGTTTATGAAATATAAAGACGAATTAGTATATAATTTGATTTTCTCAGATAACGATGAGTTTCTCATTGATGTAGGAGAGTATATTTCTGACATCTATAAGTATGATGAATTTATAGACGAAATTAAACAAATTTTACAGAAATCTAAAGTAACGATTTCTACAAACTACATAGATGTGAATACAAAAACAGTTACTTGGAAATTAAAAGTTAAGAGATAATATGTGGATTTTAAATAATGATACAAATAAATGGACCGCAAAAGTTGATACTTTAGATAGATCAGACTTTGACTCACTTAAACAAGATCTAAAATCTTTAAGATTCTATCAAAAGGTTCTTAGTGGATCTACGTTTGTAACTATGAATAATTTAGATGATATCTACGAGATGTTATCTAATAAAATATTAAGAAACTATAACTATACAACATTTTTATCTCCCTATCTAAATCCTTATGGTGGTGCTGTAGATAATGAAGTACCAATTATATCAACAGCTTCACAATATGACCTTTTAGAAAAGTTTCTACCTGAATATGGACTTACTTTAAAAAATCTTTTCACACCAACAAGATTAATTGAAAGTCAGTATAAAAATCTTTTTTATGTAGATGTTGCAACAAACCAAAGATATGAAAATTTAACTCAATCGATAACAAATTTTGTAATTGATAGTGTTACTCTAAAAGAGGGTCATAGAGTACTTGTAAAAGACCAAGTAACTAATATAACACTACCAAGTTCAACTAATCCAGATACTTATTTTCAAGGATTTTATCGAATTATCGATGAGGTTGGTACAAATATTACTTATCAAGTATATACAAGCGAAAATGGAATCTACACGTATACAAACTCAAGGCTTGTTAGAACAAGTGATTTAGATCTTTATGAAAACTTAATTAAATATTCAATCTGTGTAAAACTAGGAACATCAAATAGAGAGACTTATTGGTCACTTTCAAGATTAACAAATGGGTTTTTCCCTGAATATCAGAAAAACGAATCAGTTTACTTTACACAGAAAAAAAATTATGTTTTAAGAAATAGAATGGATTATAATAATCTATTCGAGCTAGTACTAAATGATACGTTCAAACACGGAACACAAAGCATAACAGTAGATGATATAGTTTATACAATACCAGAAAGATCAATTAGTGTTGGTGAGTTCGGGGGGATTTTAGTAGATCAAGAAGGATATACTAATATTATAGGTTCAAAGTATAAAACCGCCCTAAGAGGAATAGCGCAATCATCAAAATATTACTGGATATGTGGAGATGATGGTACTCTTTTAAGGGTTAACAAAATAGACTTTACAATTGAAAAAGTAAAACTAGAAGAAACTCTCGTGCCACCAAAACCCGGTACACCGAGAGATCCGAGGATATATCAAAACGAGGGTAAAGTTATAACTACACTAAACTCTGTTTCATTTTATAATGATTTAAAAGGTGTTGTAGTTGGTAAATTTAATCAGCTCTGGATAACCGATGATGGTGGTGATTCTTGGACTAGAATTAACCTTGTTGATTTCGACAAGTATAATTATAATATTGCTCTTTATTTGAACATAGATAGATTTTATGTTGGTGGTGATAATGGAGTATTTATTGACTTTTTTTATGAGTCAGGAAACTGGACCGCTTTTAAAAGAAGAGTTTCTAAATTTGTTGACGCTGATGATGAATACCTTTTAGTTGATGATATCACAGATTTGGAATATTTCGAAAGAATACCATCGACTTTTGATACAGCAACAGCATCATTCATAGCAATTTCAAGTACAAATAACAATCTGTATCTTTATGACTTACAGAATGTGGTAAATGAAAACGGTAGTTTTATACATTTAGGAACTAATCTCACATATGGTGATATTAATAGTGTTATTTATAGATCACCTAACTTATACTTCTCAAACTTCACAAATATTTATAGAGTTAACCCATTTGCTGGTGGTGTAACATTTTCAAACTCAGAAAGTAATATTTTAACAAATACTTTCGCTAATTTTTTCACACAGTCTGGAGTAAATAAACTCTATAACTACAATGATTCTGAGCTTATATTAACAGGTAATGAATCTCTGTGGTTGACTTCTAACTACTCAAACACACCGACTCGCACAGATGTTTATGATAGTACATTTTTCGATAAATTAAAGCCAAGACTGCTTTTCATGAATTACGATCAGGGTTCAAAACTTAACTGGTTTGATGATTTTGGTCAATATAGACTACCAGAAAGGTTTTTAATTCCTGTCAGCTATCTTGTAGATGCTTCTGCAGTAACTGAAACTTCTATAAACTTCGGAAGAAATACAAACGAAATTTATGATTCTGGTTCTCAAAGTTACCTAGAAACAAACTGGATTACATACTGGAAAGACTCACTAAAAACTTTTGAATATTATACTCACTTATCAGATGGATTCAAGGTTGAACCTTCTTTTGAATTTAATAGTTCAGATAGTTTATCCGGCGTATTTACCTATTCATCAACTAATGTGACAATTCAATACTCACAGATTCAACCTCTAATGCCGTCAGAAACTAGTAGGTATAGAGAAGGAGTAACTGCGATATCAGCACCTGCAGTCATCAGAAGCTTATATTTTTATGGATTTCTAGGTATATGGTTAGTTATAATACCTAGTGGTGATACCGCACCTAAAAAAGGAGATGTAATTTACATAGAATCTGATGTAGTAACTGGAAGATTTATAATAAACAAAGTTTTCACGCAAATAGTAGGTGGTAATGCTAGACACTTTCAATATTTTTATACGAACTTTAATCAGAATATACTAAATAATCTAAATGAAAGTACCTTAATATCTGTAACAAATTTAAATAAATATCCAACAACTACAGGAGGTATTGGGACATTCACACAAACTTTTGTTGGCGCTGGTTACAATCAAGGATCTTATAAAAATCTATCGTCAACAAGTGCAATTGGATATAGTGCGACTTTTGATGTACAGATAAACGGAGCTGGAAATGTTGTAAGTATTGCAGTAAACAATCCTGGTTACAAATACTCAGTTGGTGATATTATTTATTTATCAACAACTAATCAAATAGGTGGTTCAGGAGATATTTCACTTACTATAACCGAGTTGAACTACAACTCACTATTTCTAGATAACTTCAAAAAACACTACATCTCATATGCATATGAAATCGAAGTAAAAGAGTCAGACTATCCGGTACCAGTTGCTTCACCAGTGGGATTAACACAGTCTTTTCAAATTACTGGTAAGTATAGTCAATATTCAGCTTACTACAATTTACAAGCAAATGTACAAGTTTTGAATACTTCTGGATATTTGCTACAAGATGATATAAGATATAAATCTCAATTCTTGAATTTTGGTTATACACCTACGTATAATTTATTAAGTTACTTGAATTTTATTGATGACTCAATATTTGTTCCTAGTAAAGAGTTTTTGGTTTTGCCAAAATATGATGATATACCTGGACCAGATTCCGGAATTGCAGATACAAGTGTTGTAAATGACAATTTAATTTACGTAGACTTCATACCAAATCCATATTCTGGTCAATCTGAAAGTAATAAACTATTTTTTGGTATTAATTTAAAGCCAATTTGGGACTCGTTTCTTTTATGGACATTTGTTGATATTCAAGTGAAACAAGGAACAGGTTATCCGCCTTCGGGTGTTGTTCATACTACAAATCGACTGTTAATAGTTGATAAATATTACGATAATACTACATACACCGAACCATATTATGTTATAGTTTTTCATCAAAAATTCGAAGGCACAAATGATACCTCGGCAATTACAATACACAGTAGAAGAACTTTAAGACAGATATCAGAAGATTTACAATATATGAATAACATTCATAGACCGTATGATGATTCAGACGGTAATATTTGGTCTGAAATTGAAATTGAACCTGGTTTTACGTTCACAAATTATCAAACACCAATTAAGTTTAAAATTCCAACTGACTCATATACTAAGGCACTTACCGCAGATTTAGATGTAATTAAGAATGTTTCTGGAATAGTGTATACCGATTTCGAGGGAAACCTTGCAATACAGATGACTAAATTAGATCGAGATCTGTTGTTAGATGTGAATGGAATTTTTAGTTCTGTAAATGGATTATATCAAATTGCATTTGGTGATAAACACGGGTTAAAAACTGGTGATGCAGTTACTATAAAAACTGCAACAGCAAGTACACCAAACCACACAGAATACCTTGGCTTTCATACAGTGAATGTAATTGATGATTATTTTATAGAACTAAATGTACCATTCGCTGGAGTATTTCCTCTTGACAATTTAGTCGCTTCTGTTACGAGGAAAGATCCATTTTTGAATTTTCAACCCGTTGATATATTCGATTTGGGAGTTGGTGATAAAAAAGTTAAACAATCTGTTGAAATCACAACAGAAATGTACAAATTAGTAGATGATAAGTACAAGTTAGAAAATGTTGATTTTAATAAATTTAGATTCAGATTAATTGATGGACTGGATTTAGTAAGTCTGACTGAAAAATACTACTGGATACTAGATGCTGAAGTCTCTGATGCAATAATCGGAATGGATCAAGATCAAAACCTTATTTGGTATAGAGGCATCTGGGAAGGTGGAAGATGGTTTGGTGGTACTTGGATTTCTGGTACTTGGAAATCTGGAGACTGGTATGATGGGGTGTGGACATCTAAACAAATTACAGATAAACTTTTAAGTGTTAAAGTTGATAATTTAAGAACTGATGAGTTTAACTCTACGTGGTATGGTGGCAGATGGTTTGGTGGAAGTTGGGAAAATGGATCCTGGTATAGTGGTAGATGGTATGGAGGTACTTGGGGCAGTGGTAGATGGTTTGATGGAACTTGGAATGATGGCACTTGGAATAATGGTCAGTTCCTTGGCGGTACTTGGGTACTCGGAACTTGGTATAACGGAATTTTCAACACAGATAGTAGTCTATCATACTGGTTAGATGGTAAATTTAACGGTGGTGATTTTGAAAATGGTATCTGGTATGATGGTGAGTTTAATGAACAAGGAGGTAAAATCTCAAGATTTGGAACAAAGTCATTTAATAGTAGAAATTCTATATGGTATGGTGGTAAATTTATAAAAGGACAATTCCATTCATTCCTAAATATAAACGACCAAGGTTTACCAGATGTTTCTGAAATTCATAAATATTCAAAATGGTACACTGGTGTTTTTAGCGGTGGTGTATTCTACGGTGGTGATGTTTATAATATCAACTTTAACTCTTCATTGTGGCAAGGTGGTATATCAAATGAAGTTAATATTATTAGAATAAACACTGACGACAATAGATTCACACTGAGTGGCGTTTATAGGTTTAATATAGGTGATATTTTCTATATTGTTGATAACCTTATAACTGGTGTATACTCTGATTTTGGTTCAACAAATAACCCAAGAAAATATACTGTACTTGATACAAATATTGATGAAGATCTTAATAGAACTGAAGTTTTTGTGGATCAACTATTGGTAGATATAATGTCTGTTGATACAGGAATATCAAATAACCTCGGTATAAAATGTGTTTCAAGTTTCAAAGCATCAACCTGGAACTCTGGAATATGGTTTAACGGAGTTTTTGATGAAGGGTACTTTAACGGAGGTATTTGGTATAATGGATGGTTTAATGGTGTTTGGGGTTAATATATAGTATATGAATAGAATAAGAAAATTTACAGAAGCGATTGAAGCAAATAAGTTTCAAGAAGTCATCGAGGAAGTAAAAAAGATGATTGAAAAAACTATCGAAAAATCTGGTGGTGAATTTAAATCATTTGTTGAATCTTTTATCAAAGATCCTAAAGAAGTAAAAATAGAAGGATTTATAAATGATTCAGATATCTATGATTTTTATCTTAAATATAGAAATCAAATAGATGAGTGCTTAAATGATGTTAAATTTTTTGATAAACCAGCTTCTGAAACTGGTAGTTTCGGTCTATATGAATATACAATTAATGGAACTCAAGCTGCCGTTGTTGAATTTGTAAAAGAGTTATCTAAATAATTCAATCCAATTTATATGTAAATGAAAGTGATTTAATATTAGAATTAATATTATTGAGAATTTTATACAACTAAATGTCTGACCTATTACTTTCTTTAATGATAATAAATTAGAAGTTGAAGAAACAAAAAACTTGTAACACATGTCTAATGTTAAAAGTGGTAGGAAAATATACCAACTAGAAGTTGCAAGTCCGAATAAAAGCCAGAAAAATTCAGCAAAGATAAAAGTAACATAAATTGAGAAAATGTTATAGTCTTCTGGACTTCTGAAGTCAGATTTTTTAGCATCTTTCCCGGTTATCTTTTTGAAAGAGTCGAACCAGTTCTTTATTGTGATGAATTTCAAAAAATTGAACATATTTGAAAAAGACATAATAAGAACAAAAAGTCCAATGAAATAGAAAATATGACCTAAAATTTGTATAAACATTTTAATTTATATGAAAAAAATTAGGATTGTTTCTGGAGCCCACCAATCTAAATATATATACAAAAAACTGAGTTGTAAAAAATGGTTACACCACTTTATAAATTTCTTAAAACCAACGGAACATCTTTTTATGCTTTTCCAGGTGCAGCCGAAGATATATCAGCAGCGTACCAAAATTCAAATTATAAAATGTACTTCTCAAAGTATGTTTTATTGGATTTTCCAATACAAAATACCTCATCACCTGGTGGTACCCAATCAGAAAGAATAACCTGGGATTTTACAACAACATTTAATAGCTCATCTTTGACAGTAGCTGAAACATTCAAAGATCAAGTAATCGAATCACTAAGAAATTACGTAGCAAATCACGAAATTACAATAAGAGAATCAAGACTAAATAACACAGAATATTATTATGACAATACGGCACTTGAAACAACTGCTGAAAAAATATTCTGGAAATGGTGTAGAAAACTAGGTCTTATTGAATTCGAACCAGCTCTACCACAAGACGAATACATAGACACTTTAGAAGAATTTTCAAGAAATAGTGTTACCGATGATACTTATTTTAGAGAATATTTATGGAGAGAAAGACAAACATCTCAATATGTTTTTATTCAATTCGGTGACTTCACAGCTACTATAGATGGTCAATTAGTTTCTATAGGTGATCAAGCACTTGCTCTTACTTTTCAGAACGAAACTGGATTTCAACCAGGTGATACAATTATACTTGATGGTGATATCACTAATCAAGATCTATTAGATGCCCTATTTGGGGTTGGAGTATATACGGAATGGCCCGGACCTATTCAAGTAACAGTTCTAGAAATTACTGATGGTGGTTGTTGTGGCAATCAATTAGTTGTGATAGATTTCCCATTTAGTGGAAGTAGTGCCTCACCAGGTGGTTTAAGTTATGGTAATTTAGTATATCATCCACTTGTGAAATACATTGGTGAGGTTAATGGTATATCAAACGTTCAAGAGGCAAATAAAGCCTACACAGAGGTTTATGCTCACGTACCTGATCACACCGGTAGAACTCCTGATATTTTATTTAGAACTCTGGCAGATAACAACTACACTCCAGGAATGTCTTTTCCTATTATACCGAGTCAATATCAACCAGAGATACTTGGATCTGAACTTTTCTCATCACCAATAGTAAATACTCCACAGAACTATCCAGGTTCTTATTATGGACAATTTGATACAGAAGATTTTACATATGAAACATCGAATGGTGATTCTTTAAGAAGAAGTGGTGATTTTTACGGTGTTAGTGGCGATATTAATACGCCAATTGTTGATGGAAGTAATATAGATGGAGTTGTTATTGATTTAGATACAGCTCACTATGTAAAGATGAATCTACCAGATAGACAGCTTTCAAACTTTGACCAATTTAATGGACTGGAGGTAAATAATCAACCACCGCAAGATTTTGAATTTAATGCAATTTTGTGGTATTATACAGTAGAAGATCAAAATGGTACTAAGAAAACAAATCTATACGGTATTTCTTTCTTAGACAACCCAGACAATAATCCAAAAGATGCTGAAATCGGGATAAGATTCCCAACATATAGAAAACTAGTTGCAAATGGTAATCAAGATGGTACATCATATGCATTTGCTCTTAATCTCAACTTTAATATAATTAATGACAATCCAATCGAGGCTTATAATCCAGAATCCGTAAATTCTGTATTCAGTATGACTCTTTTCAATGAAGCTATGAAGAGATTAGCTTCAGTAAATGATAGTTTTTTGAATATTATTAGTGAGCACTCATCATTAAAAGATCAAATTTTGAGTGTTAAACAACTAATTTATTCTCAGAGAGATTTCGCTACAATAAATTCTAAAATTTCGAATTTAGAAGAACTTTTGAAAAGTTATAGCACTATGCAGTCTTTCTCATCGAATACCATCGAAGTTGAATTGGTTTCAGAGACTAGTCCACCTTTTATAAGATATAATAGTATTGATAGAAGGTATTTTAAGATTGAAAACTATAACACCACTGATATGTACAATGCTGACGGTGCGGTACCTGTTAGTGTTACTGTACCGAGATATAAGGACTTTTCAGTAAACATAATAAATAATGATGAAGTATCATTATTATTACCAAATGATGGTAAATTAAAACTTCTCATGACATCAGACCTTGAGTTTAGGCAAAGTGTTGATATTTTCATCACTGGCTCTGATTTGAGTACACAGAATAAGAAGTTAGATATTTTTATATCAACAATTAACCCTCTTGGACTTGGAAGTGTTAGTGATCCGACCGGCACATCAACAGTAAATCTTGATTTTCTAGAAGGTAGCGGATCAATAGCGACTGGAGCTGCAAATACTTCTTTAATTGAAACATTAGTAGTAAGTGATATAGATTTGCCTGTTTTTTATAATTCAATAACCTCTCAACCAAACTCTGCAAAGACTTGGAAAAATTTTAAATTTAATGTTGATTTTACTAAAGATATAACAGTAACATCAAATAATCTTCTTGAATTAAGTTTTGATACTGATGCAAACATTGTTTATAATTCAATAAAACAAGGTGATGTTTTTACATTAAATAATCTTTTTGTGGGTACAAGCTCAGTATTTGATTTTTCTGGACAATATTCTGTAACATCAGTGAGTGCCACATCATCAACAATTACACTTGATGTTTCAGTAAATTCAGATTTTATGGATTATGTTAGTGGTCAACTACCACTTACTTTACACAGTGCAAGTAGCTCACTTCTTTCAAATTTACCATATTTAGACATAAATAAAGGTCTAATGATTAGAATAACTCGTATTAATGAGTTAGATCAAATTCCTATCTCGGAAAAATATCAAATAGACGTAAGAGATATTCAATATTAATTGAGTTTAAAGTTTTTCTATTTAATATATAAGTTAAATTTAAACTCTGCACATGTGTATAGGATGTCCTGGAAATACTTCAATATTTGGCGCTACAAGTCAATATATCAAATTACAAGGGTCTGATTTCGTTGCAATCGAGGGAGTTAACACAGTTGAAAGACTTTTAGGTGGTGATATCAGAATACCATACAAACAATTACTTAAAAGTAGAGTAATCCTAAAAGCCGGTCAAGCTAACTTTCTACTTAATCATCTTGGATTAGGTGATAATGCGACTTTTTTAGCAATCAAAGCTACTTATAATACTAAATCAGTAAATGAAGAAGATAATTATATAGATTACTATTATTATGACGACTTGGCTTCGAGACATTCATTTAATCAGTTAATTGTATTAACTGGTAACTCATCGAATAGAATTAAACAACTTTATTTAACTAATCCTAATTCAAAATATGCAGTTGTTTTAGATGTAATGGTTGCGGTAATTGATGATACTTATTCATTCTTTAATGATACACTTAATCAAAGTGGAACCTCATTTACAGATCTTCAATATACAGACATTCAAACTTATATTGTTGGAGAATCAATAGTAATTGTTGATGTAAACGCAAGACCACTTGTCTATATTAACTTATCAACTATAAATTCAGTTACAAGAACTGCCTCAATTTTGACTATTGATGATGATACACTTGGTACATTACTTTTATCATTTGTTACAGAACAGGATGCTGTACAAGCTCAATCACTTCTTACTTATGTACTTTCTAACCCTCAAATAAATATTGGCGATATTGATCCACTTTCGGATAGTATAGACCCAGTTATGCACTTCAATGAATTTGTTGGAGGAACTGGTGATTTGATTTTGTCTGATATATCTGTTGACGTTCCTACCTATGCAGGTGGAAGTTCTTACAGTGTTACAGGATACACTTTCTCGACTTCAATATCACTCTCTACTTACGGTGTATCTAGTGTGATTAGTAAGTCTAATTTGATTGATCTTTTAATTGATCAAATTGTTGATAACAGAGATGGTATTATGGCAATAACTGCATCCAATATAATCTTGACAGGAACTGAAAGTAATTTAGTCTCATCGATTACTGGTATTGGAACACATTCAATGTCATTTGATTTTTCAGATATTGCTCAAAATTACTTAGATGGAGTAATTATAAATTTAAATATAACAGCTTAAAAATTACTTTAAATAATGGCATATAAACTAGACAATTTTTTAGTTCAGGTATCAGATACAGATAATTTATTAAAAATCAAAGATACTACTGGTGTAATTAAGCATACTATAAATGCTTATTCGATAACATCATTAAGAGCTATTAATAATCTTGTGAAGATTATCACTAAATCTCACACAATTGATCTAGATTTTTCAACAACAAATGAAGCAAGAATAGCTCTTTCGAGAATACAAACTCAAGTTGATATTTTAAAAGAAAGATCACCACTTTTTATTGATGCTGAAGTAAAAAACTTTGTTTTAGAGACTATAACTCAATCACTCGCAGGTTTCTCATATTCAACTGTCACATCTTATAACGATTTGACTGAGAAGCCACTAATTCCAAATGAACTTGGTAGATTTGAATCACAAGGTGATATGTCGATGGATGGTCACCATTTGTATTTAGATAGTGGAAGCTCATTAAGATTTACAAATTTTACCGCGACTGGTTCTAATCCACTTTTGAGAGTTTGGTCAGGTACTAGTCCAATTGAACTTGGACCTACTTCATCTGAGTTTGAAAACACCGAATTTGAAAGAGCACAGATTTCTTTCACTATGGAAGCTACACAAAGTAGCTCTCTTTCTTTTAAGACATATGACTGGTCAGCAACTGCATCACCAATTGAATATGTCTATACTATCTATAATGGTAATTTAATAATACCTATTGATGGTGATATTTTACAAAACGGTTCACCAATTACTGGACATTTACACGGCACCTCAAGCACTCCTTTACAGATACCAGAACCAGGAGCAATTGCAAATCTGTTCACTCAGAGAAAACTTGGATTTGTTTCTGGTGAATACGCTCAAGTTTATAATACACTTGTTCAGAATTACTATCAAGATGACTATGTAGAAGAACTTTCAAGTATCTTCTTCGAAGGTTTAGTAGACTCATATGATAGAGCAACCGGTGAATTATCATTAGTCGTTTCTTACTCCGAAGGGTTTGGAGTGACCGACAGTAATAATGAAATAGCGACTTTCAGTGCTTGGTATATAAACATTACTGGTAGAACACAAGATGTTGGATCAGGAGTAACACCAAGTAATTATGGCAATGGCCTTCAAAATATTGGTGGTACATTAAGTGTAGGCGGAACACTAGTAAGTAGTTTGAATTTCCAGGGTAACTATAATGATTTGATTGCAGTTGGTTTCGACTATATTTCTTTCACATCTTCTGTCTTTGATACAGTCTCAGACTTTATAAGTTTTGACTCATCTGATGGCGTACAAGTTATCGCCAGTAATGATATTACAATCTCAGCTGGCGGTGTTTTAGCATTAACAGGTGATTCATCGTTAATATCAATCGGAAGTGACGCATCAGCATCACAAGGACTTGTATATTTTACAGATTACTCGTCTGGATTTGTTAACAGATCACTTGTAGATAAAGAATATGTAGATAATGCGGTAAATAATGTTGTAAGTGTGCCAGGACCTACTGGAACGAATGGTACTAATGGTAATGATGGACCTACTGGTCCACAAGGCGAAACTGGACCTACTGGACCAAATGGTGAAATAGGTGCAACTGGTCCACAAGGCGAAACTGGACCAAATGGTGAAATAGGTGCAACTGGTCCACAAGGCGAAACTGGACCTACTGGACCAAATGGTGAAATAGGCGCAACTGGTCCACAAGGCGAAACTGGACCTACTGGACCACAAGGTGAAATTGGACCCACTGGGCCAAATGGTGAAATAGGTGTCACTGGTCCACAAGGACCTCAACTTAGTATCACTAATTACGGACTTGGTAGAATCATCACATCAGATGGTACCGCGACTGGATCAAACGCTGAATCTAATTTAACATTTGATGGTTCTACTTTTTCAGTAACTGGAAATTCGGTGTTTACAGGTCATACAATATTCCAACAAGTATCTGAAGTAATAGAAACATCTATTAATGCGACTGCGTCTACAGTTGTTTACGATTTTTCTACAGGTGCAAATTGGTATCACTCATCTACGAATACAAATTTCTCCGCAAATTTTATTAATGTCCCAACTACTGATAATAGAGCAATTACAACGACATTAGTTATAAATCAAGGATCAACTGCATATATACCAACTTCCGTTACAATAAATGGTGGCGCTAGTGAGACCATTAAGTGGTCAGGTGGAACCGCTTCTGGAACACCAAACGGGATAGATATAGTTGGATTTACATTTATTAGAAGTAGTGGTTCTTGGACTCAAGTTCTTGGACAAATAAATGCTTTTGATTAATTATGCTAAATAGACTTTCAAGTTTCTCAGGACCATTATCTAAACTCTTCACCTCTATAAGGGGATTCACGCTTCCTGGATTAATTTTAAGATATGAAATGTACAATAGTAATACCTACTATGGTTTAACTACTATAGATGATTTAGTTGAAAATAGTAACGCGACTTTGATAAATGGTCCAGTTTATTCATCTAACGGTTATTTAAATATAGATGGTACAAATGATTACATAATAACTAGTACCTCACTCAATTCAAAGTTGTCACCACCAAACACTTCTACAATAATATCGTATTTTTTATGGGTATATCCTATGGATAACGGTGTATTAATTACAGAACAAGGAACATCAACTCTGAGTTCTGTTTGGCACGATTCACAGATCGAAATTGTCAACGGTGATTTAGAATTCTTTCTTTGGCCAGGATTGACCTTTATATCTTCAATTCCTATATCTTCACATAATTGGTATTATGTTGGTCTGACATATGATGGACTGACTATGAAAGGATACATAAATGGACAGGTCGCTGGAACAACAACCGGAATCAGACAAACACCATATAACAATGGGAGTGGTGCTGGACTTTTCTACGCAATAGGTGCCGCTGATACCACAAATTTAGGAGACGGTACATATGCAAAAGCAAAATTCGGAGCTTTTCATGTTTATAACACCGCGCTTTCACAACAACAGGTTTTAAATAATTATAATTCAACTAAATCAAATTATATACACACAAATGATTTATTAATTTGGTTGGACGCGAACGATCCACAAAGTTTTAGTGGTGGATCAGTTTTTGATATCAGTGGAAATAATTACACACACTCTCTGACCACAGGTGCCACATCGGCTGTGATTTATGGAATAAAATGCTTTGACTGTACTACTGGTGATAAAAAAATAGCAGTGGATGGTACTGGCCCTACATTATCAACGACTGGATATACATATGTCATTTGGGCAAGAGCTATCAATGATAACACATCATTTAGAACCTTACTTTATACTAAATCCCCACGTTATACACCAATTACAATTCCAAATGGTACAAATACCTTAGGATATTGGGATAGCGCCTTTAGAAGTTCGGGATATGATCTGTCTCCATTTGTTGACGTATGGACTCAATATTCTGTTGTTGGTGATAATTCATCTCAAGCATTTTACATAAACGGTTCTCAAGTTGGAAGTTCAATTTCTTACGGATCTGGTGGAAATTTACACGATGGATTAGGTAATAATCTTGGAGTTTCTCAACCTTTTGGATATGTTGCAAATATGATGTTATATAACTCAAAACTTACAGTAGAGCAAATTAAACAAAACTATGATGCACTTAGTCCCGTATACAACGGTACAAATTTTATCACCTCTAATTTAAAATTATACTTCAATCCATCACTTTTAACATCTTATTCTGGAACAGGCTCAACAGTTAGTGACCTCTCTGGAAACTCGTTAAGTGGAACTTTATCAAATGTGACCTTCAACAAAAAATACTTTGACTTCAATGGTACTAGTTCACAAATATCAATATCAGATAATGCTCTTTTAGAGCCCGGAACTGGTAACTGGACGATGGAAGTTTGGTTCAAAGTTGATAATGTTTCTGGATCTCAAGTAATTCTTGGAAAGTTCGATACAGGTGGTGGTGCAATTGATGTGTCATATTCAGTAAGAATAAATTCATCTTCTTCAGTATATTCACAAATTGGAAATGGACTTGGTGGAACATTAAACACACACTACTCTAATTCAACAGGTTATACAATAACTACTAGTACTTGGTATCAAGCTGTATATGTTTACTCAAATACTGGAGATACTTTCACAACATATATAAACGGAAGTTCAATAGGAACAGTATCTTCTACGATAGGTAATTTATTAAACACAACAAGTAATCTTTATATTGGTTCTTATAATAACGGAGAATTTTCACAATATTTTAATGGACAAATTGGTATTGTTAGAATATATTCATCCGCTCTCAGTGCGGCGGATGTTTCTCAAAATTTTGAAGCAAATAGGTCTACTTACTCACTATAAACTTCAATTATTTCCAAGTTAGTTTTATTTTAATTCATTTCATATTTAATATATATGGTAATAAAATATTAACTGATACAATATGAGAAGAATATTATTTCAAGAAACTGATTTTAATGCATTGCCCAATCCACCAGCTGGTTTTAAATACATCGGATTTGATGGGCCAAATTTCAGCGAAAAGGGTGAAGATGGTGAAACTATTCAAGCTGGTGGTGGAGCAACTGGAGCTCCGGGACCACAAGGACCAGCAGGTTCACCAGGTCCACAAGGACCAGCTGGTCCTGCAGGTGGTGGAGGTGGTACTTCAGATAGATTAATATCAGGTGATGTATCAACAATACTTACTAATATAGATACTAATGGGTATTTAGAGCTGACCGGAATGACTTATTATGAGACTAGTTTTCCTACAATTGATGGTGGTAACACATATAAAGTAAAAGTTGATGGGAATGAATCGACACAGGCTCAAGTTCAACTAAATCTAGATGGTATCAATAATAGTTTTGTTAATATTTATGCACAGGACGGGGCTGGTAGAAAAAGTGATATTCTAGTTTCAGCTAGTAATGACTATGGAGAACAATCTATATCCATCAATTTCTATGACGGATTTAGTGAAACTAAGAATTTTAAATTTGATAAACTCGGATATTTAGAATTTCCAGACGGAACAACTCAATCGACTGCATTTAATGGTGAATCTGGAGCTGGACTTACAGTTAGTGTTACTGATATCACATACTCTGAGTTAATATCTGCAATTACTTCACAATCCTTAGTTGCAAATTCAATTTACAGATTGACCGACTATACTTCAAAAAACTTTATACATGGATATAGTAACGCTATTAATAACACATCAGCTGCAAACGTGAAAGCTGGTAGATTATACAAAGAATTTAGTGCAACTATGTCAAATAATAATGTTGTTTTTAACAGCAACATTTGGACAGTTGATTTAGCAACAGATAATGGTCTGATAGTTGGTGGAGAATTCGACCAAGTTGGCGGTATGACCATGAGTTATTTATTTAAAATGAATCCGGATGGTAGTCCAGACACAACATTTAATACAAATCTAGGTACTGGATTTAGTGGAACTGTATTCAGTATTATTGTAGAACCTAGTGGTAAAATTATAGTCGCTGGTAACTTCACATCATTCAATGGAAATACAAGAAATGGGATAGTAAGATTGAACTCAAATGGAACTGAAGACACAGCGTTCTATGAAGATGGAGTTGCATCGACTGGAGACGGAACTGGGTTTAACGACCAGATTAGAACTCTCGAATTACAAGATGATGGTAAAATTTTAGTTGGTGGCTATTTCAATCAATTTAATGGGTCGTCTAGAACCTACCTTGTCAGATTAGGTTCTGATGGACTTGAAGATGAAACTTTCTATACGAATTTTATAGATACTGGAAATAACTCAGGATTAAATGGTGGTCTAAATTCTATTGGATATAACTCCAACGACGGAACTATAGTTTTGGGAGGTAGTTTCACCTCATATAATGGGAACACAGCAAATTACATCCTTAAATTAGAGTCAACAGGGTACGTAGAAGAGGAATTTACTAATAATATCGGACTTGGTTTTAATGGTCCTTTAATTTCGGTTTTCATACAATCCAATGATAGCATACTAGTCGGTGGTCAATTCACAGGCCTAACTTCTTCCACAAGACGTAGGTTGGTTAGATTAAATTCTAATGGAACAGAAGACCAATCTTTTTATAATAATCTCACTTCCACCGGAAACGGATTTGGTTTTGACGGATCAGTATTTGATGTAAAACAACTACCAGATAATACAATTGCAGTAGGTGGACAATTTTCATACCTCAACAATGTCAGAAATCAATCTTTTGTTAAACTGAGTAGTGATGGAAGTATAGACTCTGATTTTGCAACTTATAATGGTTTCTTTCAGGCGATAAAATATGTAAACGCTTTTGATAATGATTATGTTATTGTAGCTGGAGATATAGTCAATTATCAAGATGAACCGGTAAGTAAAATAATTAAATTACACAATCAAGAGACACCATCTGGTTATGTTGCTAGAGAAGTCTACACGTCTGAAAATTCCGAGGTTCTTTTACTTCGTGCAATTTCATCTTATGAGTTCGATCCAGTAGTTTTATCTGAGACTTATCCGAATGACGTACTTGAGTATCTACCATATTGTAATAATCTAGGATTTCCTTTAGAAATCACTAACAATAATACTCTACCTGATGAGTCAGAGGTTACTGGTTTTGACTTGATGTGGGATGCTGATAACAGTCAGGTTTATTTTGATGTGCCGACAGGTTATAGTGTACAATATGGTCATTATTTCTCAATCTATGCTGAATTAGGAAACAGTCAAATAGATTGTGTTTTCGAACCAGTTACACCTATAAGATCAGCACCAAGATACAATAACTCATACAATACAATTATTATAAATGAGATTCTAATCAGCGATGATGGAATTAGAGTAATGTTACCTGACTTGACTTATAATGACTTTTTATCTTATCAGTCCTCTAGTCTATATGTGTATACTATTAATCCAACAGAAGAAATAACAGGATGTGTCACTAAAAGAACTGATAGATCAAATGATATTGTAGTACCTTTTGATTTTAGAGGAATAAAATACAGAAGATGGCAAATGGATTTAAGTGGTTCTTACAATTGGTTAAATCTTAGTGCAAATTACTTGGGCCTAACAGATACTGTACATGCACTTGGTAGTCAAATTACAACTGGTAATTATAAAGACTTCCCAGTATTCCCTCTTTATGGCGATGGCGTTTATGATATTCACATTGATGGTGTTGGAAGTCCTGATGGTGGATGGTGGCAAAATGGTGATGTTGAAAATAATATATTTACATCTAGTGTACGAAATCTGAAAATAGGAATGGGTTTCAGAGACAATACATTTTTCCAAGCTTTCACAAATAACAAAATTGGTAAGAGATTTCAAGACAACATTGGAATATCTTCATTCGAAGGAAATAATGTTGGAAAAGATTTTCAACAAAATTTAATGGGTAGTTTCTATCAGAACAATATAGGTGATTATTTTAATGATAATAAAATTGGTAACAATTTTAATAATAATAGAATAGGACACTCATTTGAATCAAACCAGATTAAAGATAATTTTGGATATAATCAAATAGAATCGGATTTTAACAATAATATAATTTTTAGTTATTTTCAATATAACTTCATCGGTAGTGGAGTAGTTGATAACAGTATTTACAATGTATTTAGTAATAATAGGATAGGAAATGACTTCAATAACAATACTATCGGAAGTTCTGAACTAATTGGAGAATATGACTTCATCAAAAATCAAATTTCTAATGACTTTAAAGGAAATTTCGTTGTAGGTGATACCTATAAAAATATTATAGGTGATAATTTTGCTACTAACGAAATTTATAATGGGTTTATTAAAAATGTTTTTGGTATGGATTGTGCAGACAACGTGATTGGAACTGGCTCACAAAACAATAAAGTTGGTAATGGCTTCTCACTTAACAATATATCAAACAATTTCTCCTATAATTTAATAGGTAATGATTTTTATGACAACAATATTGAAAATGATTTTGGATTCGGAGGCGGCCTATCAAGAGGAAATAAGATTGGTAATGATTTTCGATATAATACTATCGGTGAGTATTTTTACGATAATAATATCGCAGATGTATTTGAGGAGAATGAAATAGGTGATTACTTTCAAATGAATGATGTTAAGACACAAAATTTATATAATTATAATTTTAAAGAATATTATAACAACATACTTACAATATCTGATAATACTGGATTATCACCTTCTATACCTGGCACAGATGGTAATTATGTTGGACTTACAGTATCTGGGGGAAGTGGAACAGGGGCTACTTTTGACTTGACCGTTTCAGGTTCAGTTGTAACAGGTGTTACTATAAGTACACCGGGTAATCAATATCAGGTTTCAGATGTATTAACAATTGCAGCTTCTCAATTCGGAACCTATAGTTTTGATATAGAAATCACAGTAGAAACTGTGTCAGGAACACCATCAGTTTACGGTAACTACAATTGTACAATTTTTAGAAGAAGTGATGGAAATTTAAGACTATCATACTATGATGAGAATGATGTTTTAACAATAAAAAATATAACCGAATAAATGGCAACTACAAGATATATTATAAATAATTTAGAAAATCAGACTATCGATGGAAGTCTTACAATTACAGGAACTTTTTCCACTAATTATGGTATTTATAGAGCTCTATTGACCGACACTACACCCACGTCAGGTAATGATATTGGTTATTTTTTAGGTGGACTAATAATAGGAGAAACTTACACAATAGGAACCTATTCTTCGGGTGATGATTTCAGTAATATTGCTGAATTGATATCCGGGACAATGAATACTAGTGGATGTGTATTTGCAGCTACTGGTGAAGTTCCAGCGGATTGGACGAATGGTTCAATATTAGATTCATCTGGTGATATTGTGGTGCAAGTATTGGAAAATACACTTGGTTTTGATATAGATTGGGGTGGTTATGCTGGTCCAGGAGCTTATGTTGGTTTTAATAGTATTACAGGCCCTCAGACAAATGCATTTCCTAGAAAATCAACGCAGGTATCAGTAAGTCAGAATGGAGGAGCTTTCACATCACCTTGGATTATCAAACAAGGTGGAGTTGCTGGTTTAGCTTACAAAGATGATGCAGTCTTTCTCTATATATGGGATATGGATAATCAAACTCCTATTGAGGATTCATTATATTATCAACCAGTTGAAATAAAGATTAAAAGAGACCAAGATACGACTCCAGTCACAATTTATGGACTGAATCTGAGTGAATATCCATATAGCAGTGTAGAGGTAGAACTACTGGGTAGCCCTCAATACAACGGAAGTGGTGTTGGTATTTTTTCTGCTGACCCTGGTGTGACTGTAAATGACATAAATGAACTTGTAGATTTGTTAAACTCTGATCCGAATACGAATTATTTAGGAACTTTTTCAATAGATCCTGAGGGTGAAGAAGGTTTGATTTTAACTATACCTCAATATCTAAAGAATCAGTTTTCTCCTGACGGTGTTTTAACATTTGAAGTCTACGCAGATTAAATAAAATAAAATTATTAAAAATGGTTATTGTAATTAAAAGAACAACAGATAATAAATATCTCAAATCATTAGAAAATGATCTGTGGGTAGATGATCAAAAAGAAGCTTTCGAAATGACTTTCAAGGAACGTAATGAAACAAAAACTTTACTATTGAATACATACTCGGAGAGTCAATTAAAAGAGATTGTAAATTTCTTAAAGACTAAGCCTATGACATCAGCAGAAAGAAAAGAGATTCTATCTCTATTAAAAAATAAATAACTAATATGAGAGTATGTATCTTATGCGAAGAATCTAAAGTTTCTCAGGCAAGAGAAAAAATGAAAAGAGAGAATATCTTAACCATTCCTTGTTCTGAAAGTGGTGAACTACCAGCCACTCACCGTTTCTGTTGTATAGCTACTGATGAAAAAGGAGCTCAAGAATTACTCAGCAAAGCTGAAATAACTACTATGGAAATATCTGGTCCAAAAGAATTCTTGACAAAATGGAATCTAAAAATCATAAAATAATTAAAAACTTCATTAACCAAAATGAAGTAGATGAGATTCTATCTTGGGTTGATACTTTGAGTACCACGGAACTTACTGCAAATCATCATTTAAGAGAGATTACTAAAGTTCTAAATGGAAATTCATTTATGTTTGACATCTCACAAACCAAAGAGACAACATATATCACAAACTTCCAAAAAAGAGATTATGTTAGAACAGAAGGAGTTCCCGATTTTATTATTAAATTAATTGATAGAATTTCTGAAACAATAGGTATTCCAAAAAACCATTTATTTTTACAGGCTGTTAATATGCAAAGGGGTGGTAAAATTGCCGCTCATTATGACGCATCTCTTGATGGATTAATTAATTACAAATGTAACTTGAGTGTATTATCTGAAGATTATTCATTATTTACAGATCAGTTTGAAATACCTGTGCAACAATTTGACCTTTATTGTTTTGAGGCTTCTTTGTATAAGCATTGGACAAACGAATTTAAATCTCGAAGAGTTTTTTTAAGTTTTGGATTTTTAGTACCCTATTCTTTTACAAACAGATCAAAAGAAGATCCAAGAGTCAGGTTGAGTGAGAGAATTCAAAAATATTTTCAAAACATTTAAAGGTGTTTTGATTCCAAATTTAATATATAGACTAATAAATATCTGTAAATTATGCCAACTACTGCCTCGAATAACTTAATTTTAAGAACCCAGCTGAATAGGAAACTCACAATAAACGAAATGGATGGCAATTTCGTTTATTTAGAGCAACTCTTCAAAGGAATGACCGAGTCTAGAATTTCAGGTTGTAATAATACTGTTTCTATAGACTCCTCAATGTCTAATGTAATTGGTGGGTGTTTTAATATAATAGTTAAAGGTTCTTGTAACTCATCAATAATTGGTGGTGGTACTAATTTATTATATTGTAGTTCTTATTCTGGAATTATCGGTGGTCAGAAAAACTTAGTAGTAAACTATCCTTATGTTTCTTGCTATGATGCGTGTCAAAAATATTCAACAATTGTAGGTGGATATTACAACAATGTCTGTGACAATAACTGGGCATCTTCTATAATTGGAGGCCAAGAAAACCGAATTTTAAGAAGTTCAGATTTTTCAACAATTGTAGGTGGTAAATGTAATGATATTGTTCAAGATTCTTGCTGTGCTGCAATTCTATCAGGTGCTTGTAATACACTATATTTTAGAAATATAGGTTCATCAATAGTAGGTGGTTATTGTAATTATATTGGAAAGTATTCTTACAGATCATCCATCACAGGTGGTAGAGAGAATAACATCTATCAAAAATCAAATGAGTCGTCAGTAGTAGGAGGATCTAAAAATAAAATTTGCTTCTACTCAAACTGCTCAAGTGTACTATCAGGTAACTGTAATATTATTCTAAATGCTAGCAAATCCATCATTCTGGGTGGGGATTCTAACACAATTAGTTACAATGATGGGAATTTAATCGGAGGATCAGTTTGCTCATTAATTACAGATTCTAATTATTATAATGCTATAATTGGTGGATTCCAGAATACTATTGATAGACTCTCAAGCTATAACACGATCTTGGGCGGAGGTAGAAATACGATAGATTACGCAAGTAGTTATAATAATATCTCGGCATCTTATAAAAGCTCAATAGGTTATACTTCAAATCTATCCTCAATTATTGGAGGTAAATGCAATTGTATATCTTCATCAGAAGGATCAGTGATTATAGGAGGTTCTTATCTCTCACTAAATTCTGAAAGTAACACAGTTTTAGTTCCGAACTTAAAAATAGGAGTTCTAGGTTATGGATACAGTGATAGAATATTAACAGTCAGTGAAACTGGTCTCGTAAACTACACAAGCTTGTATTCAATAGGTCTTGGAAATACACCTTCTTTTATAAGACTTAATGAAATTTGCACAATAACTGGTTATCAAAACTGTATTATCAACTCAGAAGAAACATCAATTTTGGGTGGTGTACTTAACGAAATTTCAATAGGATCAAATAACTCGTCAATTATTGGTGGATCATGTAATAGACTATTCTACTCAACAGAAAATTCAATAATACTAGCCGGATCTAATAACTACCTTGGAGTACATTCTTGTAATTCGTCTATAATCGGTAGTACAGGTAGTCGACTAGATAACTATTCATCAAATTCTACAATTGTTGGTGGTGGTAAAAACTATTTATCAAATGGATCATGCTACTCAACAATAGTCGGTGGTTATAATAACTACGTTTGTTGTTCAAACTACTCATCTATAATTAGTGGATACAACAACTGCATAAAAAATTCAATCAACTCAATTATACTAGGTGGGGTTGACCTAGAATTAGATGGTGAAGAAAACTTGACATTTGTGCAAAAATTGAGAATTTCAGAAATTAGCGAGTGTAGTGATAGTAAAATACTTACTACAGATGAATCTGGAAATATTAATTTTAGAAATGTTTCTAGTATTAATGACCCAGGGTACGGTAATATAAAATCAGAAGATTCAAACTATTCACTTGTAACTTCAGGTAAGTATAATACAATGTGTAATTGTTCTATATCTTCTTCAATTATATCTGGTTATAAAAATACATTAAACTCATCTAGCTATACTTCTCAATTAGGTGGTAGTTGTAATTCAGTATCATCTTCCAATAATTCATCATCAATAGGTGGGTGTAAAAACTCAATCTCTGGAAGTTCACTGTCATCTATTGTAGGTGGCGACAAAAACTCACTGACTTTTAATAGTCACAAGTCTTCTATAATTGGTGGTTGTGCTAATTCAATTTATTACTACTCACAACTTTCTTCTATCGTAGGGGGTTGTTGCAATTGTATAAATTATTATTCTTGTTATTCATCAATAGTTGGAGGTGTTAAAAACTGTATAAGACTATCTGGTAGATCAGTAATTTTGGGTGGTAATAATTTATGCTTAGATACTGAGAATGATATTGTACTTGCAAGTAAATTAAGAGTTGCGACTTTCTCACAATGCTGTGATTCTAGAATTTTAACTGCAGATTCTTGTGGTAATATAAATTATAGAGATGTAAGCACTATCGGAGGTGTTACTGGACCACAAGGTCCACAAGGGCCGGCTGGTGGAGGATCTTATATACTAGTGAATGCATGCATCGCAATAACTGGTGAGAATAACTGCATATATGATTCAGGTCCAATTTGTAGCTGTAATGTTGCAATTATAGGTGCAAAAGATAATATAATATGTTCTTCTTGTGAATCAACTATTATTGGTGGTAGAAAAAACTACATAGATGGAACCACCTGTTGTGCAAGCTATGGTAATAATATAATTGGCTCAGGTAACTCACTTTTATATTTGACTCAATATTCTAATATTTTATCTTCTAAATGTAGTAGAATCTGCAAGTGTTCTTATAATTCTACTGTTTTAAGCTCATTTTGTAGTGAACTTAGTTCTTGTACGTACAATTCAAGTATATTAGCAGGATTCAACAATTGCATATACCTTTCTTGTTCATCAATAGTTACTGGTGACAACGCTTGTATTTGTAAATCACTTTCGTCTAGTATTCTTTCTGGAAGTAGTAATATTATTTGTGAGTCGTGTAGTTCTACACTAATTGGTAGACAAAATGATAACAGCACATCGAACTATACTTTTTTGAGTGGCCAATTGAACTCGATTACTAAAAATTCACATCATTCTTCAATTTTAGGAGGATACAGCAACTCTGTAACTAATGCAAAGTGCTCTTCAGTACACACATCTTGTTCTTCAAAAATATCCGGAGGTTCAATTTCTGCAGTGATTTCATCAGACTTATCTTGTACAACAGATTCTACAGTTAGTTTGATAATCGGTGGTAAAGAATCTTGTATCATCGGATCAAGTCACTCTTCGACTTTATTAGGTTACGGAAACTGTATACAAAACTCAAAAGTATCAATAATATCGAACTCGATAAATAGCTTTATTTGTTGCTCACTAACTTCTCAGATTGATAACTCAAGTGCTTCAAAAATTTGTTGCTCGTGTCCTAATATCTTAATTTCGAATTCATACTCAGCTAAAATATACTGTACTAAATCATCAAGTATAATTTCAAGTCCATCATCTTATATATGTTCTGGAGGATGCTCAACGATTATTGCTGGAAGAGTTAATGAAATTCTTGACGGTATTGGTTCATCAATAGTTGGAAGTGATTGTAGTTTTATTTGTGCATCTACTACTTCTCAAATAGTTGGTGGTTTAGTTAATAATATATCAGATGGTTTTCTTAATACTATAATCGGAGGAAATGGTAATAACATAAACGGAGCAAGCTGTGGAAGTATAATTATATCTAGCTCATTTAGCACAATTACAAACGGTCAAAATGTTGGTATAATTAGTGGAAATGGTATAAATCTAGCAAATAAGTCAAATACTGTTTATGTACCAAGCCTAATGACAGCAACTATGTCTAATGCTCAACCAGCCCAATGGAAACTAGGAGCAACGATGAGTGCATCAGTAACACTTATAACAAACCAATATATAGAAATATCAATAAACGGAGTATCTTATAAATTAGCACTTGTACAATAAAATGATTAAAAAGTATCAAAAATATATTTTAGAATCTAATTCACTAGAAGGCAATTCAATAGGTGAATACATCGAGAATTTGTCGATAGAAGATGAATTTATTAGAATGATTGCTAATCAAATGACTCAAGACATAAATCCGTCGATAAGACTATCTAACGCAATTAACCTTCTCGACGATTTAAAGAAAGTTGAACTGTTAAAAAGAGTAGAGAATTACCTAAATCAAGAAGAAGGCGAGAAAAAAGTCTCAACTATTGTTGACATAGATAATATAGAAGGTGAAGTCAAAGAAAGCTACGGTAAAAGTGTAGTAAATACATTTTTTAAGTGTTTATCTGCTCTTGGTTTCAAAGAAAATTCACCTGAAACAAAAGAAACTCCATCTGATTTTTTATTATTCTTTAAATTTTCTAATTTAGATTCAGAGAAAGTTAAAGTTGTTTTTAATCGTTTTAAGTCACTACAATCGATTCATATTGAACCATCAAGTCCAACTATTAATTTGTATTTTGGCATCAAATGTGACGGTATATTTGAATATGGATACTATGTTAATCAATTAAATCCAATAGGATTTTTTAAATTAACAAAATCAATTTATAATCAACTAAAATTGTCTGACCTAAAAGCGACATCGGGTCTTAAAAAGGCACTTGTAAATTTTAATTTTGAAGATGTCACACTTATGTCAAAAATTAAAATGGAAATGTTGACATTTAATCCAGGATATACAGAACAAAAAATGGCACCTCAAATAAATGATAGAGTCATAACTTTTGGATATTATGGATGTGGCAAATGGGATAATGGTCAATTAGATGAAGGCGAACTTGAAAATATAAAATCTAATTTAAAAACATTTTTAATAAAATATAGATGGGTTGAAAAAGTTATGATAAATGTTTATCCAAGTAAGTTTTGGGTCTATATACAAATTAAATTGAAATAGTAAATATATAAAAACATGAAATATCTCAGAAAATATAACGAAAATATTAATTCATTTGATGTAGATTTTGCAATAGCAAAAATCCAAGAACACTTTCCATTTGAAAAAGTTAAAGAAATGTTAGATAAGGAAGTTTTAGAATGGACACCCGAAAATGGTGATTACTCTCATTTTTCAAATGGTGAAGCAGAAAGTGCAATTATCAACTACCTAATAGATTGGTACTCTGATAAATACCCGTCTTCTTATAGTGAAGAGAATCAAGATATCCTAATGTCAGCAATTCAAAAATGCTATAACTTTTTAAATTACTAATTCTATATTAGTTAGTGTTTGATAAATTTATATTTCCAGAAATAAAAGTCATTAAAGAAGTACAAAATCAGTCTAAATTAGGCGAATATAAAACCTTGCTTCTTTGTCAAATAGATTGGTCTAACTTCGATGAATATAAAAAAATAGATCACATTTCTTGGTTATATTCAATTTGTAAACCAGAAAGTCAATCAGAAAAGTTAGCAGTTGAAGAAATAATCAAAGAAACAGACTGGTCTGATTTTCACTATCCTCTCAAATACAAGGATGTTTATACCAAATTTGAATATTTTAAAATCCCTAAAAAATACTTAGATGAAACTACTCACTTTAAAAAATTAGCAATAGATGAACATTATAGACAAAGAAACTTTGACACTATCGTCAGAGAATCTTGTCTTGAAGTAAGAGATAAATCAGTTGAGCTTTTCTTTTATCTAATCTCTGATAGCATATTTAATTTTAATCCTAATCTTAGAGAAGATAAAGATTGTCAGATAATTAACACACTTCTTTCTTATAGATTCTGGAAACATCAAACTGGTAGATCATTAGTAATATCAAAATGTGCAAAGTCATTAATCAACAAATCAGGAAATTTAATTCAAGTTTTAGATAAAAATTGTAATTTATCAGTTGTGGCCTATAGTACTATTTTAGATGATTATAAATCTAAATGTTTTATTCTGGGTAGAGAAATGAAAATTAATCAAGTTTTTAATTAAAAAATAGAGACATGATGTTGTAATATATAACTTCATGTATAAAGTATATCTAATTTCCTCGACTATAGAAGGTGACACATGTTATAAAATAGGATATACAAAAAGAAATCCTCAAAATAGAATTAAAGAAATAAAAACTGGAAATGCCTCTGATCTAGAATTAGTAGATTTTTTTGAATCTAAATGGGGAACCCAAATTGAAGCTAAATTACACAGACATTTTTGTGAAAAAAAAATAAGCGGTGAATGGTTTAGACTCACCGCTTATGATTTGATAAAATTTAGAGAAATTTGTGAACAATCACACAATAATTTTGAACTTCTTTCCAAGAACAATACTTGGTTTCAGAATTCGAAAATTCATAAAAAGTTCGTTTAGTCGATTTCAACGATTTCTACGTCGAAAATAAGTGCCTTACCAGCTAAAGGATGATTAGCATCAACAATAACGTTATCTTCATTTACCTGTCTCACCATGAAGGTGATCATTTCATTATTGAAATTTCCTTGCAAACTTTGACCTACTTCAACACCTTGTGGGACATTTGTTCTAGGAACAGTTAGTCTGAGGTCATCTCTATAAGGACCGTAAGCATCATCTGAAGTAAGTTCAAAAGTCTTTTTATCTCCTGTTGCAAGACCTAAAAGTTCGTTTTCAAAAGCTGGTAAGAGAGTACCCTCACCGATTGTGAATTCAAGAGGATCTCTTCCATCTTGGATAGATGTATCAAAAACATCATTATCATTAAGTCTTCCTGTATAGTGAGCCTTAACTTTACTACCTTGTTTAATCATTTTTTTAAATTAGTTTTTATTTTTATTAATATTTAAACCGAAAGTTTAATATCGAAGAAATCTAATATATAAACTATGAGGTATCTTTATAAGTTTGAGTCCTATGATGACCAATTTGATAAATTCAAGTCTGAAAATTCTGAATTAATTGCTGAAATTAAAGATATTTTATTAGATTGTGAAGATGTAGAAATCAAATCAACTTTCTGGATTTGTAAGTATTACGTATCAAAAAAAAATCCAGTAGACGCAATTAGAATAATTTTTCAAGACAATCAAAACAGATTTTTCAGAATTGAAGAAATACAACCAATATTAAGTAGAATAAAAACTGTCACAGAACTCGAGGGATTCACTATAAACTTAGATATTCCATCTGAAGAAGATACAGAAATGCCATTTGAGGATTTCATTCTAGAATTTAATGGTGAAGAACTTTACAGACTTGGTATGTTTATATACTAATCATTTTCTTAACAACCGTCTTTAATCCAGGGTTTACCGTAAGTGCCTCTGGAACAATATTATGACGAATTCTGTTTCTTGAGAAATTGACATTTAAATTAGATTCATCTTCAATAAAAGGAACCGATTTATGTAAACACCAGTCGTAAAATACTGACTTTTCATTAAGTAAAAAAGGTCTAATTACATTACCCTTAGAATATGGAATAACTGATTGAAATCCCCTAAGACATGAAAAGAGATATGTCTCGACACAATCATCTAAATGGTGGCAAGTAATTACTGGAAAATCAAACTTAGAGAAAAATTCGTATCTTAAATCACTCCAAATCTTTTCTTTATTTGACTTAGGAGTAAGGTCTGTACGATCAACATGTAATTTTAAATTATGTGTTTTACAATAATTAGTTACAAACTCTTCAGCAAGTTGACCATGTTCAGTATTATGGTTAAAATATAAAATATTTGGCTCCCAACCACCGTTTAATAAAAAATTGGCAACAGCCATAGAGTCCACACCACCAGAGCAAGCGAGACCAAATTCACCTTTTGGTATATTTCCAAGTATTCTAATCATCAAATTTTAATTTTTATTAAAAAACACACACCAACCCATATCTGGATATTGAATTATAATATATTGATTACCATCTAAATCATGACCGATTGAAACATCACAATCATCTCCTTTCCAGTCATATGCTTTCCACTTTGTGAAGTTTAAACTCGAATATATCGTATCTGTCAAGACATAAGAAAAATCTTCATTACCATTAGTTATTAATTCATAGTTGAAGTCAATATTTCTAAGTTCAACAGTGAAATCTACATCAAGCGGTTCACTTATCCAATCCTTAGTTTCATTAACAACATTATAATACACCTTATATGCCTGTTGAGCGTTTGATAAAAGTGGCAAAAAAACAAGTAAGTAGATAATTTTTTTCATTTTAAGAGTTTTTACATTTTAAGAATGCAAATATATGAAAAATATTTTATAAAATATCTTCATTTGATATCCAATTATTGAAAATTTTCATATAAATTATTATTTATTGTTCATAAATTTAAAAACTCGAAATCAATATTAATATATAAATATTGCGGGGTGGAGCAGTTGGTAGCTCGTTGGGCTCATTTTTGAATTATCAAGGAAGAAATAACCCAAAGGTCAAAGGTTCGAGTCCTTTTCCCGCAACTAGTAACCCAGTCAATTGACTGGGTTTTTTTAATAAGTTTCCAAAATAATATATAATTTCTTAAAAATAAAATTTCTTAATTTTAAAGAAAATCGTTATATTTATATTATGAAGTTTTTTAAGGTAGATACAAATCTTACAAAGACACAATGTGAAGATCTTCTTAATTCACTTTCTTCTATTGAAATTGAAGAACTACAAAGTCTTGATATAATTTCCGAAGATATTGAATATGATGGTTTTGTAACATCTTATATAATATGTAATGATTATACTATTTCAAAGGTTCAAAATTTTCTAGACAAAAAAGGAGTATATTATGAATTAAAAGACGTATCTTACGATATACTAATTGGTAGATTATCACTTAAAAACACCGAATTTGAATTAGAAACCGAACATTATATTGAAGAATTTTTAACTATTGACCTTGTTCTTGATAAAATCAATTATCTTGGAATTGATTCATTGACTCAACTTGATAAAAATTGTTTAGAAAATATTTGATATTTTAAAATATTTATTTATATTAGCAATATGAAATGTAGCAACATCTACCTAGTCAAGACAGTTTCTTCTAAAACAGGAGAAGGTGAAGTTCCACACGATATTCAAGACAAAATTCTGAATGAAATTAGTGATGTTTTAGATCCTGGTGACATGGATAACGTTGTTTCAGAAGAATATGATGATAGTGAGTATATGTTCTTCAGACTTTCTAAAATGAAGGTAATGAGAATTTGTTCTATTCTTGAACCGTATGTAAATTTTGACCTAGTAGAAGTAGGCGAAAATATTATTAAAGGAGAGACTAAGGATTTTGATTTTATTGTCTCAAATACACAATTTAAATCATTCTTTGATAACTACAGACTTGATGTCGCCGATGTTGATGATATTCTAGATAAGATAAACAATAAAGGTATTGAAAATATCGATGAAATTGATAAAATTATTCTTTCTAAATAAAAAACCCTGTCATATGACAGGGTTTTTCAATTTTATATAGGTTTATTATCAAGTACCAACTGTCTGTGATGAACTACCCATTGTAGTCTTCTGAAACTCAGAAGCTCCTGGTACATATTTAACACCCTTTACTTTTGTACCCCAGTAGCCAACTTCTAGTGTACCTCTGTAATTATTTTCTTTTGCCTCTTCTTTTAGCAATTCACATCTTGTTTTTGTATAAGGCTTATCTTTATTATCCTTATCTTTAGTAAGTGCTAATAGTTCTCTATCTTCCCAAGGTCTAACCATTTCATTCATTACTTTACCATCTTTAGATTTATAAACATAAACCCAACTTTCAGGAGACTTATTATACTCAGCTGTAATTTCACCAAGTGCTTTCTCGAATGCAACCATTGCTTTTTGCTTATCTTCACCAGTTTCGTAACCAGTAAAGAATTTTCTTACTTTACCAATTATTTCTTCCTCTTCGTTTATTTGATAGTTTTCAAATGTTTTTAAATATTTCATATCTAAAGGTGTAATTTTTTCTATTGTATATATTAGATTTAAAAAATCAATTTTAATATATATTAAAAGTTTTTTCTCACTATATGCAAAGACCTGAAGTCAGAATAGTACAAGATCAGCAAGAAGAAATTAAACCTGCAGATATCTCTCAAAATGAGGCAGAAATGTTACTTGCAAAGTACGGATATAAATCAAATAGTCAAAATTATCAAACTACGCAAAGTAGTGAGCTAAGTTTTGAAGAAATGATTAGACAAGAAGAAGAGAAAAATAGACAAAGAATGCACGAACAAATGTTAAAGGCTAACGGACCAAAGCCTTATACATTTGGTGGTTCCTATGATGCTAATACAACTTATGGAACTGATGGTGATTCTGGATATACCTTTAAAGTAAGTGTTGTAAGTGACATGCCACTTCCTAAAAACGGGCACTAAATTAGATCTCTCCAATTTTTAGATTCTACCGGCACAACTAAACACTTGTGAGATTTTTCTTTACAGTGTTTATTAATTAATTCAACTTCATAATCTGAATTTTCAAAATGAATATCAATTTTAAGAGATAAAATATGTGAGAACTTCATTTCTCGATTTGTAAAGTAGACTTCATTTATTCCTAATTCTCTAGCTAATCTAAGAACAATTACATGCTCGTTTTTTAAACCAAAAGTAGACATTTCAGGTCCATATCTTTTTGTAATAATACAGACCTGATGTCCTTCATCGATATATTTCTTTGCAAGATTCTGTATTTCGGACTTTTGTGCATTGTGAACTCCTCCGAATTCATCCTCTAAAGTACCGTCGAAATCGAAACTGATTTTGATCATTTAATACTAAGAATTTCAAGCTTCATTGATCCAGATGGAACACTAACTTCTACTACCTCACCTACTTTATGACCGATTAAGGCAGAACCAATTGGTGAATTGAATGAGATTTTACCATTTTTAGTATCAATCTCATTTTCTGAAACTAGTTTCCAAATTTGCGTCTTTCCAATCTTATGGTTTCTAATTTCAACCGTAGATAGCATATTCACAGAATCTATTGAAAGATGTGACTGATTAATTATTTCAGACTGACGAATCTTTTCTTTAAGTTTAGTAATTTTATTTATAACTTTGGCATGAAATTCCTTGGCTGCCTCATACTCAGCATTTTCAGAAAGATCTCCTTTATCACGTGCTTCTTGGAGCATCTCGATAGCATTTCTATATTCAACGGTAGTAAGTTGATGTAATTCATCAACCATCTTTTGATATCCGTTTTTTGTAGTATAATTTTTCATTTATTTTGTTAAATTTTAATAAGTGTTTATATAAACTAAAATAAAAAAGTTTTAACTAAAAGTATTTTCATAAAGTTGTCTGATTGCTCCAATTCCAGGCTCATTTATTTGTCTCGTACCTATACCTGCGAAATTTTGACAAGTAATTTTTGGACTTATATCAATTTGAATAAATTTCATAGCGGTATAAGACCATTTAAACCACTTTAATTGTGTTTGATCAAAAACATAGACTTCTCTCAAGTGGTCTATAGACATTTGTATTGCGTAACCAGTACCACCTTCGATTGTTTCGAATTTTGACTTAGAGTAGTAACCTTTTTGTGATTTTTTTCCAGGCTCAACTATATTACCTATTGCAAAAGTTTGAGTAGAATATTTGACTTGTGCCCAATTTCTGGCTAGTAAATTCATGTACTTGTTTATTCCATACCGACACAAAACTTTATTTGCGAGAGTTACTTTACCGACACCTTCATTGAAATCAGAATCTGAAATTTCAACTTTATCACTACTTGTATGATACTTAGTTTTGTAGGAGTAAGCTCTTGTCTTCACACCAAATTGAAGTCCTATTTCTGAAAAGTAAGTATCAGAACCTTCAGCACCCCCACTATGACATATTATATTAGACTTATTAATTTTAGGCTCTTCAAAAAGATCAATCATTGTATTCAATTTTTAAATTATCTTCATACCAAATAGCAAGATTACCACCAGACCTGAAATAAAGGTCTTTAAGTTCAATTTTTTCACCAGTAATATATTTCTTCAAATTGAGGTAAAATACGGAAGTATCAACTCCAATCAATTCTTTGTGTATTAAACTTCCAGAAGTATCAAAATGACTATCGACTCTAAAATCATCAAATTTCTGAGTTTTAAAAATCTTCATTTTATATTTACTGTGATCAATTTCATTTGAAATATCTCTAACCTCACTAAAGTCTGAAAACTGGAAAATGACTTCATCATTTCTAACACCCTCTACTAGAAGATCACTTTGATACTTTCTAACAATTTCTTGTATCATATTTCGCTGAACCTTAATTATTTTCTTGGTATCAAGTTTAGAAAATAAAAACTGTCTTAAATATTTTGACTCTATAAAAACTTTAGGTAGGTCAAAACGTGAAAAAAATTGTGAAAAATCATCTCCTAACTCGTTAATATGAGGTGGATCATAAGACTTTAACGCAATCCAGTTTGCCGATTTTAAATCTATAGATAAATAATTTAAATCATCACTATACTCAATATTTTTATTAGTTGGGTATTCTATTAAATTCTTATCGTAACAAAGCTCATTATAGGCGTTAGTACCCTGAATAAAATCAGTTACCTCAAGTGCCTTGACCCTACGATATTCATAAGGGTCGGTAATATCCTGAGTGGATGACTCAAAAAGTTTATAATAGTTAGAAATATCACCATACTTTTTAGATTTTGACATCTGACCTAAGTAATAGTCAAAATATTCAATTTTTGGAACATTTAAGTCAAATAATTTTACAAAATTTTCACGACTGTTCATTTTTTAAAATCTCTAAAATTTTTTCGTCTCTCATAGTAGAGAGAGCATCTAGTAATTCATCATGTAATCCAATTTCTCTGGAATGATCTATTAGTTCCTTTAAGATGTTATGATTTGTAGAAAGTATTATAAGTTCAGTGAGTGTTTTCTGAACAAATTCTTCATACTGTAAATCTTTCAATTGTTGAATTTCAGATTTTTCCATCATAAATATAGTTTTTATCGTGGTCAAAACGAGATTTAATAAGAGAGCTTACAATAAGACAATCTTCAAATCTTTCCCTTTCTTCCAGATACTGTAGCATATTTTCTAGAAAATCCTTTTCATAGGGTTTTAGATTTTGATCAAAAACTTTTCCTAATTTTATTCTCTCTAAATTTGACTCAATTAAAAAGCCATATGACTTTAATGTTAGACGTTTCATAATTTTAAAAACTTCTTAAATTCAATGTTATATACATTATAGTTTTCATTGTTTAACTTAAACAAACAATGTGGTGGATTCGACCAATCCGGTCGGGCTCAAAAAACCCTCTCTTGAGGGTTTTTTATTTTACTATCTTTTTTATACACTCTGGTCCAAAACCACTATCTATACTCTCAGGTACCGTCAAACTACGACCACATTTTCCGCATTTTCCCTCGTGCCAAAACTCAATAATATCTGGTAAATTACCTATTTTTAATTTAGTATAAATATAGTTGAAAACTTTTACACTCTGTGAGTCTTTTGAGAATTTAGATTTCTTAGACAAAATAAAATTACCATGTTTCAAAAATCCAATATAAACATAGGTATCTGGATTAACAAGAAGATTCACAAAATAGACATCTTCTACTTTATGTCTTTTAACCTTGTAAGTAAATCGATTTTTAGTTAGAGTGTTTAGTACAGTAAATACAGAATTACCGCCGTGTATAAACTGATAAGCCTTTTCTGATGTCAATTTATTTGTATTCATACTGCTAATTTAAGAACTAAATTGTAATTTACCAAATAAATATATAAGATATGAAACATTTATTAACTTTTGAAAATTATGTATTTGAATTTTTTGACTTCGAGAAAGTATTTGACATAGATGAAGAAGTACTTTCTTATGTATTCTCAGAGATGCTTGAAAAATTTCCAAATATTCAAATAAAACTTGAAGAAATTGATAATAAAAAATTTCAAATAGATCTTTTAGACGAATCTGATAAAAATAATCTAAGTGAGGTATTCGAATTCTTAAAAAAGAAAGATGTTTACTCACAAATCCAAGGTCACTTTGATGTTATGGATTTTAAAATATCCGAATTTGAATATAAAAAGTCGGAAAATAAGATAGTCTTTATAGTAACACAATTACTCTCTCAAAAATAATGAATAATATCTTTACATACGAAGAGTTTATAAATGAATCTTATAACAAGCCAAGAAAAGGCATGAAATCAAGATGGTCTGTTAAATATAAAAAGTCAATTGACTGTAATAATCCAAGAGGTTTTTCACAAATTCAGTATTGTAAGAGAAAGAGAAGAGGCGGTGACTATAAGTCTTAATACTCAGAATCGAGAATATTTTTAACTATTGCAGCATTTTCATAATCCTCAATAGAAACATACAGCTCTATTACTTTTTCTAAAACTTCATTTACACATTCATCTTCAATTAAATCAAGAAAATTAGGATCAAATTTGAAAATTCTATTTGCTTTAACTTTTTCAGTATTTTCTGATGTCCATTGTTCATCAACGATAACTTCATCTTGTTCATTTTGATAAACCACATATTTTGGCTTTAAATTATACTTCTTAATTAACAATTCGAAATAATCTTTAGAATTATCACCAAACAATTTTTCAAAATCCATTTGATTCATAAATTATATATCTATTTCTGAAAATCTGATTTTAAAACGTGGTAAATTAAAACAGCATCATTAATATCTTCATGAGGCTTTTGAATATCTTTAACCTCTAGAAGTTCACTTTTGATAGACTTTAAATATTTAAACCAATCGTGATTAATTTTATCATTTTCAATTATACACAGTGCCATATCTCTTTTGGTGAATTTACCACCAGAAATTCCAAGTTTATTTCTCCACTCATACTCTATTCTTTTAACCTTTTTTCCTATCTCTTTAACTATTGGCTCATAAGTCAATTTACAAGCCTCTAATTTAAGTGTAGAGGGTGACATTACAATTATATTTTCAGATACCCTATCATATAATTTCTTTCTAAGTAAAGTTGAAAATGTAACTAAATCTATTAAATCTCCAACGGTTGCGCCGAAATTATACCCTTCGATTCCAACAACGGATTCCTCATTTGATTTAATATTCTCAAGTATGTCGTTAATTATCATTTCTGTGATTTGATCATAATCCTTCAATTTAATTAACTCACCATCAGAATAGTTAGAAAACTCTCTGTACGAAATAAATCTATAAGTGCAATATTGCTCAGCTGATTTGAACCATTTCGACATACCACTTTTTAGCATAACTTTCGATTCTCTACAATAGTTAAAAATTTTTCCGTTAACAACAAGTGCAGTAGAAATTAGTGAAGGATCTATTGATATAATGTTCAAAATTTCAAAATATTTAAAGTATATATCTTAATAAACTATCTCTTGCAATTTGATATAAAATTTTATGAAATCGAAAAAAATCAAAAAAGTTATTAATCAATCAATAAAAGAACTTCATGAAATTAAAGTATTAGAATCAAGTAACAGTTTTCAAAACTTATTATTCACTGAACCAACTAAAGAGATTAAAAAGAAAACTAGAAATATGATTTTTCGATTACTTAAACTTCGTGACACACTCAACATGAGTGTAGATAAGGACCACATTTACATCTCTTCAGAAAACGGTTTTAATTTAAATTATAATTCAAACTCAAGTGATTATCTAAGTTTAGATATTATGAAAGATATAGGATATCTTTTACATTGGAAAGACAAGAAATTTGCCTTTAAAGATGAAAATCTATATTATGAGGTATTAGAAAAATCAAAAGAAGTATTCAAAGAACTAAATGATTCTAACTTTGAAGAACTTTACAGCTTAATATTAAAAGAAAGTGGATTGTCTAGGGATTCTAACCTAGATGATCTTCTATCTTGATTGACTAGCTCTTTTCAGATCTTCGTGTTGACCAACAATCCAGTTTTTGACACTACCGAATTGATTCAAAACATCTTCTAATTTAGCATCACGATTACTTCCAACTTTATATCCAGATTCACTAACTTTTACTTTACCACTATCGATATAACCTTGAAGTCTATCTAAGACTTCTAGTTTCTTCTCAACTGGTTGAATTTTTTGAGTGTGTCCAATCCATTTTAACACATTTTCAAATCCTTCAATATAGGATCCACCTTTGTTAATAAAATACTCTAAAATATCCCATCTTTGAAACTCAGCAGCGTGCTTAGTATTCATCTGCCTTCTATTCTCAGTGCTCACATTATATTCTTCAAGCATTTTTACAATGTTTAATTTACCATTTTTAACAGCGAGTCTAAGTGGCATATTATCTTCAAAATTAGGATCTAAACCATTATCAAGACAGAATTTAATTGCATTTTCATCTTCAACTAATGATTTAAATACTTGTGGTGTGATTTCGGCTCCTTTTTTAATCAATAGTTTTAAAATTTCAAATGATTTAACTTTGTTAACGGTTGCCTCTTGTCTATTTCTTAAATTAGCAGATGCTCCAAAATCTAAAAGAAATTCTACTTTTGAGATGTCATCTTCTGCAACTGCATTATCTAGAGCTTGACCATTTCCAGCATTTACATCAGCACCATCGTCAACAATATACTTCTTCAATTGTTCAAGAGATAGACCTTTTTTAACAACTTCTCTATTTGCTACAATTCTTCTTTTCTTCTCATCAATCTCTTTACTTGACATTGGCTCAAGTCCTTTCCAGATAAATCCCCTTTCCAATCCCAAAGATTCTTCAAATTTATTAAAAATACTCTGAAAATTACCCTTAGCATTAGCATCGTTTTTCAAATGACAAGCTCTAACCTCTTGTCTAGGAGCGATTGTTATACCAATAATAGATTCATTATTAGATGGTGGTAAATTGAAATTTAAAATAGCATATTGTTTGTTAAATACATCATCACCACCAACATAACTATTCCACTGACCTAAATACTGAGCTATACACCAAGATGTATTTGAGAAGAGTTCTTTACAAGCTGAAAACGACTTAACTTCCATTATTAAAAGTCCACCCTCATCATAGAGAACTTTTATACCATATTCACCGTATTTTTTATTACACTTATCTATTGCTTGGTAAAACTTAGCCACATCTGCATTTGACTCTGCCTTTAAAAACGAATCAGCTCCATCTGTCAACTCTCTAACGGTTTTATATCTTCCAATTTTATCAAAAAATCTTTTTTGAATAGCTCTTTGCTTGTCTGGGTCAACTTTACCACTTTGTTCTTTTCCTAAGTCATCAAATGCAGTAGCAATATCTATAAGTCTATCTTTAAAATACTTTGGAGTCACAGCATAGTCTGCTTTTAAATCTTTATTAAACTCATCTATGAACTTTTTTAACTTTCTATATCTTTTGATATCTTCTATATCATCTATAAGTTGTTCAGAATTATTAGGTATGTTTGTGTCTATATAATTTGAAATAGGTCTTCTTAATTTTCCAAGTAAGTCCTGAAAAGCAACAAGGTCATCGAATATTAATTTAAGTTCGTTTATTTCAACCTTTTCTTTAAAATATAGATAGGCAAATAGACCTGCCCATCCTAATTTATCGCCCAAGATTTCTCTTATTTCATTAAATTTTGGATGTCTTTCAACCACTCTTTGCTCCTCTTCAGTTAATTTGATCTCTCTAATCTTCTTTTTTACCTCAACCTGAACTTCTTCAGGCAGATCACTGAAATTTATAGGAGCATCAGACTTATCAAAAAGAAACATTCCAGTCGAATCGGTCTTAAACCCAAGATTTAGTTCCTTTAAAGCCTTGTTCAATACGAAAGTGTCTTTCAATATTTTTTTAGCAGCGGCTACATTTTCATTTAATTTAAAGTCTTGAAATCTAAGTAACATAATTAATTATTTATTTGGAAATCTTTTTTTTATCTCATCTCTGATTTCAGATGCCTTTTCATAATCTTCATTATCTAAAGCATCATCAAGTTGCTCTTGTAAGTCAGCAAGTGTAATTTCTACTTTAACGTCTGGCTTTACCTCTGATTTTACGTCAGTCTTTTCAGCTTGTGTCTTTTTCTTCGACATTTGATATTCAAACTCTTTTTCTATTCCAGTAACAGAATCAACAATTATTGGGAAAAACAATTTTTCAATGTCATCTTTCTTATCAGCCAAGACAGCATAAACAACATTCAACATATCTTTTGGATTTTCTTTTCCAAGATTAGCTAAGTATCCAAACACATAAAAGAATAGTTGTTCTTGAAAAGAAGCAATTTCATTTTCTGCAGCTTTACTCTCTTCAAAATCTCCCTGAGTAATTACTCTTTGATATTCATCAAGTATCTTTTTTACTCTTGGGTGAGAATTAACAACTTTTTCAAACTGCTTTTGCATAGATGGACCATACTTAAATTCTTGTGGCTCATCCGCAATAGTATCAACATTTTGCAAAACTTGTTTAGCTAGTTCTTCTGGTAAGTGCTCAAGACTCATTTGAGTCGCTAACTTATAAATACCTTTAAGTGATTCGTGAATTAATATACCCATATCAACACCACGTGCCTTAATTGTAACTTTAATGTCACTAAGTATATCTGATTCAGTTTCAGTAAGATCAATACCGTTTTCTAAATCATTAAGAAGTTGTTCTGCATCTTTTTGTTTATCTTTATCCTTTTTTTCTTCTTCTATCTTAATATCACAAGCGCCTTGTGCATTCATCTTTAGAGCTTGTGAGATTTGAGCTTCTGATAGAGTCGCATCAAAAAATGCCATAACTTTAACTATATTGTTCAAATTGTTAATGTATAATTCTGAGTTTCTTTCTCCTAAAATTTCTTTTATACCATCTTTAAACATTGGTAGGTTTAGTAATGATTTAGAATTAAGACCCTTTCCTTGTTGAATTGTTCTTAGAATTTTTCTTTTCATTATTTCATCTAGAACTCTCTGGTCTACAATATTTTCAACTTTTTGAGTAGATTTTTCGGGTGTACCTGACATCATCTGACGAGCCTCTTGACTAATTTTTAAATCAAGGGTGACATCGTCAAGTAAAGTACCAAATAATTGATAAAACGACTTTTGACAAAGTTCAGAAAGTTCTTTTTCTTTACCTCTTTGTAATGATTGAGAATTCTGAATAATTCTTGGAAAATCTCTTAAAAGATTCATATTAGTTCTTTCAAAGTCTCTGACTTTGTCTCTTTGTTCGCGATTTATCGAATCGATCCAAGAACCTTCAGTTCCACCTTCACCTGGAACACCAATATTGCCCTTTAGTGAAGCCTCATTTAAAAACTGTGAGAATTTTTTAGAGATTGCCATATTTATCTTGTAATTTTTTTATAATTGATTGACCTTCTGGTGTGTCTTTAATCTTATCTAATTCATAAAAGAAAATATCCATAACTTCTTCAAACGAACCCATTGGTTTTTCTTCTGTACCAGGTCTTGGAACTTGAGTTGGAACTGGTCTCCAAGGTCTTGGTGTTTCTGTTGGCGTTGAAGGTGGTGCAATCACTGGTTCTGCAGTTTCTGGACTCATTCTAAATTCTTCAAACATTTTTAAATATTTCATATATAAAGTATATATTTTTCTGTATATATTATTTTAATTAACTATAATATGAAAATCACACCTATAAATTCTCACGATGACTACTCAAAATACACAAAATATTTAGATAGTCTCTACGGTGTAGAATTAAGTGAAGAACAAACTAACGATATTCTTGTAATTCAACAACTAATTGACCACTGGGAGCAAAATAATTTATCTAAAGTGAGATTAGAGGATGATTTCACAAACGAGGACCTCGATTACATCTTTGATCTTATTAAGAATGTAACTTCAATGCAAGGATATGGGTTAACAGAAAGAGTTATTAAGTTACAAGAAGAGGTTGGAGAACTCTCTGCTGAAGTCTTAAAATTAAAAGGCTTTAAAAATTCTGATCTATCAAAAGAAGAAATAAAGAATAATATACTTCTTGAAACTGTTGACTGTCTAATTATGACAATGGATATTTTAAACTATGGTAAGTTCCAAAAGAAAGATATAATTGAAGTTGCTGATAGACAAATTGAAAAGTGGCTTTCACAATTATAAACCTTTAGATTTTAATATATAATCTCAAATACAATTAATTATTGTTTTATGAGGTTAAAAACATTTCAGAATTTTTTACTTGAAAAGTTTGGTGTATCTGAATCATCCTTGATGTTCAGTAATACGATATTCAGAAGAGTTAGATCAAAATTTGTTGATTTTTTTTATTCTGGTGAAAATGTACTTCAAACCATAGAAACTATTGACTACAGAATATTAAATCCTCTTATTTATAATAAAGAACTTTGGTCTGATTTTCCAGTAATACAATTTGAAATACAAATTGATTTTAATAAGCTATCAAAAAAAGATTTTGATAAAAAATACCCACCTTCTACTTCAGATAAAAATTTAGAAATTAAAACAGGTGGTTTTGCATCGTATTTCGGTAATAAAAATTGGTCTGGATACTCAAGAATACTTGAACCAGTCAAACAAGTTTCTGACGACTCTGTAATAATTTATTTAGGAATTTCAATTGATATTGGACCTGATTTTGATTATAAAAACAGAACTTATAAGAATATTCTGGAAGATGATATAAACTCAACTGTTTATCATGAGCTACATCATTGTTATGAGCACTATGTTAGAGTTAAGAGGAAATCTAAAATAATAAGACCAGAAAGTAGAAGTTTTAACTCAACACTTAGCTGGGCTGAAAATATTTGGAAATTTCCAAAAAATATCTGGAAATTCTGGACAAACTTCGCCTATTTTCTTTACTTTTCTGAATTTCATGAAACAAGAGCAAATATTCAAGAAATTTACTACTTTATAAAAAAATATCCAAAAAAAGAGCTATCTGAGTTCAGAATTTATAAAAAGGCAGATGAGATGGAAAAATTCAACGCAGAAAAGTATTATGAAGAACTCCTAAGTAAAATTTCTGATCACGAACCTTATAAAGGAATAGAATCTGATGTTGCAGATAGAATAAAAGATATGTGGGTAAAAACTTATAAAAGAGAATGTGATAATCAAAAAACACAACCGGTAATAAGTTTTGAAACATTGAATAAAATGAATTGTCTTGAATTTTTAAAATATTGGCAGAAAAGAATAAATTTTCAAGGCAAGACAATAAAAAGGAAAGCAAATAATATAAAGGCAAGCTTATGAAAAAGTTCACGAAAATATTAGAAAATAAATATTTGAAAAAATATGAAGTAGTTGCTGAAGTAAAACTAGAAATTTTTGCTGAAAATGAAGGAGAAGCCGGATACATGTCTGATTCAATTCTTCAGTCAATCCAAGAACAGTCAGAATATACCATCAAAAATATTGGTGAGACAAAATAATATATAAAAAAAATAATAATCAAAGTGAAAAGATTTAGTGATTTTAAAATACAAAAAATTGAAAAATTAAATGAACAAGAAATTGTTCAAAATGAACCAGAAGTTCAAATAGAAAAATCAGAAGTTGCAATCTTCTTTTCAAAGTTATTTGAAGTAAGACAGGTTTCACATATTTTTCATCTTCAAGTTCAAGGTGATATGGGTTCTGGATGGCAACACGAAGCACTTGGTGAATTTTATAATGAGATTTTAGAATTCACTGATGATCTAATCGAGACATATCAAGGTCAATACGGAATTGTAGAAGGATATGAAATAATTGATTCCTCAATTACTAGTGAAACTAAATCTTTAGACTACTTAAAAGAAAATGTAGAATTTATTAAGAAAGAAAGAAAGGCAATATCATCAGAAGATACACACCTTCACAATATTGTAGATGAAATCATAGCTCTTTTTTATAAAACAATTTATAAACTTACTTATCTAAAGTAAAAAGAAAAGTCCTCAAATTGAGGACTTTTTTATTAATATAAGTATTTTCTACCCGACTCTTTGTAATCGTTCAAACTGATAACTACGTTATTCATTTTATCAAGTGACTCAACAAAACTAGATTTTACAATTTGTAAATTCGAAATTGAATCGTCAATTTGATCATTTTTAGACTTAGACACATCTCTAAAATTATTTAACTCATTTATTAATGACTCAATTATCTCATCTTTTTGATTTATTAAAACTGATAGTTCTTGAAGACTTTTTATAATCTCGTCTGTTCTATCAGAGGATAAATTTTGAACTTCACTTTCATTGAATCTGTTAATCTTCATATTATAACATTAGATTTTAATATATATATTATTATTTTTTAATACTGATTATTACTAATGAAAAGAATATCGAATTACAAAAAATTTCTTGTAAATGAATCGACTGAGTTCAACTACCAAAGATTGAATTCCGATAGTGTGAGGGCATCAATTCACGTTGATGATCCTAGCCTTTCTATTAATGCATTTGACAAACACGAAGATGTAGTAAGACAAGCAATATCAAAACTTGGAAACCTTTCAAGAGCTCTTCAGAATACACAAGGTTATAAAACACTAAAGTCAAAACTTTCACTAGAAGACCAAGAAATTTCAAATGTAAAAATCATTAGAATAGTGAAATCAAGTAGTTTTCAGTATGATGTTTATTTAAGTTTTAAAATTGACGAAGATGAATATTGGGGCGTTATTACAGATATATTAAATAATCCAGAATTTAAATCAGAGGTATTCAAAGACCATCTTTTACTTCAAACAAAAGAATGGATTATCAAAACCAAGGGATTAATTATCAAACATATCAAAAACTGGATGAAACCTCAATTTGGTAAGTTCAAACTACTAAAAGATGAGGTCATTTGTTATTCAAACCTCACTGGTAAATTACTTAGACTTCCACAAAACTCAATAATTGAAGTTTTGAAATCATATGACGGTAGATTAATTTTTGAATATGATAGTAATCAATATACCTTGACTGGTGACAACTTTGTTTATTTCAACTGGTGGTTTGAAGAGGTTGATAATTAGTGCCCTTGGTATCTGTTGACCGTTGATGTAAAAGAAACAACCGATCTTCCTGACCATCCATTCGCACCATTACCTAAATTTACCTGAAACGCTAAAGTATTTGCACCAGCAGACACAACTTGTGATTGTCCAATAAATGAGATACTTGAAGAAGCACTTTCTGAAATAAGATCAGGACTACCAGGCAATTGTTGTATAGCGCCTGATAAGTTTACTGTAAAAGCGTATATTGATTTCTGGTTTCTAAACTGTTTGTTTCCACTAGCATTTATCGACGTGTTAAATTGACACTCAATAATGACAGATGAACTACTAGGTAATGTAAGTTGAAAAACGGTTCTGAATGCTTGACTTGCCTCAGAAAACCAGTTAAAATTTCTAGTTCCATACATCACACGGTCGTAGGCATTTGAAGTCATTTCACTAAAACCACTTCCTAATTCGTTTGAGAAAATTGTGAAATAGTTTCTTTCGAATCGGAAGAAATTACCACCACCAGTATTACCATTTGAAAATCTAATTAAAAATGGTTTGTTATCCCATCTACTTTGAATCTGAGGCCAACCCTCTTGACTTATTCCAACAAGCATCGAATCGTTCGCACCACTACCAGTATTAACATTTGATATCTGTAAATATGTTTGAGCAGCAGTTGAGTTGTGTAAGTGTAGTCTGCTTGACGGTGTTGTTACTGCTGTATCATCTGAACTTATAAGTAAGCCACTGGCGTTAAGTACCATTTTCTGTTGACCACCGATAGCAAAACCAATTCTGGCGGAAGCTGGATGATAAAGACCTGTAGATCCATCGCTATTCCAGGTATAGTCTGGAAGTGACTTAGTCGAAAAAGATGACACGACGGATCCAGTAGCTCTAATATAAGCGGCACTTGAACCGCTGTTAGCATTGTTGAAATTCAAATCTCTAGTGAAATTTATAGAACCAAGTGAAAATCTTGCTAAAACGTTATTTACATTGAATGTATCACTTGAATCTAAAGCAGAAGTGCTTGCAGCCCTACTAAGAAAATGTATTGCTCCATCAGTTCTTCTAAATTTTATTGCAGCAGACGGATTTGCATTTGAAAACGATTTATCAGTTCCATCATTGTACCAGTTAAGTGCTAGAATCGTATTAGTAGCTTGAGAAACAACAAAAGGATCAGCACTACCTGTATCAACGTTAATTTGAAATATTTCTTGCGGATTAGGTGTATTTATACCTATTTTACCCTTTAGTGGAGTAGAACCAGTCGTCATATATAATGCTGAGGAGGTAAGTCCTCTAACATCACTAAAACGTGCCAGATAACCCACATTACCAGCACCCACGAAATCAGCAGTACCTGACCAAGTAGCAGTATTCGCATTCCAAGTGTATGTCTTTCTATCACTTAATTGGAATACACTAAGTCCATCATATTTATATGTAATAGCATCTCTAACTGCAGAAGTTGTTGCTACAATCCTGGAGTCGATTGGAAGTCCGATGTTAACTTTAAATGTATCTTGTATATTTATTGACATATTTAGAAATTAAATTTATATGTTTGTGTTGGATTAACAGTAGATACACTAACCCATTTTTTATAGACATAGTATTGACCATTAGACCAATTTGTGCCTTGTATATTTGCGTAGTACGAGTAAGTCCAAGTACTAAAATCAACTGGTGAAAATTCCGTAAAGTCATTTCCATCTTTAATAGTAGTCAAGTTTCCGTGATAAGCTGGATATGCGAAATACATATATCCTGTACCATTCATAGCAACTGATTGACTACCACCAATATCTAATTTTTTGCTAAGTGATGAGTTGATACCATTAAATCCAGCACCATCTGTCACGTTTGTTGCACTAAATCCGTAAAAATATGGATAAACAAATTCTATTCTTGTAGAAGCTGTGCCTGAAGAAGTTCCATCAGTCGGAACAATAGAAAATGTCATCACACAAGGTCCATTAGAAACAGATGAAACTTCAGCAGCAGTTATATTTCTTGTATTTGTATATGTATTTGTGATTAAACCTGAACCTGAAAGAGTTGATAGAGATGAGTCATTAACTATTAATGTACCATTTCTTAAAACTTGTAAAGAAGTAGAAGTAATATTATAAGTAGCTTTAGTTAAAGTATATGTATAAGCAATTGAAGTATTAGATGAGTGATTTCTCTCAAGTGTTCTATTAACACCAAGTGATGTTGTAATTATAATTGTAGCAGCTGGTGGTATATAAGGATAAAGTATGGCAGTAAGCACATCTACAAGTGGAACATCTGTGAAGGTTGTACCAATTGCAACACCACCAGTCTGAGTTACAGTCGGAATAGCATTTGTATATTCTAAAGGTTGACCGTTTACAGTGACCGGCGTTCCGTAGATGTTAGTAGGTGAACCAGTTGCACCAATAGTACCACCTGCTAAAGCGGCTGGTGTAAGTAACTCAACATTACCACCGGCTCTTGTAGCTAACAAGAGTGTACTTCCATCTGATGCTTGAGGTGTTACTACTAAATTCACTATATCATCAACATAACTTGTTGATGGAAATATTAAATTATTTATACTTATACTCGCGGATGAACCACTTTCAATATTTATTGTACCGTAAGTTCCAGGATTTACTAATCCGAGTGAAAGATAATTCGGTGAACCTGATACAAATTCAGAGGATATATAAGGAGCTGTTGAAAATAAACCAGTATTAGATCCAGCTAGTAAACTCATTTTGAAATTCTGAGTTAAGGCTGAGTCAGATTTTGTATTGTATAGAAATATATCAGTATCACTGCCTAAAAGACCACTAAGAACAGTTGTTCCTGATATTTCTTTTTTACCTAGAAATATTTTGGTATCTTTGACAGTATTTCTATCAATTCCGATATAGTCAGTTGCACCATCAGATGTATATCTTATGACTGAACTTTCCCATGCAGAAAAAATGGCATCTCTTACATCTCTAGGTGTAATTTCTTTAGAAGTATTATCAGGTAAAAGAGACAACACATCTGTTATTAGCGATTTACTACTTGACTCCTGTGTGGTCCCTACACTTATACTATAAGTTGCAACTGCCATTAAAATTATACAATTTTATTGTATATATTAACTTCGTCAGTTTATAATAATATTTTCTTTGAATAAATTAATTGAAAAGAAATTCGATCTTTAGAAGATCTTTAATTTTAGCAGTCTTGAGTCCTAGTTCTGAAAACTCTAACTTTTCAAATGGAATTACATTTTCGGCATTCAATAGATCAGACATATCCTTACTAAATGCATCTACATCTTTTATATAAACTGTATCTGGCAAATCTTCACCATTTTCACCCGTTGCTTTTTTTATCTGACCATTTTCATCCTTTTGGACCCACTTATCAAGTATTTTCTCTTCTGCCTTTACTCGATCCTCAACTATAGTTGAAATAAATTTTAGAATTCTTGTTAGTTTAAAAGCAGCACCGGCATTGATATCCTCATCGATTATTGAATTCAAACATTCTAAAGCCTCATTATTAATTTGTGAATTTTTTATTTTAAAAGACATTTGTTAACAGTATATTTTTTTATTATATAGTGTCTAAATTAGATTGTTTGTGATTTTCTAGTCGTTTTTTTGAAATATTATAGTAATTCTCATCTCTTTCGATACAAATCCACTTTCTTTCTGTTTCTATACAAGCAATAGCAGTGGTCGCGACTCCAGAAAATGTATCAAGAACAGTATTACCAATATTTGAATGTTTTTTGATTAAATCCTTTATCAGACCAAGTGGTTTCTGTGTTGGATGTTCAAGTCTTTCTTTACCATGACAAAGTGGATATTTATAAATTCCTGGATCGTACTCAGAATTAAATGTCGGATTTTTATCTTTAATAAAAGAAAAAAAGTATTCAGAAGCATTTGAAAGATAATTAACTTTAGAGTTAATCGGAACTGGATTTGTTTTTAACCATTGACCAACTCTTGGTTGTTTAAATTTCCACTTATCAGCGAACTGTTTTATAAGTGAGCTTTTCCAAATATCATAAAAAATTATAAGTGTTCCACCTTTTTTAAGAACTCGATAGTATTCTTTAAATAAAATATCTAAATCTATTTCAGTGTCCCAATATCCGAAATCAATTGAATGTTTTGTGTATTTAACTCTCAAAGTCTCATCAGCAGTTTTTGATATTTTATCAAAATTTGAAGTTCTTGAAACAGCATAAGGAGGATCTGTCAAGATTAGGTCAATACTATTATTTTCAATCTTAGAAAGATAGTTATAACAATCATCTAAAATTAACATTTATCTAATTCAATTTTAATTATATATACTCTATCATGAGGCTTCTATTAGAATTCAAAGATTATAACGAGTTATCATTTATAAAAGACACAGTAGAAGATATTATTCTTTCTGAAATAGAAGAATCAATAGTTCCAGTAATTCACCAATCAATTATTGCAATCAATGATAATCAAATAACTTGTCACGATTTAAAAAGGAGTGAATATTCTAGTGACGACTTAGAATTTAGAAGTTACTTAGTATCATTCAATGGAAGAATTGAAAAAGAAGAATTTGATAGTATATCACCAAGAATCGAATCTACATTATCTTTAGAATTTGATGAGAAGATTAAATGTATATCATTACAATCATTCCCAATAAATGAATTTGTGATTTGCAATGAAAAAGAGTATCAAGTATTAAAATTTATTTGTGAGTTTGAATACTCAATAGAAGATGAGATATGGGAGATAAAAGACAATCCTTACACATCAGTTATAGATCTGACAACCGATGATTTTGGCAACACCAAAAGTCTGACTATATGGATAAGAAAATATCTAAGTAAACTTGGAGTAAATCTAAAATTAAATAGAGAGAATATTGAATCTAATTATTTAAATTATAAAATATCAACAAGTTTTTTCTTCAATAGCTCAAGGAATCTAAATGATAGATGGATACAAGATTTAGATTTAGATAAACCAGATTTCATTTTCCGAACTTGGATGAGAGATAGTTTACCAATACATTATGATACTCTAAATAATCTAAAAAAGATTGGTGAGAAAACAAATTCAATGAATCTAACATTTCAATTAAACCTAAATTCTGATCCTAATTTGGAGGCAAAGAGACTATTAGATACTATTCGAGAAAAAGTTTTTCCTCTTTTTTCAACAGATGAAACTAGATCAATTTCTGAATTATTCAACGAGTTTAATAAACTAGAGGATTTTCAAATAGAAGCTGATTGGCAACATCAAGGAAACTATTTTTATTTATTTGATATAAATTACAAGTCAAAACATTATATAATACACGTAAAGTATGATGTTAAGAAAAATTTAGTTCAAGTTGAATTAAAAGATAAAAAGATATTTGATGAAGTACCAATAAATGAATTTGCTCAAACTATTTATTTAATACTTCAAGAAAACTAAATAAATTAAATGAATTTAATATCGATTATTAAAGGTATTTTAAATGTTCAAAAAAAAATCGAAGTAATTTACCTTCCTTCACAAGGACTTTTTTACAAAGACGATTTTGAACTCTATATCAAAAAAGCCAAAATCGAAGACATTATCGAATACGAATATAAGTACAACAAAGAAAATCTTGGTTCAGTAATTACAAGACTTAAAAAGATTGTAGAAAAAAATGTTATTTTATCAAAAAACTATACTTACAACGATATAAAAAGTATAGATATTGTTTTCCTATTTTTAGAGATAGTCAAGTTTACAAATAATAAACCAATAAAATTAAACTATTTTAACGATACAAATGGAAAAGATGAACTAATAAATTTCGAATCTGAAACTTTCAATTATTACGAACCAGAACTTGATTTAATTGAAAAGTATGACACAGAAACCAAAGAATTTAACTTTAATGGTTATAAATACTCTGTTCCATCAATAGGTATTGAAAACTCATTAACACACTTCCTTGTATCAAAATCAGATGATCCTAATTCTGAATCCTATAATACTTACTCTTATGATTTTCTATACTTTCTTGGTAACAAATCAACATTGTCTTTTCAAGAAATCGATAATCTAATACAAATATTTAATTTTGATATTCCAGAGTCTGATAGAAAATATATCAGAAAGATAGTCAAAAAGTTATCTGAAATAGGTAGATATTCACTTAAAAGAGACTCGCAAATAATTGATGTCACTGCTAAAATTGACCTAGAAGAAATTTGGAAATAGACTCATAATATATACAATTATGAGAATTTTTAAATGGAGTAAATTTCTAGAATCTAATACAATACATTTTGAAAATAGTGAGGAGTTTTATCAAATAGAGGATAAATATAGACTACCAGATTCTTTAATTAAAGATTATTTCACTGATCTTATTGATGAAGGATTTGAAATTCAAATAGCGTCTGAAATGTTCAGTCAACAAAAAATTGAAGGAACAAAAATGTCAGATGATGGTATCAGAATTTCATACGACATCTCTTTTACAAAACAAATTGAAAATCCAACAAACGACTATTCTAAAAGTTATTACATGGATACTGATAAATATAAAGATTTTTTGGACAATCTATCAAATTTCATTAAGATATTCGAAGAGTGTTCTGGTAGAATCAGTAAAGCTGAAGACCTTAATGTCAAAACCAAGACTGTAAGTGAGGTTCCATTTATAGGTTCTGGTAATAATCTTAAAGAATTTGGTACATTCAGTCTGAGGCTAAGTATGTATCACTACATAATTACAAATGAACTTATTGAGGCTAAAAAAAGATTTCAAAAAGAAAATAGCCCATTAAAACAAGCTCAAGAAAATATTGTAAAGATGCTAAAAGAAAGAGGAGTGATTGAAGCTGAGAGGCTAATAGACTCTCAAGACATTGAAGAACTTGGATTTGTTTCATTTGGTTTTTTAACAAATGATGAAATAATAGTAATTGCGGACTTTTATCATGAAGATGAAGAAGATCTAAACGATAAAGATAGACTAGTAATTCATTATGATGAGTTAGATAGAGCTGTAAAATCCTATGAAGAAGGTTACTGTAGTGATAACTTATAAAAAAACCTCTGAACTTTCAGAGGTTTTTATTTTTTAAACTATAGCAGAAGGAGGTGGCGGTGGTGTTCCGTTATAACCTTTTAATCTTTGCATCTGCCAATGTTGTGATTCCCATTGTTTGATCTCGTTATCTAATTTTTCTAGATCAGTCTGCTTTTCAAGTATTTGATCTCTCATTTCTTGAAGTTTCTCTGTCTCTGATTCTAATTCTTTTTTTTCTAAAGAAATTTGTTTTTTAAGAGATGCCAATTCTTTTTTCTGAGTATTTAACAAATCAACTTCTTTCTGAAATTTCTCTTTAGCCTTCGTCATTTCGGACTCTATGGTCTCATTTACAGACTTTTCTTTTGAATCTACCTCTATCTTTTTCTGGTCTAAATCAGATTTAATTTTCTCTAACTTTAAGGTTTCTTCTTTTTTAAATGAATCAAATGATTCCTGCTTCATTTTAAAATCGTTAGCAAGATCTTGAACTTTTTTAGTCAACTCCGCGTCTAGTTCATCAAGTGATTTTTTTCTATCATCTAGACTTGCTATTAAATCTCTATAATCAGATTCCAAAGTATCACTTTTTTTAATAAATTGAGATTCTAACTCACTATTTCTGTTTTCAAACTCTTGTTCTTTTTGAACTTTATAATCTTCAATTTGTGTTTCCTTTTCATCTACTATTTTAAGTCTTTCTTCAATTTCGGAGTTTAAGGTTTCTATCTCTAATTTTCGACTATCAAATTCAATTATTTTTTGGTCAATTTCCTGACTCAATTTTAGTTTTTCCTTTTCTTTATTTTTATCTCTAAAAATAACGTTTGCACCCACTACAAGTGATACAGCAAGAGGGTCAAAAACTAACATAAGTGCGATAATAAACCAATTTATTACTTGGTCCATAGACTTCCCAGTCAACTTTGCAATATATTTTAGTGGACCGATTTCTCCTGCAATGTCAGTATTAGTCTCCAACTCAAGTTTCTTCAAGTCTATTTTAGTAATAGAGTCGTTTAACGCTGTCTCAGTAAGTAATATATCATCTCTTCTTTTTTGAGATGATTTTAATTGTTCTTCATAGACTTTTCTATTTGCAGCTGAAGTCGTAGTGATAATGTTTCCATCTTTATCTTTACTTTGCACAAAGTTATTAGAAACACCCTTTGTTAACTCAGCAATATTTTGATTCAATCTTTCTTTTTCTGTTCTAGCATCGTTTAACTGAGTTTGAAACATTTCTCTTTTTGTACCAAGTACACCAACTTGCTTGTCAATATTTTCAACTTTATTCAAGGTATCAGAATAAGCAGAAGAAAGATATCCATAAATACCAGCAGAGGTAATAGACATAAGCACAAAAAGAGCTATAAAATAATAAGTTTTTAAAGCTCTGTTCAAATTTGCCCAGTATTGATATAAAAGAGAAGCTAAGACTAACTTAGCAATTTCAAGTGACGACATCATTATCATCACTTGAACACTTGCCCCAGAAAACATCTTTCCAAGTCCAGTAACAGAATAAAATGCCGCAGATAATGACACTGAAAGTGCCGATATCACGACTAAATAAGGTAGTAATTTTTTTTCCATTATGTATTTATTAAGTTCAATATTCTACAATTCAATGGAATCAACATTTTCCAGAAATATTTAACAAATCAAAATGAAAATTCATCATAACTAGCATCATCTACATCTTGTTTGAAAGCACCGATAGTATAAGAATCGATTTCTGTTTCTTGTGGTGCATTCTGAACTTGAGTAGAGCCACCTGTCCATACATTAATCCAACTAATTGGATTTTGAACTTTATCAAAAAGTGGATCAAGACCAATAATTTTCATACGATTATTTGTTAACCACTTCATATATTGAGTCAAAATTTCAGCATTTAGACCAATCATAGATCCATCTTTGAAAAGATAATCTGCCCACTCTAATTCTTCTTTAGCAGCGTCTTGGTACATCTTAATCACAAGTGGTTCACATTCTTGTACGATTTTTTGGAAACCCTCTTCCCATTCTTCACGAAGTGTCTTTAGGATAAAAGAAGAAAATCCCATATGTAGATTTTCATCTCGATTAATAAGAGAAATAATTTTAGCATTACCTTCCATTTTCTTATTCTGCGCAAAACAATAAGAACAAGCGAAAGAAACATAAAAACGAATTCCTTCTAAAATATTAATAGAAACCAAGGTCAAATAGAGCTTCTTTTTTCTATCATATTCAGACTCTTCCGGAATTGAATTAATCAATTCATCATAATAGTGAGTAACTGAAGATGCTCTTTTTAGAATCTCTTCATCTCTCATAATGGAATCAAATACTTCACTTGGATTTGGATAGATATTCTTAATTATATAAGTGTATGAATAAGAATGTATAGTCTCAAAGAATTCCCAAGTCTTTGCGAATAATTCAACTTCTTGATTTGAACAATTTTCTAAAAGATTAGAGATACCGCGGCTTTGAACTGAATCTAAAAGTATTTGATATCCTAAATTTTTAGTGAAAATGAATTTCTCATGTTCAGTTAATGAGTGAAAATCTCCTTTATCTTTTGACAGATTTATCTCTTCAGGTCTCCAGAAATAAGAAATATGTTGTTTAAACATATTGAATATCTTCTCATAACGGAACTTATCATATCTTTGAATTGATAGTCCACCATCATTTCCGAAAAAAAGTGGAGACTTAGTAAAATCTAAATCTTGGTTTGTGTTTAATATATGCTTCATTTTTTTTAATTTTTAAAATTTAATATCTATTATATAGTTTTTGATTCTTAGGTTGTGGTAGATTTTAGACTACATCAAATTGCACAAGCACCAGAATCACAACCAGCACCACCCATTGAATCTAAGTCATCAGATTTCTTATCATCTGTATTAGCGTAATAAAGTGTTTTAAGTCCGTATTTGTAAGAGTAGAGAATGTCCTTAATTACACCACCAATTGAAATACCTTCATTTGAGTATTGATAATAATGGTTAGCTGAAATAGACTGATCGATCCATTTTTGGATAACAGCACATATATTAGTATATCCACGATTATCTGGCATTTCATATGCCAGTTCATATTTATTCTTCAACTTAATACACTCTGGTGCTACTTGCTTAACAAGTCCAGATTTAGACTTTTTAGTAATAACAAGTGAACGAATAGGCTCAATACCATTAGTTGCATTTTGAACAACTGCTGAAGATTCAGCCGGCATTATAGCAGTTAATACTGAGTTTCTTAATCCAAACTTTTCAATATCACTTCTTAATGTGTCCCAATCACAAGAGTAGTCTCTTTTAACTAACTCATCGACGTTTTTATTATATCTATCAATAGGCAAAATTCCCTTAGAATAAGTAGTTTTATCATACCATTCACACTTTCCAAATTCTTGTGCCAATTTATTTGAAGCTTTCAATAAAGAATATTGAATATTCTCAAATAATTCATCAACATAGAAAAGTGCTTCTTTATCAGAATATTTAATGCCTTGTTTAGCTAACCAATATGCAAAATTAGTAACACCAACACCAACTGAACGACGCTTCAACATCTTCTTAGCTGCATTAATTGGATAATCTTGATTTTCAATTACATATTCAAGAATTCTAGCAATGTATTCAGCTACTCTGTGTAACTCTGACATAGATTTAATATTACCTAAGTTGAAAGCTGCTAGTGTACAAAGTGCGATTTCAGCATCTGAATATTGTTCATTTTCTGTTTTATTATCAATGTCATAGATATTTTCAATCGGAGCTGTTGGTAAAACAATCTCAACGCATAAGTTAGACATTTTTAATCTTTCTAAGAAAGGAGAATTGGTATTAGCATTGTCAATATTCATCACATACATTCTACCCGTACCAATTCTTTCTTGAGCAAAAGCATTCATTAGTTCTCTTGCCTTAACAGTCTTTTTTGGGATTTTCTTATCCGACTCATATTTCAAATATAATTCTTCGAATTCTGGTAGACCAAAAGAGTCATAAAGTCCTGGAACATCAGAAGGAGAAAAAAGAGTGATATCACCATTAGAAACAAATCTACTGTAAAACACCTTTTCAAACTGGATTCCATAGTCCATATGTCTTACACGGTTATCATCTGTTCCCTTATTGTTTTTCAAGACAAGAACATCTTCAATTTCTTTATGCCACCAAGGAAAATAAAGTGTAGCAGATCCTTTACGAATTCCACCCTGTGAACAAGAGTGTAAAGTTGATTGAAACATTTTGAAGAAAGGAATAACACCAGTGTGTACAACTTCACCGTTTCTAACTTTTGATCCAAGTGCTCTAATAGATCCCGCATTTACTCCAATACCAGCTCTTTTAGCAACATATTGACCGATAGCCACGTTACCATGAAAAATCGAATCTAAAGAGTCACCAATTTCAATAAGTGTACAACTAGAAAACTGTCTGTTTGGTGTTCTAATTCCAGCCATAATTGGTGTTGGTAGTGATATCTTGTGCTCAGAAATCATATCATAAAGCTCTTTGATGTATTCCATTCTATGTGACTTGTCATAATCTGCAAAAACAGTCATAGAAATCATCATAAAGCAAAATTGTGGGGTCTCATACGATTTTCCGGTAGATCTATCTTTAACAAGATACTTGTCAATAAGTTGTTGAAGGCCGGCATATGTCAAATCATAATCACGTTCATGTTTGATGTATGAGTTGCACTTTGAAATTTCTTCTTCTGTATACTTTTCAAGAATTAACGAATCGTAAAGATCTACCTTGATATTTCTATCAATACAGAATTTCAAAGTAGGCATTTCTTTCTTAATTTCAAAAACCTCTTTTCTTAAAAGGTAGTTCAAAAGATTAGAAGCAACAAATTGATAGTTAGGATTCTTATCACTGATTAGATCAACAGCAGATTGAATCAGAACTTTGTGTATTTCAGATGTTTTAATTCCTGGATAAAATTGCAAATGAGCATTCATTGCCACGTCTGAAGCAGATACACCACTCAGACCAGTTGTTGCCCAGAGTAATATCTTATTAATTTTTTCAGCTTCAAATATCTCATTTTTACCATTTCTTTTTGTGACATTTATTTCGTTGCGACTAGTTCTTTTTATATCTTTTGTTATTAATTCTTGCATGAACCTAATTATTTTTTGATTAGAAAATTATATATTGTTTGTATTTTTTGGTTGAAGTATTTTCTTTTAAAATTTCAAAGAAAATCTATGTTGTTAAGTTTATTTAAATTATATTTAAATTTACTATTATTCAGTATACGAATTATAGATGTTATGTGTATTTCATAGACATTTTCATATGAATCAATCTTAAATAGAGACTCTTCATAATCCGTCTCAACCACAACTCCCGTATAAACTCGTACCGTACCCAATGCGTCGGCGTGTGAGAACTCTAACTCAGTACCAACATAGATGTTACGATTTGTAATCTCTTTTGAGTTCTTATTTTTACCAATATGGTCTTGTAACTCATTGATAATTAAATTCCTCCACTTATTATCAAGTAGTTTGAACATATTAAAAAGATTATCAGAGAAGTAAACAGAGAGTTCGTTAAATAACTCCACATTTGTAAACCCATCTCCTTCTAAATTAATTTTTAAAAGGTAATAATAGTGATTAAAGTCTGACTTTGAAGGCTTTCTTCTATTATTTAAGAAGTTTATATTAGTATGATTTAGTAAAACATTATAGACTTTTTCTTTAACATTTTTCTGTCTTACATAAAACTCATTATCTTGCGACTCGACATAAAAATAGGAAGATTTATCTACTTCAAATTTCTCATTAAAATACATCGAAGTTTGATCAAAGTCTTCATCTGGTTTATCTTCTTTTTTTCCCTTAAAAATAGAGTCGTATTTTAATGAGTGCTTTCCTTGCACTTTATGTTTAGATAAAATTACTTCATCTGGAGTTGGCTCTTGAGTATCTGATTCAGATTCATCTTCGGAAATTTCTAAAACTATGTCAATATCATCAGAATCATCTGCTAATAAGTCACCACCTAATCCTTCAGATTCAGAGGATGTTTCTTCTTCTACATCGTCTTCAAACGGAGTCTCTTCAATATTGTCTATTTCACCATCGAATTCTTCATCATCCTCGTGTTTTCTCTTTTTAGACATAGATTTTTATTATTTTTTATATTCATTTTTAAAATTTTTATATATTATTATACTTTTTAGACTACAAAAGTTACGCCTTAGTTATCCAGAAATTGGTCATTTTCTAAAGTCAAATAAGTAGAATTCAAATTCAACTTTATTTGACTTTTCAAAAAGTCTCCATCCCTTTGTTTTAAAAGTTTAAATCTATAAATTCCAAGACGTTTCATTTCTTCTGTTCTTATAATAGCAAAAAATGTATCAGCAGTTTCAGCTATTGCCTTACTCTCAGGAACACTCTCAAGTGTAATATCAGAAGCATTCCAAGCATCTTTTGATACTTGAACACCTGTTACAATCGGACACTTATATTTCGCACCTAATGCTCTTAATCCTTCGGCTAGATGTTTTCCTTTGACGTAGAGATTATCACCTAGCCCTTTTATAGGAGCAACAAGTGTGATATAATCAACAATAATCATATCAAACTTGATACCCCTCTTTTGATGTATCTTTTGAATATAGTTATCGAAATCATTTACAGTGGCTGTTCCAGCCGCCCAAAACTTAGTATAAATTTTACCAACTTTATTTGAAAATAGGTCACCGCCTTCTTTCATTGACCCTAAAGACTTAATCTTTTTCTTAATTAATTCAGTATCTTTACTTACTGTATCATAGTCATTTATTGGTATTTTTAAACGCATAGCACCTAGTCTTTTCAGAACTTTACGCTCACTCATCTCAAGAGTGACATATAGTACATTATAACCAGCATCTGCGCTTTTTACTGCAAAATTTTGCATCCATAACGATTTTCCGTTATTAGTCTCTGCCATGATACAATTAAGTGTACCAATATCCCATCCACCACCTAAAATATGGTCTAGGGTTTCAAGTCCTGATTTGATCTTAAACCTTGAACTATCTTGGATGTGTAGTTCAGGTTCATCGAAGTCTGATCCTAGGTCATCATCATCAACAAAGTTTGTAGAAGACATATCATCTACAATTGCTCGAATTTTATTTGCTCTTTCTATTGCTGAATCAAAATCTGAAATATTATCAAAGTTTCTAGTTTCGTCAATTATATCAACTGTTCCTGCTTTAATTCTATTTGAAAGAACCCAAGCATTAAATTTCGGCTCTATAAAATTCTTTTCATCATAATCTTTTAGATTATCTGTTAAAACGCTTTTTAGAATTTCTTTTGTGATTACACCTTCTTTATCTTCAAGAGTGACCATATCTAGAATCTGTCTTGGTGTAGGAATTTGAGCATCTTGATTTTTAGTCATATAGTCTCTGAGGATTCCATAAATAAATTGAATTTCAGAATTTCTAAAAAAGAAAGGCTTAACAATTTCGAAGTACTTTTTATTCTTTATAATATAGTTAAAAAAAACTTTTTCTAATGACGAGGTCATAGTTTAAAATATTTTGTTTTTCTTATACTAAAAATACATTTTATTGTTTTCTAAGATTTACTTATTTAGTTTTGATAAAAAGTCATTGTAGATAGTCATAATTTTATCAAAATTTTCATCATAAACAGACAGACTCATTTCTTGAAACAAAGGTTGATAGTTAAACTTTCTAGTAACAGATGATCTTATGTCAGAGATTGTTTGAGCAAATTCTCCAGATATTTCATCATATCTACAAAAATAATTTACTATAAAGTTCGTATCAAATTTCATTTTATTATTCAAAGTGGTCAATTTATCATCAGCATGACTTCTATCATCCATCAGTATCAACCAATATGAAAAATAGATAATTTGATATTTATAAGTATCGATAAATAATCTGATTAATTCTTTTTGTTCATTGTCACTTTGATCTCTTTGAATACTGTAATTCTCTTGATTAGTTTTTCTATAATTAACTATAAAATCAATAGACCGCGCATTTTCTCTAATCCAACTTTGAAATTTATTAACCACTTCTTCTCCCTCTAAAATTTCAAATACTTTTTCTTCTTTGAACATTTTAGAAATTGTAGAATTAAAATAGTTTAAGTAACTACCATAGTCTTTCATCATTTCATAGTTTGAGTTGAGTTGTCTATAACTATGCGATTTTGCCATACAATCTTCGTGTACATCAGATAATTTTTTCTTCAAAGATTCGGAATTGATACTCTTAATATTATCTAAAATTTCTAAAGTATGAGTGTAACACATCTCTCTAAATGATCTGGAAAAGTCGCTGGTTTTAACAACAACAAATTTCTCTGAACTTTCCAATGAAAATGTTTCAATAACTTCTTTAATAGCATAATAACCGGTTTCATTACTAAGATCACTATATAGTCTAGAAATAAATGGAGTCTGAGTGTATTCATCACTAATTCCATAACACTCATAATTTCTATCTATTTCACTAATACTGAAATATTTTTCTAATGTTGAAATAGGTGACTGAGGTAAAAAGTAAAACTTAGTATAATTATCTTCAAAATCCTCATCTTGAATTATAAACTCATGATTCACCGCATCATAAACTAAATACTTTTTATTTACCCATTTATATCCATAACCTATTTCGACTTTTTTGTAATCTGAATCATTTAGTTTACTTTTCAAAAATTTCTTTGGTTTTTTTATTTGACCATTTATAACTTCATCATAAACTTCAACTATATCTCGATTGTCGACTAATCCAAAATTTTCAAGATCGACAGCAGTTGACTTTTGAATATAATTACCATAATACTCAGAATAAATTGAATCAGACTTTAAAATCCAATTTAATTGGTAATCTTTTATACAATCTTCCTTTGGATAATAGTCACTCTTATCTTCAATCCAAGCACAGTCATCAACATGAAACCAATTTTGATAAGCCTCAGACCATTCATGAGATGGAACGGACGGATATCCACCAGTATTCTGGATATGAAATTGAAGTTTTGACGAGTCAACTCCATCATAAGTCATGAGTTGACCAGAGTCATAGTCTAAAACTGAGAATGTATCCATGTATGGAAATAATTTAAATTTCCAATTTTTTAACTGAACTCTAAGACCTCGAGTATTACCAAGAAAATGAGCATTGAAATCTTGACTTTCAGAATCAACTTTTAAAAACTCTTTAAACCATTCTGCGAACTTTTCAACATCATTATCGAATCTCGTATAGATTCTATCTAAATAGTAGTCTTTTCTTCCAGTTCCTGGTTTTAACTTCCACAAGATTGATCTACCAAGTAGTCTATCCCTGTCATCTAATAATATCAACAGTTGACAAACCTCGGGATTCTGTGAATATATTTCAAAATATTTCTGACAGCTATCATACCTCATACATGAATTATTTAATGTGCCACCACCTGGAACATAATTTGATTCTAGATACCAGTTTTTAATTTCATCACCAGATACTAAATGAAAACCCTCTTGATTTTTATTGTGTTTTTTATCCCAGGCATTTTTGTAATTGTTTACAAATGTTTCAATCTGATGGTCTGTCACAGAAATACCATTGGATGTTAGTATTTGCCTCACAGTTCTACCTATTTTTGCACTATTAGTTGCCCTATCGAATGGATCTTGACCCGAATCTACAAATCTCTTGACTTGTGTGTCATTTACAAACTTAACATCATCGTTTTTATCTGCGAGCTTTAAATAATTAACATTAGTTGTGATATCTTGATTTATTAAGCTAAGTAGCATTTTTGCTACAGGATCTTTAGTTGAAAGTGTTGAGATTATTAAATGTAAATCTTTATCAATCTTTAGAAGTGATTCAAATAAAAAAAAATATTTGAAATCAGAATATTTTTTTATCATTGCTCTTTAATTAATTTGTTACCTTCTAGTTCATCATTTTCAGTATCATAAGGTTTAACAACAGTTGGTACATCCAAAGACTTAGTATCAAATCCAAATTTATCTTTGAATTTCTTAACCAACGAGTCAAATCCATATTTCGCTAAAAACGTAGTAATACCAAGAGAAATCGCGGCGGCGTTACCCATAAGACTATCAATAGTCAAATCATATTTACCCACAATGGCACTTATACCATTCATAGCCGGAACAAGAATCGCAGTATAGGCCAACATATCTATAAGACCGTTAATTACATAGGGAGTATTTCTAAATAAAGTTTTAAGAATTGATCCTAAAAACTTGAAACACTCAACCATTTTTTTTACTATGCCATTGCCTATTCCTCTCAATTTTAATTCTTCAAGAATAGTACGAGCGTCTCTTTTAGAAACTTTACTTTTAATCATTCCCGTTCCACCACAAATTTCACAATCAGACTTTTTTTCTTCACAATCACAAGGAACTTCTGTATCACCAGCACTATTTTTTGACTCTTCTAAATAGGTAATTGTAAGTGCAGCAATACAAACTAAAACTATATTCTCAGTTGTTGCCTCTACTTTTAAATTTCCATTTTTTATTAACTCTTCAACAATTGGGTACATTACTCTAACACCAACACCAAATGTAAAAACAAGACCATAATTAAATTTTAGATCCTGAGAGAGTTTTTTTAAAATATTATCTATTTGGCTATTTTTTTCAGCAGACTCTAAAATAGTTGGATTAGCTATGAAATTAGATAAATCTTCTGCTAATTGATATTTTTCAAAGTTTAAAACTCTCATATGGGTATATATTAATTTACATTTTTAATCCAAGTATTCGGAGATATCGGATTAGTTCCTGGCTTTCGTGTGAATCCATTAACAGGGTCTTTTAAATAGTCAAAAGATAAAAAATCTTGAACTGCTTGTACATAACACCCGTCTTTTGCATGTATCCATCCTTTCTGAGTATTTGACCACTCATAATCATCTAGTTCATCTTGGCGAATTCTTCGACCCTTAATATCAAAATGTGGTATAACTTCTAAAGGATATCCATCAGTATCAGTCAATATATAATATTTATCCTCAAGTGGCTCATAATTAGTTAGAATATTCTTCTGACCATAAATAAAGGTATCCATATACGGAATATCCCTAACTGTATCAGTAAAATCCTCTCTACTATATTCGTCTATATTGAATTTAAGTTCTACTTTCATTGGAAACCAGGTAGTTTTTCCGCCTACAACATAGTCAATTAAAGGTCCACTTTGATTCTTTGATTTATAAATTATGTTATTTTTTGTAGCCCAATCTGTAAATTTGTAATAATCAGAATCAAAAGCTACATAAACTCTATCCATAAATGTTCCTCTATTAGTCTGCCATATTAACGATCTTCCAAAAATGTGACCTTCATTATTTAGTAACACTAATAATTTCACAGGAGCATATTGATAAAAGTCTATGAGATGTAATTCATCGTTCATACAAGAATTTAAAAGTGGGTTAGAACTAGGGGCATCATAAGTGTAATTCTTAGAACAGTATCCATTTTGAATTTTATATCCATCCCACAATTCAAATTTGAGTAGTTTTTTATCTACAATAGATTTGTATTGATTTACAAATTTTTCAATCTCCGAATCAGAGAATTTTGACCCAAATAATTTTCTAATCAATCTGCCTATTTTTATCGAAGTTCTATTCTTTGAGTAAATTTCGGTGTTTCTAGATAAAGGTGATATAAGTGTTCTAAGTGTCTTTTCATCTTCTGATTTGAAATGTTGTGATAGCTTTGTCGATGTAGTAAATGTCACAAAATCATCTTGATCTCCAATATTAATAAGTGAAATATCGGTGGGTTTTAGTCGTAAATTCATAAAAGCCCCAGAAATTGGATTATTTATTTGATTTATCAAAGATTCAAACTCTTCACAGTACTGAAAAGGCACTTGTATAGTTTTAAAATTCTCAAAAATAAAGTCAAAGAAATTTAAAATTTTCATCTATTTATATATAAAATCGAGGATTTGAAATTAGACAGTTAATATATAATTTACAAAAAAAATTATCCATCCATATGAGGCACCTTAAAAGATTTGAAACATTTTTCTTATCACCAGAACTAGAGCAACCAAAAGACAGAGAATACTTAGATGAAATCGAGAATATTGAATCACCTGAAGAAAAAATAACAAAAGACTCTGATTTAGAGGGTGAATTCAACGATGAAACATCTACTCAACCAGAACCACAAGTACTTGATTCTGATGAGATGCGTGAAGAAGAAGATAGTAATGAATCTAAAAAGGATAAACCTGTTTCATATAAAAAATCTGGATTGAAAAGGCCTGATTTAGCGGATAGAAATAAGAATAAAAAGATTGAAGGTTGGGAAAAGGCTATTGCTAAAAAAATTGAAAAGTCAATAGAAGATAAGAAAAAGAGATAACTCTCATGGATTGTGAAAATTCCGGTAGTGATATTTTAAAACTTATTTGTAATTTTAAATATCGAGAAATTAATGAGCTTTTAAATATTTTGATTTCAACGGATTCAAAAGAAAGAAGAATTGAAATATTTGAAGAGATACTAGAGTTTTTACAATCTAAAAATATTGACACAACTGAATTAAAATCTAAAATTGACCAATTATGAAACTACTCAAATTCTATGAATCTGTAAATAAGGAGGAGATTGAAGACCTTCTTTTAGATTTTAAAGATCAAGGGTACGAAAAGATAGAGTGTGACATCTATGAAGGTGTAGTTACTATATCTGGTCTTATAAGAGAAAATGTCAATAAAGTAGATTTTCTAAAAGATGTTATTGAACTTAATAATAGAGTTATCTTACTTGGATATACTTCACTAAATGAACATTTTCATGTTTATACCGGAACAGAAAACAGAGGACCAAGATGTAGTTTTATGTTAAAATTTAAAGATCAAGATGTAAATCCTAACAAAGATGTAAAATCATTCGAAGAATTCAAGACATATTTGGAAAAACATTTAAATTTACAATTTTATGAATTTGATTCAGAAGTTTTCATTCCGGATTTAGATAGCTTTCTAAAAGGGAGAGGTCGAGAAGAAGATGTTATTATAAAGTTAGATGTTGATAGAGAGCAAAACAAATTTATTATAATTTTTGAAAAAGGCGAATTAGATGATATACATTCATCTATTGATATATCCGATGTTGTAATGACTGATGATGAATGGGCAGCAGCAAATTTATGGTCTATCCCAAATTCGGATAGAGAAAGATTCTTAGAACCAGAACTGCAAAAAAGATCTAAGTCAAAGGTTTTCTCTTTTGATAAAAGAGGAATTGAAGCAGTTGAAAAGTGTATAGAGGCGGTTAGGCGCCAATCTTAACATTAATTCTTTTAATTGCCTCTTGAAACCACTTCGGGAAATATTGACCAGAATACTTCAAAAGATCAGAAAATGAACCATCAATTATAATAGTATCGGCATAATCATCTACCGATCTAACTGCTCTTCCACTCATTTGAATCAGACCGGAAATTGTTTTCCATGAATACCACTCGGGATTGTTCTTCTGTCTAAGTTTATTCTTCTGAGATGCTAAAGAAGGATAAGGTATTTTGGCAATTATTTGAAATCTGGCCAGATCGTCATCGAAACTTACCCCAGTATCCATACTCGGACTTACTAAAACTGTTGGTTTTTCTGATATAAAGTGTTTTTGTAAAACTTCATCTTTATTAGATGAATCATGATAAACAAGTCTACTATCTTTTAAGTCTCTAGATATCCAACTCGCAAGTTCAAAAGAATTAGTATGTATAATACCCTTTTTATCTGGATATTTATTTAGTATTTTTTGAATATACGGAACATAGTTTTTGAAAGTATCTTCTTTGGATTTGAAAGACATCTTACCAAGTGGCATATAAAAAACTGGTCTATTCTTAACTGGAAATGGTGAATCTATAGAGTAGTAAACCGCCTTATCCACATCTAATCCATTTAACATACAAAAAAGATTTTTATCTAGTATAGTACCAGACATTAGAAACACCATGTCATACTTTGAGAAAATATACTTATCTAGATAGTCAAAAGCCCATATTGGTTCTAGTGATAATTCTTTTTGCTTTGATTTCTCATTGTAATTTGACTCCAAAACCCAATTGTTTGGATTAGCAGCATATTCTTTCAAAAATATTTCTATTTTAGACTGATATTGTTGCAAGTCTGTTATAATTTGCATCAATTTAAAATCTGAATTTTTCCCACCCAATACCTTATTCACACTATTTTCACGCTTAACTGATCTAGCTGTTCTTTTTTCTCTACCCAACTCTTTTTCAATATCGGAAATAGTAGTATTAATTTCACCCTGAAGTGCTTTTAGGAAGTCAATATATTGAGAAATTGAACTGACTCTTTTTAGTTCTTTGAGTATTTTATCTTCATTAGAAAACTTCAATTTTTTAATAACAAATTCTGTGATTTTTATTGAAATAAAATCCGACATCACATCATCAAATTCGTGACTTTCATCAACTATTAAAACATTAGCTCCTCTACCCTCCATCATTTTTGTCATATAGAGTTGATAGAGAATATAAAGATAAAAATTAGTTAAGGATATTCTACCACTTAAATACTGGTCTCGTGCAGAAGAGTGAGGACATGCTTCACAACTAGTCTTATTCAACCTATTAAATTCATTTCCTTGGGCACAAGAGCAAGAATATTGTTCACACTCATAGTTTTCTTTACCCTTTAAATCATTTATTGAACCATAGGTACCAGAATATTGATCTTGTAATATCTTACTATTTGTAATAACATCAAATTTAGCATTTCCATTAACATTTTTCAAATACCAATCCGCAATCATTAAGGCCAGATGTGACTTTCCGGTCCCAACAGGTAGGTTTAATAAGAAAAATTTATTTTCCTTATTTTTTTTATATTCTGAATCAATAAAGTCCAAACAATCTTGTTGTTCTTTACGAGGGTCGTATTTAAGTAAATCTTTTTTAAGTGACATATTATAATTCGGATTCTAATCTTTTTATTTCATCTATGACTGCCTTATATTCTTCTTTTTTAGACATCATAATCTTTTTATTCTTCTTTCTGTCTGCATAGACATCATCAAGCATTTTTAAAGTTGGTGAATATCTCTTCTCGAAAACAACACCATTAACACAAACAACATGTTTTTCTGAATCTATTTTGATCCTTTGATTGCCATTAAAACAGTAATCATTTTCCTGATCAGTTTTTACACCAACAAAAGTCTCAGGAGCTATGAAAAACTGTAACTGAGTTGTGGGATAAAGTGAGGCAAAATCGTAGATGCAAACCCACTTGTTCATTCCAACAACTGGATCTTTAACCCATCCGCCTGCGATTCCAGACTCACTACCTCTTACAGCATTTTCATCTTTAAACAAGATGATATTCTCCATGTCACGGAATCTATTCCTCAAGACTCCCTCTGTAATGGCAAGTGAACCAAGAGCATTATTCATTTGTGAAACAATATCAACTACACGAATTTTAGCAAGGGCAGAAATCGCGAAAATAATTGAAATATAATTTCTAGCCTCATGTATTTTCTGAACAAGAACAGAGTCAACCGCGTTATAGTACATAAAGGTCTCAAAGTCATCTTCATATAATTTCTGAAGAGAGCCAGTATATTTAATCTTGTCCACTCCAACTAATTTATTAGAAACAAAGTCCAACGAAGAACTTTCTTTAACTTTAATAGATGTATCACAGATCTCATAAAGTTGCATGTAATCAAAAATCATTCTATGAGCGGGAACTTCATACTCAGTTGACCAAACTTTATTCATTCTTTTGGTGAATGAGGATACTGCGGGGTCTATTTTTATCTCTTTACCATTAACCCACTTTGTAATCTTTCTTGCTCTATTTACTAAGTATAGCCAGTCATAGTTTAAAAAGTTCCAACCTGTAATAAGAGGCATTTTAGGAACCATCTTGTAAAAGAAATTATACATCATATCAAATTCATCTTCGTATTTGATGTATTTGAATTTATATTCAACTTTAGATTTCTCAAAATACTTATTAGTATTATTTAAAATACGATCTTGCATATCTTGAGGCATATCTTTTAATCCAAGAAGAATTATCTTATCGTCATATACAATTGAAATTGAGAGAACTTGAGTAGCTGCTCCTTCTTTAGTGACATTTCCATTTGGATCTTTGATATCAGCAGCTTCAGGAAATCCATCGATTATCTCAGTCTCAATATCTATGAAAAAAATCTTTGGTAGATTGAATTCAAAAATTTCCTCTTTTTCTTTATCCGGCAGAGCATCTAAGAACTCATAAACTGCGTATCTATCAGGATGATTGACTTCGATCTGTTTAACATTTTTTCCATCCCAAGACTTAAAATCAGGATGTCTTTGAAGGTCATTATCTTCACAAGTTACATATTTAAGAGGATTCTGCCAGTCATAATATTTTAATTTAATATCACCGGTTTTATCAACATAACTAACTACTAACTTTCTTGTATTGATTAAATATTGAGTATCTACTAGCACTTCGATTTACTTTTTTGTTTCATGTATAGTCAATAGAACTCTGAAAGTTTCTAATTAGCTAAGTTAAAAATCACAATCATAATACTGTATAGTCTCACCAGTTCTTTGATTTATAAATATTAGCTCTTCTCTTCTATAAACTTGAAACTCATAGTGTCTAGAAATTTTAAAAAGTGATCGAATAAAAGGAATATCATCACCGGTCTGAATTGTTTCTTCATTCACCATGAGTATTAAACACTTTGGATCATCTTCTTGACTCATTTGAATCTGATCTTCTGACTCAGCGTCACGAATTGAGTTTTTCTTACCAAAACAAATAAACTTTGACTGTAATTTCTCACCAGTCGCTGAATAGGTTATATAAATATTGTCGCCTTCTTTAATATCTTCAACTTCATCTTTAACATACAATCTAAGCCAAATATAAACTAGTTGTTTCTCAGTTTCTATATAGCTAGGTGTTTGATCAACTTGATCAGAAAGCTTTTCAGTACTAATGTCCTTGACTTGTTCCCTAATTAAGAGATAAATTGGATCATCATTTTCTTCTATTTCCTTCATTTAAATACGATTATTTTTTAAATATCTGTTTGATTAGATTTTAATTCATCAACAGATAGTAGACCTCTGCCAAATTTCTCAACTCTATCTTTATATCTTTTCTTGACATAGTTTTGAATCGGGAGAGCTTTACCCTCATCATCTATTTTAACAAATTTAATATTTGTATGAGTTGCAACATCTTGTTCTCCAGTATAAACATTATGTTTTCTGACTTCAACATAAAGTGTTACAGAAGTTCTTCCAAATTCTATAACTTTGCCATAAATTTTTAAGATATTTCCTACTTTGACTGGTTTTTTGAAAACTAATTCATCTATTTTAATTGTGACTATTCTTGGTGTATCACAAATTTGTGAGGCATAAGAAGCAGCAGCGTCATCAATTAGTGATACCATTGTTCCACCGAACATATTTCCATGAACTCCTAGATCAGAAGTTTTACAAATATAAGTTGTAATTAGTTCCATATTCTACCACAATTTATAATTGTATATTAAAGTAAAGTTTAATTTAATACTGTTACCTTTTTGTACTTTTTCTGTATCCAGATATTTCTTTTCCCAAATTCTTGCCTATAACAAACTCTACGGTTTCCATAAAACTGAATCCAATCATCAAGTCTCGAGTTACCGAATGGATTTTGCCAATCTTTTAATTCTCCACCACCATAATTATATGCCTCTATTATACAGTATCTTGTCATATTGAAAAGTTCTTCTAACTGACTTTTACTCAAAGTATTGAATCTATCAAAAGGATCTATATCTAACCTACCTAATATTTCTGAGCATAGATAAGCACCAACGCCGTCAAAGTATCGTTGGTCTAATAAAACTTCACAAATAGATTTTTCAAAAACTTTTGTTGTTAAGTTTTTGACGATGTTATCTTTAAATTTATCAAAATCTTTTACTATATCAAAACCTCTTTTAGTATTGAATCCACCAACTTTAAATTTGGGACCAAGATATCCACCATAAAGTAAAATACTCATTCCATCTTCTCTGTCCATTCTAAGTCTAATGTATTTAGTCTCACTCCAATGTTCAGTAGGTACTAATTTCCAGTTTCCACTCATACCCATAAAGATTGAGATGTTCATATCTGTAGAACCTTTTAAATTTAGTTGAATTTGTTTTCCGTAGAAATCACATTCTATAGTAAAGCTATCAAAATTTTGATCAAAAGGGATGTTTCCCTTTTCTACAAAATATAGTTTCTTAAAGTTTTTTCCTGTAGAGTTTTGAGTAACAAACTCAGACATAATTCTAATTTCAGCTGCTTCTGGCATAATTTTAAATTTTAATTTCCGTGATAAAGGCAATTTGAATTTATATATCGATGACCTGTACCATATACATCCTCATTATCCATCTTTGGACAACTACATTTTGGGATTTTCCAGAATTTATGATAACTTGAGTCTTGATTGAATTTCCAAACGTTTTGAAGTTGAAATTCTATCTGAGTAACAATTTCAGAAATAGACTTTAACTCATTTTTATCTTCTAACTTTTCTGCAAGATTAAAAAAACACTCCTTAATGTGATGTAGTTTTGATAATTTAGTAACACCATCTTCCTCAATATTCTGACTAGAGATTAGATTTTGATTAAGTAAAAAGTTTTTTTTATTAAAAGTTTTCATTTTTAATTTTTAATTGTAGTATTTTATCAAAATAAAGTTGAATTTTGAAAGGAAATGAGGTTTTAATATATAAAAAAAATTATCGAAAATATGATCGAAAGTGGTTTAAAAAATAATTTTTTATCAGATGATGAAAAGTTATTACTAAGAGAAAAGTTCATTAGTGAATATTCAAAGAAAAAGGGTTGGAATGTAAAAGAACTCACCTCAACTCAGATGTTAGAAATTGCAACTCAAAAAGAATATCAAAATCCTGGTTTGATTCTAGGTTAATCATTTAAACTTTTTTATAATATTCAAATCGTGTATTGAAATATCACACAAATTATCAATGACATGAATTAACTCTTCACGCTCGCCAATATACTCTTTGTAAGAATTATCATATAGGAGATAACAACTTTTTCCATCCCATTCAACTTCTTTGAACCCAGTGTATGATGAAGATCTATTGATCCAATTGGTTATAAAGTACTTCTCTTCTTTAACTTTTGAACTTTTTATTGTGGCAAGATACTCTACGTCATTTATTGTGACTTTAATTTTAGCAGATTCTTCTATCTCTTCTTCAATAAATTCTTCATCTGCAGGTCCCCAAGACCTAAAGTCTTCTTTAATTTTAGGTTCTCTTAATGAAGGAAGTGATTCCCAGTCAACTTCCACACAAGCCTGTGCGAGTTTTCTCAAATAAAGAATATCTTGATATTCGGACTTTGTGTGTTCTTTAAAATATCCAACTGAGATATTAGTACATTCTGAAATTTGATTAGTAAACATAGCAGAATCTGTCACGACTCCAGTCGGGTCTGGCTCATAAAATAAATTATAAGGTTTTAATTCTTTACAAATAGAATTGGCAAAAATATCAGAACAACATCTTCCACCAAGTTGATGTGTTATGATTGATGAATATCCTCTTCTATCAAATGATATGCACCTCTTATATGAGGAGAAGTCCATTGCAGATGCAGCGTTTGAACCAATACAACCTACCTCTTCACCCACAAAAAAATAATAAAGTCCTGGTACATTCTTTTCGATCATATAAAGAAGTACAGTCATTCCGGCCTTATCATCTGCTCCTAAAATTGTGGAACCGTCAGTTGAAATTATATTACCTTTAATAACATGTTTTACTTTTTGCACTTTATCAGTTGCGGTATCTAAATGGCAGGTAAACATAGTTTGAGAGTCACCAATTTTATAAAAATAGTTACCAAATTGATCCCTTTCAAATCCAGAAGGTAAGTGATTTTCAAGTAAGTGTTCTGTACCGTAGATGTAGGTGAGTTTAGTTAGTTCTAAAAATTTGTTTTTAATATCCATACTTTAGTAAATATAGTAAAATATCTTTGAATTTACAAACCTTTAAAAGATTATAAAATATAAATTAAAAAATACTAAATTTAAATGAGTGCTCATACTTTTTCATTCATAGTTGCTTATAAACACCGACCAGATAGACTAACAAATCTTAAAAGAGTTTTAGAATGGGTCTCTGGATTCGGTGGTGTAGAAATTATAATTGTAGAACAAGATAAAAAATCTGTACTACCAGGACTTTCACTGAAGGGGTTCAAATACATATACACATATTCTGAAATGCCATTCAACAAAGCCTGGGCATTCAATGTTGGTTTAAAATATGCTACTAGTTCAGTTATAGTTTTTGGTGACTGTGATCTCATATTAGATCCTCAAAAAATGATTGATTCTTTAAAGCTTCTTGAAAGTTACGAATGTGTTTCTCCATATTCAAGAGTAATAGATTTAGAGCCAAATGAAATAAATCTACCTTTATCAGTTCTTCAAAATATCAATAGACCAGGTAGGGGAGAAACTGATATTCAGAAAATTTGCCTTGCAGGTGGTATAATTATGTATAGAAAGGATGCAATTTATAAAATTGGTGGATGGTGTGAAGAATTTATAGGTTGGGGAGGAGAAGACGATTTTCAATCACATAAATCAAAAATGTTACTTAATTGGCATGAGCAGTCCGGAACAACTTGTTTTCATCTGTGGCACGAAAGAGGAGCACCAGACCCAGCACCGTATCAAAGAAATCTTCAATTGTTAAATAATCTTGTAGTACTTAGTGTAGACGATCTAAGAAAACACTGTAACATGTCTCTGCCTAAAATTGGAATGGTCAATAAGTATGATAAATAGTTTAGTCGAATCTAAAGTACTACTATCCAATAATGTAGGTAATACACCACTTATTCAAATTAGTGATAAAATCTGGGCCAAAGCTGAACTTTTGAATCCAAGTGGATCACTTAAAGACAGAATGGCAACATTTATCATTAATAATGCTGAAGAAAAAAGAATTTTAAGAAAAGGTGATACTATTGTCGAAGCTACTTCTGGCAATGCTGGAATATCATTAGCATGGTTAGCAGCCGAAAGAGGGTATAAAATTAAAATAATTATGCCAAGTAATATGTCAGTTGAAAGAAAACAAATATTAAAATATTACGGTGCAGAACTAATTGAGGTTGAAGCCGGTGACTTTGATGGCGCAATTAAATTAAGAGATAATTTATCTGAAAAAAATGGATGGTTCAATACAAATCAATTTAATAATAGTCTAAACATCAAAGCTCATTTTGAGGGAACATCTGTTGAAATTTTAAATCAAACTAGAGGTAAAGAACTATCCGCCTTTGTAAGTGGAACTGGAACAGGTGGTACAATTATGGGATGTCAAAAAAGATTTTCAAAAGAATCGCCAAAAACTAAAATAATAGCGGTAGAACCTCTAGAATCACCAGTAATGTCAGGTGGTGAACCAGGCCTACATGGAATACAAGGTATCGGTGATGGTTCTAAATTTCTAGTTGATCTTGAAAAAGTAGATAAAATCTATACAGTATCTACGGAAGATTCTAAGAAAAGAGCTATTGAACTTACAAAAGAACTTGGTCTTTTTGTTGGAATATCAAGTGGTGCAAACGTTTTAGCTAGTGAAAGATTTGTCGAAGAATATAATCCAAGTGGTATTGTAGTTACTATTCTATGTGATAGAGGAGATAGATATCTAAGCTGTTTTTAAACAGGTATTCTAATCTTATTGTATTTAATTAAGAGTTTATAAATCTTTTCAAACTCATTTACTGGATCAACTACCTTTTTTTCTACCCATTTATTATTATTCAAAAATTCTACAACCATACCTTCTTTAAAGTCTGATTTCTCTTTTGGAAAATAATATAATTGTTGTTCAACAAATGAAAAAGAAAGTCCATCATGAATATAAGACTTGTTTTTAGAATCTGTATTATACAAAAGAATTCCAAGAGGTTTTTCTTGACCATCACTGAAAATCTTAAAAGCGTTGTTTTGATTTTTATATTTTACAATAACACAATCTTGATCAAAAAAATTCATTATATTTTTACAGTCTTCTTTTAAATCAGATGGTTCAAGATTAGTAAAAGCTAATACAGAATCTTCAAAAATACCTTCATAGTATCCTTTTATTTCAACTAGATAATAGTCCTTCGAATACAAATAAGAACTTAAGCTTCTGAGATTAGAAGCTGACACTAAAATATAAGAAAGTTCAGAATTTCTAAGGTCTAGCATATTAATTATATATTAATTGCCACTAACCACAACATAAATTTCAAGAAGATCTTTTATATCTAGTTTTTTGATCGAAGAAAAATATTCACAAGCCTCTTCATAGCTTTCACTTTGACATTTTAAGAGACTTTCTTTGTCACTTTCATTTATTTTTAGAAAGTATGTGTTCATAATTTATATATTGATTTCTTGATTAGAAGTTATACTAAAATGATTATAAATCTCATCAAAAAAGATAGTCGATACTAAATCTTTCCATTTTTTTTGAACAATTATAGAATCGTGTACCGTGATTACTCTTATATCTGGATTTTCATCTGATATCTTTTTAATTATCTGATTAAAAATTAAATTAGACTCAGCTTTTTGTAGATCATGAGCTAATATTTTATAATCTTTCTTTTCTTTTTTGTATATTTTTATAAAATTATGAATTGTTGGAAATAACTTGATAAAGTTAATATCGGATTTAGAGTTCGGTCTATTTTGACCAAAAAGAACTTTATATGTTAAATTTTTTGCATCCTCTTTACTTACGAGATTCAAATTATCAATCAAATATTGATAAAAATTACCGTTTTTAACAAGTATATTAAACAAATTGAACTCATTTTCGTCAATCCATCTAGAGTCAGCATCTTTTATCAATTTAGATAAAAATAGCGGTTGACTATTTTTAATATCAATCTCACAAGTTTCTTCCCCATCAATAAGAAGACAATTTTTTCTTATAAATGACTTTAATATTGTAAAATTTGTGTGCATTCTACCGTATGAGTCAAAATGGTAAAATATATTCTTTTGATTAATTGTCTCAACAGAGTACTTATTTCGATTGTATATATCTATATCATCATTCTTTAAAGAGTCTAGAAAAAATATTGAACGAGAATAATCAATCTCAACATGAAATAGATGTTCTATTAGTTTCTCTTTTATGTACTTTTTGATTATATTATTTTTATCAAGCTCAAACTGTAAGTGTTTTGTAATATACTTTTTTATCAAAACTTTATCCTCATTATTGAATCTGTGAATTTTATTTATAAGTATATCATCATTCAAAGAATAGACTCTTGCGTTAGATCCTTTTAAATAATTTTTTTGAAGTTTAATAATATTTAAATCCTTTAAGTAATTAATATAATAGTTATAAAGGTATCCATATTTATCTTTTAATATCATAGCAGAAAGAGAGAATGAATTTTCTTTCTTAAAGTAATATTTTAAAATCAGATTGTGAACAAGGTCGATAAGATAGGCAGATTTGAGTTTCTGCTCTTTGTAATTGAAGTATTTTTGTTTTGAAATCTCAAGTAGACAATCTGGTAAAAATTGCAATGCTTGCTTTTTGTGTCTTGGTGAGACTTTCAGCATTCTACTTGATAGGCAAATTTTCTTTTCTAAAATCATATCAATTATACTCTGACATGATAAAATAGATTAATCTTTTTTAAAATTTACTTTGGATAAAATTTACCTTTTTTCTTTTCTACACTTGTTGGTTCTTTTTCAAATGTATCATAGACATCTGGGTAAACCTGACCAGAACCATCTCTGTCAAATTTTAAATCGAAGAAGTCTCCAAAGTCTAAAAGTCCACCTCTGGTAATATCGATTTCTCTTAACTTATTTAAGTATAAGTCAAGTATTCTATCAATTTTTTCAATAAAAGAGTTAAATAAAATTAAAGTTCTGTCTGTAAATACACCAATAGGTTTCTTTCTTTTTTTGGAAAGTGATCCAAGAAGTACTTTAAAAATATATTCTAACTTATCAGATTCGGTTATAATTTCTTTGGTTAACTTATTTGATATTAGTTCTTTATTTATTTTGAACTTTTCTTTATCAAAAAACTGAGGTATAGTGAAGTCAAAATTAAGAAGATCGTCTTTTACCTCATCAACATACATATTAAACAATTTACAAATTAGATATATGTAAGCCTCATCTCTTTTTTGACCTTTGATTTTTAAATCATCAATATTTACACCTTGGCAGAAATTAAGAAAACTAACTAATATTAGTGTATATACCTCCACAAACTCAGTAGAGTTCTCATTTGAGATTCTCTGATAGAGTGGATTCAAAATTTCAAAATTTGACTTACTACTAGACGTTTGTATAACTATTTTCTGTAAGTTTTTTTGAAAGTCACTATCCATCAAAAAAGACCCCTCAACTTGAGGATTTAATATTTTGTAGAAGAAGAATGCAAAAGATTTCTCACCAAATACATACTCTAAATCCTTCTCAGAAGTATTCAGAAAGTATTTAATTGCCTCTTTCATCGTGTCACTTAATTTACCCTCAAATATTACAGGAAGGCAATCTACACCAAACAATCTTGAGTATTCTCTTAGTTCATCAATTGAATATTCATATTTACCCCCTTTGCAAATAGAAGCGAGTACTAGTGAATTTTTTGGAAGTCTATTATACTCAATATTTGCAGGCTGATTATCTGGAAAATACTCAAAACAAAACCACCAATTTTTAGGCATTAGACCCTTTATTCTGCTATCAAATGTATTAAAATATCTTACCGCAGAATTATAATAATTTTGCATAGCAAGATCAACCATGTTGATAGGTTCGTTTGAAATAGACTTCGGTTTTATTGTAAACCCAGAAGAGTCTGAGTTAACCCAAATTTTAGAACCTTGAACATCTTCATAAATGATAATATCATCTTTGAATATCTCGTCTAAAATTTTATCATCAACACTATTTAAGTTAACCAATCTACTCATTTCTTTATTATAATTCACTTTTTAGCTTTTGTTTTTACTAATCTTTTCAAAATAATCTAGAGATTTTAATATATATAAAAAAATAGACTGCATTAATGATCCTGCAAAAGTTCTTTGAATTCAATAAGAAAGATCTAGAACCAATTAAATCATTTTATCTTAAAGATAACCTATGTCCTAAATTGTGGGATGATTTAAATCTAGACAAAGAAGTTAGAGAGAATCTTCTACAAATTGGTAAAGATTTCTTTGATTCAGTAGAGGTAGATTGTGAAGTTAAGGATATTGTTTTTTGTGGATCACTTTGTAACTATAACTGGAGTAATAAATACTCTGATTACGACTTACATATTATTGTCAATTACAAAGATATTGATGAGAATTTAGAATTAGTTGAGAAATTTTGTGACTATGCGAAGAAAAAGTGGAATCTAGACCACGACATTTTCTTAAAAGGATTCGAAGTAGAAGTTGCCATTCAAGATGAAAAAGATTTCAAAGAAAGTATTAAAACAAACAGAATGGGTGGTGCTTTCTCAGTAATGAAAAATAAATGGTTGAAAAAACCAGAAAAATCAGAATTTGTCCCAGATGAGAAAACGATTATCAAAAAAGCTGGCGCAATTATGGATGTAGTTGACGAGATCAAATCTAAAATTGAAGAGGATGAATATCCAGTGATTGAAAAAAAATTAGACTCAATTTGGAAAAAAATAAAAAAATCAAGACAATCGGGTCTTGAGGAAGGTGGTGAACTATCAACTGGTAACTTAATTTTTAAACTATTAAGAAGAAATGGATACGTAGAAAAAGTTATGGAGATGAAAAAAACGTCTTACGACAATCAATTTAACAAATAAAATGATAAGAATTGCTGAAATAGAACAAACATTTAAAGATATTTTTAGTGAAGAAAATGGTCTCGTACAATCTGTTGAAACAACTTGGGAAAAATCACCCGGTGGTGAATTCTATAAACTTGTAATTTCAATCCACGGACTTTCAATTGAAGATACTTTAATTATACATACAAAATTCATATTTAAAACAGATTTGGAAAAGAGAAAATTACTTGATAACTCTTTTATCTATCTCTATGATATTAACTGTAATTATAGAAAAGTAGATTTTAACAATATAGTTGATATGAAAAACAAGATTGAAGACATAATTGAGTCTAATGACTTTGGAGAAGACATTCAGATTCTTTCCGACTTTATTGAAGCCCCTGCTATGTTCTTAAATTATTATATGAGGAGAGCAAAAATTACAGACTATTCTATTTTCGATGTAAAGTATGAACCAAAGTTCAAAACTACTCCTTGTGATAAAACAACATTTGATTTTGAAGTGGATGTGAATAACAATTATAAATTCGATGTTTCAATTTACAAAATTGACAGAGCAAGTGATGATGAAAAAAATGATTCATATAGATACCAGTTCAAATTTATGGATGACATTGAGACAGTAGAATCTGATACGTTAAGAAACATACACTTCACAATAGGATCAAATATTGCTAGAATACTAGATAAAAAGCTAAAATGAAAAACAAAATTTTAAAATTCATAGAGTTGATACGTGAGTCTCATGAAGATGATGAGAGTGAACTTAATGATATTTTACTTGACCTAAGAGATGAGTTAATAAATTTTGAAATACACAAAGGATATTTTAGTAAGCAAGCAATCGATAGGGCACAACCCGGTGACAAAGTTTTTAGTATCATACACAACAAACCAATATACAATGATGATAAATATTGTTTTTGTATCGAAGTTCCAATACAACAACTTGAAGGAAATTTAGAATTACCAACTGGGTTTGGAAAAAGAAGTTTAATTAGTGACAAGAAAATATTTACAATTTTTAGAGAACTAGGACAAATATCACAAAGATATGATAATTGTTTTTTACATATAAACACTGGTTCAGTTTCATATAGGCCTGCTATCTATCTTTTTATATTATTAGATACCGAAGTAGATCAATCAGTTACTAAAATCACTCAGGTATTCAAAGAAATTAAAAGAAGAAATTATGCGAGTAAAAGTGATTTTGCAAATGATACTACTATAAGACTAGAAGATGATAAAATTGTAATAAAGTCTAACGGATGGTCATATACAGATAGAAAATTTAGAAATTTGATAAGTGGTATAGATTTAAGTGATTTTAAAATTGAAAAAACGGAAATACCAGGATCTGTAACAAATACTATAATAAATACTATCAGTAAAAAATAATATATACTAAAATTTAATATCTTATTATGACTTATAAAGATAATCAACCAACATTTAATATAAATAGAAAAGTTGTTAATTTCAAAGACTTTAATAAAGACGCTGAAAAGGAAGAACTTGAAAAGCTCAAGAGACAAAATAAACCAAATTCTGAACGTCAACAATTAATTAGTAATCCAAGAATTAAGTATAATAAAGTAACTCATAAATTAGATTTTGATAACAATCCAGATCTTTTAAAAGATAAAATTGCATCACTAAGAGAATCAGTTGCTAACAGTGATGTTATATCATCTATTAAAGATTCAGTATCTTATGGAAAGTTTGTTGAGACTTTGAAAATTGCAATTATGGAATTAGAATCTGATATGAAAAGTGATTCTATTGATTTTGATATTGATATGATAATCTCTGAGGCTCTCAAAGAAGCTCGTCAGTAGTCAATAACATCATCAATTTGTATTTGTCTAATCACCTCTTTTGTGACATCACCCAGGCACAGTTTTTCCAATTTTTCTCGATTAGAGGAGTATTTGTCAGATTTCGAATAATTAGAAGAAGATTCGGACTGGTCAATATACGATTGAACAAGTTCATGATTTTGACTATACCAAGTATAGAAAATATGTGAACACTCTTCTACATATTTTTCAAAATTATGATTTGAAAATTGTTCATCATACATGCAAGTCAAAACAGATAGTGTCTCGTCAAATAAGAATTTATCAGAAAATTTTGAAAAATCGAAATAAATTTGAATGTGTGTATTCCAGTGAATCTCACACTCATAACCTAATTTTGAAATTCTATTTAAATCTTTAATCATATAGTATTTTAGAAATTTTATTATCTCTTAGTTCTCTTGTGAATTTTATATAATTTGGTGATTTTTCATTTTCAATCAAGTGAAATTTACACGGATTTATCAAAGATAAATAGTATTTGAAACCAACTTGTAAATTAACTAAATCTGAAACATAATCTTCACTAATATAGTAATTAAAATCACAAATGTCAAAATATATTTCATCAAAACTGTAAAACTCAGAATCTCCGACTTGTATATTTTTATCTAAATTAGGTTTTATATAGTATATTCCAACTCCGTGAAACTTACCTAAATCACTAAAAATAGATGATGTTGGTGCTTGATAATTATTAGTTATTGTTATTGGTAGATTTAAGTTAAGTAAAAAATCTGTGAACTTCAAAAAGTGACTATGGCTTAAAATAACATTTTTCAAATTGAATCTTTCAAAATGAAAACTCAATTCTTTATCAAATCTCGTATCAACAAAATCCTCTCTTAGAGAAGATTTGAACTTGGAAAAAAGTACTTCTAAAATATGATATTCAATTTTTTGAATAGTATTTTCAAAAAAACTGTCTAAAATTATTTCTTCAGATTGAATTATGTCTCTAGATAAACTTATGTGTATCTTTCCAGTCTGATAGTTATTAAGTGGTAATCTGTGATTTGTAAAATGTTTAAATAAACTAAAATCGGAAATTTTTAAATTTTTAAAATAATTTTCCATTTTTAGAAAGCTTTTTAAGTGTTTCTTTAGCTTTTTTTAATTTATACCAAACATCATTTGGCTTACATCCTAATTCTTCAGCTATTTGTTCGTTTGTATAGTTTTTAAAATATCTAAGTGTAATAGCTTTTGAGTGATCTTCTGGTAATTTATCTATTAATAATCTTACGAGTTTTGAAACTTGTTCTTTATCATAATCTTCTGTAAAGTCAAATTCATTATTAACTGCAAAATTACCAGCATCTTTCAAATTTACAGTCTTTTCCTTGTTAACTAACTTATCTCTTCTATAAAGACTACTAATATGATTGTGTAGACAAGCTAAGATCCACCAGAAAAACTTTGCTCTTGTAGGATCATATTGTTTAATTTTAACAAAGGAATTACCCAAAACCGACATGACAATGTCTTCTAAATCATCATCTGAGTAATATGAAAGCCTTCTCTTTGCTGCAATGAAAAGAATAGGTTTATACTTCTGAACAAGTGTATTATAGGCAGATTGTTTACCATCTACAGCTTCTTTGACGAGAGCTTTATCTTCTTCGTGTGTTGTATACACAGGTCCTAATCGACCTCTTTTTCTTTCTTTCATAGTTTTTCTCCAGTTTTAGGATCATAATTTAGAATTAACAATTCCACACCCTTTGATTGTTCTTTTTTATTACTAGAATTATTACCACCATGAGCAGAACTTCTAAAAACTTCCTTTTCAGTCCAGATATATTTATCTTTCGGCAAAAGTTCTTCAAGAAGTGGAAAATAATAGTAAGAAAGTGACCATCGACTTTTTGATGATTTAATCAATTCAAGAAGTCTTCTGTGAGAAGCCGGACCGAATACCCCATCTGCGTCTGATCCATACCAGAATAATCTTTTAGCATCATCTTCGCCTTTATCACTATCAAATCTCGCGTACGGTGGATCCAAATAGAGATATGTTTCTTCTAAATCATATTTCAGGATCAATTCTTCAAAGTCTATATTCAGAAACTCAGTAATCGATTGAAGTTTTTGTGTATATTTATTTTTATTCAATTTGTCAATTAAACCCTGTAGTTTAAGACGATCCTTGTCTTTTTTATATCCATTAAAACCACCGCCCCTTGGATAAACAGAGTTGTGAGATGATGTGATCAAAAATGCATAAATAGCGGCCTTTTTAAAATCACCGATTACAAAATTCATATCATCTAAAAAATCATTTTTTTGATACTGTTTATAAATTTTTTTATAAAAATCCCATTTTTTCAATGGTTCTGCTTCAGTAGTATGTAAAAGTGTTGATTTAAGTTCTTCTAAATACGGAATAAATTCTACCGGATTTGAACAACACTTCATCAAATTGACTTGATGTCGATTCTTATCGTTATAAATGACTGTTTCAAAATTTAGTGAGTCATCATCTAGAAAAGTGGCGAAACTTCCACTAAACGGCTCTACATAAGTTTTAATACCAGTTTTTGGTATTTTGGAATTTATAAGTTCCATAAAAGTAGAGGAACTCTTGCCTCCAAAGTAACTCAATATCGACATTTTAAATAGATTTATTTATAATTATATCAAAAGCCTAGTAAAAGTTTCTGTGTTATAGTTTAATTAAATAATATATACTTTATGAATCATCTAAAAACATTTGAGTCTTACTCTAAAAAGACTACATTCACTGGAAAGAGAAATCCTAGCCTCATAATAGAAGTTGAAACACTAGGAGGTAGAATAGTTTCAATAAAGAATGATAGCGGAATCAGATTCCCATTCGAAAAAGGTCAGTTATTAAGTAGAAATATCGAAGTTTGGGCTTGTAACAACAATTTTTATATAGATGGTGAGGACACTTGTCCTGAAAAAAAGATTTTTGGTATCAGAGCAAAAGATATACCACAAGGTCACGAATGGAGACATATCTATCCTTCTAAATTTAGATAATTACGACTTTCCTTTAGAAAAAAGAAAGTCCTCAAGTGAAGGCTTTATATTTTCATCTCTTATTTCCTTTCTCACCTTCATTAATATCTTACCAAGATTATTCTGTCCTTCTCCGGCACTAACTCCCCAAAATTTATCTCCCCAATTATTACCCTCAACAAGTTCTTGATCTCCAGTATCTAGTAACATTTGCCTTAGATCTTCATCTTTAAATTTTTCTCTAACACCAAAAAGCATTGTGTCTAGTTTTATCAATTCCCAATCTTTTCTGAGTTTTAAAATTTTACCAAGTTGTTTTACTTTAGCAGTATCTTTCATTCTTGAAATCATCTCTCTACAATCAATTAAGGTTATATTACGACCTTCAATTTGCTGGTCAGTTTTAATTTTCATTGCGACGTAGTAATGTTCAACAGATGGGTATTTAATTCCTTGAAACTCGATAGTACAAGGGTGAAAATTAGAAAGAAATCTCCATCTACCAGTAAATGATTCTATCATATAAATTATATTTAAAATATGTTATATGTTTTATATGAATCTCCTATTGACTAACTAATTGATGATTCCAGAATAGACTCCAAGAAATCTCTAACCTTCAGACCATTTACTTGACAATACTCCTTAACTCTCTTATGCAATTCTTTTGATATTTGAAAAGTTGATAGAGAGGAATTGTATTTCTTACTGTAATCAATTTTAGATTGATATTTTTTATTCATAGGGAAAATTTTATTAATATATATAATTAAATATTAATAAAATATATGAAAGTTTGTAAATATTGTAACAAAGAAATAGAAGGTATACACTCTATATATGCGAATCATGTAAGATGGTGTGATAAAAACACCACAAATGGAGATAAAGGAGGTAATAAAATATCAGAGGCAAAAAAGAAATATTATGAGAAAAACAGATTAGTTGTAGAACACGATGTTTCGTGCAATACGTGTGGTAAGGAATTTAAAATAAACGAAGTCAGTAGTAAATTTAGAAAAAGAAAAAATAGATTTTTTTGCTCTGACTCTTGTTCTAAATCAAGATCTTCAATTGAGACAAAAAAGAAAATATCTGATTCTAGTAAAAATCTGTGGAAAAATGAAGAATATGCAAATAAAATAATAAGAAACAATACCAATAGAAACAAAAGGTTCACATCAAAAGGCGAAGAAGAAATTAAAAATTATCTGAAAGAAAATTATAAAATACATAAATGGACATCAGGAGGTGGATTTAAATATAAAGAGACAATTTTGACAAGAGATATTTATTCAAATGATCTTAAAGTGATAGTAGAATACGACGGAATTTGGCACTTCAAAGACATATACGGACAATTAGAAGAAAAACAAGCCAAAGATAGATTATTAGAAGAATGGGTAATAGGTAACGACTGGAGAATAGTCCGAATAAGTGACGATTTGTATCGAAAAGATAAAGAAAAGTGGTTAACTGTATTAGTAAATTCAATATACAACAAGTCAGATAAAATAATTAAGATATATTAAAAAAGAAACACCAACCTTATGGTTGGTGTCGGTCTAAAGATTCTATCTTTAGAGTGGTTAATTGGTGGAGATGCCCGTTTTCGCTACGGGGTCTTCCTCAGTTAGAAATGCTTAATCGTTCACAAGCTTAGAAAGTTCTTTCTTTAACTTACAAAATATTTAGTTGTTTCGACTCAAAAACACTCTAACAAAAAACTATCACTATTTATACTGTTGTGATTCAGTGTGAATTTTTAGAATGTATCCTAAGATTAGGCTACTTCAAGCTCATTCACAGTGAGCA